ATGAGGAGGGATGGAATAGACATAACAGTAAAAAATATTGTTGTACATGATCTAGGGAAGTGTTATACTAAAAAAAATAAAGGAGTAAGAAAAATGACTGTTATAGCATATTCAGATATTTTAAAAAGTTTATCCTCCCCACATGGTAATGTTAGCCTCATCCTTGATGATATGAAAAAAAGAAAAGAAGAGTATGAGGAAGAATTAAAATATAAAAAAATAAACATAGTTTTTTTTGGTTACAATGTAGAGCTTTCAAACTCAATGCCTTCTTATTTTAAAGAGCTATTCCTAAAACGTGAAATAACAAAAGATGAACTCTTAAAAGAAATTGAAAAAGAAATCTGTTGTTTATATGTACGTAAAAGAGATGGAAGTAAATTAAAGGGGGCGGAGTATTACTCTGTTATAAAGGATTTTGAAAAAGTTACAAACCCATCATTAATTGCAGAAAAGTTAATGATAGATGGAACGTATAGTGCTATAAATAATAATTTTGGATTAGGAGTGCATATGAATGAACCAGATCCAATGTTTAGTTTATCTGGATATGAAATAGATTTAAGCAAATAAACAAGTTGTACTCAAAGTCGTGATTGCTTATAATATAAACTGTTATGTTTAGAGAGTATATAAAATGAAAAAAGAAATTGAAGTAGAACAGAATGATGAAGGATATCGAGTTGTAGGTATCTTGGATGGTAAAACAATGATAGCTGCCAGTAATCGTTTTTTAAAAGGAGAATGGCATATCACTCAAAGTTCTGGTTTAGTGGGAAGTTTAGAAGAAGCTAGGCAAGTTCTTGGACTAATGAATGATGTTATGCTTAAAGTTGAAGAATTAAAAAATAAATAAGCTACCAGCAGGTGGCTTTATCTATAAATAAAATAGGAAAAGAAAATGTTAGAATTAAAAGGTAATAATATAAAAAGCGATAAGTTAGTAAAAGTTGATGATTTAATCTATTTTGATGGTCCTCTTCTTTCTACCTACAAAAAAGAGGATGGTTCTCTATTTTTAATTTTATGGGTAGATAATACTACTACAGATAATCGTTGGTGTGTTATTCCTGTAGAAGAAGAAACGCTAACATCTTTCTTAGATAAAGAAATCACATTAAGAGATGTTATTAATAAAACAGAAAATGTTATATTTAAAGATCTCTATTCAGAAGGTAATGAACTATTAGAGCGTCAAGTAAAAAAAGTGTTGGTAAAAGATATTCCTGAAGAATATATGCCAACAAATGAATCATATTTTTATGAATAAATAAAAAATAAAGCCACCGATATAATAGGGTTCATGGAACAGTAAATTAGAGGAATATATAATGACATTGATAGAAAAAGCTGAAAAAATAATTTTAAAATTCGAAGATGAAATATATTATGATCGCGTATATTTTGACGTAAAAGAAATTAGTCCAGAAAAAGTTGAAATAAGTGCCAGTATAGATGGTGGTCCTCATATAGCTACAAAAGAATGTCAAACAGAAAATGATATTCATGAATTTATTAAAGAATACAATATATGAAAATAAGAGATGAATATAACAAAGTAGGTATTGCAGAGTTTTATAAAGTAAAAAGCGAAGCTTATATGAATCCTCATCAAAAGCTTGTAGAGGATTGCTTGTTATATCATTGGGATAATAAATACGAGACTGTTTTAGATATGGCTTGTGGAGATGGTCTCGTTACAAAATATTTAAAAAAGAAAAATTTAATATCAAAAGGAAATATTTTAGGTTGTGATGCTTATATGTATGAGCGTTATGAAAAAGAAACCAAAGAAAAATGTTTGAGATATACATTTGAAGATATTTCAAAAGGTATATTTGATATTCCTAAAGTAGATATAATAATAATGAGTTATGCTATAGATCTCGTTGAAAAGACATATTTAAATACCTTTCTCTATGGTCTATCCACTATTTCAGAAAAGTTATTAATCATAAGACCAAATAAACATGTGATACCAGAAGTTTATTGGGAAAAAGAAAGCTGTTATTTTAATGGTAAATCAAAATCTATATTATACAAAAATAAGGGTGTCTAGATGAATAAAATGATAGCCGTATCAGTAGTTCATAAAAGAGATGAAAAAAGTTATTATCATGGTTCTTTTATTGTAAGTGAAGAAGACTTAAAAATATTGCACGATAAGAATCCAGAAATTATTTTAAAAGACAGTTTTAAACCTAATAATTTCTATCATTGTAAGTTTTCAGATTTTACAATAAAAATCCAAAGTGAAGATCAAGATGCTATAGAAAGGTTGGTTAAAGGAAATGTTGCAAGTTTAGGTTATGACTTGATTGATATCTTGGATGAACAAACCCCTAACTGGAGAAAGTAAATAAAAGTTGTTTTGATTGTCATAACGATGTATACTCATTTCATTGAAAAGAAATAGGAATACATCATGAAAGTAAAAATTACGAAATCAAATACTTCTTTTGTCCGTGTAGGAGACATTACTGAGGTTACAGAGTTAAACGGTGCTCCTCATAGAATGTGGAGTGATTTTTGTAATAAATACGAGAATGTTTCATGGTGTAAAAGACTATGGGGCGTAGAGTATGAAGTGTTAGAAAAATAAAATATAATAGACTGTCTTCGGGCAGTCTTTTTTTAATTATAAAAAGGTGATGTTATGGAATGGGTAAAAAAGAAAGATAAGAACTTTCCAATAGGAAAAAAGATAATGGTTAGAGCAGAGACACGTTCTGGAGAAGAATATATGGAATATGTTGAAGTAAAAGATTCGGGATATGAAACACCATTATTAAAAGTAGGTAATTGTTTTGTAGATCCAGATAAGGTTACTGATTGGATGGAAATTAATCCACCAGCAAGAAAATAAAAGCTTGCAAGAATATCGTATTGTCATTATAATGAATACATAAACTAATCAGTGAAAAGAAGGCAAACTCATGGCTACTACCTTACGTATTGTTGAAGTGAACTACGATGATGGTTCTTCTAAATATTTGGTAGAAAAGGAATGTAAATTTATCTGGATTGTTCCCTACTGGAAAAAAGAAACTGTTATTCTGGATTCCATGTTCGGTCGTTTTGAAACAGAGCGAGATTTCAAAACATATGATGAAGCGGAAAGATATGTCTTTAGTGAATATAAAGACGTAGTTCTTGAAGAGAAAGAAATCATCACAAGAGATCTGATGTGGTGATAAAATAGTTAAACGTTAAAAAGTCCACCTACGGGTGGATTTTTTTTTGAAAAAAAGAATGAAATTAATATAAAAATATGTTATGATATTATCATATGATAAAATGGGGGATTTATGTTTTATACACATGATGAGATGAAAAATAGATTTGGCGTGGTATATTTTATTAACGTTTTGAAAAATTATAGATTAGAAGAGCATTTTGAAACGGATTATATACCTTTTGACGTTTATCCTAGTATAGAGCTTGCTAAGAAAAAGTTTATTGAAAATAGTTGGAATGACGAAAGATTACGTGATTTACAAGATGTAATAAAGAAATATGAATCTCAGTCTTTTTTGAAAAAGTTGTTAAGTAGAAAAACGTCAGAGTTCAATATTTATAGTTCAGCTAAAAAAGAAGAATATAAAAGAGCTAATAACATCAGAAGAAAAATAGAGTTATTAGAGTCTCAAGATTTATTGAAATTAAATCCCGAAGAAACATACAAAATACAATATCCAGAGTTAGCTGTTGGGGATAAAGTATATATTATGGTTTCGGAACAAAACTTTCTTGAAGAAGGGATTTATGAGGGAGAGTTAGTTTCGACAAGATATGCGCTTTATGATACCAATAACGTTTGTTTTACAGGTATATTAAAATTAACAGGTTATCAAGATAAAGAATTATTGATAAATGTAGATAGCTATGGAAATTTGAGAGATGGTTATATGCATCACAAAGTTTATTTGAATAAAGAAGAAGCTGAAAAAGATTTCAAGAACAAAATGAAAAAGAAAGTTCTTTATTACAAAGAAAAATTAGAAAGTGGTTGTGCATAAGTAAGTGTTTTGCTAAAATAGAACTTTAGAAGATATAAGAGAGAAAAGAAATGAAAATTGTAAAAGGTATTAAAATGAGTGTTTTTTCTACTGATACTGAAGATTTTGAATCTCAGGTAGCTGGGCAACTCGCTATTAAAGAAGCAACAGGTTTTCATTCAGCAACATTTGATGAAAAAGAGAAAAAAGCAACATTCATTTATTTGAACTTTGATGAAAGAGGGAAGCTTGCCAAAGGTCAAAAAATTGTAGATGTCTATGTAGATTAAGCCGCCTCCGGGCGGTTTTTACATAGCAAAATAAAAAGCTTGTGCATATTGTCATAACCTGTTATACTGCTTTCATTGAAATCGAATTAGGAAATAAACCATGTCAGCTAATTTTCACATTTATTGCTCTCACAAGTATGTGTTGAAGCGTGGTAAAAAAGTTCATAAAGTTTACCATTTTAAGAAAGATGGCAGACCATTTATTTATGATGGAGAGAAGCATCCAATTTCGTTAGAACAATTGAAAAAAGAAGGCATCGACTGGATGGTGTTAAAGCATTATAAAGAAAAACAGGTGGCTTAATCCTATGAATGAATTTAAAGGTACTAAAGGTAAATGGTTTATTGGAGAAGGTTGGTTAGACCAACATGTGAGCATATCTTCTCCGGCGCATGGCGCAATAGCTCAAGTATTGATGGAAATGGAAGATACTACCACACCAGAAAAGAAAGAAGAGCTAAAAAATAACGCTAAAGTTATGGTTATTGCGCCAGAGCTTTTTGATCTGGTATCAAAAATAAAATCAAGCGAGACAGCCTATAATGTTTTGAAAGCTGTAGATCCGACCTTGTGTAAAGAAATAGACCGACTTATTTGCTTTATGAAGTCGTAAATGGGTTGTTCTTCATAGCCATTGTTTGTTATAATAGCGCATACTTAATAAAGAGGTTGTATCTCATGTCTGACAAAATTCTGATTGAAGATATTAAAAATATTCGCACAATGGTAAACAGTTTTGTTGAGAAACTGAAAGCGGATCACTGGAAAACAATCGGTTATATTAAAGATGCTGATAAAGTAAAAAGTTATGTGAAAAAAAGTCAGGACAAGGAAGAATCGGCAAAAAGTTTGCTGAAACGTATTGAACTTTTTTTCGAAAGTCAATTTGATAAAACCAAAACATCGCCAACATTCAGTGTAGCGGATCGTATTCTTTTGATTGATGTGTTTTCAGTGCGTCAGGAAGGTTTGAGTAAAATTAGTGAAAATCTAATTGGTGAAGATTGCCATTTTGATGTTATGGATGAAATCAGTGAAGAAATGAAAAAAAATGCTGATAGTCTTTTGAAAACACAAATGCTTATTTTTTCAGATATCTAAAAAAGCTTGTACCAAAGAGGGTATTATATTATAATATCCTTACTGAAACGAACTAAGGAAAAAGAAATGTCTAAGAATGCTGTTATCGATTATACGTCTGATGGTAATGCATATCAGGTTGTTGTTGGTTCAGACAAGACAGTAAAAGGGCTTTATCGTGAAGCCTATGCTTATGCGAAAGAACTGTTTTCTTCCGGTGATGTGGATAAGGTAGAAAACAAGATTTTTGAAGAACATTCTTTAGGTTAAAATATAAAAAATAAAGGGCTGCTTACCATAGCGGCCTTTTTTCTATTGGAGGTTATATGAAAACCATTTATATCAAAGAGCTATTAGATTTAAAAAGTAGGCTAAAAAATCTTTTAAGAGAAGAAAAAGATTCAATAAGAATTATGTTTAATGTAGGTTATGAAGAATACCTTGTATTAAACAGAGATAATAATCATTCAAAAATTTATCCAGAAGTAAATTTACTTTCCATTGAGTATTATAGAGATGTAGGTGATTACGATGGAGACCAATTATGGTCATCGCATGGTAAAGAATATTTCTTAGAAAGCTTGCAAGAAGAAGTAATAAATAATTTTATGAAACGTTTGATTTCAGATGATATGATGAAAGAAAGTGGGAAAGGTTATAGTCAAAAAGAATGTATTGGAGCTTATCATAACATGAGGAAATCATAGTGGAAATAGAATATTTAGAAATTGAAATTGATGATGAAGATAATTACAAGGATGTTGATATAAAAAATTATAAAGATAAAGAATTTCCGGCTGGTTTATATTATGTAGGAGATTTATGTTATTTACTTCAAAGTGACGACAATGAAATCCATAACAGTATGTATTACAAATATGTATGTGGCTTCATATATGGAAAAGAAAATAGAAGAAAACCGCGCTTGATAAAATGTGAGAATGTTTCGTTTTTGGCTTATTTTGATAGAACAGCTTACGGTGATGGTGGATACAGTGATAATAAAGGCCATCATTATGGAGTGGATGCGGGGCTAATAGGTATTGTTCAACTAACAGATGAAGATTTGTTATTAAAAGCAAAATCTGTTGAAAATAGGTTAAGTGCGAAGATTATAGATTTTAAAGAGCCTTTCCTAGTCTCATCAAAAAGAGGTTTATTCAATTTTGGTGATATAACGATTTGTACTTATAAAAGTAGAAAAAAAAAAGACGCCAGAAAGTAAATAAATAGAAATTAATCTAATATAAAAATGTAGTTCTCAAATCATAAGTGAAGTAAATAGAGGGATAATATAAATGAAAGAGATAATGGTAAAAGATTTAATTGATTCTAAATACGCGGTTTCTTATGAATCAGCTTCTAAAGTCTACCCGTTGATAAAAGAAACTGTAAAAGAAGAAAGCTTAGTATTAAATTTCGTTGGGATTAGTGTTTTGTCGAGTCCATTCTTGAGTGGAACTATTGGTCTATTGTTGCAAGATTATTCTGTAAGAGAGCTAAAAGAAAAAGTTTCGTTAACAAATCTCCCTGCAGGTAGCTCTAATACAGTTGATGTAGTAATAAAAAACTGCGAATCATTTTATGGAAAAAAATAAAACTTGTGCATGAGTTAGATTAAGGCTATAATCTAACTTATTCCTTACATAGAGATAAAAAAGTGGATAACGAAAATATTGAAACCTACAAAAGTCTACCAGAAGGTACAGGCACACTTTTAAAAATGAAAGACGGTGAAACAGTGGAGATTGTATCACACTTCAATGATACATTGTTCTCTGGTATCTATGAAAGTCGTCGTTATGACAATCATGAGTATCATTTCAAATACACAGATATTGAAGATATTTTGGTATATGGTTAAAAGACACCTTTGTTTTTTATTGATCAGATAAAGAGGAAAATATGTCTCTTATAAAAAATCGATATGTTCAGATTATAGCAATTCATGCTGTAGAGTTGGCGATAGTATTATATATTGGAAATTTTTTAAAAGTTTGGTAAGAAAAACGAAAAAAAGACTTGTGCAGAACTCAATGTTGTCATATACTGTATTCATTGAGAGGCAACAAGCCTGAATATAAACTGAAAGTAAAGGAAAAGAAAATGCAAAGTTCATCAGGTAACCACGTTGAAAAATTTAGTAAGACTAACAAAAATGGTCGTGAAAAATTGAATGGAAAACGTGATAACAAAAAGCTGAACAAGACCGTTCGCGGTCGTCGTGAAGGTGAAGAACTCGAAGCGATGTAAAAAATAAAAAAAGCCACCTTCGGGTGGTTTTTTGTTTTCATGATAAAATAAAGCTTGATGATATTGTCATTAAAAGGTATACTATCGTTATCAACAAGCGGAAGGAAGTTATAAAATGTTCAACAACATCATAGATTTTTTAACTTATTTTGCTACTTATTATTTTTATGTCATTATTATTCCTGTTATTGTGTCTATAATAATCGTGTCTGTTGTTTTTAAGCTTGTAAGTGTATTTTACAGAGCCTACTACAAAGTAAAAAAGGAACTTACAAGTTATTTAAGCTGGCGCTGGGATATCAGCAGGATAGTATGGCGCTTTAAAAAACCAGTTGTTCGGTCAACGCTTTGTGCTAATGGTAAATGGAAAAAGCGTAAATATTACTTTTAAAAATAAGCCACCTTCGGGTGGTTTTTTATTAAGTGAAAAAAATAAAAAGGAATTTATATAAAATATGATATAAGATATCAAAAAAATGGAGAAATGATAATGTTAAATAAAGATATGTTAAATTTATTAGAGCAAAAAAAAGAGCAAATATTATTATTAAATGAAAGCATTTCAAAATTAGAGGATGAGAGTGAAGAGCTTCATGATAAAATACTTAGTGATTTTATAAAAAATTTTTCAGACAGTGATGAAGAAATTATTTTTATGTTAAAAAAAGAAAATATAGACTATGATATGATGGACTTCATAAAAAAATATCTTGAAAAGTTATATTTATATTCAAATTTTGATACCTATAATAAAGGCCAATTAATAATAGGAATAGCGCTACCCTATTTATCAGAAAAAGAGCTAAAAATATCTAGCAAAAATTTAGAAAGATTAATACCATTAATGAAAAACAAAGATGCTTGTTTAATAGAAGTAATAGTAGATAAAACTTGTTTCAAAAATAGATCAAAAATATATCTAGAAATAAAAGATAAAGAATATAGAATATTATTGAAAGATGATTATTTAAGAGTCTATGTAGATTGGTCAAGAGGCTTATATGATGTTCTTTCTAAAGGAAGGTTGATATTTAGAAGCTACAACAAAAAGTTCTTTGAAAAGCTAGAAGAAGTGTGATACCTATCACATACAGTGTTGTCATAAAAGATTATACTGTATTCATTGAAGCAGAGCAGTAAAACAAACCAACCACATTTGCCGAGGTTAACATGTCAAACACTACTACTGTAAATGAAAACGTAAAAACTAATGTAAATGTAAATAAGGCTGCTAAAGATTTTCTCAATGGTCTTATTTATAAAATTGATGTTATTCGTGGTCAGGTAGAAGGTCGTATGTTAAATGGTCGCAACGCTTAACAAAAACGAAATGAGAAAAGGGGCTTCGGCCTCTTTTTTATTGTTAAAAATAATAGATTGAAAAAGATTCAAGAAAAATATAAAATAAAAATTATGTAAAATATTGGAGAGCGAAATGAAGCAAGAATTAAATACTAAGTTTTATGAAGCTATTAGACCTTATTTAGCCTACTTATCATCAAGTAGGACACAAATGAAATTTTTTGCCTACAAAATAAATAAAGAAGATGTTTCCCCGGAAGCATTTAAAAAAGCTATAGAAAAAACGTTAACTTATATCAGACAAGGTGGACTTGAAGGAACCTTGAAAAGGAGTTTGGATGACATTGATTATAGGTTTGAAGTAATAGGAGAGTTCACTACAAAATTACATATGGAGAAATATGTAGAAGATAATGGGTGGACAATTATTAGACCTATTCATGGAGAAGAAAGTCTTTCATACATAGAAATGACAATGCTTTTGTCATCTGTTTTAGAAGCAGAAGACGAAAAAACTCAAAAAGAATGGTTAAGAGAATACAAAAAAGATCATAAAAGGATGCAAAAGTTTAAATAAAAGTATTGTCATTAAAAAGGTGATAGGGTATAATGTTTTTACTGAGTTAGAGAGCAAACCAACCATCCCCTTTAAGGAAAACATCATGATCACCACCATCTCTCCTTTAGAAACTTCTGTTCTGAAAGCTGTATTTGGTTTTGCTCAAAAGACAAAAAATGTAAACTTTCCTAAAGAGCTTTTGGTTGAAGGTGAAGTTCTGAAAAAGAATCAGGTTAATGCTCTCCTGAATAACCTGAAAGCAAAGGGTATCATCGAGGTGAATGTTGATTTGTTTGGCTTTTCAATGGTATCTATGTCATTTGATGGCCTAAAATTCTGTAAAGGGTTAATGCGCAAAAAAGCGGTTAAATAAGCGTAATATCTAATAGCTGCCTTCGGGCGGCTATTCTTTAAAAAGAAAGAATTTCCCAATAAAATTGTTTTTTTTATCTATGAGGAACAATCCATGCCTACAAATAAAAAAGTAACAATGAGCTTAGAAGAACTACGTAATCTTAAAGGTTATGAGCTTGCTGAAAAAATGTTACCTTTTGAGCATGATTATAAAAATGGAATGAGTTCGGAAGACGAGCCAGAACAAGAATGGGCCTGTTTAATCAGTCTGGTAGAAAGTGAAGATGTTAAGATAGACGGTCTTCCATACTATGGGTTCAATTACTTCCATCCTAAAAAAATGGAAGAAGAGGAAAAGCGTGAAATTGAGATTCACTTAAAAAAAGCAGTTGAGATTGCTAACAAAGTAGGTTTATCGAAAGAAGAGCTTATTGAGAAGTTAAAGTCTCTCTAAAAAATATTTTAATGTAAAAAGCCACCAGCAGGTGGTTTTTTTATAAGATTTTTATGTTGTCATTAAATAGATGGTGTGCTATACTGTTTTTATTGAAATCAAAGGGTAATAAAAAATGATCGCCTTTAATCCTGTTCAAGAGTTTAAGCCTAAAAATGCGCTTGAAATTTATTATTATGAGTCTCACACTAATGTTAATGAGCATGATGAATGGACAGGTCAAACCAGTTCTTACTATGAAGATGTAAGTAAAGAAGATGCTGAAATTTTAGTTCGCTGTTTTGCTATATGTGAAAAAGAGTTTGATATTTCACGTAAAGCATATGGTGGTCATGGTATTCCTTATAATCAACTTTATTTAGATGAAAAAGAAGAATACCTTGAAGAATTTGAAGATATTCAGGTATCCAATACAGATCAGGTTATCTTTACTAAAAATGGTAAGGAATATCATGTTTGGTATCGCTTTGATATGGGTATGCCAACAGAAGATGCGCGTTATTTCGCTGGATTAAAATTTGATTCTGCTTTTTATTACGATGAGAATGGCAATAAATTTGAAGTAACATTAACTCGTGAAGAGGTATAGAGCATGAATATTGATGCGATTCTTTTTGGGTAGTTTGTATTCTTATTGTTTTGGCTATTGTTTTGTATTATAAGCATGAAAACCAAAAAGTAACCTATGACGATATTTAAGAGATAATAGCAACAAGCTACTTGCTCCGAGCAGGTAGCTTTTTTATTTTGATAAATAAGTAAAAACATGTTGTCATTAAAAGGGCGATAGGGTATACTGTTTTTATTGAAACAGAGAACGAAACAAACCCACACCTTTTAAGGAAAACAACATGATCACTACCATCTCCTCTTTAGAAACTTCTGTTCTGAAAGCTGTATTTGGTTTTGCTCAAAAATCAAAAAATGTTAACTTCCCTAAAGAGCTGTTGGTTGAAGGCGAAGTTCTGAAAAAGAATCAAGTTAATGCCTTGTTGAATAACCTGAAAGCAAAAGGTATTATTGAAGTAAATGTTGATCTGTTTGGTTTTTCAATGGTATCCATGTCATTTGATGGTATTAAGTTCTGCAAGAGCTTAATGCGTAAAAAAGCGAATAAATCCGCCTAATTTCAAAATCAATCTCTTTGCATAGAGGCATTAAGCTGGTATAATGTCTCTATTGAAAAAGCTATCTTCCCTTACATTATTAAAGGTAAAAAAAATGTTTAAAGCAATCAATTCTTCTCTGCCAGAAAACCTGCTTGTTTTAGCTTATTTTTATTTTCCTCGTTCAGAAACGTTTCATGTAGCTAAAACATATGTTTATCTTGACGATAATGGTAAAGTTGTAGATTACATGTTTGAAGATGGTAATAAGTTAAACATTAGTGGTTTGCCATCACATTATGTAGAAATCCCTGATGAAACAAGCTTTATTGCTTTGAATAGTGATTTAAGCAACGCCCCTCTGGAAGATGATGTTTTGATTAAGTTCGAAGATGGCTCTATTGAAAATGCTTTCTTTGAACGTTCAGAAGATGGTGATATTATTTATTGTCTGTTTGATGGTGAAGTTTTAACACATAATCCTACACATTATTGTGTTATGCCTAAATTGCCTGAATAAAAGTAATAAGAAATTATAAGCTACCTGCGGGTAGCTTTTGTTTTTTAAAAAGAAAAGATTTTTCAAAAGAAATTGTTTTTTGTTGTCATTAAAAATATATTATGCTAGACTGTATATTCAAAATCAAAAAGGAAATGTATATGTCAGCAGTTCTTGAACTTCTTAATTATGGTAAGAAAAAAGTAGCAGATTATGCCCATATTAAATTTGATGATGTTAATAAAAAAGCAAGGGTTATGCTGAATGATGATTTCTTTAAGCTATTAGAAAATGATAATGCGGAAGTTTTATGTATTATGATGAATACTATTTTCTACAGGTATTCAATACAATATCATGATTGGTCAGTAAACTTTGATCATGACACGCATGAAAAGTCAATGAATTTTATAAGAAAAAACAAAAGTATGAATTTCGAAAGAAATAAACTGTTAATGATTTCATATTTTCAGGATGGATTCCGAACAGCACCGATTGATGACATGAAAGAAAGTGTTCAGCTTGTTCGAGATTTTATAGAACAACTGGAAAAATAAAAGAAAGAAGCTGCCTGCGGGTGGCTTTTTTATTGTAAAAAGAGTTGTAGTAGATTATGATTTTTGCTATATTGTCATTATTGAAATGAAATAAAAAACCTTTTAAATATAGGAATATTAAATGACTGCTCAAATGATGCCTGTTGCGAAACAAGAAGAAATTGTTATTCGTATTTCTGGTTCTACTACGCATTATCTAAAAAGCATTTCTGGTTCTGGTGACCGTTTTAATAAACATACGTCTGACAATGTATGGATTATTGTTGATGAGATTAATGGCAAATATAAAAAACAAAAAGGTCTGAGTAATCCAGATATTCTTTGCCGCTTTGATAGTGAAGAAGAAGCGAAAAAATGTCTCGTTAAGATTTATAAAACGCACTATAAAAAACACAAAGAAAATCTGCCGGAAGGTTATATTGAAATTGTCCGTATTCGTGTATCAGTGAAAGAAGAAGTGTTAAGTAAATATGACTTTGATGCTCTGGAAGGTTTAGAAGTATCATATGTTGATGTATTAGAAGAGTTTGAAGATTATTTCATTAATACAGCATTTGCGAAAAAAACAGGTATTACGCGCGATGTGATCGCCTCAAAACGAAAAGAAAATCTGACTGGTTATCTGGATTTAAAAATTGATACCTTCTTCAAGTCATGGTGTGAGTTAAACGATAAATAATAAATTTAAATAAGCCACATCCCGGTGGCTTATTAACTTTTAAAGAGAGAAAAAGATGATTCAAAAAGAAAAAGATTCAAATAAGTTTGTTATTGATAACTCTGGCGTAATCATTTTATGCGAGGTAGAGTATAATGATGATGGCACTGAATGGGGTCAGATTTCTTTAGTAAAGGTCATTGAAGAGTTTGACTCTATTGATGACGCTGAGGATTTTGCGGAAAAAAGCAACATTCCAGTTTGGGGTGAAAATAAAGATTGGTCTTTAGATAGCATCTAATAAAACATTATTTTTTTAAATCAATATAAAGGTAAGATGATGGAAGAAATCTGTTTAATTTTTGAATTTGTTGAGCAAAATTATCGTGGCTCAAATGGAAAACAGTGTATTCTTAAAGTAATGGAAGAAGGTAATGGGGTTGATGTAAGGGATGAATGGATTTTTGACTCATGGGAAGATTTAAAGGAAGAATGTCCTGATTTTAAATCTCTATTAAAAATGGTATTTGTTTCTGAAAACTGGAATGCTGGTTGGCGAGATGGAGATCGAATTATTTATGCTGAAAATGTGATTGGTCATGATGGATTGTATGAAGACATTGATAGTCGTGTAGAGTGGTCTGAAGTATAATCATAATAAATTAAAAGAGTCTTTCCGAAGGCTCTTTTTTATTGCGAAAATAAAATAAAAGCTTGTGTGTTAGGATGTGTTGTCATATAATATTTGAAAACCTAATGAGGAAGTAAACATGAGCGGAAACTTTTTAATCCTGAAAGATAAAGTTAAGCAAGAAATCGAAAAAGGCTATGGTATTTGGACAGCTATCGGTTTTCATGTTAGCCCCCACACAACAAACGTTTCAGCGTGTCTTCATGACGATCCTACTCTGGCAGTAAAGAAAGAAAAACAGGGGAAAATTCGTTATGAGGAAAATATGACTGAAAGGCAGATTGCCGAAGTAAACCTGAAAAACAAACTGTATGATTGCTTTTAAGAGGTGAATATTATGCAAGTAGATAAAGCGTTAGTTTATTTAAATGCGTTAATAAGTCAAGGTTGGGAATATCCTGACGCTCATACCAAAGCAGTAATGAAATACAATGTTGATGGCGATGATTTGTCATCAGCGTATGATAATCAGTGATGATAGAATTTCATCCATGCGAAAATACTCGTAATCAATTGAGGTTTAAATAATGGAAAAACATAATTACGGGATAACCAAAGGTGAAGTAAAAGCCATAAAAAATGGCGATAGCTTTAGCACTCTCGTAGACAGTAAAATTGCGTGTAGCATGTCGTCTGGTGGTGCTCACCTCTTTAACACGGAACTTCAGGCAGAAGTTTTTGGTAGACAATACGTAAGGGGTTATGTAGGAGGAACATTCCTTTCCGAGGATGTTTCAAACTTTATTTAAATAACACCATACGGCAAATGCAAATAATAAAATAAGCTTCCTCCGGGGAGCTTATTTGTTGAAAAAACATTGAATCAAATAAGGATTTTTGTTATATTGTCATTACTGGATTAAAACAATCCCCTTCAAATAAGAGAGTATAAAATGACAACTAATTCTACTGTAAAATCTCAGGTAAAAGAGCTTTTTGTTGTGCGTATTGCGAATAATCTTCCTGAAGATAGTCATAACTACCTTAATAACCAAAGTTTTGTAGGTTATCGTTTTACAGAAAGTTTTAAACAAAATTTAATGAATGTTGTTAAAGAAACATTGAATAATCAGAAAGCATCTGATTTAAGAGGCACTGATGCCATTTGCCGTTTTGATACGGTAGAAGAAGCAGAATCATTATTGTCAGAAGTGTATGAAAACTATTACCATAAAAATAAAGAAGAACTAACAGGTAATGAGTTTGAAATTGTTCGTGTCAGTATTATTGTTGAGGAACAAGTAGTAAAAAAAATCAACAAAGATGAACTATAATAAAAATTAAAAGCCTCCTAGCGGGGGCTTTTTTATATAGTTTCATTATTTTTTTGTTGTCTTTAATATGCTATTTATGGTATAGTATTGATGTTGAGACATTCATAATCTATATTCTGGAGAAAACATGACTATTTCTATCAAGGCTCGTAAATCAAATATTCTTCCTGCAGGTTCTTATTATGTTGGGGATTTGTGTTATTTGTTTGGTGATAAAACAGATGATATCTATCAAGAATATGTATGTGGAGTAGACGGTAATGATGACAAAGCCGTAGATATTAAAGCAGGTCGTCGAAAAGAGTTTTCAGCTTTTTATGGTAGCACCAATTATGGAGATGGTGAATATAATGACAACGAAAACAATAAATACAGCGTAGATGCTGGAATTTTAGGTGTGGTTCAGTTATTGTCAGCAGATTTGCTTGCTGAGGCGAAAAAGATTGATGCAGAAGGTTATGCTAAAATCATTGAGTTTAAAAAAGATTTTCGTGTAGATCGTGATGAAGATGGAGCATTTACATTTGGTCATCTCACCATTGTAACTGATGGTTCTGATCAGAAAGAAGAAGAAGAAGATTCTTGGGATGAAGAAGACGAAGAAAATCAGGGATACTGGTAATAATAAAATAAGACCGCCTCCGGGCGGTTTTGTTTTTATAAAGAGAAGAACTTCAAAAGAAATTTTTAAAATATTGTAACAAAAGTAATGAACTCAAAACATAAAAAATGAGTATGCTGTAAAAAAACGCTTGATAGTGTTGTCATAACTTGCTATACTTCTTTTATCGAAACGAACATAAGAGATTTAAAAATGATTAAGACTAACGGTAATCGTCGCCCTAAAGCTATTCTGGTGAAAAAATCAGTATCTAAGGATATGCTGGATAATCTGCGTAATTTTGTAAAAGATATTAAATCTTCTTCTATTATTGATTCGTCTTTTGAGAAAAAGACAGGTCTGACAAGTGCTGAAGCACTGCTTATTATTAATAAAAAAGAAGAAAAAGCGGGTATTGCTTTTACACTGGTTAGTTCTATTAAAAATGGTGTTTGTGACGTGTCCATTTTTGTAGTTGAAGAAAAAGCGATTCGTAGTATTTCTCGTAAATGGGGTGATCGCTCTGATGAAGTAGAAATTGAGCCTACTTTTTACTTTCATGATGGTGCGGTAGTCAACAAAAAAGCAAAAATGTATGTTAAGGATGGTAAGGTTGTAATTCTTACTCATAAAGATGAAATTGCTATCTTTGAAAAAGAAAGTAAAGAAGCTATTTTTGTTGCGGAAGTTGAAGTAAAAGAAAACAAAAATGGTATTGTTACCGTAGATGTAGAAGCTGATTATCATTCAAGCGCTGATCATGCGAAGAAACTGAATGCCATGATTGAAGAACAGTTTATTCATATTAAAGGGGTTGATCGCTCAAGTAGTAAATCTGATGTTATTAAGGTTTACGATGCGAAAAGCAAAAAATTCAAAACCAAAAACTTCATGGTATCAGAAGATATTAGTCATCTTCGAGATGGTATCTACAAAGTGAAGGATGACGGTGTAGAAAAACGACTGGCTGTAGAAAGTGATAGTTTCGGGGTTGAAGTGATGCTGTATCTCTTCGACGTTCGAGATGAGCCAGTGAAGGGAAAAGAAGTTAAAAGCTTCAAATAAAGATAAAACCAAAAAGCTATCTTTGGGTAGCTTTTTTTATTGTTAATGTTGTATTCAAAAAGTAAAAAATGACTTGAGTAGTAGAACTGATAGAGTTATAATAATGTCTCTAAATTAGTTGTTTGAAAAAATAGGAGTATGTATGACTATTACTGACAAAGAACTTATTAACAAACAACAGGCTTTAGTGTTTGAAGATCCAAGTTTCTGCCCAACTGAACTTTCTTATAATAAAGATGATATTTCTGTATGTTCAGTTATTTATCTTAAGAAAGAGGATTCTGTTCACATTGTTGAAGATGTTGGCGAGGAAGAAGTTCGTTGTATTGGTTTCTCTGATGACAGTTTCAGCATTGTAAAAATTTCAGAAGATATTGTTATTCTTGGTTATTACATCATTTAAGGAAAAAGATGATTATTGAAGAAAAAGCATTACATGGTGTTCGTCAAATTAATGATGATGGTTTTACTTATGTTGCTGGTAAGCACAAGGCAGGGCGTGTGAAACGCACTCGAAACAAAAATCAGACTGAACGTTGTATTCGTAGTGATAAACGTTCAACTAAGCAAAAATCAATAAAGCGTATGCTTTCTGAATTTTAAAATAATATTATAAGGCTACATTCATGTAGTCTTAATTATTTTTGGGGAAAATAATGAAAACGAAAGATGTTTATATCAAATATGAAAACTATGCTGGTTCAGTTTATCGTGAAAAGCTGGGTGGTTATTCATTTGAAGATGGGAAAGATATTACAGATTTTGGAGAAAAAGATATTCCAGAAGGTAAGATTCGTGTTTTACTTTGTAAGTGTGGGGCAAATAACTGGACTGATAATGGTAGAAACATTAATGAGTATGAGTGTGATTGCTGTGGTCAGTTTGTGATAGCATATCCAGTGTCGAAGCCATCAAGCTTTATTTAATAAAAAAGAAACTTAATATATATGATTAAGAAGTGATTCTCTCTATTTCTGTTTGCGTTGTCATACTCTCATCAAATAATAGCATGTATTTTTCTTGTTCTATTTGTTCCAAATGTTGATTAATAGATTCTCTCTTTAATAAAAAGTTATGGATATCATTATATTTTATATCACTAAGCTTTTTATTATCACTTAATAAAAATTTATATTCATCCATAGAAAAATCAATCTTGATTTGATTCTGTAATTGGTTGCTAATTTTTTTATTATTAAATTGTTTATCAAAATAAGAAAGCATATACTGATTCATCTTATAGTCATTATTTTTGAATTTTTTATATGCCTTATTAATTAGAAAATCATCGATAAAAAATACAGAAGCAAAAGCAGTAGATAAACAAAAGGCAGTCATAAGAAGAATAAAAAATAAAAAGAGACCAAATGACTGCGTATTATTTATAAAATCCTTTAAATAATATACAAAAAAGAAAACTAAGCTAAAAGAAGAAGATACAGAAAAAGAGACATTTACTATAGATAGTAAAGACGGTATATCATAATCATTAACAAATACTTTATGTTCTTTCAAGGTTTCAAAGTATTTTTCTTTTTCTTCATTAATTATATTTAGTATTTTGTCACTCATAAGGAATTCCATTATTTTTATACAATATAATTAAAACATAACGGTAATATTAAAATCAAATTTCATTACTTTTTCAAGCAGGTGTATTGATAAAAAAGTTGTATTTGTTGTCATTATTTGTTATACTCTTTTCATCATCTGAGAGGAAATAGAAAATGCGTAAACCACTGTTTGAAAGTCTGCTTCGTGAAACTGCGTTGAAAATCAAAGAAAATCCTAATGAATTAGTGATGGATGTGGTTTTTGAGGTAGTTAACTTTACTGATAAAGTTCCTGACATTGATGCTTTTTTACTTGAAGATCCGACATTAGGTGTTGAAGATACAAGTGGTGGTCATAACTGTATTAACTATCCTGATGATTTAACAACAGAGAGCATTGTTATCACAAATCTTCAAGAGCGTGTAGCGGCTCATTTCGAATAATAAATAATGCCACCTCTTGGTGGCTTGTTGTTATAAAAAAAGGAATAACAAATGAGATATTTTATGTTGGGTAAGACTTTTGAAGAAGATGGTCAAGGTAAAGATCTTTACCGTTGGTTTTATGATAACAATGAAACCCAACCATTATATAGCTGTATGGTAAAAACCGATTCTGCCCACTGCTTGCCAGAAGCATTTTCAAACAATTTTATTCTGCGTAAATATTTTGCGTTTGATATTATGAAAAGTGCGGGAGAAGCCAAAGAAGATGGTTATGATTTTGGTCAACATTTTTCAAAAAATATTTTCCCTGCTACTCATATTTACTATTATGAACAGGATGGAAAAAACTATCTGAAAGTTCATGGAAGAGAAACGTATAGTCGTAGAACAGATGGTAAGCCAAGATACTACCCTGCTATTTACATTGCGAACCGTGTTAGGTGGTTCTTAAGTGTTAGTCCTTTTGTAGAGAGTTTCAAAGAGAGAAAAACAGGGTTGCATTCAACTTTTGAGATCAAGTTCAAGCCACAATTTACAAAAAAACAGCTTGAGGCATAGCAGTAAAGTAAGTTATAATATATTTATTGAAGGCTTACTGTCACTTTGAGTAAAAATAAGGAGTTTGGTATGAATACAGCTATTTTCGTTGCAAAGCAGAAAGAACTGGAAGATTTTGAGCCATGTTTTGAGCCTTGTGAGGTATCATCTGATAAAGATAGTATTACTTCGCGTTCAGTTATTTGTGTTGATAGTTTCGTAGGTATCGTTGAGTCTGTAGATGGTGAAAAAGTTCGTTGTTCAGACTTCTTTGATGATGGTTATCGTGTCTTGAAAAAATCAGATGATATTTACGTTGTAGGCTCACTTATCGTATAATAGAAAAAGACCGCGCTGCGGTCTTTTTTTTAGTAAGGTTTAGGTGTAGGTCTAAGTGGATTTCTGTTAGTAATTTTTCTTTGTAGTTCGAGAGATTCTTCCATATCATCAAGAGCCGAGAATACATGCCCATCATATTCTGGACCTCTTGGATCAATAGTATTTTTATTAAGGTTAATAACATATTCCATTTTATCAGCATATTCAGGATTAGACATTAAAGCACCAATACTTGCTAACATTTTATTGCGGTTTTTTTGAAGATGAGGTTCTGTTTCAGGATTTATTTTTCCAACATAACTTGGTTTTAAGCCTCTTGGAGCAAATATAGACATTAATTTTTTAGGGTCGTATTTATCCCCTTTAGTATCAATGTAATCTTCTACAAGCTCTCCTAAATTAGGTATAGGGTCACCCTTAGCTCCTCTAATAGCTATTTCTAAGTTACTAAGCCCTCTAAGTTTTCTAAATTTATCTATAAAATCTGACATATAATTTTCCATAATAGTTAAGATATATTCATTATATCATTTTTATAACAAATAAAAATAGGGAAACAAAAAAAGTTGTGCAGGATAAAAGGTTGTGTTATAATGACAACAAATGATAAAGAGGATTTGAAGATGATCGCTGAAAAACGTATTTTAACGGCTGATGAAATTAATAAAATCGTCATTACTTTTGTTAACGAACAATTCCTTTCTTCAAGCTCTGTAAAAGAATGGACAGAGTTTGTTACCGAAGCGATGACGACAGGTGTAACGCAATATGAAATTGATAATTATGCGTTAACCGAAGAAGATTTCAGTAAAAAATATTGTTAAAAGGTGATAGAAATGGCTTACGTAGCTAATGAAGATGGTTATGATGAATATCAAAGTGATGCAGAAATAATGTATCATATCAGTGATACTTATTTAGGACGTAAGCCACTATTAACGCCAAGAATTCCTCGTGTCGCCAAAGAAAGCAGGGAAAACATTAGGACAAAAAGAATTTGTGTATCTCCTTCAATAGAACAGTGTGTTTTGGGTATTGATGGTGTAAGTTATATGGAATCCAGTTCACTGGAAGTGGGTAAAAGTTGGTATGTTTATCAGACCACAAAAAAAGGGAAACCAGCCCGAAAGGTGCAAGATTTTGATACAACAGAAGAGCACTGGATTAAAGAAGAAACACGCTTTGAATATTTTGGAAAACTTTTTCGTTTCCAAGAATCAGATTTTGCTGTGTTAAAAAACAGAGAAATTATTTTTGAATTTGACTGAGGTGACTATGAGTATTCCAGATATTAAGAAAGGTGAAGTATCATTCAAAAAAAGTGTGATGACAAAACATTTTGTTAATGGGTGCATTATTTCATCAAGTATTCAAGCCCAAAAAGGAAATCTATTAGTTTCTATGGTGCTGGGTCTTATAAAAGAAGGTGAAACATTCGATGTTGATGAATCTTTACGTAGTTTAGGGTTAAAAAAAGAGAAGGATGTTTCGTTGAGCTACAACTTATGGAAGCGATTCGAAAAACAAGGAATTGACGAAAAAGGGAAAATAGTTACAAGAATGGATTTTGCTGCAAGTAAGGGTCTATATTTTGTTACACTTATCATTGGTGAAGTATCTAAAGATGAAATTGGAACCGTAGATTTATATAAGTTGTTGGAAGATATAGGTTATGTAAAAGAAGAATAAAAAAAAATCAAAAAAAAGCTTGTGCAGGACTAAATGTTGTCATATACTGTATTCATTGAGAGGCAACAAGCCTGAATATAAACTGAAAGTAAAGGAAAAGAAAATGCAAAGTTCATCTGGCAACCACGTTGAAAAATTTAGTAAGACTAACAAAAATGGTCGTGAAAAGCTGAATGGTAAGCGTGATAATAAAAAGCTGAACAAGACCGTTCGCGGTCGTCGTGAGGGTGAAGAACTCGAAGCGATGTAAGAAATAAAAAAAGCCACCTCCGGGTGGCTTTTTGTTTTCATGATAAAATAAAACTTGATGGTGTTGTCATTATTTGCTATACTTTTGTCATTGAAATGAGATAGGTTATTGGAGAATATCATGATTGACTTCTTTATTTTTCTTTTAGGTTTCTTCAAGGTATTAGCAATTTTATTTATTTGTGTAGGTGTTCCACTGGCTGGATTGGCTTGGTTATTATTAACAATTTTTGTTGGTGATGCTAAAATCGACTTAACTCCTATCGTAAAGTTTTTAGAGAAAAAATAAAATGAACAAATATGAACTGGAAGACAGATCTGAAAAACTATTAAAGCGCGTAGGTTCGACTGGTGAGCTTTATTTTGATGAGAAGGTCTTATCAAAAGAAGTTGTAGAAAACGTTCCAGAGAACTATATGTTGAGCTATTATAGCGATCTTGGTGATTACTTCGTAATGAATGACACTACAGAAGCAGCTACTAAAAAAGAATACATGGAAGTTGTTGAATATGAAGCTCCTGAGCAGTTGAAAAAAGAAGGAGTAGAATCAGTAAAAGTATTCAGTGTTGTTGCAGATGTTGAGTTGTTTGATGAACACGATGACGATTGCTGCCAAAAAGAAAAGGCATTTAAAATTTTCGTAGATATGTCATTTACTACCAAAAATGGTGAAACTGTATAAAGAACTTGAAGTAAAGAATGGTATATAATATTATTATACCATCATTTAAATACAGTAGAGGGTAGTATGAATAACAAAGTAACTATTTTTTGTATGTCAGGTGATAAACCTGTAAAACACCACTTTGAGAGTTTAGACTCTCTTGGATGGGGAAAAGGTAATAACAATTCAGGTTATCTTCTTGAGTTGATTGATAACCCTATTCGAGCAAATGGTTTTACTACAGATGAAAATTATATCTACATATCTGTAGACCGTTTTTCTCCAGAAGAATGCTCTGATCTGGATAGTGAATCAGTAGAACAAGTGGATGTATCTTTTAATGGAGATAATATTATTTCATTCCTTGGATGGGTAAATAAAGATACGAGAACAATCTCTTCTTCTGATTTTAATGGTTGGATTACAGAGTATCATTTTAATCAGAGTATGTGGAATAAGCTCGTAATCAAGCAAACCGAAACAGTATAAAATTAGATACCGCTGAGGCGGTATTTTTTTTGGCATAAAAATATTGAAATAGAAACCCATATGTAATATAATATTGTCATATTTTAAATGAGGGTTCAACCATGTCTAAAGAAGTGATTATTTTTTGTATGACGGGAACCAAATCTATCAAGAAAAAATTTGATGATTTAAGTGTTCTAGGGTGGAATAATATTCCGTCAAATGAATATGGTTCTTTAATCAACTATGGTGTGAGAAATAAAGAAATTAATATTCAGGCTAAATATATTTATATGTCTGTAGATCGTCCTTTTCATGAGGGTATTGAATCAATCGCTCCAGAAGACTTGGAAATGATTGATGTATATTTTAATGGTGAGCTAATTATTACGTGTGATGGTTGGTTTAATGAAAATAGCCGAAAAATATTAACAACAGATTATAAAAAAGTAATTACTGAATATTTCTTCAATAATAAGATGTGGGAAGAAATAGTGGTCATGCGTAGTAAGAAAAAATAAAATAAGAATACCGCCATCTGGCGGTATTTCTATAAGGGGGTAATATGAAAAGTAAAGAAGATCCAATTTTTATTTTATTCTGTATAATGATTTTTTCTGTGTTATACTTAGCATTCTATTTACGTAATAAGTGGGCAGATAAAGAAAATAAAAAACGTATTTTAGAAGCATTGAAGAATGCCTTTATTACGAATAATTTCGTATTATTAGCAAAACTAGAGTGGGATTATTCTAGTGAAATAAGAGAACTAGGTTTAAAAGAGTTCGGTAAATACAAGAGAGTTGCTCTGGATAATATAGACACTGATATTATCAGTGATATATTTGGATTTAAAGTTCAGCCATATGATAAATTTGTAATGAATCATTTTTTTGGTGGAACATTAACAGATAAAACAGAAGGGTATGAAAAAATCTATTGCCATCATGTTCTTTTTAGATTTTATAAGTATGAATATATTTGTGAAATAGGGACTAAAGAAGTTTATACAGTTAATGTAGAAAAACATTATGGAAGTCCAAGTTGGTATAATAATGAGATGCATTATAATTATGGTATAGGTCAACAAGATTTTTATTCTATAGTTAAAGATAAAGAAGATGTAAAAAGAATGTGGGATGAAGCTAAAAAGTATATGTTTAATGAATAAGAGGGAATAATATGAAAGATAAAGTATTTTTAAGAAGTTGTGTAATATTTGGTTTAGTAGCATTGGCGCTAATGTTATTTGCTATTTACTTGTATGATATCAATATTTATAACCGTTATTATGTAGCGCTTGGTATTCTTGTAACATTATTATCCGTAAAAGTATCTAATACTCAAAAAGATAGAAAGCCTTATTATGAAAGAGAGGAATATGTAGATCTTTATAAAAAAGGAAATCCAGAAGATACAACATTAAAGGATATTTTAAAGCCATATAAAATGTGTAGAACATGGTCTATTGTAAACCAGATAGCAGCTTTTGTAGGAACATTTGGATTATTATTCTCAACAGGTTATTTATTTACGTATTGTATTTTCATAAGTTTAACATTAGGTATTTATTTAAGTTATGACAATTTAATAACGAAAAAATAAATTTTAAAACGATAACAATCAGAAGCCTCATGTCGGAACGTGAGGCTTATTTTTTGCAAAAAAGCTTGTGCATGTTGTCATAACCTGTTATACTGTTTTTATTGAAACGAAACGCGAAAAGGTAAAAACATGAACACTAAAATTCTGGTCTCTAACTACTTTGCTGCGATTGTTCTGATGGTTAAGAATGGCTATAAGGCATTCGACTATGATGATCTGCAGTTCGTTATGGAAAAGAATAAAGAAGGTGAGCTTGCTGTTAACATTTTGGCAGGTCGTACACTTGCTAAATTTATGGCAGGTTCAAAGGTTAACATTAATCAGGTAGTTCCGTTGGTTAATGGTAAAAACGTTGTACCAGATGATTTGTTCGATGCTTTAACTTCATGTGAAGTTAAATATATTAACGTCGAAAAGTTCACTGCTAATACAAAAAATATTGAGCTGTGGATGGGTTGGAAAGAAAAACAACTGGTAATGAAATATATCAGTATTTCTTCATTAAATACCTACCTGTATCATTCTAAGGGTAATCCGGTAGATGATGCTATTGAGACAGCGTTGCGCCTTAATATTGCGGAAGAAGTTACAGGGTTGGGAAGTAATGCGGCAATTTCAGATCTGAAATTGGTTGATACTGGAAATCGTGTCCAAAAGTTCAAACTGAAAGATGGTCAATCAGCATGTAAGAACATCCTGTATGTATCGTATGATGATGTTTATAATGCTGGTGTAAATGGCATTAATAATATCGTGAATAAATTGAAATCTGTTGATGTTATTCAAAAATTGAAAGCCTTTAGTATTGGTCTTGATGAAGATAACGTTCGTCAAAAAGCGCAAAAGGTTATGATGAAAGCATTGAAAGCTGCATAATTAGAAAGCCATCCAAACGGGTGGCTTATTTTTTTGAACATTATAATAAGCCATCTTAGGGTGGCTTTTTTGTATAAAAAATGAATGAAATACATTAAAATCTATGGTAAAATAAAAGAAAAATAGGGGAGATAAAAAATGTCTTTAAAGAAAGAAGAAGTTAATCAGATTAAATTAGATTTTGTTAATAAATGTGCGCGAGAGTCTGATAAAGACTGTCAGTTAATTGTATCTGAAAAGTTAGTATGGAAAACAGCAACATTTCCTATTGATAATATAGAAGATGAAAATGATATTAATGAGCGTATAAAAAAACAGGTCGATATTTTTAATAATGAGCGTTCTTTTTTATTTGGCTTCAAAATTGATGAAAAAGATATTGTAGACCTATCAAAAGTATTAGTGTCAGTTGTATTTTATGAAATGCCGAAAGAAGTATTCCCTAAATATTCAGATTCATCTTACCCATTATATGTTAAAGTAACAAATATTATTGTTGATATTAATGGTGAGGTAAATAAAGAAGCATTTTATCTTCCAGCTATTGTAGAAATTGTAGATGAAGATGAATACGTTGTTAAAGGTGATGATGTCAGTGATTATGGTGAACTCTTATTACTTTCTTTTAAACGTAATTTCGAGGTAAAAGAAAAATATAAAAATGAAAAAGGTGTAGAGTTTGTTTATGAGCTTCGTCATAATAAGCAAGGTCGTAATATTTACAACGATATTACAATTAAAAAAGAGTTCGGAAAGTATAAAGCTTTCATGGAAATAGAAACTGATAACCATGAAACAAAAGATGATGCAATAAAGCAAATGGGACGTTGGTTAAGGGCTTTGGGTAGAGCACAAGAGATAGCAATAGTAAAAGAAGATTAAAATAAAGCTTGTAACTGACAAGGATGTTAGATATAATGTTGTCATTGAAACGAAACGAGGTTAAAAAAATGACTACTTCTCTCATGTCTCTGACGATTGATGAACTGGAAGATAAAGTTCTTGATCTGGCTGAAGAATACGAAGTTGTTGACGAAGGTTCTTCGGGTTTTAAAGCCTCTGTAAATGGCGAATGGCTGGATGATTCGTTTGATACGGAAGAAGATGCTTACCGTGCTTTAATCTCTCACCTGACTAACAAATAAACCGCTTTAGGGCGGTTTTTCACTTTGAGGAAAAGATATGTCTGTTATTAAGAAAACCATTAATCAAGTAAAAGATGATGTTGGTATTTATTACCATTTTCAGGGGTATCGTGGATTATTTGAAGAAAGCGATAGTAAAAAGAACATTATGGGTCTTTTAGATCGTATGAGTTTTCGTAGTTTCAATACTAATGTAGATATGTTTTGCCAATTATTTAATGGCGATTTAATGGCAAAAGGATATTTGGTAGAAGTTAATGAGGTTTTCTATAAAAAACATGCTGACTACGTAGATCTTGAAAACGGTGAATATTTTAAAGAGTATGAAGAATTCAATTTTTATGTAATGGAAAATATTCGTTATCATTTTGAGCGTTTTTTGGAGAACCATAAAAACAACCCATTGGTAAAAGTATTGAAAAAAGAAAGTATTTTCAAAGACACTTTTTTGAAAACAGAATTTGGTAAAAAACTGAACTATCTTTTTAATAATGATGATATGTTTGGTTTAAACGATAAAGAAAAACAACTAACAGATTTTTTGAATGTAAATACGGTAAAAGAATATTCAACAAGCGAAGAAAATCAGCTTGTTTCTCTGCCAGCAGATTATGAAGAAATTATTAAAGAAGATGGTGTAGCGGCTTACATCATTAAAGACAATAAGATTGTGAAAGAGCATGGTTATCTCTATCGTATCGGATATGATAAAGTTAAAAATGCAATGGCATTTAAAGTAGAGCTTCAAAAAGCAGGGCATTATAGCTTAGAGCTTCAAGAAGATGGTAGTTATGATTTTGACAAATCTCATGGCTTATCATCAGTCAAAGGTGTTTATCTGAATGAAGACGATGCTAAGGCTGCATTTATGAAAATCATTGAAATTAAGCGAAAAGAGCTGGAAGAGATGGAGATTGAAGTCTCTTACTAAGGGAAAATAAAAGCCACCTCCGGGTGGTTTTTTATTGCATAATATTTGAGGATAAATTGGAAAAAAGGCATCGAATTATTTTAATATATAAAATAAAATGGAGAAAATCAATGAGAAAAATATTAGCTTTTGTAGTATTAATAGTTATTTCATTTATTGCTAAAGCAGAAAATAAAACATATAGCATTGAAGAAAATCTATATATTATAAATAATAACGAGCATAAGTTGATTTCATCAGTGTCTTATTTTGCAAATAATGAATATAAAAGGAACCTATCTTTTTTATCAAAAGAAAAAGGTGGTAAAAATTTAAATATTAATAATGGTATATTAGTAACAACAAAAATATCACCAATGGGAAAATATGATGTTATAGATTATGTTGGAAATTTAATAAGTATTGATAATAAAGGAAGTCTAAAAAATAAGGAAGTCTTAAAGTCTTCAATGTTTTTAGATGATTCAAAGAAAATATATGAATCTCCGTTAAATATAAATGATAAAAAATATTTAATAAAAATAAAAATAAGTAAAGTTAATTATATAACAGAAGCAAAAGAAGTTAAGATAGTTTTTTAAAAGATTAATAAAAAAGACATCTCTGAATAATTTTTGTTGTATGTTGTCAAAACTTTTGGTACAATGACTTCAATAAATAACGCATGAGGTTAAAATGAACATTCTGAACATGGTTATGGAAATGGTTGAAGTTTTTAATAAGAAAACGGAAGACTATCTTAAAGCATGTGCTGAAAAATCCGGGATGAGTTATGAAGAATATCTTTCTATCTTCAATAAGCGTTATGAAGTAGAAATGGGTAAAAAATATCTAAGGATCTGGTATTCTCAAAACGACACCAGTAAAAGCATTGTAATGTTTGTGGATGAGGAAGGTAATATCCTTAAGCCAGAAAGTTATAAACGCCCTTCTAAAGGTATACGTGGTCATATGACGGATTGGCGTAAGTCAGTTAACATGTCTGATAATTGCCATCTGTTTTCTGTAAAATAAAGAGGTTAGTATGAAATCAAATAAAGAAGATATTATTTCAGCGATGAATTGGTATAACAGCTTAAAAACAGAAGAGTTGGCAAAAGTTCATCCTCATGTGAATGAAATGGATTCAATGACCATCGTTAAATATTGGGCTGAAAATATTAAAGGTTAATAACACATGTGGAAAGAACTGGAAAAAGAAAAACCATTATCAGATGGGAAATACAAATGTTTAATCAGAAATGGTGAGCGTGAGTTTGAAGCGGTACGCTTGTTTAAAAAAGGTCATTGGTTTGGTGGTTGTCGTCCATTTACAGATAATGAAGTTATTTTGAAATGGAAAAAAGAAGAATAAAAAAGCAGCCGAGGCTGCTTTATTTTTAATTTAATGTATTTGAAAAACAGAGAGTATCTCACCATCAACCGATAAAATAGAAAGAGTAATATTTTCTTGTTTTACGCATTCTTCAACAATATCTAAGTGTTCATCATCAATATCAATATAATAAGTATCAATAATAACTTTTTTATCTATTTTACTAAATGACACTTCTTTAATATTTTCTTGTTTTATATTGTTAACGATTAACATCATATCAGATATTATCAAATGGTTAAACTCATTATTATTACAAATCACGTAAGCATTATTTTTCATATTATTAGCCTTATTATTGTTATTATTTGAGTTTAAATTTATTTTCTGATTTCATGTCAGTTTCATTGCTATTTAATGCTTTTATTCTACTTCTAAATTTATCAATCATAGAAGGCTTTTGGCTCTCATGATTAGATATTTGTTCTTTACTTCTATAATTAGAAGCATTAATAAAATCAGAAGCTAGTTCAACAGATTTCATTTGTTCTAATAGTGTTTTCATTTTTTGCTCAGTGTCTGGTGATTTTTTCATGCCAGAAATAGCAACATCCATAGCTAAATCAGAAATATTTTTCAAATATACTTCAGATATACCAGCATCTCTTTGAGCGAGTTCAACCTGTGTTTCTTTTTGATGAAGCTTAGCATTAGGAGACATCATATCGCTAATGGTTTTTCCATAAGGTAGAGCAGCACTCACGGCTAAAGCAGCACCGATAAGAGGAGCGGCACCAGAAAGAAGTAGTGTTCCGCCAACAACAGCTAATCCACCGCCAACAAGTAAGCCACCAGCTTTTTTAAAGAAGCTATTAATTTTTTCTGTTTTAGCATTTTTTTGACTTACTGCTAGCGCTTTATTTGTAAGTTTGTTATTCTCTTCTAAAATATTAAGTGTGTTTAATAAGTTAGTTTTAAATGAGCCATCTTCAAATAATACGTTTAAGTTGTGTTTGGCTAATGTAATATCCATAAAATCTCCAAGTGTGATGTAAGTGTGTTATTAGTCTATAATAACATATAATATAAAATATATAAATACTGAAAATAACCTAATTTTTAGGTGTAGAAAAATTCAATATATATTCTTTTTCTTCTTCAATATTATAAATAGTATCCATCTCAAGTGCTGAAAGAGATTCTGGATCATCTTTGTATTTTGTAAGTAAATTGCAAATACCATTAACTTGAGGAGCATACTCCGTCATTTGAAAATCCGATATATCTCTTGTAGCAATAGTATCAATATAATCGATAGCTTTATAAATATCGCTACCATTAATATATTGTTCTAAAAACCTATTATAGGCAATGGCTTGTGTTATTTCTATAGTTTGTTGATGTCTGATAAGTTGGTGTTTTTCTTTTGGGATTAAGTCTGATATTAAAAGAGCTTTATCGATAACACTTTTGCTACGAAGTTCTACTAATTTATCATTTAATGTTTGTAAAATAGAATCATAAAATTCTTCATCATCTTTATATATATTTTCAGATATAACATCGTTAATAAAATCTTTACTAATAGAAATCCCTTCTTTCATTATCATTTTGAACTTTTCAAGTTGTATAAAATAATAAGCAAAAGCGATTAAAACAACAACAATAAATAAAATCAATAAAATCATCAGCCATCCTCCCATTTTGACAATAACAATAACTTAACAAGATGATGGTCATAAATCAAGCATTGATGACAAATAAAGCTTGAAAAGAACAATATTTTATTGCTATAATATAGTTAGTGAATGGTAAATGGTGATGTTATGTGTGATAAAACGTTGTATTTCGTTGAAAGAGCTAAAGAAGTTCATGGGGACAGATTCTCTTATGAGAAGGCTGTTTATATGAACAATAAAACGAAAGTAAAAATCACTTGTAAAAAGCATGGTGTTTTCGAACAGCGTGCCGACAACCATTTGCAGGGTAAAGGTTGCTTAAAATGTACAACAGATAGCAAGAAAGTAGGAAAGACAGATTTTGTAAAAAATGCCAAGGCTATTCATGGAAATAAGTATAAGTATGGAAAAGTTTATTATAAAAACAATAGATTGAAGGTGATTATTGTTTGTCCTTTGCATGGAGATTTCGAACAATCTCCGGGAAACCATTTAAAAGGTAAGGGTTGTCCTGTATGTCGTGAATCTAAGGGTGAGCGTATTGTAGGTCAAATCTTAAAAGGGAAAGAGTTATCATTCAAAGAACAATTTAAGTTTGATGATTGCTGCAGTAATAAGGGGTCAATGCTTAAGTTTGATTTTTATATTGAGTCTTTAAATTTACTTATTGAATTTGATGGAGAGCAGCATTTCCAACAAGTGAAAGTATTTGGTGGGAATAAAAAGTTCCTGATTCAAAAAGAGAACGATAATATTAAAAATGAATATTGTTTAGAGAATAATATTAGTTTATTGAGAATAAAATATGATGAAGATGCTAATATTGCGATAGAAAAAATGTTAAAGAAAATAAAGCGTAATGGTATCAGTCATGTATTTTATGGGAAAAATATCGCGCGTAAAAGTTATAAAATGGCGGCTTAATAAAAGTTGTACATTAAACTATAAAATGAGAAAATAGATTCAAAATAAGAGGGTTTTAACATGATTGAGAATGTGAAAGAATACGATAGTAAAAAATGTAATCTGCGTTTTGAAACACTTCATTATGCCCAAGTTGAATTTAGTTTTAATCAAGATATTACCTTTGGTCGAGGGAAATATGAAAGCACCGGGCGAGATGAATATTTTAAAGTTCAAGATAAAATGGATGCTAAAATTAAAGAGCTTTGCCAAAAATATAAAAATGTAGTCCAAAATAATAACTATTGTACTCAAGGTGATGGTTATGGATTTATCTCTGGAGATATGGAAGAGCTTGAAAAATTTGTTAAAGAGCTTTCGGCTTATTTTGACCGCTTCTCTTGTATTAATAAATATTAAAGGTGAACAATATGAATGAAATCAGATATAAAACAGTCGCAAAAGAGTTTTGGGTAAACTGGTGTAAAAAGAATCCAGTAGTCAGTAAACACTTTGATGATACGCTTGAAAGTTTTGCCAAAAATGGTCGAGAGTTTGTTGAAATTCCCCAAATTGAAGAAATGAAGGAACTCAATTTAAGTAATGAAGATATGGAACTATATTTCAAATATATGCATAAGCTTGAAGTAAAATCTATGGTGAGATTGAAAAAAGAAGAAGATATTGGTGTGTGGGAATATTTAAAAGGTTTCTTTACTTTTAGTCATCCTCGTGATGGATTTTTTATTGATGTAAAAGTGAAGTGCTAAAAAATATGATTGAATAACATCTACAAAAAGGTTACACTATAATCATTCGAGATTATGAGGAAAATCATATGTGGAAAATTACGAAAGGTAGTGAAAAAGATTTTAAAGGTGCTCCAGAATGGGCAGAAGAATGCATTTATACGGACAAAAACACGGTTGACAACAAGGATGAGTTTTTAGCTTGGGTAGGTCAAGGAAAAGCTCAAGTAATCGGTCAAGGTGTTCAAGATTTTGATGGAAAATATGGATATCGTAATTATGTTAAGGCAAAACGAGAAAAAATTGTTTGATAGATAAAAGAAGCTACCTGACGGTAGCTTTTTGATAATAAAAGGATTGTAATGGAAAAAATATTGTCTTATAATAATGTCTTAAATAGCTATCCCAAAGGTTGAAAAATGAAGCTACATGAAAAAGTAGAAGGTAAAGGATATTTCGTAGGTTATAAATGCAAAAACTGTAGTAAAACCGAAGCAGAACATAAAAGTGATGGAAAGAATTGTATCGTAGATGCACGTAAAACTATCCATGATTATCATAGCGATAAGTTTTTTACGGCTAATGAGAAGAAACCAGTTTTTGTTAAGTTTTTATTGTAAAATAAATTAATCTCAACTTTAAGACGAGGAAAATGAATGAATATTAAATATAGTTCAGAATATATTTTAGCTATTGTTTTAGGATTAATCATGTTTATCAATGGATCAGCAAATGGTGCGCAATATTTTGAGACTCCTCAAGCAATCACGTATACCTTAACAAGTATTGCTTGGCTAATGGTTCTATCAGAAATTGTTATATTTTTGTTTTTCAGTAAAAAAGAATCCTATAATTTTGAAAGTAAATTTGTTTCATTTAAAATTAAAAATCAAGCATTAAAATGTAAACAAGATGCTAGAGATCTTGTAGCATTAAAGTTTTTCACTTTGATTTTTGCTCTTGAGATTGGTTTTATGCTTGGATGGTATGTTTTGTCTGTTGTAGTCTCAATTTGGACAATGTATAATATTGTTCAATTATTCAAGATTCGAAAACAATTTGCGTATTAAATAATAATCAGCCTCACTCCCCATGTGGGGCTAATCAAATAGGTGATAAAATGTCTGATTTCTTAACACGAAAAAAAGAAAGAACAGAGCGTTATTTTAAATACGAATATGGCTTCCAGTTAAGGACATGCTACGCATGTAATGGAAGTGGTCGTTATGACAGTCACCGTAGTCCTAAGTGTTCAGCTTGTAATGGTACCGGGAAGGAGCGTTATAAAGCAAAAGAACTTTCAGATAAAGAATAAAAAAGCCACCTTCGGGTGGCTTTTTATTAATAATAGTTGATTTAAACAAAGTGTTGTCATATAATATTTATAGTTAGTTAACTTTTGAAAAGGTAAATATAATGAACGCATCAGTGATTGAAGAAAAACTTGTTTGCTTCGAAACAGGTAAAACTTTTGTTGCTACATTTGTCAATGGTTGTTCAAATTATGCTAAAGATAATAAAGGGAATGTTTTTTCAGATGAAGGTGTTTATATTCGCCTTAAACGAGAATTGTTGACTGAAAATAAAGTTTACGCTTATTTATCAGGAAGTGCCATTACTGGATGGAAAGCGAGTCATAAGTTAATGAAAGTTATTTCAAAATGGACATCTCGTAGTGGTTTTTGTGGTGAGATGACATATGTAGAAGCCATTGATAGTAACGGGCAAAAATGGCATGGTAAATGTGTAAATGATGGTCATTGTATTACAATGAGAAAAATGAAGGGTTGAATGATATAAGTAAAGCCACCCGGAGGTGGCTTTACTATTGATGTTTTAAAATTTATTAATTTATAGTAATTGTTTTGTTAGCATTATCTTTCGTTACTATTTCGTGATTATTAATATCGTTTATTTTAACAAAAGTAGGAAAAGCTGAAATAACTAATGTTAGTACAACAATAAAAATTGAAGAGTAAAGAATATCTTTTCCTCTTTTTTCTTTAGAAATATAAACAAAATTAGAAAAAATTCCTAAACCTACAGCACATAAAAAAGATACAAACAAAATAATACAAATATCTAACATAATAATTATCTCCTATAAAATTCGCCCATTTATTGTACATTGTATATGAGATATAATTTCATTTCAAAATTATTTTTTAAACAAAATATCTAATAAAAAGCATAAATATTACTTTTATAAAAATATTTATGTGGAAAAAAATATGATATTGATATATAATAATGTCATAAATAATGACAGGAATAAAAAATGAAAGAGCCTAAAATTCCATTAAAACATGATATGAGAGCTATCTGTCACTTAACGGCAAGTGTTCTAAAACATTCTAATCGTCCAGCATGTGATGAAGTAGCAGAAACGCTACAGTCGGCTGTTGGTGATTGGATGGAACGTCTGGAATATTTGGAAGAAAAACTGTCAAAATATAGAAAACTTTTAAATAAAATTGAAAATGAATCTCCAGAAGGTCTTTCTCCATATTTAACAGATTCAGAATACGAATCTTTCTATAATAATGAGTATTAAGAGGGTAAAAACATGTTTGCATTCTTTAAAAATATTTTTATTAAAGTAAAAAACAAGCTGAAAGATCGTAAGGAGGTATCTTATACCATCTATGGTTATAGTGAAACGTTTGGTGGCGGTGGAACCTTTAAAGAAGCAAAAGAAGAATTTATTAATTATGCGAATCTTATAAGAAGTATAGATAGTAAATTGATTATTTATTTTAAAATGGATGTTTTGATTTTTGGTAAAGGTCGAGAATATTATGAGATTGGACCGGATAACGTTCTAAAACAGGAACTATGCGATGAGTCGTAATAAATTTACATACAAAACTAAAAGAGCAACAACTAGTGTTGGCCTTGTTCAGACAGAAGGCTTTGCCGATATCAAACATAAAGGTAAAAAAGTTGGTTTTATTTCACCTAAATCAAGATATAAGCCTTTTTGCACTGCGTATCTACAGGTAAAGCAAGAGCCAACTTTTGAGCATCCTTCTGATTGGGATAATAAGCTGCTATCTAATCAAACTGAAACTGTTCAAGAAATGAAAGATTGGCTGAATGAAAATATTGATACCATTCTATCAGAAAATGAGTTAAAATATGATTAATCTATTAAACAGGAGTAATAAATGAACTCTCTTTTTATCGTAAAATTTTTAAGTATTTACTTGATGTTAAATAAAAGTGAAAAATGGAAGAAGACATTAGAAGTTTTTTCAGAAAGTTTGAAATACCCAAATGAAAAATATGATCGTCATATTATTTGTTCTCCTAATATTCAGATTGCCTTAAAGAATAAGGGCTGTGATTTTGGGCGATTTCGCCTTGCTTTCCCAAAAGATAATAGAATGTCAGAAATTTTAATGCTTCGAAATTCCATTATTGAAATTTATAGTGCTGAAGGTGATTTCATTAGAGAAATTCCATATGATGAATGGGATTTTGAGTTGTCTTTAGCTCTTGAGTCAGAGCTACTTGGTATTATTTTAGATATTAATCAGTATTAACCTACTGAAAAATAAAAACAATAAAAGCTACTTTAGAGTAGCTTTTTTGTTGTGCATGATTAGAGTATTTGCTATAATAACTTCATTGAATGTAGAAACGTAAACATCGGAAAAAGGGGAATATATGTCTTTTAAACTCGATATTATTACTGTAGATGATGGTGAAATTGAGCAAGTATTTGCAAATGCTGGTGAAGTTTTGGATTATCTTTGTGATAATGTTGATCCTGATTTGATTGCCTCAATGTTGCTGACAGAAAGCAATGGTGAACAGGTAATAGGTTATTACAAGATTTGTGAGCATACAGCTAAAATCGTAACTGAAAACAGAAAGTCGCTTTGAGCGGCTTTTTTATTAGAATAATGATTGAAAACAACAAAAAGTTAACATATAATAATCTTCTAATCTGGAGGCGGTTTATGATTCACGTTATTGTTGTAAAAGAAAAAAACGAGAAAACAGGTCGAGTAGAGGAAATTGTAAGTCATGGTGTTGATTCAGAAACTATGAGAAATATTATTCTTCCTCAAGTTTCGCCTAAAGAAGTAGGAGCAGTATACGATCAAGAGCATGGCTATATTTTAAAGTGATATTAATATGAAAAAGCTTATGTCATATTTTTTTAAGAAAGAGAATAATCAGGAAGAAAAAGATCCTGTTTTATTATCGTTGTCAGGAAAGTTAACTGCAGAAAAATTTTATAAGATAAAAGCTATACTTGCTAGAAAAGATCATGAGATTCAAGCAATAACAGCTCGTGAAAGTCATGAAATTAGAGCTATTATTGCTTATCGTGAACAAAAAATTCGAGAAGCGTTAGCTTACGAAGAAAGTAATACCAAAACAGTAAAATTTAATAGAGCAGCCGATCTTGAAAAAGTTTTAAAAGACAGAAATCAAGAAATTGCGGCGATTCTTTGTGAAAGTTAACTATATAAAATAGAGAGGGTTTATGGCTGGTGGTGGTCTTTTAATGGTGTTGGATGATATCGTATCAATGCTGGATGATGTTGCTGGTATGTCTAAAATGGCAGCAAAGAAAACGGCTGGTGTATTAGGCGATGATTTAGCATTGAATGCAGAACAAGTGTCTGGAGTTCGTTCAAACCGTGAGCTTCCAGTTGTTTTTGGTGTATTTAAAGGCTCACTAATCAATAAGTTGATTTTAGTGCCTTTGGCTTTACTAATTAACTATTTTCTTCCCGCTTTAATGACACCCCTGTTAATGGTAGGTGGTGCGTTTCTTTGTTTTGAAGGTGTTGAAAACCTTTATGAGAAGTTCTTCCATAAAGAAGAAGTAAAACATCATCAAGATGAGCATAAAGCACATTTAAAGTTATCTGATAAAGAACTAATGGCTTTAGAAAAGAAAAAAGTTAAGGGGGCAATTAGAACAGATTTTATTTTATCTGCTGAGATCATTGTTATTTCTCTTAATGCCATTAATGAGTATCCATTAATGCAAAAAATCATTTCCCTAAGCTTTTTAGGTGTAATGTTTACCGTATTTGTTTATGGTATTGTTGCTCTGATCGTGCGTTTGGATGATATTGGTTTTTGGTTCCAGAAGAAAAAATCAACGATATTTCAAAAGATTGGTTTAGGTTTTATTTTAGTCGTTCCTTATCTTATGAAAGCGCTTTCTTTTGTAGGTTTGGTTGCTATGTTCCTTGTTGGTGGTGGTATTATCGTTCATGGGATTCATCCTGTATCTGAATTTATTCATCATTTAGCGCCTACTGGCTGGACTGGAGTGATTGTATCAAGTGCTGGTAATGCTTTAGTTGCTCTGGTTGTAGGACTAGTAGTTTTTGGGATCTATGAAGTAGGACATAAATTTTTAAAGAAAGAAAAGCATTAAAAAAGCCGCCTTTGGGCGGTTTTTTGTTGTCATTAATTTGATGATTAAGTATAATAGCTTTACTTGATTAGGAGATGAAATAATGACTGAGCTTCAACATTACGACACTAAAGCCTATTACGTTGAACAGGATGGATGCTATGATCCGAAAATTGTTCAACTGAAAGTAAATAGTGAGCAATTTATGCTTGAGCTATATGAGGCTTTGTATGCTTTTATGGCTACAGGGAAAGCTGTAGAAGATGATGCTCGTATTGATGTTTGTGGGGTGAGCGTTCTGTTATCATCTGTGTTAAAAGAAGAGTATGGCGCTTATAATTATAAAATCAAAGACCTCAACATTTTTGATTTGAAATTTATCGAACCAGTGCAAGTAGGTCAATCGGCTGAAAAGCTTTTCTTCTTATCTCATCGTTCTTATCTGCCCGATACGGAAGATGATTTTGAAATCGAGTTTTACCCTATCGCATGTAAAGATAAAAAAGATTTTGAAAACGAATTCAAAAAAGCTTGTGAAAAAAACTCCAAAAAAGGAGAGTATCTTTTTGAGTTTTATGGTCTTTATTTTCATGCCGAAGATGTGTATCATGTTGATCGTAATGGCAAGCTTGATATTTTCTATCCATCTTTAACAGAAGTAGTATAAAAGGGATAACAAATGAAAAAGATTTTTATCGGTTTAGTTTTCGTTCTTTCTTCACTTCTGGTAGGTTGTATGACAGATGAAGATACTGCCAAAAGTATCGAAAAAGATATGAAGTCTCAAGCAACAATGTTAAAAGAAAATACTTTCAAACTGTCTTTTGATGAAAAAGATGTTTCAGGGAGTTGTAAGACTCATATTGTTGTGAAAAAAGAAGGTAAGGTTGTGTTAAATGAAAAAGCGGGATGCTTGAAGGAATTTAACATTAAGTTTAAAGATAACTTATTCAGTGATCATCTTGTATCTCTTGATGTGAGTTTTATCAAACAAAATCTTGCTGGGAAAACGTATGGATGGTTTAACGTAACTACTATCACCAAAGATTTAAAAGTTTATAAAAATGAGGATAATCAAATAGAAGTGCCTTACATTACGCAAAATATCAATCCTGAAAGCGTAGAAATTAAGTATGGTAAAACTATTTTGATTGAACAAGACGGGGTTTCATTAGAAACAACAATTTCTTACTAAAATGATGAAAAAGGCTTTGTTAACAGAGCCTTTTTTGTTATAATGACACCATCAAAACGAATAGGATAAAGTCATGAAAAACAAAGTTATGCTTTTCTCATCAAATGGTAAAATGATTAAAGAAATTTCTGATGACAGTATAAAAATTGTTGGCTCCAACATTAAGGTTGGTGATAAAGGAAATATCAATGCCTCACGATATGTCTCATTTTTGAAAACCGAATATTTTGATAAAACAAAAGAGACGAAAGATCTTGAAGTTTATATCTATGATCAAATTATTTTTAAAGGTAATGGTCATTACTCTAATGGTGGTGGTCACTCTTCACCTTCCATTACTGCTGAAATTGAAGGAGATTTCTATGTGATTAAAATAGACGGTTCTCTTTTCAAAGAAGTTACTATTATTTCAGATTGTTTTCTTTAACTTTATAAGGTTATTAAAAATGAGTAAATATGATCGTAATGGTGTAAAACATGATGGATGGGCAGATGTGGGACGTGCTAATCGTGGCGAATTGAATCGGGATAGTGATTATCAGCGTCGAGTTCAAGAAGTTAGAGAACGTCAAAGAACGCCTCAACCAGAACCACGATCTATTTGGTCTAACGATGATTTTGATGAATAAAAAAGCGCCTCCGGGCGTTTTTTGTTGTCTTTAATAAAAGAGTATGATATTATATTGTCATTACTTAATGAGGAATAAATCATGACAACTCTTCCTAAATTGAAAGCTGGCGATAAAGTTCTTGTAAAATGGCATAACGGTCTTTATGAAGATGAAGGTGTGTTTGTATTAGAAGAATACATTTTTTGTTTAGGATTTTTTAAAACAGACGACCATCGAACAGCGCATAAATTTACGCCACTATCAGATTTGATGAAGCCTGCAGACGAAAGAACAGCTTACATCAGTAACTTTGGTTCGCATCCTGTTGATGTTGTTCCAATGTTCGAGCTTGTGTCTGAATAAAAAATAAAACGCCTTTGGGCGTTTTTTTGTTGTCATTAATAACAGTCTATGCTATATTGTCATTATTGATTAGCATATGAGGTTTTGAAATGGCAACTTATGAAAGCTTGTTTAAAGATTTAGCGATACAGGAACGTATTGAAGGAAAATCAGAAAATATCGAGCTTTGCCGTATCATTGTAAAACATCTGAAAACAAATATGGATGTTCAGGCATTCTTTAACATTAAGTTTCATCGTTATGATAAGTATTCCTATCAGGCGCATAAGTTCTACTATGTAAAAGATAATATTAAGGCATTGTTCGCTGAACTGTTATCAGAAAAACATGAAGTACAATCCTAATCCGTCAGAGGAAAGAAAAATGAATCTCAAAGAACAATTGACTACCGCCTTTAACGCCATTCCTAAAAAATTCAAAGAGGGTGATAAAGTTAAGCTGCGTGGTAGTGATTTATCATTTAAGGTAAGCAAGGTAAATAACGTGAGTTATGATCTGGCTATTGACCTTTCAGAAGATGAAATCCAAAAACAGCGTGAAATCCTTGCTGTTTCGATTGGCTGGGTAGAACGTAGTTTTGAGTGTTGGGATTCCTATATTAAAAAAGATACACCATTTGCTTTAGAAGAAATTCAAAGGGCAGAAGCGATTATGGAATCCAGAATGAAATTTAATATTGAAGAAAAAGATATTGAAAAAGTTGTTGATTAAGACAACATAAAAGACTATACTGTTTTTATCGAGAGCAGACTGGTGATGATTACCGCCAGCGCCATAGGCTCTAAGGGTAGTAGAACTCTCTTCCTTTCAACAAACCATTAAGGTAATATAAATGACTACTATTGATAAAGCTCGTTTCGCTAATATTCGTGTTCTGATGAACTGTTATGAGAAACGTGATAATGTAGGCGCTCTTTTTGGTATCGGTCTTTCTACTCATACGGATGAGCCTATCGCAGCATTTTATGGCGTAACAGAAGAGCGTTATGAGCTGGGTAATAGTAATAAAATCGGCTTAACTTCAATGCTTCCTCATCTTGTTCATAATGATAGTTTCTATACTATGGACTTGAACAGTATTCTGCCTCGTGAGCAAGAAAACAATGCTAATATTGGTTATTATGAAGCAAAAACCATCACTGCTTCTAACCTTAAGGTAGGGGATTTGGTTTGTTTCTCGCTTGAATTTGAGAACAAAAAAATTGGTGAAATGGTTTATAAAATCACTGAAAAAGAAGATAGCGTTGAGTTTGTCCCTATGGTCGGTGATAATCTGAAAGAAACATTTTCACTGAGCAATGAGGATTTTGAAGAAATGAAGCAAGAAGATAATGAATTCATGGTTTATACTAAACTTCCTGATAGCTGGCTCAAAGATACATTGAAAGAGTTGCAAGACTATTAATAAAAAAGAAAGAGGCTACGGCCTCTTTTTTGTTTTGAAAAGAAAAAGAGGCTTCAAAAAATAATTAAGTGCATTTTAATGACAATATGTATTGTGCATAACAATATCATTTGCTATACTCTTTTTAAGATAACAGATATGAGATACGAAAATGGAAAAGAAAGCCGTTCGTGGAAAAAAAGTTGAGGTAAAATGCAAATGCTGTCCAAAAGTTACGAAAGTACGTCAGGCTGACTTAAATCGTGGATGGGGTCTTTACTGTAGTAAATCATGTAAGGCTTTTTGGCAAAAATATGGTCGTGAGCGTCAAGCGCCTACAGGTGAACGTAAAAAACTGGATCGTGCTTTTGATGATTTACAGCTTCAATTTTTCTTAAGTGATGCTGGAATAACAAACGAGCAATATGAAAAATTGAAAAAAGCAGGTTGTCGTTATGTTCGTCAAGATGAAAATGGTGAATACGCTTTTACAAGCGAGCAGCTTCGTATATTAGGAGCTTCAAAATGGGAAATAAGTGAAGCAGAGCATCAGGAAGCTCTTGCTGATAGTGAGCCTGTGCATGACTGGTGATTTTTCTTATTATTAAGAAGGGGCTTCGGCCTCTTTTTTATTCGTATTGCTCAAATAACTATCGTTTTGTTTTTAAAAGAAAAGAATCTACAAAAAAAGTAAGAAAAAGATAAAAAAGTTCTTGCACCACATGATCGACTTTGCTATTATAGCTTCATCGAAACGAGATATGTTCTTAAATATCAAAAAGTTAGATAAAAAAAAGAGTTGTACTTAATGAAGTAAAGTGATATAGTAATAACATAATGCGCTCTTAGCTCAGTTGGATAGAGCAACGGCCTTCTAAGCCGTGGGTCGCAGGTTCGAATCCTGCAGGGCGCACCAAAAGCTATAAGTCTATATGATCTCCGTTTAGCGCGGAATATGGTGAATAGAAGTAAGGTTGGATAATTAATTATTTAGCCTGAACGAATAAACTGTTATAGCTTTAAAATGGCCCCTTAGCTCAGTGGTAAGAGCAGTCGACTCATAATCGATTGGTCGTTGGTTCAAATCCAACAGGGGCCACCATCTTTCCAAGGTAGAATACCTGCTTAATAAAAGGAAAATAGTATGCATCTGGTCACTGTTAAATATGAGTTTACTCTTAGTGAAATTGTTGAAAAATACCAAGAGAATCTCAAAACAAAAGATCTGAAAGAGTTTTATTTTCAGGGTGAAAATTATAAACGGCTTTGTGTAGGATATATTAACGATGGTGGTTTTTTCGAACTGCGCACCTTTGAAGAAGAAAAGGGCGTTATCCGTGAAATGAACTGGAACAGAACGGCTCTACCGCTTTCAGCCAAAAGTTTTAACCAAAAATATCGCATTATTGAAAGCTTGCACGAGCTTTTTAAATAAGTAATAAAAGTTGAGTGTCAAATGAAAAGGCACTCAAATATGCCTGAATGGTGGAACGGTATACACAGGAGACTTAAAATCTCCCGCCCGTATAGGGCTTGTGGGTTCGAATCCCACTTCAGGTACCAAAAGATAAATAAAATGTTGTACTTAGCGAAAAAGGTTGTTATAATAGCTTCATTGTTAAGAGAGAGGAAATCAACATGTGTTCTGATGGATGGCATTTAGAAAAAGGTGAAGTAGCTGATGGGGTTTGCCCTGATTGTGGTGGTGATACACTAGATGGCTATGCCACAGAAGGCTGTCATTATTCTCCGGTAATTTGTAAAACCTGTGGTGATGCGCCTTGTGATGATTCTTGTTAAATAGTAAAACGGCCCTTTAGCTCAGTTGGTTAGAGCAGTCGACTCATAATCGATTGGTCGCTGGTTCAAGTCCAGCAAGGGCCACCAGCATAGTCTCCTCTATGTGGTTAATGTTAGATGTTGTTGTTTCGATGGTATTTTGTTATTCATTTTGATTCCTTTTAATTAAAGAGTGTCCCCTCACTCTTTTATGCCTGAATGGTGGAATGGTATACACAGGAGACTTAAAATCTCCCGCCCGTAACGGGCTTGTGGGTTCGAATCCCACTTCAGGTACCAAAAAAGAAAGAAAAAGCTTGTGCATGATAAAATGTTTTGTTATTATGAACTCACTGATTAAGAAATGGTTAATCAAAGAGTTAAAGAAAAAAGTTGTTGTAACGAGTTTGAAAATGTAGTAAAATGATTTTAAAACGGCCCCTTAGCTCAGTGGTTAGAGCAGTCGACTCATAATCGATTGGCCGCTGGTTCAAATCCAGCAGGGGCCACCAGCTTTAAGAAGATGCTTGATAGTTCGCATATATAAATAGCGTCGGTAGTTGGAATAACCGAAGTGGCAAGCAATATGTGTCATCCTCTTAAACACAAAGGTTTTTTAGCTCAGTTGGTAGAGCACAAGAGCCAAAAGATCGTTTCTACTTCGGTAGACAGCTATGCTGGTCAAATGACAACGATTCGATCTGAGGCCAGAGGTCGCTGGTTCGAGTCCAGCAAAAACCGCCCGACCAGACATGAGGAATACCCTCTATAAGAGGTTTAATCAATAACAAGGGGAGGTTAGATATTTGAGTTGGTTGGTGTCCAACTTTCAGTGATAATAGCAAAGACCATTCGCAAACAGATAAGTCGAATGTAGCCGGGCAAGTAAAAGTTTGTCTGATTACTGGTAGAGCACTAGATAGATTAAAAATTAATAATATTATACTTGGAAGAATAAAACTAAATAATTTAAAGGCTGCTATGAGCCAAAACATAGAGTGTGTTCAACTAATAATGGAGGGTGAATAGATATCAGGGTTGGTTGGTGTCCAACTCTCAGTAATAATAGCAAAGACCATTCGCAAACAAGTAAGTCGAATGTAGCCGGATAAGTAAAAGTTTATCTGATTACTGGTAGATCACTAGGTATTCAAAAACTAATATTATAATCTTATATATGAATGGGTGCCTACTACCGCAATGTAGGGATGTGAAGTAGCTGTTTTCGATATCGTCTTACTGATGCTATTAGGTATGACGAGGTGGATATGAAGCCACAAAGAATAGCAGAGAGCCACCTTCGGGTGGCTTTTCTTGTTTTAAGAAGGAAATTATTCAATTAGAATTTGTTGAATAAAAATAGATTGATAGTGTTGTCATTAAATGTTATACTTTAGGCATTCATAGGATTGGAGATTATCATGTTTAAGAAAATGTTGAAAAAATTTGGTTTTATTCACAAATCTGAGATTTCGGCATTGATTAAAGAAAATGAGGCTGTTCAGAAAGAACAACGTTTAAATAACGAGTTAGCATTTAATAATCGTGTTTTTGTAGGTATGCCTGTTATTGGTGTTAATAACTATGAAAATGTGATAGAAATAGCGATAATCAAACGTTTTGAGATTTTAGAGTTAAAAAATGATCGCAAGATTGTTCCAGTGATGAAGCTATACTATTCTAATAGAACAGATGGTTTTCACAAAGATAAAGAGAATTGTGTATTGAGTCAATATGTTGCATTCTCCAAACAACGTCTAAAAGCCTATTTAAAACTAAATGGTTGTGAACGAACAGCAATGTTAATTAAGGCTTATCAGTTAGGAACAGAAGATATGGATGGATTATCTATTCTTGCTCCTTATCAACCAGAAGCTGATGAAGTATTAAGAGAACTTGAAAAAACGAGTTTTTTTGAAGATAGTAAGTGTTATGATGTTTAAATAAAGAGGCAAAAAATGAGCTTTTATACTTTGCTGGAAAAATACAAAACACCAGAAAATGCGCTGGAACACCTTTTAGATGAAGGAGAGAAATCCTATAGAGGTTCTGCACATATTTTTCAGACGTATGATAATATTGAAGGTGGCAATAAGGTAGGGTCTTACAAATCATTAACAAGAAATATGCTTAAAGGTCGTAACTACACGGTAAATTGGTGCGATGATTCAGTAGAGGTTCATTTCAAGGATTGCGTTTGGTTCAACAAGATAACAGGGCGAAGTTTTCCCGATAAAGTAAGTTGTGAAGTAGTAATGTTTCCTACTAATGCTTAAAAGTAGTTGTTGATTTTTATTTAAAAAGACAATATAATAACCTCATTAAATAAATGAGGGCGATAAAATGACTATGTTTAAAGACTTGGATGAACTTGAAGTTATTGAAAAAGTCATGGATCTGGCTGATGAGTTTGAAGTAGTCAAAGAGCCGGGTGGCTATATTGCTTATGTTGATGGTGGTTGGTTGCCTAACGTTTATAATAGCGAAGATGAAGCATATCGTGAAATCTTGGCTGATGTTGTAGGGGAAAGAAAGTCTTTCTTCAATAGTGATGTAAAATATTGTATCCGCAATACAGAAGATCGCGCAGATCGTTTGTATTGGGTTGATGGTCATGGTTGGGAAAAAGAAAATTATTCCGTATTTTCCTGCGAAGAAAAATATGCCTATTCTCTGCCAGATGATGGTGAATGGGAAGAATGCTAAAAAAACTGCCTCCGGGCAGTTTTTTATTAATTAAAGAGAGAGATAAAATGAAAGAAGAAGAAACAATCATAAGTAAGTTGGTAGTAAAAGAGCAATCAGAATTTGAAGAATGGATATTAAAAAATACTGCCCTTGGATATAGTGCTCTACGTGGGTGGCGAGACGAGTTTGGTATTGTTGATTATGAAGATATAGATATCAAAAACAAATGGTCAGGCTGGCTTGCTGCTAAAACAGGATTCAAGTCATGGGAAAGGAACATTTAAAAAATAATTATATTGTGCAAATTAGCCATATTTGCTATAATGCTTATATCATAAACTAAAGGGTATCATGATGAAAAAATCATTTAAGGTTGGTATTGTAACAGCTCTTCTGGCTTGTATTGTATCTTCTCAAGCTCTGGCAGAAGAACGTAAATACTATGCTATTCTTGAGTGTCGCTTCCCGCATGGTGGTAAATTTACAAGAACTGTTGAAAATGTTAACCTAAAGTTTGCGCCAGTAATCCATTATACTGATATGGATGGCTATGAGCATGATACTACTTACGCATGTGATGTGAAATATCTGAAAAAAGGAGAAGTTCCTCCAAAATCAGATTAAAAAGGATAAGCAATAATAAAAGAGCCACCTCCGGGTGGTTTTTTGTTGATTTAAACTTAATGTTGTCCTATACTGTTTTAAACAAGTCAACAAACAAAAGGAAGATACGATGAAAGCGATCCACACTAAATACTTTGTCACTGAAAATGGTCAGATTCATGCTTTCTATGTAGAGAATCAGGTGTCTACTACAGGTAAAGATATTAGCGCTGTAGGAAGCTCTGTAATCAACTTTAAAGATGGTTCGCGTTATGAACTGTATAATAGCGTAAAAGCCGCTATGGGAAGCATTGAGAGCTTATTTAGCGGTAAGTATGCGTTTGTTGATGATGATGGTGTTATTCATAGCCTGAATAAAGATTTAAGCAAAAGCACCTATGCTGCAGAAAACAGTCGTATGAGCTGTAGAGTAGAGAAAGTGAAGGTAGCAAATGGATTAGACTTTGAAATGTTTTATCTGGTAGATCCAGAGGGAGAGTGTCCAGATGGTGCAGGTTTTGTTATTTGGGAACCAGATGCTTTAGCCGCTGAGCTTGATGCTTAATTAATAAAAGGGGCTAGGCCCCTTTATTTTAATATCAATAAAAAATTCCCAATGAATCTTCATAATACGGACTTTTCTCTGGAGAAACATCTCCTTTGAATTTTGCTATGTTATATATAAAATTTTCATATCCTCCAATATTTAACTTATAAGAAGCAATAGCTGAAATAGGATAATCATTATAGATACTATTTATATCTTTAACATTATGTTCTATTGATTTATCAACCATTAAATATTTAAATGCTCTATTAATTTTAAATAACTCTCTCAGTTTTTCTATATTTCCAGATTGATAATAAGATAGTAAAATGTTATCAGAATTATTTTGATATGTTTTAACCGTATTAAGATAACGATCTCGCTCAACTTTTCCAGTATTATAAGCAGCATTCTTTGTGGAAACAAAAGAATATGGTAAAATTAAAATATTTTCATTATAACCTTTTTCTTTTAATAATTTTTGTAGATTGTTGTATATTCGACTATCTGCAGATAATGCTTTATCATAATTTGCATAATTATTACCCATTCTAAATTTACTGGAAATAATCTTGTTTTGTTTCATTCTATCTTTAGAATATTTAATAGATTCATCTGTTTTTAATAAATCATAGATTTCGTCTTTAAACCTATAATGTATACCTACAGAGTCTTTCATGGAGCTTTCAACAACATCTTCTAATTTTATATTTTGAGTTTTCATTAAAAGATTTTTATATGTTGTATTTATATCAACGTGGCGATCTGAATTTGCTACTATAGAAGCAAGTCCAGAAGCATAATTTACAGTATCGTATTTGATAGCTTCTTTATAGGCTTTATTATCATTATGTTCATAGATATATTTAAATGTTATCATATCTTTTTTAAAATCGTCATCTGTATACTTAAAATTATTAATTTGTGTTTTAAAATCATCATAATTAATTAATGAGTTATATAAATTAACTTTATAAGAAACAATATTATCATATTTTATAGCAGTAGAATTCATGGTCGAAAACTCTAGAGCTGTTACTGCTACTGTGACTAATAGGAATCCAGTAAAAAATTTTTTAGGCCATGATTTCTTAAATTTAAAAATAGACGAGGTATTTTTAAATTTTGTTGAAAAAATATTTTGAGTTTTTAACATGATGTTTTTTTCCTGTTGTTGATATTGTCAAAAATATAACACATGGAAAATAGAAAAGTAAAAAAAGACTTGTGCAGATATAAATATAGAGTTATAATTGATTATAAATTTAAAAATGGAGTTAAAAATGGAAAACAAATCAAGTGTAATGACCAAGTTGAACAATAAGCTGAGAGTGTTAAAGGAAAGCGGTTTATTTAAATCAGCAGAGTTGAACAATACAGCAGCTCGTTTAACTGATAAAACTCAAAAAGAAGATTATGTTCTGATTTTAAACATGAAAGATAGCACTAAAGACAGTCTCGCTATCTCTATTAATTATAAAGGTCGTGAAGAGGATGACGTATTAATCACGGTAAGTAAAGCAAAAGCGGTGTTTGATCCAGAGAATGGTTTCTATGGCTCATATCGTTCAGAAAATATTGTAAGATCCGAAAGTATTTCTTTCAATGATTTTTCTGTAAATCTTCGAGCACTAAACAAAGTATTACCAGAACTGACGCAAAAAGATTTCGTTAATGTTTTCTGTAATACAATGGACTTAAGTTTTACAGAAGTTGCCCCAAAAAGTCGTCCAAGAATGCGCTAATTTAGTAAGCCTGTAAAAAGCTACCTTTGGGTGGCTTTTTCATAAGTGAATGAATAAAGTCGTTGTACTATGTGTTATTGATTGGTATAATGCATTCATTGAAATGAAAACAGGAATTAAAAAATGACTCTTTTTAAAGCTCTCGTAGCAAAAGCGACTCCTCGTATCGAAGCTGGTGAGGATGTTGTTGAAGTTGTTTTTGATATTGTTAATTTTGATGAACAAAAACCTGATGTGACTGCTCATCTCGAAGAAGATCCTACGTTAGCAGAGCGGATTGATGATCAGGGGCATAATAACGTAGTTTACCCTGATGATGCTACGGAATCGGACATTGTTATTACAAATTTACAAGAACAGTTGATATCTCATTTTGAGTATTAATAAAGCCACCTTCGGGTGGTTTTTTGTTGTTTTAAAAATAGACATATGATAAAATATCTCATTTAAATAACAATCAATAAAAGAGGGTTTATGAGCGAAAAAGAATATGATCCACAATATGAAACTAATGTTCCTCATTTTAACAAAGATATTGCATGCGAATGGGTTAGAAATAAAGAAAATGATAAAATTAAACATTGGCTGGAAAATGGTCGTCCTCATAAAAGGATAGTAACAGAAGCGTTATATTGCTGTGGTTATAATAGTAATTTAGAAGCTTTAAAGTTAATCTATGAAAGTGATTGGTTGAAAAAGGTTAATGTGTTAAAAATAGCATTAGACGCTTATAGTGAATGTTGTGCGGAAGAAAGAGATGAGCAATATAAATGGATAGTTGATAAGATTTTTAATGAAAAAGACAAATCTGTAAAATCCAAAAGAAAATATTTCATATATGAAATGTATAAAACTTATATAGGAAGAGATATTGCTATTAAACATGGCGTAGATTTTAAAATAAAAGAAGCCGTTGAAGATTTAAATGATCTATTAGATACTGCTAATACAGGTCATCATCAATATAAGCTACATAAAAGCGAATCTAATTTAAAAAGAGCAGAAGATAGCTTGAAAAAGAGCATTAATTATATTAAAAATGGAACTCCTTTAAAAGCGCATAAATTAGTAGAGTTAATGAAATATAGTGAAGAAGAAAGTGTTATTAGCTTTTTAAATAATATTATTTCATTGGAAAAAATGTATTTTACTGATGATATTATGCCTTCATTATTTTTAACTGAACTTCCAATGTGGAAGAGATTTAATCATATTAATGATAATATTATGAAGGGTATAATTAAGTTATTTAAAAATAGTGGTGTAAAAGAAAATATCATTATTACGAGTGATGATTTAAATAATAACAGGATTTTAAAGAATTATTTGGACACAAGAAGATATAAAATAGGTAGTGTTGAAATTGTAGGTGTTGAGCTTAACAATCGAACCAATGAGATTAAAATAGAAAAGAATCAACAAGGTATTATTAATTCATTTTTAATAGAAATTGATATTCGAGAGTATGTCTTTATAGAGCAAACAGGTGATAATAGAAATATTTTAGTTTCTGATAAAGAGAAAAAAGATTCAAAAGAAAAATATGATTTACTATAAATATAAGGCCACCTTCGGGTGGTTTTAAATATTTAAAATACATTCATAATTGGAAGAAAGCCTTTTTTATATTTATTAATTTGTTAAAAGTTTATTTAAAATATTCTGATCAACCGAACAGTTCCACTTGTTCAGAAATGGTTCAAGTTCTTCTGTTTTGATATTAATAAAGTCAAAATCATTGTCTTCATCAAAAATATCGCACCATCTTTCATCTGCATTATTGCCATTAATATCATAACAACAGTCATTAATTTCAGCTACCATATGGGAATAAGTCGTAGATTCTTCATTTTGGTTATAGCGCATAATAGCAATTAAGTTTCCTTGAAATAAATTACAAAGCGCTTTAGCAAATGTATGACACTGACCAGATTCAAAAATAAAGGGGTCAAACTGTTCATTAGCTTTAGTCAAAAAATCATTAATGTTCATGTTCTTCTCCGGTCTGATTTATGTATATATTTTACTAAAAAATAAGATGATATGCGAGGAAAAACAGGAAGATAAAGTAAATAAATTATTTGTTTTTGAAGTGCGATTTTGGTATAATGATTTTATTGAAAACGAGATAGGAATACGAAAATGTTCTCATTTAACGGCGTAGAAAACATGACTTTTGGTGGTTTTGAAGATGAAAATCTTGATAAAAGCATCAATAATCTTATTCGTCGTATGATGGATAAGTATGAATATCTTGGTTGTGGCAGAAACCGTATTGTTTTTGCTCTGAAAAGTAAAAACTATGTAATCAAAGTTCCATTGAATCTGGCAGGAAATTCTGATAACTGCGTTGAAGCAAAAAGAACTGTAGATTTTGGTTATCCTGTAGCTAAAGCGAAACAAGTGATTATTGATGATTTTTGTTGTGCTATTATGGAATATGTAGAACACGCTGACCGTTTTGATAATGAACTTCCTGATTGGACAGGTTTCGTTGATTGTGGGCAAGTAGGCTTCACTAAAAAAGGTGAGCTGGTAGCGTATGATTTTGGATATAATTAATAACTAAGAGGTGTATAAAATGAAAGAAATTTTATTCAAAGTAAAAAATGATGGCTTAGGTATTGAAGTTGGTTTTTTGAATCTTGAAGCTGTGGAAGTATTCAGTCCTAATCTTAAAGAGAAGTTTAAAAAGGCTATCAGCGGTGTAAGTGAAAAAGAAGTGGTTATAACTAAAAGAGAAATTGGTGAAATTTATGATTTTATCGAAAGCCCTGAAGGTTATGATGATACAGAAGATGCGGATATTACATTTGCCAGAGAAATAAGAAGTATCAATAAAAATTATACGCAAGTAGTTGATGTTATTTTTAAAGTTGTAGAATAAAAAGAGGTATAATGCGCATACATAAAAAAATAATCATCCCGACTGAAAGCCGTTTATTTTTTGTCGGTGATATTCATGGGCAATATAAGGAACTTCAGAGAAAACTTTCTGAGGTTCATTTTGTTATTGGTAAAGACTATCTTATTTCAGTTGGAGATTTAGTTGATAGAGGACCAGAGATTGTTAAGGTAATAAATATGTTTAACGAAACACCAAATTTCTATGGTGTTGTAGGTAATCATGATAACTTTCTTCTTGAATATGATACTAAGCCAGAAAAGTGGTTTGATGATAAAAGAAATGGAAGTGAAGCCACTGTTGAACAAATGGGTAAAGATAATCTTAAAAAATATAAAAAAATATTGCTGAATAAGTTTTTTCTGTTACTAGAGGTCGAGCAAGATGGAACCGTGTTTGGTGTTGTTCATGGGGGAGTGCCGTTTGATCAGGATAAACCTCAATCGTGGTTAAAAATAATAAGAAAAGCCAAAAGAAATAAATATTACCGGGCAAATCTTATGTGGGACAGAACAGTAATAAGAAAGATATTAGCAAATGATACTAAAGATATTCCTAATGTGTCAGGTATAGATTATTTAGTTCATGGGCATACGACATTACCAGAACACTTAAAGTTCCAGAATCGCTTTTATATTGACACATATGGAACGAAGAAAGAATTAACATTTATGTATTTTGATTTTAAAAATAAAGAAATGAATTTTTTATAAATGAGGAATAATAATGAAAAAAATAGTTAAGAGTAGTGATTTTATTAAAACATTAAAAAATACCGAATTATTTGGTAATGTTGTAGATATTTTAAATGAAATAGAGCGAAAGAAATCAGAATATGAAATGTCACTTGGTAAAGTTATTTTAAGTGTAGAGATAGATACTGATGAAGATTTTAGTATTGAAGAAAAAGTACTTTTAGGGAAGTATCATAATCATATTGTGGTAAATGAGAAAGAAACATATCATGAAGCATTACTTCGCTATATTGATGGATTGAAAATAAATATTAACGAATATAATAAAAAGAAAGTAGATAGATTTATTGAGATGATAAGATCAAAAGATATTAAATATAGTCTAAATCATTATGGAGAGATATCAGCAGGTGGTAATCAAACAATAGATGTTTATATTGTTCCTTTATCTAATATTATTCAGCTTGGTGATATAAACATAGATCTTGCTGAATAAATATTTGTAAAATATTGAAAGTTATTTTGATTTTTAAATAAAAATAGATAGTATTTAATTAATAAACAAAAAAGGAAAAAATATGGAAAAGTTGGTAAAAGATTTTATAAGTGAGCAAACAACAGGTATGAATTTATATATCAATATTTTCATATTTGTGATTTCTTTCATAAGTAATGTGGCTTATATGGGTATATTTGGAGCATTATTTAAAGCGGCATTTGTGACAATTGTTCTTGCTATCATTTGGAGAATTTTAACACCGATAATCAGTCCAATATTGGAAGGTCTTTTTAGGCGATAAAAAACAGATTTAAGGTTAATCCTCGATAGGAGACTTTCGGGGATTTTTCATTTTAAATAAAAAAAGCTTGTGCATATTGTCATAATTTGCTATACTCTTTATATCAAATTAAGAGGGAAGAAAAAATGCTGAAAACTTACATTGCCACTGTTACTAAAAGCTCTGTAGTTGAACTGGATGATAAACATGTAACTCTGGCTTTTAACGATCCTAAAAACACTGATAAGCTTTCTTTTAAAGCTTTGATGGGGTTCTTCCCTTGTGTAGGTGTAGTGAAAGAAGTTGTATATTGGGACCGTGCTGGTGTAACAGTAGCTCTACTGGATTGTTCAGAACTTATTGAAGCTCAAAAGTATTGTGAAAGCGTTGGTTATGATTACAACCTTGAGTTTATCCCTCATGTGACCGTTGCACGAGGTGAATCTGAAGTTGAAACAATGTCTCACCTGATCGGTAAAGAAGTTGTTATGGAAGATTGTTATATTCGTTGTAAAGATTTTAACTAATCTGAAATCATAATAGAGGAACGTTCAATGACAGATGTAAAAGAACTGGTAGCAAAACTGTTGGAAGATGCTCGACGTTTACAAGAGGTTGAGCCTAATGCCGGAACAGAACAGCGAATCAAAGAGGCGGAAGCCTTTCTCAAATCAGAATAAAGATTGACTAAGCCTCTTCGGAGGCTTTTTTATTGCATAATTTTACAAAAAAAGAGTTGTTTTTTGACATAGATCACACTATTATATATGTCATTAGAGTGTTGATTATAGAGGAAGAAAATGGAAAATTTGAAAGCTAAAGGCCAGAAAATAAAGTCCTACGTTGATTTTTTAGGTAATGCTTGCATTGGAGTATTTCATTATTTAGGGCTGTTTTTGATCGGTGGTGTGGTTATTTGGGCATCATTGATTGAGTTAAAGCATGTTTTCAATATTGGTGAGCCGGGAGTTGAAAATGTGCTTATGTTATTTATTTACTTAGAACTTGGAGCGATGGTTGGTATTTATTTTAAAACGAATCATTTACCAGTTAGGTTTTTGATTTATGTTGGTATAACAGCTATGATAAGGCACCTTATTGGCTTGATTACTGATCATGGTGACAACCATACCCTAATTATCTTTTATTGTATTGGTATCTTTGTATTGAGTCTATCAATCTTTATGGTAAGATATTCGTCATACAAGTTTCCATCAGAAAAGATTATTGAGGAAAAGCCAGAAGAAAGTAAAATCATAGAAAAACGAATAGATAATGACGATAAGTTAGTTTAAAAAAGCCGCCTTCGGGCGGTTTTTTGCGTAATGTAGAAAAAAAGCCTTGCTATTGTTGTCATTAAAATCTATACTATCTTTATTGAAACGCTCATACCTTTAAAGAGACGTAAAAAATGAAAACATTAAGAATTACACATGTAACTAATAAAAATTTTAGCTTTGGTGATAAGTATTACGTTGTGGAAGAAAAGAAAGTATTTCTTAAATTTTTCAGTTATTGGAAAGAATGCAAATATCTTTCTGGTGATTTGCGTGATGAAGAAAGTTGTTATGTTCCATATACTTTCAATAGTGTAGAAAAGGCAAAAGCTTTTATTAAAGAGAAGTATAAAAATTCCTTTTTATGTGAAAATATTGTATATCGTGTTATTCCAGATGGTATGGATGATTGTTAAAATAATAGCCAAATTTCACAAATATTTATATGACATCTACCTAATTAGAAGAAGAATTTTCAGCATAAACCGCCTCCGGGCGGTTTTTCTATTTTTTAAATAATAGATTAAATACTTCTTGATTATGTTGTCATTAAAGCATATAATGCTTTCATTGAAACGTATTGTTGAACCTGAAAAAGAGAAAACAAAATGCTGAACGAAAAAATTGCAATTCTGTTAGAATCTCGTAAAGAAGCTGGCGAAAAACATGCTGAACTGAAAAAACGTGCCGATGACGCATGGAAAGAATGTTCTGACCTTCAAAATAAAATTGGTCAAGCGTTTGCTGAGAGCTTTACAGGCACTAATGAAGAAATTCAGTTTATGCTGGATTTGGATAATAGCAGTGATGCTATGTATAATTTTCGTTCTAAATTTTTAGCAGAGAAAAAGCTGAAAGAAGCAGGCTATCATATTGATTCCCGTCAACATGGAATTGCTGTAAACCTGTATAACGATGAAGCAGATCTGCGTTCAGCAGCAGAAGCATTAAAATCATTGTTCCCGTTGATTAAGCCTACTGTTATGAATGGGTGGAATGGGAAAGAAACAAAATATACTCTGGTTAACCTGAATATTTCATCTGTGGTTGATTATGAAAAGTTCTCTGACAATGTGTATTTAGTTAAAGAAGGTGATCTGTATCAAGCAACGACAATTGAGAATCGTCATAACAAAGTTATTGCCGATTGGTCGGATGACATTGCTGAAGTGATGATTAAAGCTAAGGAGTATCTCGAATCTCATTATGGGCATGATGAAAGCGATGATTGGGATAACGAATAAATAAAAGCCACCTTCGGGTGGTTTTTTATTGAAAACAAAAAAACAAAAATGTATAATATTGTCATTAATCAAAGAGGGTTATTTTATGTTTGGGTTATTTGTTGATCTATCAGATGTTGAAGTTTTAGAAAAAATACAAGAACATCAAATTGATTATAATGTTGAAACAGATGAAGAAATGCCCGATTTCTTTAAAGCATATGTAAACTGTAGAAGTTTACCAGATCTTTTTACAAGAGAAGAAGAAGCCCATAGAGCTATCCTTGCAAATGTTGTAGGATGGGAAAAATTTTATGAGAACGTAAAAGAATAAAAGGAAAATAATGAATAATATAAAGCCGTTATCAAACTTATTGGAGCTGTTTAAATTTTTAATGGCTAAATCTAACTTTGGCGCACCCAATTTTCCAGTGAAGTATAATCTTGTTGAAGAAAATAGCCCAAAATTAATTGTATTTCTTGGTGATAATGGATCGGGTAAAAGTTTATTAACTACTCAAATGACTGCTATGGCTAAAAAAATCCATAATGTTAGTGGTTACAGTATGAGTATGAATACTCGGACAAAGGAAGGTAATTTTAAGGTTTTCATGTATGAACCCGAAGAAGATAACTCTACTGGAGTAATCACAGTTTCTGCTGTTATGCAGGGTGTTAAACATTGCTTTTCTAATGCCCAAAAGGGAAGTGATATGATGCTTTTATTGGACGAGCCAACTCTTGGTTTATCGAGCCGATATGAAAGAGCAATGGGAAAATACCTTGTCGATAATATTAAAGAGAACGAAGGTAACGAGCATTTTAAAGGTGTTTTATTGGTAACTCATTCTAAAGACATGGTAAGAGAAATTGTTGAGTCTGGATATCTGCCGTCAGTAGTTTCAGTAAATAACGAAAGAACATTAAAAGAATGGCTTGATGATAATAGTTCTGCGACTGTTGAAGAGTTATTGTCATTGAAAAAAACAGGTTTAGAGCGTTGGCGTGAAGTAAATAATTACTTTAAAAACCAATAATATTTTAATTTTTTAATCTATAAGCAAACATAATAAAGAGGTCATAAAATGGCAACACGTTCAAATATTAATGTAAAAGTTGGTAATTTATATCACGTTATTTATTGTCATAATAATGGTTATATTGAACATAATGGAAAGCTATTATTTGAGAACTATAATAGTCAAGAACTTGCCGAAAAATTAGTATCTGGTGGTGATCTATCGTCTTTAGATAAAAGTTCAGAAAAAGTTGAGGGGCATAGTTTTGATAATAGAGTAGATGGATACTGTGTGTATTACAAAAGAGATCGCGGGGAAGAAAATTGCGAAGCAATAATCACAGAAGATATTTGTGACGATAATGCCTTTTCGTATGTTTGGAATGGTTCAGAATGGCGAGTATCTTCTAGATATGAAGATTATAATGATGCATCTCTTGAGCAGGTTTTACGGGAACAAAATCTGATTTAAAAAGCCGCCTTCGGGCGGTTTTTTGTTGTAAATGACAACATAAAGTAGTATGATGTGAGAACATAATATAAAAGGATAAAAAAATGGAAAAGTCATGGGGTGAAATTTTTTGTTTGTTTATTATTTTTTTATGTGCAGTGCTGCTTGTCGTAGCAGTATTTATGTTTATAGAGGAAGGGAAGGAAATAGAAAGGCATCATTGTGTAAAAACAGGAAATTCTCGTGATTATACGTATATTCAATTTATTTATGGAGCTAAAGGGCAGATAATCGGTTCTTATCCATTGAAGGGAACCAATTATGAATATACTTGTGATGATAAAATGCGTTGGCACTAAAAATAAAGAGGTTTAAAATGTCAGTAGGAAAATATTCCCCAACGGTGAGTTTTAGCTATAAACAAGATCCAGATTGGTTCAAGAAAAATGGTGGTGGATTTGGTAATGGTAAAGATCCGCAATCAGATTTCGATGATGATGGATTCGATTCATATGGCTACGATAAAAATGAAGTAGACCGTGCCGGAAATGAAGAAAACAGCTATCAAAACGAAGTAGATTTTGAAACAGGTGAAGCTTATTATTATCTGTTTGAAAAAGTTCAGCGTGATTGGTGTACGAAAAGTATTATTTAATGTTGTACATGTTGTCATAATTTGCTATACTGTTTTTATCAAATGTTAAGTGGAAGATTAAAAATGAATACTGTAAAAAAAGCTATCAACAACGATTTTATCTCTATCTCTAACATTATGGGTAAACCTGTAGTTGGTAGCAGTGTTTGTCTGTCCTCTGATTTTAATAAAGCGCATAAGCATATCATGGCGTTTTCTGACGCACTAAAAACCGTGAATGTCGAATCTGAAGGCCGGGTTAGTGTTAAAGAACAGTATGGTGATTTTTATGGTATGGTTGATGACGTAGTTGTTATCAAGTTTACTAATCATTCTACTGTTGGTTGGATGGTGGCAACATCTACAGCATTGCCATCAGATATCGCAAAAGCTAAAGCATATGTTTATGCTATGCTTGAAGCGCTGGCTGCAGTTGGGCATAGTATTAACAATACGAAGCCTGTAGAGCCTAAATATAAAACATTCATCAATGATTACAGTGAATCAGCTTTTGGTGGAATGCGTAAAGTTATTACTGGTTCAATTAACAAGAAAATTGTTTACACTGCAAAATGCTTTGAGGGTAAATGGGAATTTAATATCATTGGCAGTTTAAATGATGATTTTGATTGGATGATTGCCTTTGAAGAAATTGTGAAAGGTGTAAATAAAGAAGTAAAACGACTGACTAAATAAAAAGAGTCGCCTCCGGGCGGTACTATTTTTTAATAAGAAAATCAATCAAAAGAGGTTTTTCATGAATTATATTACCATTTACTCTAAATCCCATGCCGCTCAGATCGATGTTATGGATAATATTGTTTTAAATACGGGGGCTAAAGTTGTAGCGGCTTCCAATGATGCGTTATACAGTGATTCGAATCATGAAGATGTTTCAATGGTTTCGATTACCTATGAAACTGAACTTGATATTGAAAAAATCAAAGATGTTGTTAAATCAAGCAAAAGTAAAGAAGACTGTTTTGTTTGCGAAGAAGAAAACTGGCATTGCTAAAGGTTAAATATGAGAATATTTATTGAAAGCTCATGCTCTAATATTTCTGCTGGAAAAGTAAATATTGCTTATTCAGAAAAAGCAGAAGAATGTTTTAAATATTTTAATTTAAACTACAATATAACTACGATTAATGGTGTAAAAAGTATTCAATGGTTTATCTCTGAAAGCTATGTAAAAGTTGAAAATGAAATTTTTAAATCAATAAAATCAACAATTGATTTTTTTTCAAAATTTGGCTGCAGTTATGAGATTACGAAAAATCAAATAAATATTAAATTTAATTAAAGACCACCTTCGGGTGGTTTTTAATTTGATTGTCATATTATTAGCTGATAAAATAAACAAAAATATAAAGGTGAATAAATGAAACAGTTAACTTGGCTAAAGCAGAAAGACGTTGGTAATGATTTAACTCAAGTTTTTATTAAACCAGAGTTCTTTGATTTTACAAAAACAAAATATCCTGATGGTATTCCCATTTTAGGCGGTTCACTTTCAAAAGAAGACGTGAAAAAACTTTTTAATAAAGCTGAAAATTATATTCAAGATAATATTACTTCATTAGTGGAAAACAGTGAAGAAGATGATGAAATTGCTTTAGAGCGATTAGTGAAAGATTGGGAAGAAAATCCAGAAAGCTTTTTTGTTATGCGTTATAGTGATGTAGATTTTGACAAAGAAGAAGCCTTTTTTTACCCTCGTATAGTATTGCCTTATGTAGATCATGATGAACATATTTTTAATCATGGTATCGCCATAAATGATGAAAGGATCTATGGTCATGATGGTTTTGGTGAAAAATATAAAGAGTTAAATCAATTATTGTTTGAAATTACCAAAAAACACTTATCATTAATCTGATTTACAAGCCTTATCGTAAGATAGGGCTTTTTTTATAAAATTTTATTGTACATATTGTCATAACCTGTTATACTTCTTTTATCGAAACGAAAGAGAAAACAGGAAAATATCATGGGCTACGTTAGCAAAGAAATGAAAGTAGAGCTGGTAAAACGTATTAAAGAAGTCCTGCCTAAAGGATGGAAGGCTACGTTTAAAGTGTACAATCTGTCAAAACTGCGTGTCCTGATCAAATCAGCACCTATCACTCTGGATGATATTAAAGAAGGCGTTGATAATGATTATATCAGCGTTCACCCTCTTTCAAGAGCAAGTGATTTTAACAATATTGAAGTGGGAAAAATCATTGAAAATATTGGAAAGGCACTTGAAAGTAAAAATTATACTGTTGTTGAGGATAGCAGTTATGGAAATGTTCCTTCATATTACACTGAATTAACTTTTGGTGATTCAAGCAAGCCTTTTGTTTCTACTAAAAATATCTAAAATATAAGAGAATCCCCGGATTCTCTTTTTTTATTCTATTCAACAAATAGATTGCTAATAACATAATATTTATGATATTATTATATAATTAAATCAATTTAGAGGAAAATTATGCATAAGCCAATTTTGGGTCGAGTTCATGTAACTGCAGATGGTTTTTTAATTGGGCGAGTTGTTTCGAAAGAAAATCCAGCGAATCAAAAAGAAGATTTAAAGATAGGTCATGTTTATGAAATGCATTACTGCCCTTTATATAAAGAGGTGAAATTTGTAGATCTTGGTCCGGCTGATTTTCAGCCAAATAGCCCTATGGGAATGGATCGTTTTGTTTTTGATGCTGGTGGTCGTCATTTAACTGTAAGTGGTTTATCTAATAAAGAATTGCGCGGTAAATAAATAAAATAGAGGCTCTTAGGAGCCTTTTTTTATTAAAAAAATAATACTTTTAATGGATTAAAAGATATGCTAAAATATTGTCATTATATATCAGGAGACGTAAAATGAAACAGTTAGGTGGTATTATTAATCTGGATGAAGAGTTTTCTTCTCTTGTTAGTTTTGTTCAACAAAAATGGTTAGTTGTAGACAATATTGAAAACCTTATGCATGAAGCTTGGATTATTGGGCTTGATTTGTATAAATCAAAATCTGAAAGCCATTATTCAGTAAGTAATAAAATCTGTGATATGGGAAGAGGTGAAGAAAAATATATTAGCTCTTCTTTAGCTGGTATTGAAAAAACAGTTGCTCTTAGATATCATCCTTATGCAGTATTCTCAAGGAATTTATTTTTGGCAGGGATGAAGACTTTTTTAAAAGAGCCAGAAGAGAGTTATTATGATTTAGAGAAAAAGTTAAAGCTTATTATTAAAAAGTATCCTGAATGTAAAAAAATGAAGCCTGTTGGCTGGAATAAACTTAAAAAAGTTTATGAAGAATATATGGGTATGGATGAATATGATGCGAAAGCTGATGAAAACTTATTCACTGGAACAAATGTAGCTCAGTATGAGCGTTCTTTTATGTTGAGGATTTCTTTACCTCAAGTAATGTATGATGAGTTAGAGCAAGGGAATAACCGTATTGTTGTTTTATTGATGAGTGTTATTGATCATGCGGCTAAATGTATGAAGCATAACAATGCACAAGCTTTCCTAAATGATATTGAAAGAATTGAAAATTATTTCTTATCAATGAAAGAAAATTATCCAATGCCGTTTGATGTTTCATTTGAAGGTATTGTGAAAAACAACTTTTTTAAAGATATTTTAAGGAAGAGTAAAGAAGAAATGATTTCTCTAGAGGATTTTAATGAAAAAGTTGAAAAACAAAAAGAATATGAAAAATTGCCAGAAGAAGAAAAACAGCGCCGGAAAGCACAATCTGCGGAATTAGTGTTAAACATGTTAAAAAATAAAAACGTACTATAAAAAAAGGGGCTTCGGCCTCTTTTTTATTGTGCATGAAAGTTTTTTTTAGTAAAATATAGTCATATTATATAAAAGGTAAAACACTAATGAATCATGATATAGCGATGTTAACAAGAGTATTTAAAGATGCTGACACGTTAGTTAATCGTATAGATCAGAATCATTCATTGAAAAGTTATTTTATGTGTGGGGCTTGTGGTCAACTTGCGAAATTGATTTACCAAAATTTCATTAATAAACGAAAAAAAGATTATAAGCTACTTTGCTTTATGAGCTTTGAACTTTATGGAAGCTTGGAGTTAATGAAAACATGTTCTGATGAAGATTTTTTGGAAGAATATGGCTTTGCTGGTATAGATCATGTTGCCTTAATTGTGGGTGATAAGGTTTATGATGCTTGTGGTTCTGATTTATATGATAAAGAAAACTATGTTCATCGAATGTTTCCTAAAAGCGAATTTTGTTATAAGGAAATAGAAATAGGAAATGTATCTCAATCAAAACAGGTTTTTGAAAAAGTTCTGTTTGGTCATTTGTATGGACATAAGAAGCAATCAGAAATTGTTAATCGAATTTTTCATGATTTAAGACTTAAATAAGGTAAACTTTATATTGATTTTTATATGAGTTTTTGCTATTATCAAGTCAACAAAACAACTAGTAAAGGTGAATAAAATGGGTTGGACAAGCATTCATAACGATGGCGGTTATAAAACTAATAAAGAACTTTACGAGCGTGAATTACGTAATGGCTGGAATGATTATGTAACACTTTTAGATGTTGCTTTTGTTGGTTCAAACATCTATGAACTTTTGCATTTTAAAAAAGATGATAAAGAAGAAATTTTTATTAATCTAATTTTAGTAGAACGCGAACGAGCTAAAAAAGATGAATATGCTTCTATTAGTTATAAGTATGTAACTGAATCAATGGGGCCGACACTGCATGATTGTCCTGTTAAGTTTCTGAAAAAATCAACCTGTCAAGGCGAACATGCTGTTGCTTGGCGTAAGCGTTGCTATGAATATCGTGAAGAAAGTAAAAAATATAAACAAAAGATTGAAGATGTTTATAAAAAACTTCCACGAGGCACTATTATTGAAACGTTTGGTGGTACTAAACTTGAGTTTGCCTATCATTATACCAAAACAAAGTTTGTAGCTTATTTGTTGGAAGGTGATAATACAAGTACACCATATGCATGGAAATATACTTCTATTAAAGAGGTTGTAGTAGAAAAGTCAAAAGAGATCGCTTAATCGTAAAAATAAAGTAAAATAAAGGCTGCACGGGTGTGTGGCTTTTTACGTTAAAAAGCTTTATTTCAAGTCCGACTTATGTTATAATGTTGTCATTAAATAGAGCGAGGTGTGATTAAATGGCTACTGTTAAAAAGATGACTTTTAAATTGGTTGGGCCTTATAATACTTATATTTTATCATGTTTAACAAATGGTAAAATTTGGTTATCTTCGGAAGATAACAGACCATTTAGCTTAAGTAACGTAATGTTTCGCTCAACAGTTACTGCTAATGGTTATAAAGAACAAGAAAAATGCTTAAAAGAAGCATTAAGAGCCGTGATTGGTACCGGAGATAAAAAAAATGCTGATAAGGTTCTGTCAACTTTAAAGAAAGTGACTAATTTATCAACATGGACGGTATTAGCATCGAATGTTAGTATTGAAGTAAAAGATGTTGTAGAAGAAACTGTTAAAAAGATGTCTTTTAAATTGGTTGGGCCTTATAATACTTATATTTTATCATGTTTAACAAATGGTAAAATTTGGCTATCTTCCGAAGATAACAGGCCATTTAGCTTGAGTAATGTAATGTTTCGTTCAACAGTTACTGCTAATGGTTATAAAGAACAAGAAAAATGTTTAAAAGAATCATTAAAAACAGTAATTAGTGCGGGAGATAAAAAAAATGCTGATAAAGTTCTGTCTGTTTTAAAACAAGTCACTAATTTATCCGCATGGACAGTATTAAATTATGATTTACCTATTAAGATTAAAAGTTAATTAAATCAAAAGGCCATCATATGGCCTTTTTAAATTTAATCAGTTAGGAAAAGCAATAACCATAACTTGAGCCATTCCTTTATATTGAGCAGGACTATTATCATTACCACATTGCCCTCCAATAACACCCGGATTCCAATCTGTTAAAGGAGAGAATCCCGGACTAGATATTAATGCTGGAGATGATGGTTTAGCAAAATATAAAGCAGGGCTTTTCCATCCATTAGGCATAACAATAAATCCTTGATTAAGCATAGCCAAAGAAAAATCAGTACATGAACCTTGAGGTAAGTAAACCATAATAGTAAGCGTTCCTCCCACGTTATACCCCAAAAAGAAATGAACTTCATTTGATAATTTAAATACTTGTCTAGTGCTATCAAATGCTGCCCCGATATCTCTTGTCATATAATCTCGCATAGGATTTGTTAAAACATGTATCGCTGTAGGGGCAACAGCAACGCCATTCATCAAATCTTTGTAATTGTTTACTACTATTTGTATTTTATTAGTAGTGTCATTAGCGATTGTCTTATATTTTAAAGACTGGAACGTAAAGAAAGAGACAACAATAATAACAGCAGCAATAGCAAGAACCAAAACCAATTCGATCATAGTAAAACCTTTATTATTTTTAAGCTTCATATACCCTCTCATATTTTTTAACACAAAAGAAACATTTATAACATTTTATATACAATATCATTGAATAAATAATAAACTATCAATAAGTTGCAAAATATATCTTAAAATCAGAGGAGCGGCTTACCTACATTTTTTATTAGTTTTGTTTTGATATTGTTTTAAAAAAATGATATAATGGCGTCATTATATAAAGAGGAGAAAAACATGTTTTTCGTTCAAAAATGGCAACGATTTGTAAGTTTTTATGATCTAAAAAAAATGATTGAAAGCAATAAGTATCAAACTTCTACCGAAGTTGTAAATCATATTTTTGATGGAAAAGATGAGTTATCTTCAACTTATAATATTTTAGATAATAATCATGTTTATAAACCAACAACTTTTGTTCAACGTTTAAATAAAATTTGGTTCTTTTTTGTATTTTGGATTTTTATCGCTCCTATTCGTTATGTTATGACAGGGCGTAAAGGATTTGATGAAAGAACTAAATTTGGTAAATGGGTAACAGAACTTATTGGAGAAGAACGAGTTCTTAAAGCTTGGAAATATAAAGGTGGATGGCAAAAGACATTATCAAAAGAAGAGTTTTTAGTTATTTTAAAATCTAATGATGTTGAAACTGCAGATGATTTCGTAAAATTCATTTTTGGTGAGCGTTATGATTATGATGATGAAAGATTCAGTCCTTATGTGATTATTGATACATCAGAAAAGTATCTTTACACTACACCAGTACAACGTTTTAATCAATTTTGGGTATATCCTTTATTACTCCCTGTATTTCTTATCTGGAGAGGTTTACACTATCTAATTAAGGGGAAGGACGTAGAGTTAAGCGAAGGTTTTAAAAATACTCTTGAAAAACTGATTGGCAAAGAATAAATAAAAAGGGCTTGCGCCCTTTTTTTATGAAAAATTCTTGTAACGACAACATGATTTAGGCTATAATAAGTTATTAACTGAACAATATTGAGGATTATATGGCTGCTTATACCAACTTTGACTATCAGAAAAAATCCATTAAAGAATGGGTAAATGCTTATGAAAACGGTGATTTTAAATGTGATGACGAAGCAAGCATTCATGCTGCAGGCTGGTTGATGTGGGAAGAGCCAGAAACATTGAAAGATCATATTAAGGAGCTGTATAAAGCCATTAAGATGGTTCAAGAAACTGGAAAGCTGAATGAGAACGAAATCTTTATTCGTCTTAAAGAAGTTCCTAAATTTGGGCGTGAACATTATAACTATGCTAATGTGATTTTTTATCAAGAGCTGAATAATACCCCGATTATTGTATTGACTCCTGATTATGAAGGTCATTCAGAGCTTTTCTTAATCAATAATAAACATAAAGTAACAGGAAGTTTAGATGATATCAAAGACTACCTGCTCAAAGATTTTTCAATGTAGTATTGTCATTTGCTTGTTTATAAGGGGTATATGCGTTATACTCCTTGTATAAAATTAATAAGGGTATTGAAATGTCTACAATGACTTTGAAAGAATCAGTTGAACGTATGCAAAACTTCCTGAATAATCATCCAGAACTGGCTGATTCTGTTGTTCATGCTGCAGAAGGAGAGGATGGTGAGTTTAAAAGCATGTGGAATGAGGTTGTTGTTGAACTGCCTAATGGTCATACCAAAACAGTAGTAAACTTCATTTAATCGAATATAGCCTTGTGATCATTCATGAGGCATTTTATTTTTGAGGTAGATATGTTAATAGTTAAGGAATACAACAATATTTCTCCATCTTTTATTTTTAGTGAAATGGCGAGAATAGCAGCCTCAATAGAGGTTGGAAAATTTCCTAAATATATAACGTTTTCTAACGGAATAAAGACTAAATATACTTCAAAGCTAAGATTGTTTGCGCAAGGACACACTCACTGTATCTGTTGTGGTAGAGGTAAGAGAGAAAGTGATAAGCATTTTGAATATTCTCATGAAAAAGGATTAAATCTCTTTTTTAAACATAATTGGAAAAGCGTGATGTTAACGGTTGACCATGATCTTTTAAGCTCTCTTGGCGGAATAGCTCAAACATATAATTTAAATATAATGTGTGAAGAGTGTAATAATTTGCGTGGAAATAGCTTTGCGCAAGTAGAAGAATTTATTTATTGGTTTAATAATCCAAAGAGAAGGCCAATAACTCAAAAGAACTTTAGTTATATTGATGGTAGGGAGGGTGAGAAAGAAACATTTAAACCCTATACATTACCATTTGATGAATAACAGGAGATATAAAACGAAAATGAAAACAGAAACGATTAAATCTGCTCGTAATAAAAGTGTTAGTCCGAAAGATTTTACTAATATGTATTATACGCGAGTAATGCATGTAAAAATGTCTGTAGCGCCTCTAAATGGTTTAACTACAGAAGAAGTTTTAAATGGCCTTAATGATGGTAAATTTGAGATTATGGATCATGAGTTTATTGTTATTTCGGAAACGATTAATGACGATGAACCAAAGGTGGTAGGTCTGGTAGAGCGTCTTGATACGTATCATGGCGAAGTAGAAGAAAAAGACTTTAAGCTTGCTGAATAATAAAAACCGCCTCCGTGCGGTTTTTTATTTTCAATATTATCAAATATATAAGAGTGATAATCAGTTACTCTATGATTTATAAAGATTCAAAATTATTGAGTGGGTAGGCAACTTATGCTATAATGATTTTACACAAAAAGAACAGTAGGTGATAAAATGAAGATAGCAAAAGGCTTGATTAATTTAGATAAAGAGTTCGAAGCTGTTGTAAATTTTGTTAAACTTCGTTGGAAAACGAGTGAAAACGTAGAAGTTATGTTGCGTAAAGCTTGGGATAAAGGCATTGTTCTTTACAAAGATCAATCATTAAAATCTTGTTTCCAAAAATATAACGATTACATTTTAAAACCTGAATTGTTTAAAGATTTTGTCGTTGATGATAATAATGCTGACACATCCTCTTATTACCATCCATACAGTATTTTTATGAGAAAATTTTTTAGATTAGGTGAAAGTACAATTTTTAATGAGAATTCGTTATTTTTAACATTTGATGATATTGAAAAATACATAAATGCTGTTTTAAAAGAATATCCTGAATATAAAAAAATGAAGCCATTAATCGCTCCAGAGGATTGCGATTATGATGATGTGAAAGATGCTAAAAGCTTTAAAGGCGTTGAAAGTGAAACAGCAACAACTCTTAATTTACCATATAACGTTTATGTTGCTGGTGAATATGAAGGAAAAGAAAAAACCGTAAGGCTTTTACTGGCTGTTATTATGCATGCGGAATACTGCCAAAAACATAATAATGATGTTATCCTGAAACGTGAAATTGAGAAAATTGATAAGTATTTTAGAAGTTTTGGAACTGAAACTCCGTTTAATGTTTCATTTAAAAACGTTACGAAAAACAAGTTTTTATTGGAAGTTTTAAATCAAGCTAACAAAGAGTTTATTACAGAAAAAGCTTAAGAAAGCATACATGAAAAAGAGCCTGTCGGCTCTTTTTTTTTGATAAAAACAACATGAAATTGTATAATATGAGAAACATTAAAAGGATAAAAATATGAGCGAGAGTATTATATACGGTATAAAAAAAGGCAAAAAAAGCATAGCTCTTAAAGATTTACCTAATAGTCATGGGTGGGGAACTGTTATATGGAAGCCTTATTTTAAGCATTATCTTGGTATAGACGCATCAAAAACCTATCTTACAGAAGAAATGTATGATCGACTTTGGCCTTTATATAAAGACAAAAGACTGCCGGAACATCAAAAAACAGTATTATGTGCATCTTATGATTACACTGTTATTCCTGTAGAAAGAATACCTGATTTTTGTAAAGATTTAGATATGTGGCAAGAAGATTTTGGAAAGGATATAGAAGGTTATGTAAACCATATTCCAGAAACATCCGCTTTTCTAAAAGAGGCTAAGCTTAAAAAGTTTGATCTCATTGGTATACAAACCACAAATATTGTAGAAAGTCATTATGATATTAATTGGAATCCCAATGGTAAAAGAAGAGTGTCTCCAGAACAGATTAGAAGCATTTATGATATCATAGAACCGTATAAATAATGCTTGCATTAAAAAAATCAAAGATGTATAATGTTGTCATTAACTGATGAGGATAAAAAAATGACTGCTACTACTACTGCTAAAACCTTTAAAGTAAACGTGCGTAAGAAAAATATCAAAAAACCACAGACGGTTGAAGTTGAACTAGAAGTAGGTCAAAAAGTTCGCTATGTTTTTTTTGCTAATATTACCTTTGAAGGTTTTGATGAAAAAGATCAGGCTATTCTGAAAGATAAAAGTGGTGATATTAAGCTTGTTCCTCGCTGGATGTTTGAAAAATATGTAGAAGTTGAGATTTAAAAAAGCCGCCTCCGGGCGGTTTTTTATTTAAAATTGAAAAAGTTGTTGTACTTAATAATTTATGATGATATTATATTGTCATATTGAATTAAACGATAATATTAAAGGTGAAAAAATGAATTCTTTTAAAGTTGCTGTTCCTGCTATGACTGCTATCGCTGTTGCTGCTGCTTCTAAAATCAGCGCTCTTAACGAAGAGTTGGCTGCAATTTACAAAGACAGTTCTATTACCGAAGGATTTGTTAATCCTGAGATTTTCTCATATTCTGATTGTGATCTTGACCTGATTAATATGATTGATGCTATTTCAGAAGCGGAATACAATGCTCAAATGGCACCAGAAATGGCAAAAGCTATTAAAATTTTACAGTCTGTTAAAGCAAAAATTAACGAACAAGAGAATGCGTTTACTGTTAAGAAAGATGATATTAATAAGAAAATCGCTAAAGTTCTTCAAAAAGCACGAATTGATTTTGGAACTATGATTGATTTCGATAATCTGTTCCGTATTAAATTTAACGTTAAGCGTCTAAATGAAAATCAGCGTCAATCTTTGATCGAAGTAATGTCAGAAAATGGTTTTGAGGCGATTGAACTCCGAGATGGCCTTGATCAGATGCTGTTTGCTGGAGTTGTAGAAGATCAGGAAAAGCACTCCAAACTTAACCGCTTTATTTTCGAGATGTTGAAAGAAAAAGTTACTTCTGACCGCAACTTTACAGGGTGTATTGGTTGTGAAAAATTACATGAAAGAGACTTGATTTCTTACCTTTCCTAATAAAAAAATAAAAGCCACCTTCGGGTGGTTTTTTATTTAAAGCAAAAAAATTGTTGTACTCAACCATGTATGGTGATATTATATTGTCATATTAGGTTAGGTAATCATCTTAAAAGGTAAAGAAAATGAATAACTTTAAAGCAGCTATCCCTTCTATGACCGTTATCGCCAATGCTGTTTCTAAAAAAATCGCTAACCTTAATAAAGATTTGATTGCTTTATATCAAGAAGGTACACGTACTGATGGGTATGTAAACCCTGAGATTTTTTCATATTCTGATTGTGATCTTAACTTAATCAATATGATTGATTCTATTTCAGAGGCTGAATATAATGCTCAAATGGCACCTGAGATGGAAAAAGCAATTGAAATTTTACAGTCTGTTAAAGTAAAGATTAACGAACAAGAGAATATTTATACAGTTAAAAAAAATAAAATAATCCAAAAAATTGGTAAACTGCATAATAAAGCTCGTATTGATTTTGGGACAGTTATTGATTTTGATAACTTGTTATACGTAAAAATGAACATTAAAAAGCTTGATGAAGAACAGCGTCAATCCCTGATTGAAGTAATGTCAGAAAATGGTTTCGAAGTTATTGATTGTCGTGATAGCGTTAGTCAAATGCTGTTTGCTGGTGTTGTTGAAGGTCAGGAAAAGATTCCTACTCTTCACCATTTTATTTTCAACTTACTGGATGGAAAAGTGACCTCTGATCGCAACTTTGTAGGATGTATTATTTGTGAGCCTATGTCAGAAAGTCGTCTGATTTCCATTTTATCAGATTAAAATAAAAGCCACCTCCGGGTGGTTTTTTATTGCAATAAACATTGTGTTGACATATAATAATTAAATCAAATAGCTTTCTTAACTAAGGGTATTGAAAATGAAAGTATCTAATGTAGAAAATATTCGTATTATTATGAAAACAGAAGAGTTTATCAAAGGTTATCATTTTGGTCTTTTTGCTCATACAGAAAAAGCAGAAAAAGATTTTTGGGCTATTTATGGTATTGATGAGAGTCAATATGATATGAATCAGATTTTTTATAAGATTGGTTTAAAATCTAAAAATCATAGTGTTTCATCAAAATCATTTTATACTGATGATTTTAAGAATATTTTAAAGGAAAATAGAAAGTCCAAAGAAATGATTTCTTCTGGTTTCTATGAAGTATCATCTATTGGTGATATTACTTTAGATAATATTAATGGTAAAATCATTCTTATTGATATGCCGGGTTGTGAAAGCAGGTTTGATGTAGAAGAAAAAAAACCAGAAACTGTTATAAGAGTTGAAACCATTAAGAAAATCTTTGGTAAAAATAAGGTAAGATTAAGTAATCTTACAGTAGTAAAAGATAATCCAATGGAGCTAAGTATTGAAGAGTTTAATGAAATGATGCTGGTCGTAAATCCGCGAGCTATTACAATGATTGATGATGAATGGCTTGAGCAAAAAATTGAAGAAGCCTATATTAAAGCAGCATAAAAGAAACCACCTTCGGGTGGTTTTTTATTAAAAAAGACTTGCAAAGAAATCATAGAATCATATATAATGACAACATCGAAACCAAACAGGTAATTAAAAAATGACTAAATTTGACTTCCAGACTGAACTGCAGAAACTGAAAAATGGTGAAACATCTGCTATTGAGTTTGGTGATCCACAAAATCCTAAAGGTTATTATTCTCGTGTGTTGATTCGCTATATGGCTACTGCTGGTGGGGCGCAATTTGCTATTCATCTGCTTAACCCTCGTGGTCAAACTGGTAGTGGTATGTATCTTGGTAATAATGCTGAAAAAGTTGAAGAAGAGGCTCTGCGTTTGGCAGATGATTACATGAAACCTAAAGTTCACGCTAACCCTAAAGTTCAGGAGTTTTTAAATAAAAATAAAGATTCTCGGCCTGAGCTTAGTTTCTTCGCCGTATAAAACAAAAAAATGTAAAAAGCCCCTTCAATGGGGCTTTATCTATTAGAAAATAAAAGGAAAAAATATGGAACTCAAAGATAATACTGAATTTTTTAAAGCCGCTGTTCTAAGAGGTATTAAAAAATACGAAGAGTTAAAAGATGATAGCCACTATTTTCAGTTTGAATTAAAGGGTGTTATGGAAGCCTTACAAGCTCATACGAATAACGATTATAAATTGATGGCTGATCGTAATGAAACAGTGATGTTAACAAATGAAAATAATCATATTGTAAAGGTTAAAACCGAAAAAGGTTCTGTAGACTGCTATACGTTTACATCAGATTTTACCGACGAAGTTAAATCAGAAAAAAGAGAAGATATTATCGAATTTGTTAAAACTATTTTAAGTGATGTGAGATTCATTTGGAAGCTTGATTTAAAAGAAGAATATAAATAAAGTGTTGCGTAAAGATGTTGTTCATTGTATAATGACAACATCAAAACAGCAGAGTAGAGAATAATAAAATGAAAAAATCACTGAACATCACTTTTCCTTTTGCAGAAGCTGTAGGCTATATTGCTGACGTAAACGATAAGAGTTTTGCGAACTATGGTGATTTTGATAAAACAGGTATTAAAAAGCTGGCCTGTTTGCGTTATATCACGGTTAATCGTCGTGGTAATGGTGATGGTAATCGTATGCTGGAAGCCTTTATCTCTAAATGTCGTGATGCGGGTGCTGATGCGATCATTTTATGTTGTGATGCCTCTGAGAAACAAACTAAAGGATTTGTTTTAAATGAGTGGTATTATAAATATGGTTTTGATCAGGTAGGTAAAACACCTGTAATGATTAAAAAACTGAAATAAGAGGTAGCATGAAAATCAATATAAATATCGACTCAAATAATATTATACGTATTGCCTTATTAAGTCTTTTAGTAGGAACATATTTCAAAATTAATTTTTTTGTAGTGTGTGCTCTAGTATTCGGATGGGGTGTTGTAGCAATAAATACATTTTTAATTGTTTTAGCTTCTTTAAATAGTCCAAAACAGTTTTTTAAATTTGATTATGGTGCATTTAAAGCCAGAATAAAAGATATTTCTCTAGTTTTAATCTGTTTTTCTATTTTATGTACTCTTTGGCATGATTGGAAAAACCTATCAGTCTTCTTGTTGTTATCAAGTTTTATGTTAGGTAAGTTTGAGTTTTACTGGAAAAAGAAAAAATAAATATTGTTTATGTTGTCATAAGTTGCTATACTCTTTTGTATCAAATACAAAATCAATGAACTGAAAGGAACAAAAAAATGACTAAACAAGAACTTGAACAACTGCGTGAACAAGTTAATGCTACACCAATGGTAAGTATCGCTGAACTGCCAAAAGGTTTTGAGGGTACGCTTCTTTATGGTTATACTTGTGAGCGACATACCTTTCATGTTTATGTAAAAGATGAAGTTATTCATGCTGTAACATATAACTTTGATGAAGAAATTATTACCCACGCAAGCGGTAAAGAAGTTTATGCTGGCTCATGCTTCCCTAATAAGCGTGTTTATCGTCAGCCTACACATTTCTTCTTCATGGAATTGTTGGCTAAAAAAGGTTTTACACCGTCAGTAACTGAATCAACCATGCCAGAGGATTTTAACATTTCTGTTGGAGAGTTTTTGGACAGAGCTAAGCTTGTGGAAGATTTAAAAGTGATTCCTTCACTTGCGTAAAAAGTAATAAATAAAAGCCGCCTCCGGGCGGTTTTTTGTTGTGCATGTAAAAAGATAGTGATATAATGACAACCTAACTTGAGGAGGTTTTATGTCTGACGCAAAAAATGGCTATACTTATGAATTTAAAATCTATTTTGCTGTCGCTTTTTTATTTTTTTTGTTAGGCACTTCTTTAAATTCTAAATCACTATTAGACTGGTCTCAAGCGGCAGCTTGGGCTTCAACCTTTTTTGGTATTCTTAAATATGGGAACCTTATTTATAAAACTATTATAGAAAAAAATAAAAAATTTTTGAACTTCTCCGATTTTATGAAAACAGCCATAACATATCCAATTCTTATTTTGTTACTTGGTGGACAATTTAACCATATGGGATATTCATGTTTATCTATATTTATGATGGTTCATGCTTTTTTGATGGTAATTTTTACTTTTAAATATACTAAATGAAAAACATTTATGTTGTCATTAAATACTGACTTATGCTATACTACTCATATAGAATCCAATGAGTATATAAAATGAATTTAACAGCTTATAAAGCGATATCTAATTTAAACCATGTTGGAGTGCTTTGGCATGGTTTAAACGCTGAGAGAGCCTTAGAGGTGCTTAATCAGGGCTTTATTAAGCCTCATTCAGTTCAACGTTTTTGGTCTAATGGTATGTTTTATGAAGATACCCATCCTTCTTATGATTCCTCTATCTGGTGTAATGGTTGGTCTATGAGTAGAGATCTACAAGTTGCAAAGAAATTTGCAATGCGTGGAATCATCTTTGCTTTCAGCATCCAAGCTATAAAACAGCATTTTAAAGTGGTTCCTTATTCATGGGCCGGAGCTATCCCTAGCTCAACACCATTCAATCGAAAAAAAGAGCGAGAAGAGTATGTATTAAGTGGTGGGCTGTTTCAATCAGAAGCTTTTTATGAGCAGAAAACACAAGAGATCAAGCAAGAAATTGTTAACGTTAATAAAAAATATAAAGGTAAAGAAAAAAAGACAAAAATTGAGGCTCTGGAAAAAACCTTAGTAGAAAATAGTTTTAATCATCATTTTTATACGCCTCATGGAAAAGAAATGAAACTAGAAAATGCATTTGGTTTCTTTGTTTCAGATAAAAGCCCTTCGAAAGAAATTTGTGAAGCTCTTGAAAATCATCCTTTATTTTTAGGTTATATTTAAAATAAGTGTTGTCATAACTATAGGGTTGTGATAATATAGCTTTATAAGTTAATCTTTTAGGATGAATGTTATGCGATTTCATGAACGAAGAAGTTTCCTGCAGTTTACTGACAAAACAGCAAGTTTCTCTCATGAAGAACTAAAGCAAGAGCAGCAATTGATGAATGCTCGTGATGGTATTTATTTAAGTGATTTAAGAAAAAATATTGAATTTGCAACACCTTCTATCAAGTCTTTATTTTTTGATGGTGTAAAAACATCAATGTTCATTACACCAGCAGGTAAAATTTTAACTGTAAGTAAAATAGAGAAATTCCGTTATACAAATCCTAAAGGATATTATATTTTCAAATACAACACTCGTTATAGTAAAGGTGAGATGGTAAAAAAAGTTCATCTTATGGTAGCAGAGGCTTTTTTGATTCCTAAAGGCGATAACATCAAAGTCTATAAAGTAGGATTTAAAGATGGGAATAAATCAAATTGTAGTGTTGATAATTTGATTGTTAAAAAACGTGGTAGTATGGGCATTGCAATAAAAAAAGAAGTATCGGTATTTAAAAATAATCGTTTTGTAGCAACTTTTGATAGTATTAGTCGTTGCGCCGAAGCGTTATCACTATCTCGTAGAAGAATTAGTGAAAAACTTAATAATAGTCAACAAAATATAAAAGGTTTTTCATTCGTTTGTGAGTAAAAAATCCGCCTCCGGGCGGTTTTTTTATTTTGAAAATAAAACTTTTAATGTTGTCATTATTATGCTATACTTCTTGATATAAACCTATTAAGAGATATAAATCATGAATAGAATTGAACATGGTGTAACTGTAGATAAAACATCGGATGGTTTTCGAGTTGAGGGCTATATTAATTGGGAGCCTGTCATTATAGCTAGTAACCGTAATATCACTCGTATATTTGAGATTTCCCAAAGTAAAGCACTAGTAGGAAGTTATGAAAATGCAAAAGCTATTAATAAAATCATGACAGAAGTGTTGGAAAAAGTAGAATCTCTTCGAGAAGATCATGAAGGTCGTGTGTCAATATCTATGGAAGAGGGCGTAAATATCTGGAACATTCTAATTGATGGCGGCGTTTTTGGTGCTGAAAAAACTAAAGATGAAGCTCTATCAATGGTAAAATTCCTCAAAGATAGTTATGAAAAACGTGGTGTCATCGTTTCATGCTCCGAACAAGTATAAAACAACAAAAAGGGAAAGAAAAAACTTGTACGTATTGTCATTATAGTGGTATACTTACCGTATTGAAACAGCACAAGGTAATCTAAAAATGGCAGACGTAAGCAAAGCAGATAAAGCAAAAATTGTTGCGGCAGTAAAAGAAGTTATGCCTAAAAGCTGGAAAGCATCCTTTTCTGTAAGAGATGGTAGTTTTATCGTAATGACGGTAAAAAATACGCCATTTAACCTTGAGGATATTTTCGGAAAAGAAGAATGTGCTGCACTTGATGAGCGTCATTATTTTAATGGTGTTGTAGGTCATGTAGAAGTGAATCCTCGTCATCTTGATCGCCGTATTAAAAATAAAGAAGTATTAGATATTTTGAAAAAGGTAACTATTGCTTTAAATACAGGCAATTATAGTAATAGTGAGTGTTATACTGATTATCATGATGTAGGTCATGGTGTTGAATTACAATTTGGTAACTACAAAACTCCATATGTAGTTAAAGCCGCATAAATAAGAAAGCAGCTCCGGCTGCTTTTATTAATCAAATAATCCAAAAGGAATAATAATGTATAACTATTTTTCACTTGATAATTTCTATAATTTTTGTATTTTTATTATTATTAGTTTTATTTATGTTCTAATCATGGGCGGTTTCAAAAAATCAGATAATCAAAGAAAACAGTCAGTTGTAATGGCTATTGTTATTGCTATTGTGCTGCATAGCTGCGGTTATATTTATAGTAAGCATTCATATCATAAAAATATAGAAATCTGTTCTGAAAATCCAGATTACAAAATGAGCAAGGATACTTGTTATAAGCCTTTAAAATCTGGAAAATATGTTCCGGCTGAAACTGCAGATTATGACTTGAAATAAAAGAGGTTGTTATGAAAGATCCCGCCTTTACTATTTTATTAGCTTGTTTAGCTGGTGCCATTATTGCTTATGCAATTGAAATGGTAAAAATAGAGATAGACTACAATAAAAAAAGTAAAGAGTTAATGAAAAAGTACAAGCGATAGACAACATTTTATGTTACTATAATAAAAAATAGACGATTGAGGTTTAAAATGCTGATTAAAAAACATGAAATCAAAATTGATGGTGTAACTTTTATGTGGATGATCGTAGGAGAACAAAAAATCTTCTCGGCAACCAAAAAAGCGGAAGAAATTACTGATAAAACTCTGATTGCGCTTTGCAAAGTATTAGGTGCTGATTTTGATTGTCTTTTAGATCATAATAAAAAAGCAAAAAAAGTCTTAACTTCAGAAGACCGTTTCTTGATTTTTGAAGATTTTTCGACAGCAGAAGATATCTGGTCTGAAACAGAAGCAGGTGGTAGTGATTGGTGGCGAGTATTTCATTCTATTTAAGGAAATATAAATGATTAAAGTAACTTTTGATAACTATGATCACAGTGATGAATCATACGAAAAAGAGATTGAAGGAAACCTTCCAAAAGGTGTAAAATCTGTAGAAGCTGCCTATGATGGTGGTCGTGGTAGTGTTTGGGTAGGTTCTAAGCATGTGCTGGATGATCTCGGAGCCGGAGATTATGATGTTTTTCACAATGGTATTAGTGTATCTGTAGATCGTGGACGTTTTTATTGTAGCGGTGAAGATTTTGATTTTAAAGATCTCGGCGCGGGCAATGATTTTCATTTTATTTTCAAACAAATCTAAAAAATAGCTTGTGCATGTTGTCATAATCTGTTATACTTCTTTTATCGAAACAGAGATGAGAAAGGTGAATATTATGAACAACAATTCTTATCAGCGTTATAATCATCGTAAAGGAAGATGGGAGCGCCGTATTTCCCGTAACCGTTACCGCAATACCTATATTGCTTATCCACAAAGCAGTGGTAGTCATCGTGGTGGTAGTAGTATGGCTGGTTTGTTAGGTGCCATTGTTATACTTCTTGTTATAGGTCTTAATGTTTACGGTTACTTCATCTGGTATTTTCGCTAATAGCCACCTTTGGGTGGTTTTTTCTTTTATAAAACCCCTTTCAAAAGAAATATGTTGTTGTATTTAAGATGTTGATGTTATATAATGACAACAACTTAAAGGAGATAGATAAATGAAGCCTACTTTATACACCATGATATCTAAACATAATCTGTCATTGCGTGAAATGGGGGAGAAGTTAGGTATTAGTCGTCAAAAAGTAGGGGCGTTAGTAAATAAGTTAGAAAAACGTGGATATATCACAGTAAAAAGAGCACGTTCTCCTTATGTAGGGGGTAACTATCTACAACACGTTTATCATGGTAAATTATTTAATCATTAAGGGTAATGAAAAATGGCAAAACAAAAGAAATTCACCTTTAAAAATGATCCAGAACCAACAGGGCTTTCAGCGGTTGGAAATCGGACTCCACGCGCTGTTATTAAACTTAATGGCAAAAAAGTTGGTTGGATTACTCCACCAAGCTATTTGTCGAATAAATGCAAGGTTTTCTTTCATGTAAAAAAAGAGCCAACAGTAGAAGATCCTGCTGCTTTTGAAAATGTTGCGTTAAGTAAACAAATGGAATCCGTTCAAGAAATGAAAGAATGGTTGAAAGAAAAAACGGAAGATATTACAGCGAAATTAGATCTTTATTCACTGGAAGAAGATTAATCAAGAGGAGATAATAAAATGTATTGTCCACCAGAAGATTCATATGAAGAGTTTTTGTATAAGCTAAAGCGCCATCATGAAGAAGTGGTAGCCTCGGCTAATAATAAAATGAAACGTTTCGAACAATTGGTTAATGATTATCCATCATATAGCAAAGCCATTAACGGACTTTTAAAGTTGGATAACTATGAAGAAAATTGTCAGGTTATTGGAGAACTTGAAAGGCTTAAAAATGCTTTAAAACCATTTCTTAAAGACAATTATATTTATTCCGACGAAAAAATGTTTCATGAACCAAATGAAGTTATGAGAAAAATTAAAAATCGTATTATTCACATAAACAAATTTGTTAAAAATTACCAAAAAGCCATTCATAAGATTAATGAAAAACTCAAGGCTGTTTAGTTAAAATAAAGGAACCCGGAAAGGTTCCTTTTTTATTGTATTTATCTCCAAATATCGTAAAACCAATTCCTTTAGATGGTATAGTTATCAAGGGAAAGAAGATAAATAAAAGATTGTACTTCATTCTTAAATATGGTATTATGTTGTCATTAAATAATAGTGAGGGTTAAGAAGATGGAAGTAAATATCAATATTCGCATCAATGACGAAGTTGCTGAAGAACATAAAGATCGCGTTCTGGAAAGCTGTATTGAAAAAGTAAAATATGATATTGAAAGCGGTTGTAATCAAGGAGAGCTGATCGTTGAGTTTGAAGATGATGATGAAAAAGATGTTTATTATCGTGGCTGGTGGTCAAAGCAAGAAGTATAATAATCTTTAAGAGAGGCTAATGCCTCTCTTTTTATCTCAAAAAATAAGGTAAAATAATGTCTAACAAACTAAAACAGCTTTGGATTGATGATTTACGTGATCCTATGAGATATCTTGGTCCCGCTTCTAAAGATGTTATGTGGAAATATGAAGCATGGGATGCTCGTAGTTATTTGTTTAGTGATGAAGTTGCGTCTGTTCTTGAGGTTCTTTATCTTGATAATCATTTAGATGATGATGATATTACAGGTGAAGATCTGCTTGCTATGGTTGCTTTCAGAACAGAAATGTTCCCTTGTTTAAAAACAGTATACCTTCATTCAAGCGATAATGAAGCTGTAGCACGGATGTTAAGGAATTATGGCTCTATGTTGGAAAAAGAAAATATCCAGTTAGTTGAAGCGCCATATCGAGAAAAAGACTAAAAAATATTGTAAACAAGGGATTGTTTATGTTATAGTGTCATCATATTATTTACGGGGATTAAAAATGAAATTGTGGATTGATGATATTCGTAGCCCTGAAAACTTTTTAAGTAAAGAACAAGTAGAAGGTATTGTATGTAAAAATGAAGCGTGGTCTGCGCGTACTTTCTTATTCAAAGAAGTAAATGAAGATATTGAGGTTCTTTATCTTGATAACTTCTTAGGTGATCGTCAAATTACTGGTGAGACAATGTTAAGCACTTTGTCTTTCCGTGTAAAAACATTTCCAAAGCTTAAAAAAATCTATCTTCATTCAAGTGATGATCGTGTTGTTGCTCGTTGTATTGAAAAATATAAAGAAAAGTTGGCAGAGCATGGTATTGAATTGATTGATGCTGAATATCGTGAACATGATTGAGGAATAAAAAATGTCTCGAATTGAAGGAGTAAATACTCCCATTAAAACAAAAAAACAGCAAGATGATGAATGGAAAGCTTTTCTTAAAAAAATGGGGGCTAATAAACCTCTTACGGCAGTAGAAGCTGGTCGAGCTATTCCTAAAACAAAAATCAAAAATAAACGCCGTAAAGCGGTTATGAAAAAGCATAAATAAGGTGAAAAAATGACAGATATTAATCATCGTCGTAAAAATAAGTTGCCGAAAAATCAACGTCAAACCCATTACAATAATGGTTATGGTTGTTGGCCTGACGAGCCAGAGCAACGAGGCATTCAATCAGCGAATAAACCTGTTCGTGGTAATATTCAGCGTGTAGGTAATACTGATCAGCTTGATAAATCCATGCATGGTTGGCATCGAACAGTAAAAATTGGTGACGAAGTTGTCAGTGCCGGGGCAGGTATTGGCAATGATTACTGTAATGGTCATCGTGGTATGGCAAAAGCAGTAAAAGGCGCTAAAAAGTTTGTACGGACTCGTATGCGTTTTCATGAAAAAGCAGCAACGCAACGAATGGTAAAAAATATGGAGGATGTAAATGAGGTTTCCGAATAAATATGTTCCTGATTCATGGCGTTTTGTAAAACTGGTGACGCCAGAAGGCGAAACAGTAATTAAAGTTTTGGCAGGATGGTTTGGTGCTGGCTTGACAAAAGGTGATAGTTTTAAGCTTAGTTCAGAATGTGTAAGCTTTGAATATGATAAAGATGAAAAAGAATATGTTTTAGAGCAGTATTCTGGTAGTTTTTATCACTTAAAAGAAGACAGAGAACATACATCGACCATCATGCTAAGCGCGTTTGCTGATAGTAAAGAGAAATTCTTGAACTCCGGTGTAACATATTTTGATTGGTTAGATTTAGAAGAAGTAAAGAAAAATTTTACTGAAAAAACTTAATAAAAAGCCACCTCCGGGTGGTTTTTTGTTGCATATAAAAAAGAATGTGTATATAATGACAACATTAAATAGATGAATAGGAGTGGTTACTATGTCAAAAAGTTTTCGTGATGCTGAAAGACGTTCATTTAAAACAAAATATCATGACATGCTTGATGCTTTTAACGAAGGCTCTCCTGACACTGCTAAAAAAGTCAGAGATTGCCGAGAAGCGAAAGAAGTTTTTCGTGATGGTAATAAAAGAAAAGCTAATGCTTTATTAAAAGTTAAAGGTCGCCGCACAGAACGTAAACGCTTAAATATTGTAAAAATCGAAGAGTAATATAAAAGAATAAAGAGGCCGTGGCCTCTTTATTTTATTGTTATTCAGCTTTAACTATGTAGTTAAAAGCAACGTTTTTAGGTCGAGTTTCATTTGCAGATCTTGTTGTATAGCTACTATCAAATTGAACTTGTTTACCCCAATCATCACTATTACCGTTTTTATAGTTTGTATTCCAGTTGCCGATAGTTCTGAAAGATCCATTAAAATATCCACGCCAACGGTTAGCAACTGGGAAAGAACCTGTTATTTTCTGTAGGGCATCATCCTGATAACTACCTAAAGCTCTACCAGCATCTAATCCACGCCCATTGTCATTACCTCTAATGAACACACCTCTTAAGTCAGGTAAAACACCTGATGGGTAAGCTTTTGCGAGTTCTGGATATAATGTTTTATTAAAAGATTGCCCATTACAAATAAGCCATCCTTGAGGTAGGGTATTAGAAGGCCAAGGAATAGGGCTTCCTGCTGGGAAATCAGAAACACTTCTCCAGAATCCATTTTTACAGGATAAGATTTTACCAGAAGGGTCTTTACTTATATAACCGACAGATGGACAAGCATCACCAATATTTGCTACAGAAGTAGGTTGTAAATATTGTCCAGAAACTAATGCTGCAGATGTTATATTTCCAGAGGCATCTATCTTACCTGAAGCAGATGTATTACCTGTGATTTTTAAAGTTGTGAGATCTGCGCGATTACTAGCCATATGAATAGATAAAGGTTTGTCTTTAACCATTGTTATTTCATAATCGTCAGCAGAAGCGTCTCCACCAAAACGAATAGTATCACCATAGCCATTATGAGCAACAACTTCTTTTCCTGCTGTAATCGTTCCTACGGCTTTTATATCGCCACCAAAATCACCTGTTCCAGAAGCTGTAATATCTTTGGCGTTATAAATATCATTATCACCCATGTTAAGATTTCCAGTCATGGGAAGGGTTCCATCACGGCGTAAAAAAGCAGAATAAAGAGATGAATTATATCCAGCCCTAAAAGCAAGTTGACCTTCTTTTACGATATTATTAAAGGAAGATGAGTTTTCACTCCATATAGCATTATATCCGTCGGCTCTTGTGGTAGATTTTGTAACCCCACTATCAACTCCCGCTTTTTGCATAGCATAACCTAATAAATCATAACGAACGTTAGAGTTTTCTATCCATGATGCATTAGTTGTAATAAGAGCATCAAGAATATAATTAGGCGATGTTCCAGTTCTTTTAATTACTATTGAGTATGAAGATTTAAAAGCATTATTATCTACATAACTATTAGGTAATATGCCTTCATTTTTAAGGGTTTGTATATTAATAGTACATGTAGTTCCTGCGCATGTTCTTGGTCCGGGATCGCTGCTTTGACTTGAGCTTGAAGTTAACGTTGATAGTTTATCATATCTTAACGCAATATAATTATTAACAGCATATCCAATCCTTTGTATTTGCTCTCCTGCTGCAGAAGCGGTTCTTTGATCTTGTTCATTTTTCATATCTTGAAATTTGATAAATGAAGCCATTACACCCACGCTTAAAACGAGAATCAACTCAATAAGAGTAAATCCCTTTTTTAGAACACTCATATATTTATCCCTCTTAGAATATTATTATTTGTTATGTATAGAAACATAAATATATATTAAGTTTTATAATATTTTCTTACAATATGAAATAATAATTAAAAATTTAAAACATATTTTAATGATGATATTGGATAAATATACTGAATAAAATATACTGATATATATAAAATAGCGAGAGTGTAATATATTTTTAACAATAAATAAAACATAAACAAATATATGTTTTTAAACAAAGGATACTGTCACATAAAAGTCTCTAAAGTATAAATTTATTAAATAAGTTTTCAAAAAATAGCGTAAAACCACTTCCTTCGAAAACGATGGAACTGTTTTCCTGATTCAAGTGATGGAGTTGTCAACTTTAAAACGTAAAAATAAATAAAAACCACCCGGAGGTGGTTAAAATTTTTAAAAATCTTCTTTCTGCTTCCATTCTTTTACAATCTTTTGGAAGTTATCTAAATCTCTATTAAGTCGTGAAATGTGAAACTCTTTATTAGAAACATGATATGAATGAACAGATTCAAAACGTGGCTCACCTTTTTTAATGATTCTATTTTCATTTCGGAAAATACGTTCTGTTACTTCTGTTGCTACTTTAAGATTTTCTAAAGCTTTAGTTTCCCTTTCAATCATATCAGAAATAACTGATACCATATATTCTGGACCTGCTTTTGACATTTCTAAAGGTTTAAATTGAATACCCGGACAAGAAGCTGTTTGATATCCATCACCGGGACGCTGGAAACCATGATGAACCATTGTTTTATCCTTACCAATAGCAATCTCACGTAAACAGCATCCACAAGTTCTCATGATTTTGTTAGGGTTGGCTGGTTTTGCTGGCTCTTTAGAAGGATCACGGCCTTTAACAACTTTTTTGCTTAAATCTTTCATTGTTAAGGCAAGATCTAAAAGCTCAGAAGAAAACTTGTCATAAAACTCAACCGTTTCATCACGCTCTTTCATTTTTTTAACTTTTTTGTGTGTAGCAATAACTTCATGAAGATTACTCAGGTTAACATCATCATGGAAGTTCTGTAAATCATAAGAACGATCTACATCATAATCATAATCTGGACGAAGCTTACTAACAGATTCATAACACGCTCTGTTAAGAACATCTTTCACTTCCTTAAAGACGACATTACGAATGGAATCTGCTTCTTTTGCTTTTTCAATGATTTCAATAGCATTAATAGCCTGATGAAGGCGACGTTCACTCAAACCACTAAGAAAAAAATCGTAAGCCATGTTATATCTCCTCTAATGTTTGAATCATTATAGAGTAACTGATGTATTAAAGTCAATTTTTTATTGCTATAACTTAAAAATAATTTGATTAAATAAAAAATATTTATATTGAAGTTGATGACAATAACTTATATACTTACTGTAAATAACTATTGGAGGAATCTTCATGCTTGATAAATTGAAAGATAAAAATCTTGACGAAACAGTAGCCAAGCTATTTTTTGGCTGGTCGTTGGCTTACAATGATGGTCCAAGCTTTATGACAGATGAGGCTCGTAAGCGCTGTCAGTATGTTGTTAAGAAAACGCTACCTCCTTTCAGTGCTCCTAATGGAGAATCTGTTTGGGAGGGTTCAACGCCATTTGAAGCTCTTGGTAAAGCAATGAATGCTTTTACTGTGAAAGAAGAAAAGCATGATGATAGTATGGATTATGATGAAGATGCTATTCTAGATGCTGGAGCTGTTTTGAATGAATTATATAACATCAATAGTGATGGGGCTTTTTATTGGGTAAATAAACAATTGAAAGAGCTTTTAGCAAATTACAGTGATGCGGATAGTGATACTGTTAAGAACCGTTTAGAATCTTTCGTTGATTACACTGATGATGGCTATACAGATTTAGATATTGCTAAAGAAAATGAAAGCTTTATTGATTTTCTAAGAAAAGAAATCGTCAATGAAGATTATACATTGGCTCGTCATATCATCAAAAACGAACCTAAAAAATAAATAAGAGAGATAATAATGCAGAATATTCAAGAAAAGCTGGATGGTAATAAAGTATATAGTGTTGTAGTAGAAAATGGCGAAGTATATAGCGGTGTAAAAACATTTAAAGATATTCAGGATGTTCTGGCTCAATATTTTAATAAAACGGCTCAAAATGAGTTTAAGGCCGCTTTAAAAGCCGAAGGAGAAAATGATTTTCCTTTTTCTGTTTCTATTGAGTTCGAAGATGAAAAAGAAGGTATCGATCTGGATGATTACGCCATTACATCATTAAAAGACTTGTCAATGAGTAGTTTTGCTTTTTATAAATAAGTAAATAAACAATAATATAAAGACGCTTCGGCGTCTTTTTTGTATTTAAAAGATAGCTTTTAAAAGCAATACAAGGTATACTTTATTAAATTTTAATGGAGTTAATCTAATGCCAATATCAAAATTATGTGATGATCATGATATGCTTTGTATTTCAGAGGCTTGCGATTTACTTGATCAGTTAACAGAAGATAATCAAAAAGGTAAGCACAAAGAAGTAAACGCTATCATAAAAGAGATGATAAATCCAATCAGTTCTACACTCGAAAAGAGTGTTAAAAGACAGTTTGAAATTTTTGTATCTAATACAGATTCTGATATTTCGGAGGAACAAATAATTGAAAGCAATGATTATTTTATCTATGTAATGCATGAAAATGTTATTTGTTTTGATGAAATACTCATTAATCGTGTTATTGATTTTGAGCCTATTGCATAAATTTGTTGTCATTAATAGGCGTATTGTGTAAAATGAACGCTATTATAACGTCATAATCGAGGCTAAAATGGAACAGTATATAGAGCTTGGTTTATTTGTAAAAGAGCAAGAAGATGGTTCTTTGCTGATTCAGAAATCCGAATATATTGAGGATGGTTGGTTTATTCATAAAAAAGAAGATGGTTTCTATCTCTATGAAATTCCATGTTTTGGTGGAGAAGAGTCTTTGATTGATGTTTACTCTGATTTCGAATCAGCCTATTCTTCTGCGATGGAACTTTGTTAACCGGAGATTACTATGTCTTTAATCCTTCTTTCAACATTAGAAAACCCTGTAGATAAAAGCTACATCGATAGTAAGCTTGGTCGTGATGCGGCCTTTGATGAAAATAAAGAAATTGTTCGTGGTGATGTAGTAGTTCTAAAAGATGATTTTGAGGATAAATTATCTGGAGTATTTTGGGTTTATGACAATGTAAGTGAGTCGTTTAAAAAGAAAGTTTTCTAAAGAATAAAACGGTTGATTATGACAACAGAAACAGCTATACTTGTCGTATCTTAAATAGAGAGAATATGAAATGAAAAGTGAAATGCTGCAGTTGTCTAAAGAAATCCAAGCTTTTATTGCTAAATATGCGAAAATTAAAGCTGATTTTGATCCTGAATTTGATGATGAGGATGAACGTTTTAACGGTCCTGATTCAACAATGATGGATATTGCGTCGAAGCAACTTGCTGATGGTCAGATTCCTATTCGTGTTCATTCTGATTGGGGTAGTGGCTGTTATGATACTCGTGTAGATAGTGAAGGTTTTAAAACACACGAAGATTTAGTAGCTCGTATTTATAAAATCATTGATAGTAAATAATAATATTAAAGCCTTACTCTAAAGTAGGGCTTTATCTATATGGATATTGCGAAAATCTTCATATAGATAAAGAAAATTTTAAAATACATATATATTTAACAAATCATATTTATAAAATTATTTTGGAGATTAATGAATGACAGAAAAGACTATTGTTTCAGTGTATCCAATTAGCCATGATATTAACTATTCTTTTGATGGAAGTGAGTTGCCAGAAGATTTACGTTCTACATTCTATGATTACTGTTTAGAACATGGGCGTACATATGGAACTATGAATGATGGAGACTTTACAGGCGTAATCAATTTAAAATCTGAAATTTTAGACGATAACGGAAATAATGCTGTAGAAGTTTTAAAGTCATTGCTTCCTGATGAATTTCTTGACTTAGAAATTGATAAAATTGGGATTGAGTTTTATTCCTAATAAAAAACAAACCTTGTCATTCGTGATGAGGTTTATTAATTATATAAATAAAAAGTGAAAAAATATGGCAATTTATTATAGTGTTTTTGGCAAGAAATGTATGAATATAGGTGGCGATGTGTGGTATTCAGCAATGGATGCTAATGGTAGTGTTAACTCCTTTGAACTTCGTCCTATTTACAATCAAAATGAGGGTATTTGGGAAGTTTCTGATGATGATAGTGATGTAGCATATGATTATCAAAAAGGTTCTGTTCCAGAAGGTGTAGATCCAAGTAAGTGTCTGTGGGCGATTGGAACAGATATTTCCGAAGAAAACTGGTTAATTGAATCCATCGCTGATGATGAATATCCTATCATTGAGCTTAAACGACTTTTAACTATTTCTAAATCATTTGAAAAAGCCGCTGCCGTCAGCGAAGCGCTTTATCTTCGTAAACTAGAAAGTACTTTAGATGTTCGAAGTAGCCAAAAAAGTTTCGAATACGATAAGAAACTCATTGAATTTGTTAGTAATATGAAAAAACAAAAATTGAATATGTAAACATATTGTGCGTCATATAGGTTAATGATAAAATCTAAACAAGAAACTTTTAACGAGGATAAAATAATGCTAAAAGTAGAATATGTAGCACCATTAGAAAAAAGTGTAGTCGAGCGTATGACTTCTGGTGAAATGTCATTAAAAGAGTTTTCAGATATTGAAAAACAAATTAGTGAACGCTTGAATTACTTCATGTGGAAAGCAGCAGAAATTACTGGTGTTACTCTTTCGTGGTGGGATTATAATAATGGTGATTCAGAAAGTGAAGCTGATGGTCACTTTGATCCCAAAATCTATGTAGATAAAGTAGGCATCGAAGGACAATATCAAGGTAAAAGTGATAATAATATGCTTTTTGATGATTACTTTTCTGATGGTTTGCCAATGGAAGTGCTTTATCTTGATATTGAAGAGAAAGTCAATAAAGATTTAAAAGACTTGCATGAAAGCATAGAGCTTACAAAGAAAGAAGATCTTGAAAAAGCAAAACAAAAAGAGCAAAAAGATAAGGATTTTAAGGCATTAGTTGAATCTATCCGCTCTAAGCTCACACCAGAAGAGCTGAAGATTGTAAAGTTCGTGAATAAATCTAAAAAATAATAAAAACTTGTTGTCATTAAATGAAACTTTGAGATAAAATAGCTATAGAAATTATAACTTGAGGATAAGTAAATGAGTAAGGTTAACGTGATTAGATTATCTATTCTTAAAACGGTAGTTCGTGGAAGCAATGAAAGTCCATCATATAATATTTTGATGGAAGAAGATGATTTAACTATCATTTTTTATCCTTTAGCTAATAATGATGATGATTTTGAGCGTCGTTACGAAACTATATCTGATGTTATATCTCAACTTGAAGGTATTACCGAAACTGCTGGTTATTTTGATGAATCAGATGCATTTTCAAATCACAATAAGTACCTTGTAGGTTTACTGAATGGTTCTGTATCTGTAGAAGATTTACCAGAACATATTGAATTAGTTGGTTTTGAAGGTTTAAAGTAAGATAACCGCTTTCGGGCGGTTTTTTATTTAAAAATAATGAAAATATTTTGTTGACTTTGATAGCGAGACTAGATAGAATAGCTTCATAGGTTGAGGCAAGAGCCGAAACAAAACATAAAACTACTTTTTGAGGTGAACTATGGCTGGTGTAAATAAGGTGATTCTGGTTGGTTTTCTTGGTGCTGATCCTGAAGTCCGTTATATCCCTAATGGCACTGCCGTTGCAACTTTCCGTATTGCGACAAGTGAATCATGGCGCGATAAAGCAACTGGTGAGAAGAAAGAACATACTGAATGGCATAACATTGTAGTATGGGGTCGTAAAGCCGAAGTCGCTGGTGAATATCTGCGTAAAGGTTCGCAAGTCTATATTGAAGGTTCTCTTCGTACACGTAATTGGACACCGGAAGGTTCTGATAAGCCTGTTTACATTACAGAAGTTCAAGTATCTAATGGTGATACTATGAATATGATTGGTGGTAAAACTAATTCTGACCGTCAGCCACAGCGTCAGAAACCTCAAAATCAACAACAAGGCGGCGGTTGGGGCGGTCAGCAACAATCACAGCCACAGCAGCAATATTCTGGTCAGCCTCAAGCTGCTGGTACTCAAAATCCACCGATGGACTTTGACGACGATATCCCGTTCTGATAACAACTTACAAGGCCAGCAATGATGTTGGCCTATAATAACCTAAAATTTTAATCAAAAGAAGTGGAGTAAATATTATGGCAAAACCAAAGAAAGATACTAACAATGTAAAACATCTGACTGCTGATGAGTGGGCAGAAAAATCACCAGCAATCGAAGGTTGGAGTATTCGCACTAACAAGCTGTTGGAAGAAGTGCTGGTAGACAAGAAAAATGTAAAAGATATGAGTGCTAAATATGAAGTATCTCGCCAGTATATCTATAAAACTGTAGATCGCTTCTACAAACTGTTTGAGCAGAAAGACTGATTATAAAATAAAAGCCACCTGCGGGTGGTTTTTTATATCTGAAAATAAATAATAGATTTTATCAAGTAGAGAAAAACAACCAAGAGAGAATAAAATGAAGAAATCTGATGTATTGATTCCCGTATCTAATGTGGCACAGTTGAATATAAAAGATTTATATGTTTTAAATACTGATGTAGAAACATACAGTGGTAATGGTAAAGTATTGATTCCATCGGGTTCTGTTGTTAATTTTTTATCTTTAACCAATGATGCCTCTTTGGTGATTATTCGATCAGGAATGGGGCTAATTGAACAGGTTCCTTTTGTGCTTTTAAGCGAATATAGTGAATCAATTATTGGTAAAGTGGTTCGTATTCCTAAAGGTATTGATCTCTTTACATCAGATGGCGTATTTGCTTTTGAGAAAGATAGTCACTTCATTGTTGAGGCAGTATTTTATACTAATTATGGACAGTACAGGCCAGAAGAAAAGACCTGTTTCATCAGATATTTAAATAATGAAGGGAAGCAAACAGCAGTAACAGGAACAATTTCTTTCTATGAAATTGAACTATTGAGCCAAGTTAAATAAAATATAGCCACCTTCGGGTGGTTTTTTGTTTTTATAGTGGACTTCGTGTTGTCATTATGATAGAATTATATCATTAAATAAACGGAGAGATAAACATGAAACAAGTACACGTTTTTACATTATCGGGTTTAGGTCAGGCTCCTTTTAGCTTGTGTAAACCACAAGAAAGCGGTGTATTTTTTTGTGAGCATTGTGGTACCGTATTAAAAAATCGTTTCTTTATCAAATCAGCAGATGGTAAGGTATCTGTTGTAGGTATCGACTGCCTGAACAAAACAGGTGATAATGGTCTTATTGATGCTGTAAAAGCAGAGAAAAAAGCAGCAGCAGATAAAGAGCGTATGGATAAAATTGAAGCAGCTAACGCTGTCCATAAAGAAAAAGAAATCGCTAAATTTGGAATGACAAAAGAAGATGTTGTAGGACAGTTAGAGCAAGAAATTAACTCTCAAAAAGAAATTGTAGTAGATGTTCTGGAAACATCATTTATCTACAATATTCTGAATAAAAGTGATTTTGGTTGTTCAATGATAAATACGCTATCTAATGGAGATTCATTATCTTCTAATATGGAACGTATTGTAAAAGAAATCGTAGCCAAGCAAATGAGTGGGGCAAATAAAAATAGTAAGAAGTATAAAGAAGCTTATCCAGAAGCTGAAAAGGCTGTAGACTCACTGCTTGCTGATATCAAAGTAAGTTCTGATAAAATTGAAGGGCTTAATGCTAAAAGATTAGAAGTGTTAAATACAAAAGTTTAAATTTGATTTGACACAAAGTTAAAACTAAAATATTATTAAATTAACCACCTTCGGGTGGTTTTTTATTGCACGAAAGAAAAAGCTTGATATAATTGAATATATAATCGACAAAGGAATAAATTATGAAAAATATAGTTGTAGAAAACTTACTTATAGGATGTACTCCAGATGGCTTAGCTGAAACAAGTGATGATTTGCCACATGAAACCTATCTTTATCTATGGAATGATATTGTAAAGGATGGTGAAGGAGAGATGGATTTAGTAGAACTTTGGGATACTATTCCTATTGTTCATCAGGATAATATTATTGATGCGGTAGCATTTTTAGAAGAAATGAAAAAGAATGAGTTTGATGAAAATAATTCAGTGGGAATGTACAAAATCTTAAAAAGAGATGTTTGGGATGGTTCAGTTACAGATGAAGTTGAAGGATACTTATTAAAAGTAAAAAATAATGGCATAGAATCAAGAGAAATGTTTGAAAAAGAAGAGGTAGCTTTCAATAGACATTTTGATCATGTTGTTGAAATTGAAAGTGCTGTAAAACCTCAACTTTCTGCAGAAAGTAAAAGAAAATATAAGTAATCATTTTATTGTCCTTAATGTAATAATGTGATAGTATGTCGGTATCTTGTTAGATGCCGATTTTTTTATAATCATTTTTGGAGAATCCTATGAAAACTGTTACTACTTTTTTAAACCCACGTCATGAGAAAGAAGAAATTTCTATTCAAGAGTGGTTTGCTCGTTTTAAGGCTCCTCTATATTTTAAACATGGTAACGGATATGATAAAGATAGCTATGAGACACTCGAACTTGCTACTCAAGCAATGAGAGAGAAACATGAGAGCCAGATTCTTGAGAAACAAGAAGAAATGGTAAGAGAAGGTAGTTATACTACTTTAGATGATGCACGATATAATGCGGAACTGGACTTTAACTGTTCTCTAATGGAAATCAAAGAAACTGTTTATGATGAATCTATCAAGAGTGTGGAGAAGATTTTATTGTCAAAAGGTTATGATAAAGAATACGCCGTAAGTCATGCCGAAGAGATAACTGCTAATCACTTTGCAGAAGTATATTAGTATTTTTATTTGTTTGAGATATGCTTTAAAAAAACTGATAATGAGGAAAATAGCTTGAGAGTCGTCTAGTAAATGTGCTATTATTTACTCAGATTAAACGGGTGGGGAGAAGTAAAAATGACAGCTATGATTCGTTCGGAAGAAGGTGTTTTGTGCCGTGATGCGTGGAATCCTTCCTTTATTCAGGAAGTTACTGAAGGTGGTAAAATCGCGTGTAAAACGCTTAAAGAGCATTACGATCAGTTTAAAAGTGGTAATCATGGAATGCTCGAAGATATTCATGTAGCAATGTTTTCTGATAAGCATGAAGCCCTTCGTATGATGAGAGAACTACAGGAGAAAAACCAGTTGAGCAAGAGCGCCCGGATTTTCACTGTAGAGTTTCTGGTATAAATTAGTATAAACTTAAAAAAGAAGAGGCTTCGGCCTCTTTTTTATTGTGCATAGTAATGAAAACAGTTATAATAAAGCTAATTTAAACAGTAAGGAAAAATAAATGGGTAATCAAGTTGTCATTGCTATTCGTCATGATGTTAAACGTGAAAATCTGCCAGAGTTTTCTATGGTTAACTATCTTGGTTTGAACACGAGTGAGCTTGTTCCAAAATCTTTCCAAGAGACTCATGGTATTATTGTATCTAAATATCATCATGCTAATGATAAGATTAGCGTAGTAGTAAATAACAGTTTGATGGCAACGATGCCGGGCGATCTCAAAATCTATGAATCATTGAATTCAAACGAAAACGTTGTAGATAATCTATTGAAAGGTTATCATACTGAACGTTATTCTAAAATTGAAAAAGAAAAGAAAGAATCATCAAAAGAAAAACCAGAAGGTGAAAAAGTATCTCTGTTTGGCTACCTAACTGATGAAACGGGAAACATTCCCCAAGATGCGTTTAAACAAATGTATGATGCTATTCAAGAGATGGAAGTATTAGAAAATGGACATGCTGTTCTACGTAACAGATATGATGAGATTGATAATGCCCCTATTATGAAAATTGGAACTATAAATGCTGATCAGATGGTATTTATTGAAATGCATTATAACTCGTTTATTGCTGTAGCCACTGCCAGTAATAAAATGGATGATGTAGTAAATGAAGGTTCAATGCGTGATAAAGTTATTAATTTTGATACTAAGTTTTTAAAATCTATGGGTTATAACGTGGAGATTAAGCCTAAAGATTTAAGTTATCTCTAAAAAAGAAGAGGCTGCGGCCTCTTTTTTGTTGCCTTAAACTCTGACTCTGTGTATAATGACAACATAGAAAATCATAGAGTGAAAGAAAATGAAAAAAATCACGAATGCTGAAATGTTAGATATCAAAAGCCAAGGTGTGCTTTGGCATGGTGTTAGCATCTTTAAAGTAATGGATATTTTAAATCGTGGTTTTTTTGAAGCTCACACAACACAACGTTTCTGGACTGATGGTATTCGTCGTAAAGACAACGATCCTATCTATAATGACTCTAAATGGATGTATGGTTGGTCTATGAGTCGTGATCTGTCTGTTTCTAAAAACTTCGGTTTTGTTATTTTTGCGTTTGACCGTAAAGAACTTCAAACCCAATTTAAAGTAAAACCATATTGCTGGGGATTTAGCATTAAAAGCGGATTTAATCATAAACGTGAAAAAGAAGAGTTTGTTATGAGCGGCGGAGTGATTGACTCTCAAAACTATTATGAGAACCGTTTTGCTGAACTTGAAGAACAATATGATAACGTGATGGATGAACTGTATTCATCTTTTACTCCAGAAAGTGAAAAAGAAGAACTCAAAAAGAAAATGAGCTTGCTGGAAAAAGAAATGGATGAAAATAATTTCATGGATATTTTCACGAAACCTCATGGTAAACATTTGCCAGTGTCAAAAGCAAAGGGTTTTTATATTAACTCATCCGACGATTATATGATGGAAATGGAAGATTTGAAACCGAAAATTCAAGCTTTAATCGATCATCCGATGTTCTTAGGTTTTATCTAAGTGTTTATAAAAGAAGGGGCTATTGCCTCTTTTTTATTGTATTTAACCCTATAAAAAGTTATAATGACAACAATAAATTTGAAAGGTAAAAGCATGAAAAGATACTCATTTTTTGTTAACGGCGAATTGAAACGAAGCGGAACTAAGGAAGAAATCTACGAGATTAGCAATAAAGAAAACTGCCTTTGTAAAGCTGATTTCGAAGAAGTAGATAAGAATGGTCGTTTTTCTTATTACTGCGCTGGTCGTTGCGTTTTGACGCACGAAGAAACAGTATAACAAATAAGCTATTAACAAATAAAAAGGATTATCAAATGCATTGTTATGTTGATGTAAAAAATAAAGATCAAAACGTAGAAGTTATAGGTATTGCTGATAAAAAAGAAATCATCAAGGTTATTGTTAATGAGAAGGGTGAATGGATTGTTATTCAAGATAAAAGCCTTTCAGGAAGTCTTGATGACGCTTTAAAGATGGCTGAACTGTTTAACGATGTAATGATTGAGGCAAAAAAACTTCGTCAATCAAAAGAAATACAAGAAATTGACTTTTTATTAGAAGAGTCTTCAGAAGAAGTTTTTGAAGAAAGGCTGGCGGATGTGGCTTATTATTTGCGAACTCTTGATACAATGCTATCTGATGAAGTTTTAACTTTTTTGGTTAAAGATAAAGAAGGGCGCGTATATGAAGTGAAATATTCAATGTACCGTGAGTATGATCATACCCGACATATTCAAATTGATTCATGGTCAGAAGTTGAATAATATTGTCATTAACAACGGGTTAATGTACAATAGCTTAATATAAGCAATCACGAGGTTAGTATATGGAATCGGAAGGTGTTAAAAAAGTAGTATTATGGCTTGAAGAAGAAATTGAAAAAGCCAAAGCTGACGTTGTTTCTGCTAAAAGAGCAAGAAGCAAGTTTGGTATGTATGAAGATTGTGGTGAAAGCTATAATGAAGATGTAATAGCAGCAGAAGCCGCTCTAAAAGAGTTGGTAAGAGTTAAGAATAAGACTGAGGAATTAGCTAAAAATCTACAAAATGAAGAAAATGAGCACTAATAAAATCCTCGGTTCTGGAAAGCATTCTGTCGTGCATGAAATTGATTCTGATGTTTGTTTAAAGGTTACATCAGATTACGAATATGACGCTTTCTATAAAATTGCGGAGCTTCCTCAAGAGGTAAGAGAAAAATACAGCATTGTTCCCATCTTAAAAGTAGATTTTGATGGTGAGCAAGCAACCTGTTTGATGAAAAGGTTATTTCCTTTAAAAATAAGTAAAAAAGATAAAAAAGCATTGCTTGATTTTTCAGACTACCATAAAGCTTATTTTGAGGATTCAAAGTTAGAAGAAATATGTAAAAAAGCAGTAGAGTTGTTGTCAGTTGTAGAAGGTTGTGAGCTTGACCTTCATTATGAAAATATTATGCGAGATACTAATAATATTTATTATTTGACTGATCCGCTTACTTTTAATGACTAAAATGTGAGACAAAAAATGAAATCAGAAGGTGTAAAAGGTGTTGTTGAATGGCTTAAAGATGAAATTAAAAAAGCAAAAGAAAATCATGAACAAGCTGTAAAAGACCGAAAAAATTTTGGTATGTACGAAGATTGCGGAGAGTATTATCATCAGAATGAAGCTGTAGCAAAAGCTGTTTTGGATGAGCTTGTAAGAGTTAAAATCAGTACAGAAAAGTATGCCAAAAAACTAAAACACGAAGAAAATGGTCGATAAAAATAACTATGAAAAAATAAAAATAAACTGTTGTCTTTAATGCTTAAATCATAGTATAATCGCGTAATTGATAAAGAATAGGAGATTTAAATAATGGCATTTTCAAAACGTTATACAATTATGAACTTTTATGTGCGTGGTAGTAATCAGATCCCTCAGTATGGTCATGGCTTGAATAACCTGTGGAAAAAAGCATATCTTAATCACTTCTCTCCAGAAGCTGCTGAGCTTTTTATTGATTGGGCATATAATGGCGAAACAGAAGTTTTCCTTCAGGGTGGTGATGATGAAGCAATGGAAAAACTTTTTGCTGAACTCGAAGGAATCAAAAGCATCCCTTCCGCTAAGTTTAATGAACCCGGTATGCGTGGAACCTGTAGTGTTGTAACTTTTGTTGCTAATGAGCGTATCATTTCTGGCATTAACTTTGCTCGAAATAATCGTTTCACTCCTTATAATGTTGAAGAAGAGCTTACAGGTAAAGAAATCGATCACGTTAACCCTGACGAAAGTAAGTTTGTTCTTACCGATGAGGAAGTGTTTGTTGTTTCTAAAGTCGCTTTTATGCCGTTGGCATCTTAATATAGGATAATAAAATGAGTGAAGAAAAAGTTTTATTTAGTAAGCTTGCATTAGGTGCTAAATTTAAATATGAAGGTGGTGATAAGGTTTGGGTAAAAATTGGTGTACGTCCTGAAGATGGATGTATTGCTCAATGGGATGATGAACTACAAGATAAGCGCTGGATTGGTCAGCCTATCTGTTGCCTAAATGATACAGGTGAAGATATGGCAGTTATCTTGGTACGATAAAATAGTTTTTATACAAAGAGAAGATGAAAATCTTCTCTTTTTTATTGATAAAAAATATAGAGTAAAAACAACAAAATAATGGATAGTTTTCATCAGATGAAGATATTAAAGTAAAGTAAAAGTTTGACTTTTTAAAATGTGTATTTTAATATGAAGATGGTTCGCCGCCATCCCTTCTCATTTTTATGGTTAAAGGCTCAATAGAAAAAGAAAATAACAATATATATTAACAATTCATATTGTTTTGATAACGAGAAGACTCAAAAAAATACAATAAGGATAAATATATGTTATTAAATACATCAATAAAAAACTCCCCTTCTGAAATAATCGAATTTTCTAAAAAAATATCAACGGAATTAAATATAAAATGTAGCGATGTTATGGATATTATATCTGTAATAAAAGGTTATTCATCGTTTGAAGAACTTGATAGCTTACTAATAGATGAAAATAGAATTAATATTTCTAAACCAGAAAATCTGCCAAAATTTCCTGAAAAAATTACTAAAATGTTAGAAACAAGAACTCAAAAAGATTTTGAAGACTTTATTATCGAAATGGATAAAAGAGAAATAAATATACTTTCAATATTTAAAGATAAAGTTGTAGGTTTTGGTAAAAACATTTATTTCTGTGATATTCAGGAAAAACATGTAATTAATTTTATAAGAATGTTTAATACTAATGAGTATAAAAATCTATCTCATATAAAAAGATATAAAACAGCAAAAAATATTTTAAACATACAATTTGAAATGATTATCAATAATAAAAGTTATAGTATATACATATACACGGTTCCATTAGATAAAAAAAATCAAGTAGAGTTTAAGATATGTTTGCAAAACAAGTCATTATCACTGAATAATTTTATAGACAGTAATATGTTAAAAAATAAAAGTGATATAAAGAAATTGTCATTTGCACTAAAGGAAATATCTCACTATAAAAACAATGATGTTTTAAATATGATAGCCAAAATAGCAGGTTATAAAAACTGGCATGTATATAATTCGGCTCTTAATGATTACGAAGTAAAGCCATTAAAAAGAAAAGAACATTTAAAAAATATAATTAACACAATAAATAAACGAGACGTTGATAATGATACTGTTGTATCTTTTTTTAATAATCTTACCGTATGGATGTATTTTAATAAAATAACAAGTTTAAAAATAGATAAAAAAAATGGTGTATCAATATTAAATATTTTTGGAAAAGAAATGACTATAGAAAATAGTGGAAATTCAAAACTATGTATATTGATATTAAGACACCTATTAAAAAATAAAACAATCTATTTTTGTAATGATTATTATTTTGAGCAACATGATATGGTGATAGAATGTTTCAATATAGCTGTAGATTCTTTAAGCTTAAGCTATGATTATAATGAATTAGATAATGTAATAGAGTTCATGTCTTTTTCATTAAAAAGCACAGAGCAATACATTCAAATAAATCTTGATAGCGTTAGTCAAGCAACAAAAAGATTTCATCCAAAAGAATAGAAAAAACAGAAAATAAAGATTGTGCATAAAAGCGTTAAAAGGTATAATACATGTAACGTATGTAATATCACTTGAGAGGTTTTTATGCCTGTTTTATTTTCTGAAAATAATATCTTATTCTTTTTGGTTATTTTCATTCTTGTTTCCGCAATCCAATCAATGACTCTATGGAAAGGTCTTTATTTTGAAAGAAAAAGGATCGTTTGGCTGGCGAAGATTTTTGTTCCTTCGTTGATTTTATCCATTGTATTGGTTTTATCTGGATACTATATGGATGTTTCAGACTATAAAGATAATCAGAAAACATGTTTGTCTTTAGAAAATAAAGGATATGTAATGATTGGAAAAAAATGCGCAAGACCAATAGGAAATAATGAATATATTGAATATGATACTGAAATTTTGAAAAAATAATAAAACAAAAAGCTGCCTTCGGGTGGCTTTTTTTGTATACACTTTATTTTTAAAAGGCTATAATAAAATATATAAATAAATGCAAAGGAATTATTATGTCAAAGAATATTATTGGATTAAACGACAAATTCATTATTGAAATGGGTAAGATTAGAGAGTTAATGGAACAAAACGAAAATAAAGCTTGGATGGATAGAATAGATCAAAATCCACAAGCAAATAAAGTTATTTTTGATTTTAAAGAAACTCCAAGCGGTTTTATTAAGACTCAATTTACTATTTTAGATAATAAAGGAAGTTCTGTCGAAAATAGTTCTATGAACTTTACAGAAAGGGATATGCTATATTTAATTAATAAAGTTGAAGGTGTAGAATATAAAAAAGGTGAAAGTAATGTTGTTAGAGATGTTAATTCTACAGTGAATGTAGGAGGATTCAATTTAAAAGATGGTGATGTATATCAATTATCTATTGATGATTTTTTATTGAGTCTTAAAAACTATGCTCATGAAGAAAATTATACGAGAGCAGAAGTAATGAAAGAATATGGTATAAAAAATATCTTTATATCCATGCATTATAATGATAATAGAAAAATGCCAAGGGATAAAAACTTTTCTATTAATAATATCAAAGATCAGCAATATTTTTTAAATCCTTATCATAGCCCAAGTATGGAAATATTTGCTACTGATGAACACGGAACATTTTTCTTTGAGGGAGATTCATATAAACAGTTAGAAAAACAAAACTCCAAAGATGATAGAAGGAACTTTATTTCAGAAGATGTTTGGGGTATGCGTTTAAATCATGCAATCGAAACAGGATCTAAACATTTAGAAGATAGCAAAAATTATAGCAATTGTTATATGATTCTTGAACCGAATAATATAGAACTTCTATTTAATGATGAAGTAATAAGAAATAAACTACGTTTTGTAGAAAATATTCATAACGATGAATATGCTTTCACATCTTTAGCAGATATGCATAATATTGCTTCTAAGGAACTTGGATTTAAAATAACAGCTAAGGCTGGAGATCAATATTATCTTATTGTTGATGATTTAAATGAAAGAGTAAAAGAGAAATATAACATTACCGATAATGTAAAAGATGTGTATGTTGATATTTTAGCAAATAAAAACGATGAGCGTTATTATGATATAAAAATGTCTTTTACTGATGGAATGGGAGCATTAATAAGCGAAAGATATCTTTTAAAGAATGAGTTAAATGAACTGCTAGTATCTACAAGGAATGGTATAGGTGTTGCCCGAACAGAAGATGAAAGAGTGCCTCATTATGAAATAAGCCCGGATGCTCATATTTTAACAACATCAGATGGTTTAGATATTACTATGGCAAAAGCTTATTCTGTTGCTATTGATAATATATTAAATCTTGGAAACAAAAATTTAAATGTTGAGTTAAATAAATTAAAAGAGTTAGGTAATGATAATGTATTAGTCAGTTTCAAATTTGATTTTCCTTATATTCCAAATGGTCATACAGATTGTTTGAGTCAGAAATTTAATAAAATAGTAGGGTTTGATGCATCTAATTTTCCTGAAATGAATGTTTATGGTTTTGATAATGCAACCGGGAAAGCATTTGAACCAGAATCATTAAAAGAAACAAAAATAGAGCAGATCAGGGCTAATCCAGATGCTATTAAAGAGCATTTATTAAGAGAGGCAGATAAAGAAAGAATATCCTCAAGGATTGTTCCTGTGAATTATAAAACAGCTTCTATAGGGACATTAGAAACAAATAGTGTATTTAAAATAATGAATAGAAAGTCTTTAGAGTTAATTGAGTTTAATGATTATTTATTTAAGGATAGAAGTGAGTTCAGTGTAAATATTGTTAATCAAGTAGGTGAAAAAACTTTAAAAAATAAAGTATCACCATCAAGACCTAAGTTGTAAGAAAGATTTAAAAGAGATCTTCGGGTCTCTTTTTTATTTTTGTTAAGAGATAGTATTCTATATACATAACAACTTTAATGTTTTAAAATAAATAAATAATGATGAAAGATTTAAGGAGAAATAATGTCACAAATTATCGTTGGACCAAATGATGTTTACTTTGTTCAAGTTGCTGAAATCAGAGAGATGGCTGAAAAAAATGGCGCAACAAAAGCTGTAGAGATGCTTGATCAAACAGGAGCAACCTTCGTTAAATTTATATTCGAAGAAACTCCAAATGGTTTTATAGAGCCTCGTCAAGAATTTTTGAATGAACATAAAGAAGTTGTTGAAGGTATAAATATGCCTTTTCATGTTAATGATATGCTTAGTTTTATCAGTAAGTTTGAAAACGTAGAAAAAATACAAGGTGTTCCATTATCAGAAGAAAGAAATGTTAGATCAGTAGTTAAAATGGATTATGATACTTTTCATGATGGGGATGTTTTTCATTTACCTTACAAAGATTTTATCAAAGAATTTAAAAACGTAGCAAGTGAAGACTATTTCACAAAGTATGCTGAAATGAAAGATTATGGTATTGAAAATATATTTTTTAGTTTTCATTATCAAGATAATCGCTCAAGCTCTAGTAATAATCTATATGGATTTTATAAAGATGAGCAAGGAGCTATAATTAATCCATATTATGAAATGGTATTTGATATTTGGGCAACGGATTCGCAAGGTTCATATTTTTTTGATGGAGCGAATAAAGCAAGAAAAGGTGAAAAAATAGAAGATGTTATTTCAGAAAGCATAAGAAAAATGAAAAGAAATTTTTATGAGTGTACAACAAATGAAAACGGATATGAAAGAGTAAGTGGAAGTTATGCTCGTCTTGGTCATAAAAATATGGAAAAGTTTTTTAATAACTATGAATTTGTTGAACGTTTAAATTATGTAGATAGAGTTAGAAGTAAAGACAAGTCATTTATTTCTGTTGCTGATATGACTAAAGTGATAAGTAAAGTTATTGGACCTAAGCAAACAATCCAAGATGGAGATAGTTATAATATTAAAGCAAATGACTTGAGTTCAGAGCTAAAAGAAAAATACGATATTCCAGAAGAAACAAGAGTTATTATTGTTGAAGCCAAAGCTAATGAAGCCGATTCAAAATATTTAGAATTGAAAGCATCATATCATGATTGGGGGCATCAAATAGGTGAAAGAAATCTTTTAAAAGGTGAGTTGCAAGAATTATTAGATCATTTAAAAGATGCGTCTGTTTTATTCCATAGATCAAAAGAAACAGTTGAAGTAAAAAAAATAAACAAATCTTTATCCGATGAAATAAAAGGTGTAGATTTTGAAAAGACTTATTTGGTTAATATTGATAATCTAAAATCTTTAAATAACCAGAAGTTGAATCAAGAGCTTGAAAAACTTCTGGCATTAGGTGATGTAGAAGTATTAGTTGGTTTAAAAATAGATTTACCTTATAAGTTAAATGGTAAAAAAGAAGCGCCTAATACTGATTTTAAATTTAATCCTAATCAATTCCCTGAATTGGATATTTATGCATTTAATAATAAAACAGGAAAAGGGTATGATCCTGAAATATTAAAAAACATTAGCTTTAAATCTATTTTCAATAATGAAGAAAATGCTCGCGCTTTATTAGAGGAATCAAAAGATGATATTTTCCCTCAGAATAATAAAGAGTTAAAAAGTGCCGCTTTATTCAGTTTAGAAACTGGAGCTATTTTTAGTTTATTAAAAAATAGTAATCCATTAACCTTTAGTGATTATGATGGTGGTTATTTTACTGAAAAAACCGAACTTAATCTTTATATGGTAAGTATGATTGGTAAAGATAGAGTTATGAAATTAAGCGAAAATAGCTCAAACAATATTGAAACATCCAGACCTAAGATAAGATAATAAATAAAGCCACCTTCGGGTGGTTTTTTATTTGATTTTTAAAACACAAATGTCGTTATCGTTTTCTATTAATCATACTTTATTTAATTTTTAAAATAAAAAAGTTGAGTTTTTGATTAAATATAATATAAATGAAATATATACATTATATTTAGGCAAAGGTGAAACAAATGAAGTTAAAAAAAGGAGGTTTCTCTCTCTTGGAGTTAATATTAGTGCTTGGCGTAGGCACTATGATTACTTTTATTAAATTTCAGGATATGAGAAATGAACAAGAAAATGTTTTAGCATCTGCTGTAGGTCAGCAAATTAGACAAATAGGAGATGCAGTAAATGGTTATATCAATATAAGATATGATAAACTATCAACATTAACATCTAGTTCTAGTCAATCAACAGATCCGGGACCAAGAACATGTAATGCATCTGGATGTGAAATAACAGTAGCAACATTAGTTAATGAAGGGTTATTGCCAACAACTTATAAAGATACAAACTCTTTTCGTTCTCCTTATAAAATAATATTTAAAAGATCGGGAACATCTCCAAATTATTTAATAAATGGCTTAATAACTACCTCTGCTGCTTGGATAGAAGGTGGTGCGATTCGTTATGATTTATTAGGTAAAGCGATGCAATCTGCTGGAATAGATAGTGGAGTTTCAAAATCAGCAACATCGGTATCTGGATATAATTCTCAATGGACTGAAAGTTCAACAACATTCAATAATATAACCAGAGATGGACTGTTAGCTTATAGAACAGGATTTAACTCGGCTATGTATTCCGTTTATTTGCGCCGTGATGGAACACTGCCTATGACTGGAAACTTAAATATGGGTGGTCAAAGTATTGACAACGCTAAAGATATCACTGCTGCTGGAAACCTAAGTATTGGAGGTTCTACAACCTTACAAGGAGCACTACAAGTAAATAATAACATTAACTCTACAGGCGCAATAACTGCTGGTAATTGGGTTTGGGCAAAAAATGGGTATGGAGATGTTATAGGTTTAGGTGGTGATGCTGGAGCTAATGATTATGAAATAAAAATGATGCAAGATAAGCCACTATCTATTCATATGAACAGTAATAGAGGTGATTTAAATACAGTTAACATTACGGGTGGAATATACGCTTCTGGTAATGGCACTATCGGTGGATCTTTAAACACTGGAGGCAATATAACAGCAGGTGGTCAGATTATTGGTCATAATGGTGGTGGAGATACGTATGTTATAGGTGGTGGTGATGCCAATGACTACGAATTCAGATTAGGTTCAAATAAACCATTAACTTTATGGAGATCTGGTGGTTTATCAAATGAACAACGTTTCCAAGTATGGGGTCGTCAAGACAACCTTGGGGACTTATCTGTTAGAGGAGATGGAAACAGTTCAGGGGCAATTACAGCGTCTGGAAACATATCATCAGGAGGAAGATTAACATCGGGTGAGTTTGTACAAATAAATGGTGTGGCTACGGCTGGTGCTGGATGTTCACCTAATGGTCTTCAAGGTAGAGATGCTGCGGGTTCAATATTATCATGTGTTAGTGGTGTTTGGGCTTCTGCTGGAATAGGTGAAGTTATAAGAACAAATGGCCCATCCAGATGTGGTGGTGATGGTAGACTACCATCATATGCTAACTGTCCTGCTGGATACAAGCTAACTGGTGGTGGATATGCACTAACTCAATGGAGAGATGATGATGGACGAAACGCTCCAGATACATCTTATCCAGATGTTGTGAATAACAGATTTATAGTAAATCCTCCGGGTGGTAACGATGCTGGTTGCTTCACAGCATATGCTATATGCGTAAGATAAAAAGCTTGTGATAGAGATAGAGTAGTGTTATGATAAGGTCATTATTTAAGTGACCTTATTTTTGGAGATTACTATGACTATGCATTTTTTAGGTGATGATCATTATTCTTTAGAAGAACAAGAAGAAATGGATCGCGAGAAAAACAAAAATTATGATGTGTGGAAGCTTGAAATCCGCTATTCAACAGGTGATAGTGAAAAAACGTATGAGAAAACGTCATGCTTACCAATCCTATGGAAAAGCAAAGATAAAGCTAAAAAAGTGATGAAGGAAATCTTAACTCGCAGAGCTTTTATGAATGAGCACTCATGGAAAATCCGTAAAAAAGAAGATGTTGAAGAAGTTTTTGATTGGATGGTATTCCATGAAACAGGTGTTTTCTTAGGTTATCAAATGTCTGTAGAACTTGATAATGGTGAACGTCAGATTGTTAGTGCGTTTTGGGATGAAGATACCTTTACTCATATTAGGTCAATGAGAGTTGTAAGAGAAACAGAAGTAGAAGATGATGATGAAATCATTTTTTAAGGAGTATAAATGAGTAGAACAGTAAGAAGAACTAAAGGCGATAAATTCATGTTGAGATTCGCTGAAGATAAAAAAGGTGTAAACAGATACCATTCTGATGCTTATAACGCTAAAGCTGGTGGAATGGATTCTGAAGTTAAAACTCATGGAAACATGATCAGAAGAAGTCTCAAAAGAAAAGATTTGCATGATGCAAAATCAGGATTAGAAATGGCTTTCGAAACGACAGAAAAAGATGTAAAGAATCTGTCAAACAAAGGATTTATCCATAGTTAAAATAAACCACCTTCGGGTGGTTTTTCTTGTATAAGATTCAGTGTTGTCATATAATAAAGACTTACTAAACACTATGAGTAATATCATGAAACTAAAAAAACCAAAAACTTGCGAAGGATGTAAAGCTCTCTATCAGGCGCAGGGAGAAAGTATGAAATGCCTATTATCTTTCGGTGAGGAAAATCATATTACTCGTATCGTTAATCCCCCTAAAGATGGATGTCCTAAGCCAAAAACTGTAAGTGCTTTTGTTGAAATTAAAGTTTCTATGTAAGTTTTTCCCTTGTGCATGATATTATATAATGCTATAATATTGTCATTAAACAAAATGAGGTTTAGAAAATGGCTATTAAAAATCGCGGAAATGAAAAACCAACTATCGATCTGAAATCTTCACAGGGTAATGCTTTTTCCTTAATGGGATATGTTAAAACTTTTGGTAAACAAATTGGTCTTTCTCAAGAACGTATTAGTGAAATTCGTAAAGAGATGATGGATGGTGGTTACGATAACCTGATTAAAATTTTTGATCGTGAATTTGGCGATTATGTAGATCTGATTAAGTAAGGAATAATATGTACGATTATTTTTCTATTGAAGGATTGATTCAGTTTGGCCTGTTTTATGTAGTTATGGGTCTGCCAGCTTTTTTATTTTTTTATGCTGACAGAAAAAAAGAAAAAACATTAAAAATTTGGTTTTTAAAAGTTGTAGCGGTTGGCGTTGTAACAGCAATTTTATTCTATTCCATAAGTTATTATTTTGATGGAAAAGATTATAAGAGAGCTATTCAATATTGTGAAAATAAGGAATATGTACTGATTGATAGAACGTGTTATAAGCCTATCGGTGATAATCATTACATAAAAGCTGATACTGTTATTGTAACCTTAAAAAAGGAGTAAATAATGAGCAAAGAAGATTTCATTAAGCAGTATGGAGAGACTTATTTTCAATTTTCAAGTTTTTATAAGTTCTCATTTAATTTTACTGGAGAAACTGTAGACGGTAAACATATCCTGCTTATGATGGGTGGCAATCCTGATGATATTTATCGCGTTGAAGTTTCTCATGAAGAATCACTGAATGATTTAGTTAAAGCATTCGGAGAGATTGAAATCATTGTTAATAACGAAACACTTTCTTAATGTATTAAGAGGTCATATTTGACCTCTTATTGCCATTTAAGGCTCATAAAGGGTCATATTTAACCTCTTATGTAAAAAAAATGATTTAATAGTTCATATATGATACTTTTTTGATATTGCATCATATATGGTGCATTAACCTGTATAATGTAACATTTATGAGGCATTAAGAAAAAAGATGCAAAAAAAAGAATATTTTTATGGTTGGAATGATTATGTAAATGGTCTAGAAAGTAAAAGTAATAATACTTATTATCAAGAAGGGTACGAACAAGCTAAAGGTTTTGAGAAAATCCATAACAAAAAACCTTTTCCACGAAAATATCAAAGTAAAATAAATTTATTTTTTACAGAAACTTTATTTTTATGGTTTATAGAAGTTATTTTTGTAATTGCTTTTATATTTGCTTTCCCTTTCTATTATTTTATTCTTAAAAAAGATGGAAACAATAAAAAATCAACAAAATAAAGCTTGTGCATAAGAAAAAAATCATTTATGATATCAGAAAATCATCTGAGGGTTATCTATGAAAACTTTATTCCTGAGTCATGACGAAGCATTCAAAGTAGGAAGTGAGATAACATCTTCCTTTCCAGAAGGTTGGGAATTTAAAGTAAGAGAAACACCTCATTCAAGCAATGGAAAAAGATTTCTTATTGAATTTTTTAATAAGAAAGAACAACTCTATTCTTATCATAGCACTGTAGCAACTCCCAATGGTGGAAGCAAAGACAGATTTTTGATTCATCACCATGACGATATGATGTCAGGCTATATAGGCTCTGGAGATACTCCAAGAGAAGCTATCAAAAACCTTCGTAAAAAAATTAAAGCAGATATGGAACATTTGAAGGCTGTTTTAAACAATATTTCTAAATAAAAGAGAATAAAATGATTGAAAAAATCGTATTAGAAGATTTAAGTAAAAGTAAGGGCTTTCACTTTTTGAAGGATTTAAACTTTTTCAAAAAAACTAAAGAAATTCAGTTTACAGATGGTGTTAATATCCTTTTTGCTCCCAATGGAGCTGGTAAATCATCTTTACTAAAGATGCTTGCTTATTCTTTGGCGTGTGAACAAGGAGGAATTTCTAAAGTTACTGATCAGTGGCGTTTTGATATCATGTCTGGAAACATTCTTTCAGAACAAAAAGGAACTATTCTGGATGGTATTAATATTTTTCATGATGGTAAACCAGCCGTATATGCTGATGCTCGTAAAAAAGTTGGCCTAAATGTAAAAATGGAATTAGATGATGATTTCCAGAAAGAAGGTTTGGATGAGTTGTTAGAAAAACGTTCAGATGGTTTTAAAACAATCAATAGAACAAAGCGAGTTTTTCAGTATTTAGATGATTTCAAATCTTTACCTAAAGAGATGGAATACAAATGCAATAAAGACAGATTGCCAGAAGCTTTTAAAACAGTATTAGAAGGTAAAATCCCGGAAGGTAAGCCAACTGTTTTGATGGACGAACCAGAATCAGGGCTTTCAGCCATTTTTCAGGGAAACTTCTTTAGCAATTTAGGAGAACAGAAACATTTTAATAAGTTTCAATGGATTATAGCAACTCATTCTCCCTTTGTTTTACTACTTCCAAATGTAAATGTAATTAGTTTGGTTGATGAGGACGATTACCTAGAAAATACGCTTAATGCTTATCGCATTCTTTTTGAGCATATTGATAAAAAATAAGAGGCTGCGGCCTCTTATTTGTTTGTTTTAAATAATGAAAAATGATAAAATAGCCTCACTTAATCAAAAAGGGTAAGATATGAAACATACTAATCCACAAGATTTAATTAAGTCATTTCTTGAAAATATGGCAAAATTAAAACCTACCAAAACTTACTATGTTGTAGACAAAGATTATGCCTCTATTTTCTATTCACTGTTAAAGTTCGGTATTGAAAAAGGGCTTGTTAGTCGTAAAGTAAAAATTGGTGTATCTTTCTATTATGCTGATGATCGTGCTGTAGCTTTCCAGATAGAAGATAAAGGTATTATGTGTAAAAATGGTTTTACTTTTTTAGATAAACACAAAGAAGGTCTGGAAAAAATATTGAAAACTATCCCTATTTTGGATATCCCCGAAAAAGACCGTTTAGCGTTTATCTCCGCAATATAAAAAGAGGCTTCGGCCTCTTTTTTACTATCATTACGACAATAAAAACTTGAACTTAAAACGAGTTACTGTTATAATCTCTTTATTGAAAATATTTTGAGGATTTAAAAATGTCAGCAATTTCTCTTGGCTTCAAGGTTTATGGTTCTGCTATCGTTGAAATGGCTCGTGATATGGTTTTAGCGGGAGAATGGGCTAAGGCTTTAAATACCTTCGAAGAAAATCTTGAAGACTTCCCTATGGAGATTGCACTTGCTATCCTTCGTGGTGATAAAACTCTTGAAGGTTTCAATGATAACATTGATGTAGTTGATGACAATGATTCAGAAGATTACAAACAAACAGTTCGTGAGATTTATGTAGAAGATTATTTTTACGATCACGCTGAATTCTTTAAGTTTGACCGTATCATCGAAAGTCGTGATTTTAATTACATGATGGATATGCGTGGTCTTTATCATGGTCCTCATTTTGGTCACCAAGAAATGCTAAATGCGGCGACACGTTATATGAGCGATGTGAAAACTGAGAAGGTTTTCCGTCTTGGCTCTGATCGTTTCTTGGTTGCTCGTAAAGAGAATCCAAATACGGTACCAATGTGGCTTAAGCGTTCTGATTTCGCAAAATCTGCTGAAAGATGCTATAACATTATGTATGGTATTAAACCAGTAGAAGAGGCAAAGCCTATTATTAAAAAAGAAGTAGAAGTTAAAAAAGAAGAGAAAACAACAGAGATGCCTGCTTATTTGAAGCAGCATCGTCTTTCTTATCTTGAGTTTTCAGCAAAAGAACATGGTTATAGTGATATTTCTTCTATGACCAAAGATTTACGTGAAAAAATTCTGAAAGCCTGTGAAGAAAGAAAAGTATCTTGGGAAGAAATTGTTATTACAGATCGCGCCTCTGGTGAAACCTATACAACAACAGTTCCTATGCAGCTTGTAGATGCTTACATTACCCGCGACAGTAAAATCTGGAATCCGGTATGTGAAAGTGGTTTAAAAATGGAAGATGATTCAGCATTCCATTCTGATTTGTGGTTAGCAATGGGGCATGATTTGAATGGTGAAGAGTATAACCATGATAATCCTGAAACCTCACGTTTCTATGATATTATCGATAATCTGCGTTTTGGTTATAAATCTGTAGGTGATTTTTTAACACTAAACGATGTTAAGATGGGAAGCTTTACAGGTAAGATTGTATTTGAAGATAGTAAGGAAATTACGGATCGTGATATCTTAGTATTGCCAAACGCTGGTCTTAAATATGAAAAACTGGCAAAAAAAGCAGGTATGGTGATTACAGAAAGAGGTGGTGCGGTATCACACCTTGTTATTGTTGGGCGTGAAGAAATGTTCCCGGTTATTATTATGAAAGATGCGATTAGTAAACTTCGTGATTATGAAAGCATTGAAGTAGATTTCAAAAATAATAAAATCCGAGGTCAGTATGGATTGAAGAAATTTTACTGATAGCAAGAAAAAAAGAAAGCAGCCTCCGGGCTGCTTTTTTATTTAAAAGATGAAGTTAAAAAGGAAAAACAAGTTCAGAGATAACTTTTTGACCTTCATCGGTCAGTTCAATGGATGGAGTAAATTCAAATTCTGTGCCATCATCTAAAATAAGAGGTTCTTCTTCTGTAATGAAGCAGAGGTCTTTTTTAATCAGTTTTTTGTAGACTGACATTCCAGAAATAACTCTGTCAGAAAGAAACTCTGTTTCATTTTTGTCAGGAATTTTACTTGTTAAAATACTTCCTTCATCTTTAAGTCTTTTTAATGCTGAAAGTTCTGATAAGGAAAATTTATTTGTCATTTTACTATTCTCAATTTTGGGGATGGTTGTCATTATATTGTGTTAAGGTATCTAAAGCAAGCATTAAATAATAAGATATTTTTGATATAGCAATATAAAAATGAAATAATAAATAAAAACAAAAAGGTAAATATATGGAAAAGACAAACGCCAACTCTGTAAATAAAAAAAGATTATTTGAAGAAATAATAAAAGGTTATTATTCAAAAATAAATGAAGGAACTTATCAGGACACTATCGATACGTATTTAGGAAGTATAGCTAAAGAGTATAATAAAAAATATGCTGAAAGTTTTCCTAAACATATAAAAGAAGATGAAAGAGAAGAGTTATTGGTATATTCAAATATGGATAAGTCAAAGGCTGTTTTCTTTGATGCTATTCTACAAGTAGACGTAGAGAATATAAAAACAGAAGAGATGAATGAACTACCATTATCAAATTTTGAAGATGAACTAATAGGAATACTTGACGCTTATTGTTATCTTGAGAATGAAAGAGCGGCACATAGAATTATCGTTAATCCAATGAACGTTTTTGGAAGTATCATGTATCAAGGTTTTGCTAATGAAAGAATGGATAAAAAGTTAATAGAAGGCTTTAGATATTCCTCTTATGAAATATTATCGTTTTATTATTATGAGAGCAAAGGTTATAGACGAATAATAGAAAAAGTATTTAGTAAGTATATAATAGATTCTTTTGTTGATAGAGGTTTCTCATTGAATGAAAAAGAAATAAAGATCGAGCAATCCCAAAATAATCAATACTTATTTTCTATAAATCATCCGGGTGATGAAAACACTCTCAATATCCAATGTATATTTAAAGATGGCTATTATCAATATTGGAATGATAATGACGATAGATATATTAGTGATTTTAATATTGATTTAATCGTTCCAGATTATCAAGATTTTTTAACAAAATAAAGATTGTTACGGATAATAGAGTTTTATATAATAAGTAAAAATTTAAACAAAAGGTAGAATATGAGCTATAACGGAGAAACAAAACTTTTTACAAAAGATAATGATGTTTTACCTTTTTCCAAAGGTAACTTAACATTCTTTAGTAACCCATTTATTGATATTGATGATTGGGGTCATAAAAATTTCAATTTAAACAATTCTTTCTGGAGTTTTGAATATTTAAAATCTCTTTATGAAACAAGATATGTAAAATTTGATTGTTTATCTTCCGAAGAAGATCTATTAACTCAGATAAATGAGAATGACGTATCTCAATATATTTATATTGGTTATGATCTATGGGGAAAACCAAATGAACTTGGCTTTGACTTAAATTCGTATGATTTTAACCTTCTTCAAAATGAAGTTTTAAGGCAATGGGAAAATTGTTCTTTCAAAACAGGAAGTATTATTTATACTCCAGATAGAACACTAACCAAAAAAGAGATAGAGGTTATTACATTTAAACCAATATCATATGAGAATACCGCCTGTCGAATGGATAGAAACTCTTTTAGAAGAAACTACCCTAAAACATACGTATTTGATAATGACTTAGCTTTCATAACCAAAGAAGATGATTATGAAAATTGGAGAAATATCAATGATTTTAGTGAAAAATGTGATTTGCCAGATTTCGTAGAAGGTCAAAACATTGCTATGTTAACCTATTAAAAATCATTGAAAAGCATCTAAGATAACGATATAATGTTGACTATAAAATGACTATAGAGAGCTAAAAAATGTTTAGTAAAGTATCCTTTAAAGGTTTAGCGAAAAGTAAGAACAAAGATTATGGCTATGCTACAAAACTCCCTTTTTTCAAAGAAAACAGTGATGTGGAGTTTAAGCCGGGTCTTAATATCATCTTTGCACCTAATGGTACCGGAAAATCAACTATTTTATCTATGATGGCTACAGCCACTGCCAGTAAGCAAGGCGGTTATTCTGTAGTTACACGAGACTGGAATGGTCGTTTTGATACTGAATGTATGGATGGTATTAATGTTGCTCATGATGGTCAGGCGGTAATGTATTGTAATCCTCGTCAAGCGGTTGGATTGATTGGTGGTCAAGCGGCTTTTGATGATGAGTTTTTTAATGAAGGTCTTTACGATCTGAAACTTAATGAATCTACTGGTAAAACAACTATCGCTCGTTTAGGTAGAGTTTTAGGTGTTATTGGTGGAAATGCTCCTTTTGAAAGCAAAATCGAATATCGAGTTCCTGAAGATCAAATAAAAGAAGAACGTAAAAATCTTCTTGCTCCTCAAATCGAGAAAGGGCAGCAATCTATCTTATTGGATGAACCTGAATCTGGTTTAGCTATTCATGTCCAAAATAACATTTTTGCGATGTTAAGCAAAGCCGCAAAAGAAAAGAACCTGCAGATCATTGTAGCAACGCATTCTCTCTTTGCCTTATCTTGTGTTGATGCTAACTTTATTGAGTTAGAACCGGGTTATATTAAGATTGCTCGTGATCAGCTTGATATACTTTTTATGAAGGTAAATGATTTTTAAGGAAATTAATGTCAGAAGATAAAGAAGTTCGTGTAGAAGTTGTCAGAGATAAAGAAAAAATGAGCATCACCGGTTTTGTTGGTGATGATGATATTTTGAGAATCCATAATCATATTGGTGGTAAATGGGCGGTTGGGCACTCTTCAACATTAGGTTCAGATTTTAACTATGCCCGACTTAAAGCAGAAGCCATTAAGTTAACATTTGAAAAGTTTGATGAGCTTGTTTCTCTGGAAACAAAAAAATAATCCAAAAGGCTATGGGGACATAGCCTTTTTTCTTGAATAGAATAGGTAAAAGTATTATACTATTGTCATAAAATAATAAATGGAAAATAAAATGCAAAACGAAAAAATCAAAGATTTGTTGATAGAAAAACAAAAAATTGGGGATAAGTTTGCTGCTTTACATAAAGAGCAAGAAATTCTTATTGCTGCCTCAAAAGTAAACCGTGAGGCTATTGGTAATGCGTTTATTGAAGCATTTACGAATAGTGATGAAGATATCCTGTTTATGATGGAAACACTATATGATAGTGACGTGCTGTATAAATATCGTGAGAAATATTTTAAAGATCTTGGTCTAAATATTTCTGGTTATTTCCCTTCTTCATCACAATATGGTTTAGAAATTGATTTATCCCGTTCTGAGGAAGAACTTGAACTATCTGTTAAATCATTAGAAAATATGTTTCATTTGATTAAACCTATTTATGAGCGTTTTAGGGAAAAAGAAATAAATGAATATCATTTAATCAGATTAAATTATTGCTCATTGGATGTAGATACAGACGTAATGTTCTCAAACGTCTATTTAATTGAGGATAATGGTCAATATAAAGTAATGACATTAGAGCGTTATCATAATGAAATATTTGCTGAATGGTCTCACGATTTAAAGCAAGTAATTCTGGATACCAAAGAAATCATTGTTTCTAAATACGGCTATAAAGACGAGGAATAATAATATGAATGAAGTAGCAAAACTGGCACTAACTGAAATTAATGAGCAGCTTGAATTGACTACAAGAGCAGGATATCAAGTAAAACAGAATATTTGTAGTAATAACTGTTATGAAAATACAGTAAGAGGTATAAATGTTTTAGTTAACTCATTGAAGGGTGGTGGGGAACTAACAGAAGAAAAAAGAACCAGTCTTTTAGAAATGCTTGAAGCAATGCTTAAAGAGCAGCATGATAAAAAGCGTGAAGATAACGTTGCTAAAGATAATCTTGATAAGATGTTAGAGCATACCCGAAAAGCTAGTCAATGGGTTTCAGCTATCAAAAGCGACAATGGAAAATAAAATATGGAATTGTTAAAGCAACCTGAACCCGTTATTTTAACAACAGAACAAAAAGAAAAATATGAAATATCACGAAAGTATTTCGATGAAAATGTTCATTCATATTTTTTCTTTTATCGTTATTTTTCATTCTTTTTTAAAAAGAAGATTAAAGAGTTCTTCGAGAAGTCGGATTTTTATTTTGAAATAAGAGATAAACAACGTGCTGTCTTTAAGTATAAAATAGCTCAAGCTCTGGCGAATGATGAGTATGAACAAAATGGATTTGGGCATTATATTTTTAATATAGATGGGGAATCTCATACTTATGGCGTTATGGAAATAGATGACAAAATCTTTTATACAGCACAAATTTTAAAATATAACAGAGAAAGGCAAGTAGAGAGAAATAATGTAGTTCAGTTGTTTAAAAATAAATAAAAAGGGCGCAAGCCCTTTTTTAATATGTTCCGGTATAAACCAAATCATTTTTATCTTGACATTCCAAAGAGGAATCTTTAAGACTCTTTCCATTCATCGTAAGATTATTTTCAACCATATCATTATAAGTGTTAAAATAATTATCCATGTGTGATCTTAAAGCTTTCCCAAAAGAACTTTTTCTTAAATCTGACATATTAGCCCAATCAATTAAATCATTACATAAGTCTTTATTATATCCATTAGAATGAATATAAAGCGTTTTTGTTTTTGTATTATCCACATAATAGAAGTTGCTATAACCATTAGGCTGCGGTTTAGCAATTGAATCAGGTTTAATAGAAACAAAATAACCTTTACTTGGAAATATAGAGTTTACCAAAGTATAATCAATATCCTTTTGATTATCTATTTGTTTTGAAACTTTTAATCTTTCAAAAACATTTTGTATTTTAAATACTTCGGTTAATTGTTCTCCCGGAGTAAAATATATAATAAATTTATAACCTACGAATAACAAAATAAAAAAACCAAAGAAAAGAATTCTGTGAAGAATACTTTTGTTATTATTGTTTGACATGAATTAATACCTCTTTTGTATATAATCACTAATATAACATTTAGTTTTTATATTAATCAAAAAAATAAGTGATACCTATCATATCTAATAGTATTTAAAATGGTATAAAAAAAGCTTGCATATCAAGATTCACTATCATATAATGTTGTCATTGAAACGATGCGTTCTTAGCTCAGTGGATAGAGCAGTAGCCTTCTAAGCTATTGGTCGCAGGTTCGAATCCTGCAGGACGCGCCACATAACTTATTAAAAAGAGATAAAAACATGATTAATCGCATTAAAGAGAACCGTAAATACCGTACTGATGTGTCTGACTATGCTGTAGAAACATGGGTTTCTTTCATTGAGCGTAATCGCCTGAATCTTTCTCCTTCTTACCAGCGTGATTATGTTTGGGGTTTTTCTGAACAGCAGCATTTCCTGCGCAACCTTATTTCTGGCCTTCCTGTTAGCGCTATCTCTACTGTTAAAGAACAGGATGCTTTTATTTACGAAGTTGTTGATGGTAAACAGCGCCTGACCACTCTTAAAATGTTTGTAGAGAATGAAATTCCTATTCATCTGAATGGTGTGAGCATTTATTACAAAGACCTGACTATGGCTGAACGAAACGCTTTCGAAAGCGCACCTTTGCCTATGATTCGTCTTTATGATGCCAATGAAGCTGAAAAAATTAAATACTTCCTGAGCCTGAACTTTGCTGGCGTTCCTCAAAGTGAAGAACATCGTAAAAAGCTGTTGGGTATGCTTGGCGAACTGGAAATGCAATAAGGAATATTTTAATGAAGATTATTCTGACACTGGAATCGATTGAATCAAATAAAAATACACGAGATGAGATCTTGTGGATGAAAGAGTTCATGAATGAAACGGGATTTTCATTCAAGCAAGCAAAAACAGTTGCTAATATTTTTTCAAATAATACAGATGGTTTCAAATTATCAAAAAAACATGTACTAAATATTGATGATTTATACACATCAGATAATTTTGTTAAAAGTGAAGTTGAGCATTTTATTAAAGTTGGAAAAAGAAATAAAACAATATCATACAAAATTATTGCCGAAGAAGATTATTCACTTCAAGAGATTTTTAGTGGTTTTACTATTACTCCAGAACGTATTCAGGAGATGGTAATCGGCACATACAAGCCATCAGAAGAAGAAATTAAGTTAATGGCTCAATATATTAAGGCAGTTCAAGAGCAAAAGCCTGTAGCCTATATGAGTGAGGGCGCTCATGGTATTTTAGGCGAAGGTAAGGAAGAAGTTCCTGTAAGAGCCAAACCATTCTATAATGATGAGCAGCCTCTTTTTAAAGCGCCAATCATTATTTTAAAATCAAGCTAAGGATATAAAATGGATAATGTTGAAAATATTCGTAATATGGCAAGTTCTCAAGTAGCAGTTTTTGCTCTTGATAAAGCAACGCCAGAAAATATTATGAAAAAGCAAAAAGAACTGCATGCTAAAGAAGGAATGTCTCCCAAAACATTGAACGTATGCTTTGCTGTCGAAATGTTTCCTTTGCTTGTTACAATGCTACTTATGTCTACAGTAATTTTTATGGATATAAAAGTATTCAAAGTATATTTTGAAAACCATAGTACTGTATTATTATTTTCATATATTATCGCTGTATCAGCACTTTTTATATACTTACTAAATAAAGATTTCTTTGGTTTGATTGATAAAATGATTTTGAGAAGCGTAAAAAAATCAATCAAAAAAAGAACTAACGCTTTCTTTGCTAAATTGTTTTATGAAGAAGGTATGCAAATGCCCCTCAACGAGGATACATTAAAAAAAGCAAAAGAAGATAATGTTATTGACGATAATGATATTAAATATTTAAAAATTAAAGGAAATGGAATAGTTAAAGTTATAGATGTTTATAATGCTACATCCAGTTTTAACGCTTACACTGATTTTAAGAAAAATGTAAAAGAGTATTTTTAAAGCTACTTCGGTAGCTTTTTTTTTGTTTTGTGAAATATAATAGAATATAATTACTATAAATAAAAATAAAACGGGTGGAATAATGGGAATAAGAATTCACAAAAACATAGGATTTTACTTACCTCAAGAAATGGTATCTAAATTATTTGTTGATAATTATAGTGATATTATGGAAGATAATGAGGATATAGATAATATTTTCTTTAAAAAAATAGAGCCGAAAGTAAAAGAGTTATATGAGAGCGAGCCAGATGCTTTCTTTTTATTTAAGCTACAATTTAAAAGATATCTTAAAAATGAAAAGAATATAAGCCTATATTCTTTAATCAATGTTATTAATAATGGTTATGAGGATGATGGTATTTTATTTTCGACACCAGAACTTATTAGTAAATCACGATATGATGATTTGATTGATTATTATGAGCATGTAGATAATCCAGAAACTGTTGTAAAATATTTAAGAACTCCTATTTATCCAGATTCATTTTATATTTGTATTGATAAGCCAGATTTAACAGAGGATTCTTTAGAAGAACTTAATTTTACTTATCCTAAAAGGAATGGGAAGCCGCTTGAAATAGGAAGTACAGTAACAATAAATGATTTATATTTATTAAGCGTAAAGGGTGAAGAAAGAGAAAATATAGATAACAGAGAATGGACTTATCCAAAAGAAGGTAATAAAAAATATTTTCATCCATATATGAATCCCATAACATATTTAATAATAAAAGAGTTAAAACTATTTAAAGAAGATATTAGTTATGTTGATTTTATAAAATTAATTGAACCAGCGATTGTAACTTATTGGAGTTAAAAAAACTACAACTATTTAAAATCAAAATATAAAATTTTGTTGTGCAAAACAATGAAAAGTGATATACTATTGTCATTAAACGAATGAGGCGATGATATGAAAAGTATTACTATGATTTTGATGATTGCTTTTTCTTCATTGATGCTATCTGGATGTAATAAAATCCTAACAGAAGCTGAAGTTCAGACAAAAGTGAAGAAATGCGAATCGCAGAAAATGATTCCGTGGTATACTTTTGTAAAACAGGGACATAAAGAAAGCGGTGTAATATTCGTTGATTGTCGCACAAGAGATGATATTAATGGAAAAGTAGTAGAAAAAAAGGAAAGTTTACTGTTTGATGATGATACACCAGTAACAGCAACAGGTATGCCAAGCATGTCTGGTATGTCAGGTGGGCCATTTTAATATAAACCGCTAGAAAGCGGTTTTTTGTTGCATGTCATATCTATAAATTTTATAATATTGTCATTACAAATGATGAGGAAAGATAATGAAAGCTCTAGATTTAGTTAAAGTTGCTCAAGAAAGCTCTATTTTGTTTGATGATGCTTTCCCATTAAAATCTTTTGTATCAGTAGAGGCCGATCCTAAGTTTGTTGCTGTTATTGGTGATAATGCCACTGGTAAAAGTTTTGTTACCTCTACTCTTTCTGTTATTGGTAAAGCATGGCATAAAATTAATGGTTATCACATCGGTATGGCTAAACGAGCTGGTGGTGGTATGGAAGCCTGTTTTGTTTATGGTAATGAAGCAGAGCAGTCTACAGGTGCTACCACGCTAGATTCTGTTATTGGCGGTTTTAAAAACATTAAACTTCATGCGGTAGAAAACAATCAGAAAATGCTGTTAATCCTTGATGAGCCAACAATCGGTTTATCTTTGGGTTTTGAAAAAGCAATGGGCAAATACATTGCATCTGTTTTCGAAGAACTCAAAGAGTTTGAAAATATTGTTGGTCTTGTTGTTGTATCGCATTCAAAAGCGATGTTTCAGGAAATTGAAAAAGCAGGTATTGTTCCAACAGTGATTTCAACTGAAAAAGAAAAGACTTTGCAAGAATGGTATGGCGAAAACGAAGATAACACCATTGAGGAACTTTTAGAGCTTAAGGAAAAAGGTTTTAAAGGCTGGAAAGAAGTTAATAGTTACATTGACATGATGAAAAAGAAATAATGTTAGTCTTATTATATAATATAGAGCAGCCTCCGGGCTGCTTTTTTATTGGCTTAATAAAATTGGTAAAAATAAATAAAATGTGGTATTTTATCAACAAAAATTAAATAGGAATATTATATGTTGATTGATTGCGATTTTGAAAAAATAAGGAATAAAATAAAAATAGAGGATGAAAACTTAAAAAATTCATCTTTTTTAATTGATCCTAATGATACGTTTTTATTTAACGTTGGTGATAAAAATGTAAAACTTGATGATATTATTAAAGCGTTGGATAAAAAAAGTGTAATTTTATCTGATGATAATGAAAAAAATATAAAAAATTGTTTATCCATTTTAGAAATGATAAATAACGAATTAAAAGAAAAAGAATATAGAACTAATGAAAAATATAAAGCTAAGATTGAATATAATAGAATATATCTAATAAATAAGACTATAAATGAATTAAAAGAAAATAGAGTTAATTTCGTAAGTGATAATCTTCAAGTTTTAATAATTCACCCTATTATTTGTTCAAACGGTATAAATGATTTTTTAAGTTTTTTAAGTAAAAAAGAATATCTTTATAAAATTATCGCTGGAAGAATTCGAGTTTATAAAAATACATCATTAGATATAAAAAATGAAATAGAAGAGTATATAAATAAAAACACTGAAAATAATGAAGTTCTTGTTGAGGAAATTTTCTATTTAAAAGAAATAAATTGGAATGATATTTTAGATTATTGCGAAATAATGAGTAATACTATATTTGTAAATTAAGGATTTATTATGGATAACTATTTAAATATAACAGAATCAGCAATTAAAAGGCTCTCTACGCTTTTAAAAGATGAAGAAGATAAAAATACAAAGCTAAGAATATATATCACTGGAGGAGGCTGTAGTGGCTTTCAATACGGATTTACGTTTGATAGTAATAAATCAGACGATGATTTAATAATAGAAAAAGAAAGTGTTTCAATAATCGTAGATCCAATGAGTATGCAATATTTGATTGGGAGTGTTTTAGATTTTCAAGAAGGTTTAGAAGGTTCAAGATTTGTTATTAAAAATCCTAATGCTAAAACAACCTGTGGTTGTGGCTCATCTTTTGGTATTTAAATAAAAAGACCTACAAGGCTGTAGGTCTTATATTGTTTTTACCCTAAAATGCTGTTTCTGAATTTTTCATATTTTTTAATAAAGGATGAGTATTCTTTTAATTCCATATCACAAATAAAATTTCTCCCAATCTTTTGAGCAATTTTTTTCCATCCATCATTGAAGTTAATAATAGGTTTGTTTTTATTAATTTCAATATAAAAATTTAAAACAGCACAATCACAAACTTTTTCGATACTATTTAATTCATTTGAAAATTCACCATGAAATGAAGCAATATAATTAAATTCACATAAATGATAATTAAAAGAATGTTCAATATTTTTTCTTTCTATAAAATCAAGCAAAGCAAAAAAAAGATAAAACCTTTGTTCATATATATTATTTTCTTTTACTAATAAATGATTTTCTTCTTTTTTTAATAAATTAAGTATACTTTGTTTTTCTTCTACATTTAATAATTCATAATTATAATTATTCAATAATTTTATGATTTGCGTCATAGAAGAGTTTTCATTTTGTTTTAATCTTAATTTGATATTTCTTTCACTCTCCGCTAATTTTTGAAAAAGTTTATGAATTGATGAAAATGAATCATTATCTTCGAAAAAAAATAAATTATTTTTAGAAATCATAGTATACTCCTAAGTAAAAATTTCAAGATGTTTTATTATAACATTATCATAAATCGAATACAACAATATATTTATAATAAATATATTGATAAGGATATCTTAAATGTGTTATATTGTCTTTATCTTAAAACGAGAGAGAGAGAAAGTTATGAAAATTTTAAATATCAATGAATTACGTGATGTTTTGGCTAAACGTTTTGGTGCTAAAGCATTCTATAGTGAACTTGAAATTGAAAAAGCTCTGGAAAAGATGTCTGATAAAGGCTGGCGTGATTATCGTGAAGAAACGGCTAAGCCTGTATCTTCTCGTTCTTTTAACTTCCATGATTTTATTGAACAGAATCAAAAACAAGATGTAACTCTTGATGAGTTCATTAGTCAACTACATTCTTCTCTTCAAAAAGAACTGCAGGCTAAAGGCTTTGATCTTGATGAGAAAATGACCTTCGCTCCTCATTTCTTCCATGCTCGTGATCTTGGAATCTCACAATCCTATGAAGGAACAGAAATTCAAAAAGAAACGCATCGTGAGTTTTTGGCGCGTGTTCAAACTATGCTGCGAGAGGCGGTTGCTGCACAAACAACTTGATATTGTCTTTAAGTATTGATATACTTAATGCTTCTATTAGTGAGGATTAAAAATGAAAGAGTATATTACTGTTTTTGTTCTTAATGATGTTGAAGATTCATTGATTGTTCTTGCTGAAAATAAGACACAAGCTCGTCAGATTATTGAAAAAGTCATTCGTCCCGGTTCTAAAGTAAAAACTGTAGAACAGAAATAATATTCCATAAATTTAAACAGATAAGGTAAATAAATATGAAAGGCATTTTCTTGGTTAAATCTCGTATCTCTGTAAACGATCATGACATGGAAGATTTTAAAATTTTTAAAGATACAACTCGCAAAGAAGTTGAAAAGCTTATCAAGAAGGGTATTAATGAGCTTTTTGAAGATAGTCAAGAGTTTGAGCTTATTGATTCTTTCTATACTCAAGATGATGATGTAAGTATCGATAACTTTGAAATTCGTGAAATCGGTGAAGAAGAAGCAATGGTTTTTGAACGTCTGTTAGGTTCTGAATATGGTTTTGGTCTGTTAAGTCGTGGAGAGTTTGATCAATAACATTGTTTTTGGAATTTATAAGTGAATCACGAAGCCACCTCCGGGTGGCTTTTTATATACTTTTATGGATACGTTATGAAAAAATCGTATTTGTGAATCACTCTATATTTGCTATAATCATTAATAGAAAATCATATAGGAAATAAAAAATGAAGCTTTCAATCAGTGTATTACTTAAAAAAGAATCTGGTGGATGGCAGAATATTCGTTATGAAATCATTGATTCAGCGCTTAATGATAACTATGATTTATTAAAAAAAGAGTTAGTAAAGAAATTCGCCATAAAAGTAAATAAGTCAGAAAAGAGATTAAGAAAAACAAGTGTTGTTACAACTTTTTTGGAGCTTAGAAGCAAAAACATATCACATCTTTTGTCATCAATAGAAAAAAATCAAGAGATATCTAATAGTAGTCAGCTCGATATAACTATAAATGAATGGGCAGCATAAAGTTGTTGTTTTAGATAATTTTTATTGTTATAATCACCTCATCTTTTAAAAATAAGGTTAAAAAATGAAAGAATTATTAGAGTTGCTGCGTTCAAAACGTTCAAGCTATCATGAAAAAGTTGAAGGTTTGCGTAAATCCCTATCTGAAGAGATGGATGAGAAGCTATTTGATAACGTACAAGTATTTGGTCTAAAACAAGATAAGTATGGCGAAGAAGAAGGTATTCAGCTTCTGGATGTTATTCAGGCTCTTAAGAATCAAGTCGTAACACCAAAAAGCATGTCAAAAGAGCTTAACGTATTAAGAAATCATCTTGTTGAACTCGAACGAAAAATCTATGTTGGTCTTGATGATCGTCGAGAAGCTAAAAAAGCGTTACAGGAAAAAGTTAATAAGCTGTCTGTTAAGGCACTGGAAGAATTAAAAGAACTTGTTGACTTTGATACTTTGCGTGTAGTTAGCTTTAAAATCAAAAAACTAACATCTGAACAAGAAAAGAAACTGGTTGAAGTAATGGAATCAGAAGATTTTGTAATGCTTGAGGGGCATCAGGGATATTTCTATCGTTTTGTAGGTGTGTTAAAAGATAAAGGTTCCTTCAAAAGTTTTTCTCATGCTGTATTCAATAAGCTTGAAGGTAAGGTAACAGAAGATCGTAACTTCATCAGTAGTATCGGGACAGAAAAAGTAGAAGCAAAAGGATTCCTTGAACAAGAATACCATTTATTCTAACTTCTAAGAAATAAAAGGCCGCTATGCGGTCTTTTTTGTTAAAGAGCTTGTACTTAATCTTTAACTCCATTATAATGACAACATATAAACAATCTCATTGGAAACTATTATGCTTAAGCCTATTAAACTTGGTTCTAATCCAGAAAATCAAAAACAGGCTGTTTTTGTAGCGTTAACCACTGAAAGTCAAGTATGGAAAAACTACGAAGGTATTTCTGAGGAAGCAAAACAGACTGTTGTACCATTGGTATTAATGCTTCAGCGTTGGGATGGTCAGCAAGGTTTTGTTGGTGGAGAAGTAGAAGAAGGTGAAAGCCTAAAAGATGCTGTAGAGCGTGAATGCTTTGAAGAAATTGGTTTGATGCTTAATGAGAGCGAGCTAAAAAGTGCAAAGCTTGTCTCGTCACATCAAACAGAAAAACAAGTTACACATTTAATGGCTATCTCTATTTCGCCAGAGCTTATGCAAGAAGCTGTAAAAGGCTTTTCAAAAGCAGAACATTTTATGAGCGAAATTATAGCTGTTATGCCAATTCACTTTATTAACTATCCTCATAAAAAAGCATTTGATAATTTTATAAAAAACAACTTCGCTTCGACAGTTAAAGAAGAAATCGCTGATCTTATTTCAGGTCTTGGATGGGATAAGAAATACAATCTTCCAACTGATTTTGTACCTGTAGAGAGCACGCAAAAATCACTATAAAAGCTTGTGCATAAGACAACAAAAGAGTATACTTGGTTTAATGAATTAGCTAACTGAAAGGTGTATAAAATGGCAAGTAAAGCTGAAAAAACGATTCCTATGTCTGGTAGTGAGAAATTTTTTGTTATCCGTCTGAAAGGCAAAAAAACGCATTTTCTGAAAGATGTAGAACATGTAGGTCATCTTTTTAATGAAGCTTATCTTGATAATGGCTTTTGGAATTTAGTTGACGAAGCTGTTTGTAATTATGAATATGATAGTGGAAAGGTTCTTCGTTTTAATACTGAAGAAGAAGCTAAAATCAAGCTTTTTAAAACTGTAAAATTCTTGTCTGAAAAATCCCCAAGAGAAGTGCCAAATGATGTATTTGAAATTGTATCTGTGGAAGCAAGTTTTAAAGCAAAAGCTGTAAAAGAGTATACCAAAGATAATATTAACAAAATCGCCCACGAACTGACGATTAAACTTGATTCGTTTGAAGATTGGTATTTGGAAACCAAACTGGCAAAAGAAACAAATGTTAAAAAAGAAGATTTGGTATCACAACGTAAAAAAGAACTTGATGGCTATACCAGTGAAAAACTGGAAACATACTACAGTGTATGGCTTGAACTGAATCCATAATAAATGCCGCCTTCGGGCGGTTTTTCATATAAAAGAAGATAAAAAGGAAAAAAATGAAAAATATATTTATAGTATTAAGTATGATTTTATTTTTGTCAGGTTGTGATCATGTAGAGCCAGCAAAAGAAGTTTCTCGTGAATACAGGCAATATGAACTACTTGATCTTGATCAGCCTAAACATGTTTATATCACGATTAAAGACGTTAAAACAGGCTATGTATGGAATAGGCTTTATGTTTCCAAGCACTGTAATACGTGGAGAGACATTTCTATTAATAGTGTGTGGGGTTTTGAACTTGTTACATATGAGAATGCTGATGGTTCAAGATATGAAAAAGTTGAAAACTATAGGGATATTTGTGAACGTGTAAAAAATGGTGTTTCTTTCGTTAAATATTAAATAAAGGTGGCCCAGCCACCTTTTTGATTTTTGTCAAAGATAAAAATAACTAATCATGTTATAATTTTATTATTTGACGGAGATGAATAATGCATACAATATTAAAAGAATTGAAAAAGAAATCCTTATTATCAAGAAAGGGAATAGTTGAACAAAATAAAGATATTAATATTGCTGATACGGTTGTAAACGATACAGTAATAGTTTCAGGAAAAGTATTAAAAAGAAAAAGAGTTTCTTTAAATTATAAAAGCTGTAAGGTAAAAGTATGCTCTATGTGTCCATTTCCTAATGATGGAATATCAACAAATATTGATGATAAATATGTTTTTGATCAGTTAAATAGTTCAGGTTGTAAAAAAGAAAAATATGATATGCTTACATTATATCATAATGGTAATTTCTTCGCTGATAATGAAATATCTCCTGATTTAAGAAATAAAATATATTCCTATATATCTAATCTTGATATCTCTCATTTTGTTGTTGAAAGTCTACCTCAAACAATAACAGAACAAAAGCTTCAAATATTTAAAGATGCCTGTCCAAATATCAAATTACATGTTGCTATGGGTGTCCAAACGATGGATACTTTTTTAAGAGAATATGCAATATTATCTAATTTCTCTGAAAATAATTTATCTAATGCTATAAACAATCTAAAGGCTTACGGGTATATACCTCGCGTATTTTTAATGTATGGAATACCATTCCTTAGCAATAAAGAATCGTTACAAACTATTATTAGTGATGTAAAAATAATAAAAGAAAAATATAATATTGAAGATAACATTGTTATTTGCCCATTAGTAATCATGCCTAATACATTGGTTAATGAAATAAGTAATAAAACAGGATATAAAGCGCCAGAAATAGAAGATATTAATGATTTAATATTAGCGTTATCATTTTATAAATTAAAACCTAAAATAACCATAAATAGCTCAGTTTATGAATATACCGGAGATTCTTTTAAACGAGATCAATATTTAAAAATAAAAGAAAATCTGATGTTATTTAATGAAAACATGTTTACGGCAAAATTAAAGAAAATAGAAATGCACGAATATAATAAAGATAATGTTGTAAGTAATATTAAATCATTTTTAAAAGTAGATGATTAACATTGTAACGAAAAAGAAAAGATGATAGAATAAGAAAAAACTAATGAGGATATAACATGCAACTTAACAAATCTGATGTTGATGTAGTAAGACTAATGTTGGTATCTTATCTTGATAACTATATTAAAAAATGTGATAAAGCAATTCTTTTAAGCTACTCAGATGAACTGACTAAAAAAATAATTGATACAAGAGATAAGCATGATCGGGCTGTTTTCTTAATGTATGCGAAGTTGTTTACTCACACTCAAATAGAACCAGAGCTTATAGATGAACTTACAGAGGAAGATTGCCGAAATCTTGCGATGATATTTGATTACGCACAAGAACAAAATGCAAAACTTGCTAATGAAATTTTTAATATCACCCAAGACGATAAGCTATATCTAAAAGTTAAATCAGAGGGAGTAGCTCAAATGGAAGCATATAATAGAATTGTAACCTTCCTTAAAAAAGTGAAAGAATATAGAAATAAGGGCTTGATGTAAACACGATATTGTCGTAAAATATATACATAATCTTATGAGGGTGTAGCGATGTTTACTTGTGATGAAGCTAAAAAATACTTTCGTTTTATTTTACGTTCTATTGGTCGCTCTGTATTGAAGAGTGAGGTTGAAAGTTTTGCACAATCTTACGATACGCTTTGTCGCATTGCTTCAAACAGCAAAGATATCTCTTCATTTGTATCATATTTTTCTAAAGCTGATAAAAGTGAGACAACAGCTTTTATGAAAGGCGGGTGTGGTTATTTTGCAAGCCTTTTAGATCTTTATTTTGGTAATGAAAACAGTGGATTCCTGATTCTTTCATTTGGTCGTAAAGACAGGGAAGATGTTCCAGAGGTTTTTGATTCTAAAAATGAATGCGAAAACTTAGATTTTGTTGGAGAATGTTGTGGTTTTTCTCATATCCTTTATAAGCATGAAGGAAAGTATTATGATGCTTGTGGTGAATATGATTCAAAAGAAGAAGTCTTAGAACATTGTAAGGAATATTACAAAGATTATATTCAAAGGGAGACAAAATCAGGTAATCTAACTGGTGAATACTATTTAACAGAATTTGTAAATGGTGAACTTTGGAAAGTTAAAAAGAAAGATGCCACCAAACAAAAAGGTTATGTTCATTACATTTTAGGTGAACACACCAGCAATCTTTTTGATGATATTGGGGAAATGTTTAATACTATGCGCCAAAATTTTGGACGTGATGAAAATAGAAATGTTATTTTTAAGTATGATTCATATGTTGGTTATAAAGGTTATTAAAATATTGGAGATACAAAAATGGTTAATTTGGCTTCTTTTGTTATGAAAGATGATGAAGGTGAAACACAAGTAGATATTAACACCAATGAAGTAGAATTATACGATCCATCAGGAAGCGATATTTATGGAACAGGACAATATTCTTTAAGTAAAGAACATGCTATTGAGCTTGCTAGAAAAATTTTAAATACATATGATGTAAAGCTATAATAACATTAAAATAAAGATGTAAAAAAAGCTACCCGGAGGTGGCTTTTTTATTTTTAATAACCTATTGTTATTTTTTAACAAATAGTATTAAATGCATTCGTCAATATCGACATTATTATTTAGGTTAAAAAAGAAATGGAATACGCTACAGAACTATTAAAAACATGTATAGCATTGTTTGTGATTATGAATCCGCTTGCTATAATCCCTGTATATCTATCATTAACAAGTAATATGGATCTGGAATCCAAAAGAAAAGTTGTAAAAATAACGGCTGTTAGTGCTTTTTGTGTATTATTTGTATCAGCTATAGCGGGTGAAATTATACTGAAAGTATTTGGAATAAGTATATCAGCATTCCAAGTGGGTGGTGGTATTCTTTTAAGTACAATATCCTATAATATGATGATGGCAAAAGATGAACAAAAGATTCAGACACCAGAAGAGAAGGAAGCTAGTGCGAATAGAGGTTTAGGTATTGCTGTAGTTCCTTTAACCATACCAATGCTTACAGGGCCGGGTACAATGAGTCTTGCGATTGTTACAGCGAGTAAATATCATAGTTTTTTAGGTTATTTTTATATCATTATTTCAGCATTGTTTATTTCTTTCATTGTTTATCAAATACTGAGAAGTGCAGATAAAATCAAAAGAGTAATAGGTGTAACAGGTATGAACATCCTAACAAAAGTTTTAAGTCTATTACTCATGGCATTAGCAGTTGAGTTGATAGCAGATGGTGTAAGAGCGCTGCTTCCGGGATTAAACATCATGCACTAAAAAATAAAAGCCACCTGCGGGTGGTTTTTTGTTGCGTATCATATTTAAATCCATTATAATGACAACATAAAATCTTACTTAACATGTTAAGGAAATAAAATGACTATGATCGGTGTATATGCAGTAGTATCTAAAGAGAGTAACGAAGTTGTAGCAAGTTTTGTAACTCATCCGGGTCAGTCTTTGCCGAAAAACATTAATAGCCTGACTTTGGATTATGTTGAGGATGACAAAGTTGTAGGAACTGAAACTGTTTTTCTGAGTTCAAATAAAGGTAATATTGATAAGCTTGAAGCTTTACAGCGCGAACATGGAAATCAGCTTTGTGTTATTGATGGTAAAGGTTTTGGTTATGATTCAGATATCGTTCTTTTGACCAATACTTATAATCCTGATTATAGCTGAATTTAAAAATATTTTATAAGTATTGAAATAGTGCTATAATATTTACTATCAAAGCAGAGTAGCTTAAAAAAGTCTCTTGCGTCAATAGTTGTTGATAAGGCCACCCGGAGGTGGCCTTATTCGTTATTTAATATCAATAACAATTTCAGGATAGCCATTAGAATTAAGCTGTGTTGAGCAAGAAAAAGTAGAACATATTGCATTAACGTTTTCTTTGCTAACATTTGTCCCCATAGTCAGTTTGGCACCTTCTTTTACAGAATCAGGAGCGGATAAAATAGCGTTGAGTATTTTATCTACACTAATATTACCACATGTTGATGAGTTAGAAAAAGCTCCACAAGTAGAATTTGTATATCCGGTACTACTTGTATTTGTTTTAATCTGATCCGCTGTGCCTAACTCTTTAGAAATATAATCAACTAAACTATCTCCTTGATTAGATTCTGTAATCTTCATGTTAAAATCATTTCCAGCTATAGATAATGTATTATCTTTATTAAACTTATCAGGGAAGGTTTCAATATTAATACCATTCATACCAATACCTGTATTAAACGATTTTTTGATAATATCGCTATAAGTCATAGTTAATGTACCATCCTGACATATATCACCATAATTTTCTGGTTTTATATTAGAAGATGTTTTTTCATTTATTTGGGTAAAGCTCGACGAAACATAAGGCAGCATCTTCATACAACTTGATTGAGAAATACCTTTAATAATAAAGCTAAATCCTGTCCCTCCGTTATAACTATTAGCATCAAAGCTTGTCCCTAATGAATCCTTAATAGTATCTCCTTGAATATTTTGAGAATCAATTAAGTTATAGGCAATAAGCGTTTTACTACTAATTTGTTCATACGTTGTTTGATTATCATAAAAGTTAATAACATCAACTTTAAGTTTATTAACAAACTGAGATTCATTTTTTACTCTTACATTTTCCTCAACTTTTTTATAAAGTAAAAAAGCGCCAGCAACTAATATAAATATAGCTCCTAATACCAATATTAATTCAAGTAAACTAAATCCTTTATTTCTGATTTTCATTTTTCCTCCTTATAAATGATTTAAATTTATTCACATTTTTATTTTTTTAACATATTACATTAAAGTCAAGTTTTATAGCTATAAATATAGGTTTTCATTTACCTAACGGTGATGTTAGGTTAAATAAATCAATATATTGAGTTTTTTATATTACATATACATTTAATTAAGCATATAAATATCTTTTTGTTAAAATATTAAAATATTGAAATTTTATAGTAGAGCGTATATCATTGATAGATGTCTAAATAATAAGGATTTAAAATGTACACTGAAGAACAAATAAAAAAACATACTCCCATGATGCAGCAATATTTAAAAATAAAGAATGAGCATCCTGATAAAATTATTTTTTATCGTATGGGAGATTTTTATGAAATGTTTTTAGAAGATGCTGTTAGAGCTTCAAAAGTGTTAGGTATTACATTAACAAAAAGAGGAAATGTAGATGGAGTACCAATAGAAATGGCGGGTATTCCTTTTCATGCTGCGGAATCTTATTTAAATAAAGCAGTAAAAAAAGGGTGTTCTGTTGTTATATGTGAGCAAATGCCAACGACAGAGAAAGGTATTATGCCACGAAAAGTGACAAAAATAATAACACCGGGAACAATATTAGATAGTGGAATACTTGAAGATAAAGAAACAAAATATTTAGCGTCTGTATATAAAAAGAGAGATAATGTTTATATTGCTTGGGTTAACTTTTCCTCTGGAGAGATTTGGTGTAATAAATACCCATTTTCCAAGAGTCTTACAGAAATATCTAAGCTGGATATCAGTGAAATAATTATATCTGAAAGACAAGATTCTTATTTTTATTTTCCTGATAATATATCCGTTAAGAAAATACCAGAGTGGTCATTTGATAAAGATATAGCTCATCATAACATGACAAATAAGTTTGGTCAGCATTACATTCAGAAATACGGTTTGGTTGATGATAATATTTGTTCTGTAATTTATAATCTTATTGCTTATTTAGAAGAAACCCAATGTACGGAAGTAAAACATTTTCAAAATATAAAATGGGTGCGTAATGAAGATTATATACAATTAGATAGTAATACTAAAAAACACTTAGAAATAACATCAAGTAATAATAAAGACACTCTATGGAATATCATGGATAAGTGTTCTACAGCGATGGGTTCAAGAGCATTAAAAGATTGGTTGAATAATCCAATAAAAGATAGAGATGTGATTAAATCAAGATTTGATAGGGTTGATTATTTAAAAAGCCAAGAGAAGCCCTACTTAAGTTGGAAAGGAATAGCAAGCGACTGGTGCGATATTGAAAGGATTTCAACAAAGATTTCATTACGAACAGTTAGACCAAGAGAACTTACCGCATTAAGAGACACATTACGTGGTATGCCAAAGCTAGTTGCATGGTCAGAAAAGATGCCTCATAGTCTTAAAGGATTTTTATCACATTCTTTACCATCAGAAGGTATAAATAAAATACTGGAAAAATACTTATTAGAAGAAACTAAAGTATGGGTAAGAGATGGAGATGTTATTGCTAATGGTGTCGATGCTGAGCTTGATGAATGTCGTCAAATGAGTCAAGGGCATAGTCAATATTTAAAAGAGTTTGAAGCCAAAGAAAAAATAAGCACAAATATTCCTAATCTAAAAGTAGAGTTTAATAGTCAGCAAGGATTTTATATCGCTGTTTCACAATCTCATTTAGATAAGGTTCCAGATCACTATCAAAGAAAGCAAACATTAAAAAGTAGTGAAAGATATATAACAAAAGAATTAAAAGAATATGAGCAGAAAGCGTTATCATCAAAAGAAAGAGGTTTAAACAGAGAAAAGATTCTTTACGAAGAACTTCTAAGTAAACTGCAACCTTATGTAAGCATGTTGCAAAAACAAGCTAAAATATTGGCAGAATGGGATGTTTTAAGTGCTTTCGCTGAAATGGCTGATACTTATAATTATGTAAGGCCAATATTTAATGATGAAAATAAAATAGAGATGGTCAATGGTCGTCATCCTGTTATTGAAATAAATAATAAGAATTTTGTTCCAAACACATTGAATCTCGATCAACATAAGAATGTAGGTATTATAACAGGTCCCAACATGGGCGGTAAATCGACTGTAATGCGTCAGTTGGCATTATTAGTAGTGTTAGCTCATATAGGCTCCTTCGTTCCTGCTACAGCATTTAACGTCCCTGATATAGACGCTATATTTACTCGTATAGGTGCGAATGATGATATAGCAAATGGAATGTCAACTTTCATGGTGGAAATGAGTGAAACAGCTTATATTACGAATAACGCAACAGAGAAGAGTTTAATCCTTCTCGATGAGTTAGGTAGAGGAACAGCAACTTATGATGGGTTATCATTAGCATGGAGTGTTACAGAATATTTAGGAAACAAAAGTAAATCATTCACTTTATTTGCTACGCATTATTTAGAAATGACAGAGCTTCCTAATCTTTATGAAAATATGAAGAATCTACATGTATCAGCAATAGATCAAGGCAATGGAATAGTATTTACGCATTTAATAGAAGATGGAGCAACGAATAAAAGTTATGGTATTCATGTTGCTGAGCTTGCCGGATTAAATAGTGAGATATTATTTAATGCAAGAGATAAGCTTAAGAAACTTGAAAAGAAAGAGAATAAAGTAATAACGTCATCTGAAATTGATAATGAACTTGCTGATCTCGATATCAATAATATGTCTCCTATGCAAGCAATGGAATGGATAATGAAAAAACAAAAAGAAGTTAGAACAGCGAAAAAAGGCTAAAAGATGAATTACGATAAATTATTTGATGACGATTTTAAATACAAAATATCTGCCTTGAGAGAGGCAGAGGATTTAAAGAAATATTTCAAAAAGAAAATGGGATGGATATACATAGTTAAAACAGATGATAATGTTTATCTAAAGATAGGAAGAACAGCAAAACATCCAATGGAAAGAGCTAAAAGTTTATCTTCTACAGGAGTTCTTTCGTCTTATGAGGTTTTATTTTCACTTCCTGTTTTTAATCAGTTTATTGTTGAAAGCAAAATACACAAAAAACTAAAAAAATACAGAATTAGTAAAGAGTTTTTTTCAGTAGATATAAATACAGCTATCAAAACAATAGAGGAAGAATGTCACAAGGAAAAGATAATGCTTGAAAGATTTATAGATACTGAAATAATAAAAGATGACATTAATCTGATAGAATATGCAATAATTAATTGATAGATAAAATCATAATCAAGTATAATAGTTGTTTTGAGGGGATAAAAATGAAAGAATTAACATTTAACGATTGGTGGGACAGTCAAGAACAACATAAAGATAGAAGTCAAAGTTTTAAAGAAGAAGCATTAAAAGGATGGAAAGACGCATCTATAGTTGAAGAGCTATCTCTGATTCGTGGAATTGGAGCTTATTGTGAAGGCTGGAACGCGAAGATCAGAGAAAGGAAGTCTGTATAGTATAGCTAAAAAGACCATCCTAATGGTCTTTTTTATTTTAACGCTTATTCTTGAAGAATCATAAGCTTATGAAAGCAAAAGATAAATGAAGTAAACTTTTTGTTGTATATCACTTTTACTACTGTTATAATGACCTCCTACTAAAAAGCAATCTTGATCGGAGGCGTTATGGACGTATTAAATTTAAATAATGTTGATGTCGGTGATACAGTTTTCATCTATGAAAATAGAAACAAGGTTTTTCCTATTAGCCGTAAACAATCTTTTTCTTACACATCTTCTGATTCGTTTTTGTTATTAGAAATCTTTGATAAGGTTATAGGTGGTAATAATAAAAACCCTGTTGTTCTAAAATTCTCTAAAATTCAGGATTTGAAAACAGGGCATATTTTTGAAACAAGATTGAGTAGTCTTAGCTTAAAGTCTAATGATATTAATAAATTAGATAAAGCTATTGAAATTATTATGTTAGGAGTACTTGTGTTTTTATTGATTTTCTTTTCTGGTTTTTTAATACTTTTAAATAAATAATAAGGTTATTTTATGTCAGATATTAAAGAAATGCTAAAACAGTCTATTCAAAATGTTTTTAGTTCTACATGTGATGAACATTTTGAGCATTCTATTGATGACTTAATTGAAGATATGGAAGTTAAAGGATACGAAGTATCTTATGATGTTATAAATGAAGGAGATTGGATTTCTAATGGTAAAAATGAGTTAATGGATAATGCGTTGGTTGAAATTACTGTAGATGGTAATACATTCTATCTTGGCGTTTCTCAAACATGCTCAAAAGGTGAAGAACCTTATTTTGATGAGGCTGAAATCCGTTTCTTAAAAACTAAAGAAGAATATAACAAGCCGAAGAAAATTACTGATTTTATATTTAATAACCAGACTATTGTAATTTTATCTGACAAAAGTGCTAAAATTGGAAAACAGGTTTTCCCAACTGTTGAAGAAGCTGTTAAATCTTTGTTGTAATGTAATAGAGAAAGATATTTTTAAAGCCACCCGTAGGTGGCTTTTTTATTGGTTAAAAATAAAATTAAGTAAACTTTTTATTGATTTTGAAAGATATATTGTATATAATGACTTTCTACTAAATACTACATTTATACGAGGGTATCTTATGGAAGTTTTAACTTTTAATAATGTTATTGATGTTGGTGATGTAGTTTATCTTTACTCTAATAAAAACAGAGTGTTTACTATAAACCCTAAAAAATCACTATCCTATAAGTCCTCTGATCCATTTGTCGTAGTAGAAGTTTACTACGAGTGTAGTAGTGATGAAGATCCTGATGGGCAAAAGTATTGTAAAATAAAAGATTTAAAAACTGGTATGACTTTTGATATGCCATTTAGTCATGTAAGTTCAGAGCCTGATGATACATTTTATTTTTGGTCTTGGAATAATATTGACCAATTAAAAAGTATAGCATGTATGGCATTCATCGTGTTAGTGTTTTTATGCGCCTATGTTTATGGTCAGTAATAGATAAATAAATTTTTAAGAAAATGCTGTACATTACCCTTCATTATGTTATAATGACAACATCTTAAGCGGGAGAAGCCTTAATGAAAGATTTAGATTTTTTTACTCGTGATGATTGGTTTGCTAACGGATTTAATGAAGATGGTGGTGAAGTTATTAAGTCAAATATTTACATTGTGTGTCAAGATACTGATGGTCGTCGTTTTGCTCTAAACGATTCTGATTTAGATAATATTTCATTATCTTTAGAAGATATTAATGACATTCAAGAACGTCGTATTAAAAAGATTAAAGAACATATTGCTAAAGGTGGTCGCTTAAATCTGGATAATTGGCGTGAAATTGATCCTGAATATGGTTCCGAAGCGTATCAAGCATTAGATAAAACAGGATACTTTGCTGAGATGGAGCGTCAGCGAGAAGAAGCATAAATAACAAGAAAAAGGCACTTCCAAGTGCCTTTTTTGTTGTCATTAAAAATAGAATAGTGTATAATAATTGTATTGAAAACAAGAGGATTATATCATGATTTCTATTGAGCATCTTCGCAGTAATACAACTATTCCTGCTCGTTCATCTGAAATTTTCTTCGAAAACGTAAAAGAAAAAATCATCAACCGTATCCATGAAGTAATTTTAAAAGCCGATAACGAACTTAATCTATCTGGTAAAGTGTCTGATTATAAGCTTGTTGTAGAATTCCCTAAGAGTAGTCGATATTTAGGAAGGGCTGGGATTAAATTCAACACAAGTCTAAAAAAATATGAGCTTAAAATCGAGTTAAATAAAAACGCTTTAGAAGAAAAGTTTGAACATATGATGGAAGATGTTATTCCTCATGAAGTAGCTCACTTGGTATGTTATGTTAATTATCATGTCAAAGGTTATAAGGTTAAGCCGCATGGTAAAGAATGGAAGGCTATTTGTTATCGTTTGGGTGGAAGACCAACGGCTATCAGTAAAGAAAAATATTCAACGTTGGAATCAGCGAAGAAAAGAGCGATATACCGTTATGTATATGCCTTGGATGATGGAAGTAAGGTTATGATTCCGGGGCCAACCCATAAAAAAATCCAATTAGGGAAACTCTATAGTACTCGCTCTAAAACTACAGGAAAATCGTTTACTATCTGGAGAAAAAACTTTGAAGGAAAAGTTCAAGTAAACTAACAAATAAAGGCCATGCTTAAGTGGCTTTTTTATTAAAAATACATTATAAATCATTGTTTATATTAGATATATAGTTGATGAATTTTTTATAAAATGGTAGAAATTGATAGCATTTTTTGCTATAATCATTATATAAATTTGAAAGAGGAAATGGATAATGACTACTTTTTCTAAAAAAGATGTTGAATTGCTTTTAAATGACTCTCCATTGGTAGGAAAGAAGGGTTTTTCTGTAACTCATGAAAAAATTCAAGAACACCCTAAAAGCACTGAATATCGTTTAACTGGAAAAGATAAAGAAGGTAATAGATTTTCTTTCGGTTATGTAAAAGTAGAAGGTAAGGAGCTTGATTCAGATTCGGTTTTAAGAATTGGTCAAAATAACTTTTATATTTGCCGTGAAGGTAAAGATGAAAAGCATGTTATCTATGAAATTGAAAAACCTAAAACGCCTGTTCAATTAGCATTCGAAAAGCTGGAAGCTATTCCAAATAAAAGAGAATCAGATTTTTGTAACATTCTGCCTGAATGTGTTATTAAAGAGTTGTTTGAAGTACATAAAGATGTATCGAAAAACAGATGTACATTTAATGATTATCGTTTGAAATTATTTAATATTTCTATTGAATATAAACTTGATGCTGAAAAACTTAGATGGTTTTTATTTGATTTGGAAAAATCAATTAAGGCATTTAAACCATCACCTAACTATGTTTTTTCAGAAGTTGTAAAAAAAGGCAAGAAAAGCGGAAAGTAATTATTATACAATAAAATCTACATAAACTTAAAAGGTATTAATAAATGACTAATAATGAATTGAAAGAACTTCTACGTACTTCTCTTGAATCAGCTTTTTCAAGTGTTAGTGATGAGCATTATGAAAACACATTAGAAAAAGTTGAATGTGATTTAGAAGCAAAAGGTTATTCAATTGAAATTAAACAGATTAATGATGGCGATTGGAATGCCGATGGAAAATATCAGAGCTTAGAAGATGCTGTATCCTGCTTTACTTTGGAAGGTCATAAATTTTATGTTGGAATTGGTCAGATGCGTTCTGGTAGTTATCATTCAGATTACTATTATAATGATGCTTATATTTCATACATTCAAACAGAAAAAGAATATAATGCTCCTACAGAAGTGGCTAGCTTTATGTATAAAGGACAGAAAATTACCATTCTTTCAGATGAATCAGCAAAAATGGAAAATGGAATGATTGCTTCCAGCGTAGAACTTGCTATTGATTTGATCAATCATCCAAATAAATAATACAATGTGTTATTCGAGATAAAAGCTACCTTCGGGTAGCTTTTATTCTTTGCCAGAAAGAAAAAGCTTGAGGATGAAAGTCATTGTTGGTATAATGACAATATCAAATCAACGAGGGTTTAGAATGTCTAAGTATGTTCATTGTCTAGTTAAGAAAGGTGAGGGTGATTTTAATCGTGCCTTAGCTGCTGGTTTTGGAATCAACAACTATTGTGAAAATGATCGTATGTGGCTTGTTCTGCCATCAGCTTCTATTAAACAGATGGAAGATATGATTGAACATCACAAATTTGAAAAACTAAGTTCTGTAGAATATAAGGATTAATGATGAAACAGCTTGATGAAGTATATGTAGCTACTGATGGTGAAAAAATTTTTGATGCTGATGGTCATGAATATGACCTAACTATTGATACCATAAGAAGTGTTGGTTTTTCAGAGCAAACAGCAAAAGAAGTTTGTGAAAATTTAAATAAATATGCTTATCCCGGAATGCTTAAAGTTTCAAAAGTAGAACTGTTTGCTAAAATTAATTAAGGAATATTAAACATGCTGAAAAACACTCATGGTTTTACAATGTTAGATGTTGTTCAAAACCAGCCATGCAAAGGAGTTTGTGTAATTGATTATAAAGGATTTAAAGTTTCATTGATTGATGAAGGTATTTCAGCAGATAAAATTGTTGTTTACAAGGATGAAGATCAGTTATTTTTTAATGGAACAGTAGAAGAAGTGTTATCAAAGCTTGATATTCTGTCTAACATCTTTGATAAGAAAACAGTCTATGATTACTCTAAAAGTGTTATGGAAAAATTTCTTGAAAATTATACTGAGCGTGGTTCTTTTGTTATGCGTGAAAAAGTATCATTTTTAAGTATGGCTAAAAAAGAATTAATCAAGGATTTTAAAGAGTTTGAGAAAAAGTTAGATAAACTTACAGAAAGTAAAAGCACTAAAAAATTATTAATGAAAAGAAAAAATGCTATTTTTTCTGTTAAAATGAAAGATATCAAACATAAAACTGCTGAGTTTCATAAAGCATACCAAAAACTGATTAATGAGGACGTAAAATGATTAACTTAAATACATATGGTATTGTTTCCAGAGCAGTTTATAAAATGGATTATGGCAACTTTGAAGATTTAGTAAAAGCAGAGCTTCCAAAGATTGCTGAATGTAAAGATATTGAGGAATATAGCTTTGTAGCTGCTGAAGAATGCGGTAATGATTCTACCCATGATTTTGGAACAAATGAACCAAATTTTAAAGACGGTTATTTTAACGATATGCTTGAAAAATTAAAAAAAGGTCGTTATTCATTTATCAATGATGATCTTGTAAACTTCCTTATTCATAAAGAAGTAATTCCTCGCGGTGAGTATATTATTGATGTGTGCTGGTAAATAACAATAATGAGGCTTCGGCCTCATTTTAAATTTTCTAAGAGGGGTATAAAAATGGAAATACTGTTTACAATCGTCTTGCTTGTTTTAGTTATTTGTTTTTATCCTTCTTGCACGCGAAAAATCAAATATCTTAGAGCTGATTACAATAGAAATTATAAGTATCTTTGGGAGAACGAGCACAAACATTTTAAAACAATCATCTTAACAGATGAAATGTTAGAAGTTTTTTCAAAAGCATTTAATAGAAGAGTAAGACCAAATGATAAGTTTGTAATGCCTTATTATTCACGATTTTCAATGTCTAAGAAAAACCATGAAGATCTCAAAGAAATGAGCGCTGAATACGTTGAGGTTGCGTTAACATCATATTCATATAGAGATGGAACACCTGTTATAACTATGCTTGCTTACGCGCATTATGGACGCCCTCGTTGGGATGGTAAAGAGATGCACTACAACTATCCAATCAAAGAATACTATTTTGTATCTGATCTGAAAAACTTTGAGCAGGAATGGTTTAAAGTAAAAGAGAAAATTTTAAAGGCATAAAATGTTGTCAAAATAGCTTGTATCTGACAATAGATTTTGTTAAACTACTCGCATCTTATAAAGCAGTCTAAGGAAAAACACAATGAATACGCAAAACACTACTTTTAATCTTTATGCATTTTGTCAGGCTTGCACTGATAAACAAAATCAGAACTATCATGATTTTAAAAGTTATCCAGATCGTCGTAAAGCTGACGATGTTTTACGTGCTGAATTTAAAGAAAAAGTAATCGGTGTTTATGGTTATGGTGATCTGCCACAAGCAGTTAAAGATAAGGCTTTTGCTATGGCATGGGAATCAGCTCATTCAGCAGGTTATTATGCAGTCGCAGACGCTCTATATGATCTGTTAGATTTGGTTGGATTGGTTCAAAAAGAATCTATCGTTGCTTAAAAAATAAAAAGGGCTGCTTCGGCGGCTCTTTTAGTATTGTAGGTGAAAAAATGAGAAAAATAATTGAATTTTTAATTGTTGCTGTACTAATGATTCGTATGCAACGGCAGACATCGTTCCCACTTCTTTTTATCATTGCTGTACTTGCTGGCTTATTGATTTGGAAATGGTAAAATAATAGTATAGGTAAAAAATGAAAAAAAATAAAAGAACATATGATGTTGTAAATACACTTTTATACTATCGAGTAGTAAAAAGCCATTTAAATGGTAAAATTTATTTACAGAAGAAAGACTCTGTTTTTTTATTTTTCCATAAATGGACACTAATAGCCATACCGTTTAAGGATGAAAGAGAAGCTGTTAAAAAAGCAGCATTCGCGTCTATAAAGATAATCGATGAACAACTTAAAGAACTTGAGAGGTGTTAATGAAAATTTCAAAACAAGTAGCGATCAAATTTCTTGATGCTTTTGATGAAGCAGATAAAGACGGTAAGTTGTTAAAAGTAGCTGGTGGAGTGGCTCAAATACTTTTGCTTGACTCTTTCATGAAATCTCTTTCACCAGCCGATGAAGATGGTGTAGAAGAGGTGGAAGTAAGGGAAATTGACTACATCCGATTTGAAAAAGCTTTGAAAGAATATAAATCATCAAAAGGTGAAACTTTTTAAAAAATGATTTGTGCATGAAAAAAGAATGTGATACATTATTGTCCTAATGATTCTTTGGAGAGTAAAATGTTAACTGTAAAACTTCTTGGAAATGCTCGTTTAACTTCTTTGTATGAAACAACTGTTTCTAATATTCATTCTTTCGAAAAAGAAAGCTTTGGATATATTACAAAATCCAGAGAAGGCGCTGGAAAGTTATATTCAGAAGATAATTGTATTGCTATTTCTCAAATCCAAAAGCTAAGAGAGAGACTTTTAGAAGAATTCAATCTCTTTAAGGGAGAGATGGAAACGTTCAATGGTATTGAACTAAGTAAGACGCTAAAAAAAGCATTCATTCATGATATTTGGTATTTGGTTTCAGAAAAAACAAAAGAACTAAAACAATTACGTTCAAATATTGATAGAATTGTGACCGCTGATCTAAAATAATCGAAAAAAGCCACCTCCGGGTGGCTTTTCTTTTGCAATAAAGCTAGATATAATAAATATATGAGATAAAACTTTATATTTTAAATAAAAAATTTGCTTTTATAAATTGAAAAGTTTATGAATATTTATTGAAAAATTAAAAATAAAACAGGATGGTTATATTCCAATAAATAATTGATTTATATAGATTTTTTACTTAATAAAATGTGACTTAGCTCTCTTTATAATATGGTATAGTTAGGTATACTGTTTTCATGAAGAAGAGCGGTAAAATGTAAAAACAAACACTTATCGAGGCTATTATGTCAAAAAATACTGCAAACCAAAATGCTAAAGATTTTTTAAACAATCTTATTTATAATGTTGAAGCTATTCGCACTCAAGTAGAACATCGAGTTTATCATGGGAATAACGCTAGTAAAACAACATCACTTCCTAAAGCAGCATAACAACAGTAAAAAATAAGAGGCTCCGGCCTCTTTTTTGTTGCATTGAATAAAATAAGACGCTATAATATTGTCATTAAATATTAAAGAGATACTAAAATGAAAAAGACTCTGGTAAAAGAAGGTATTAAAGTAGGTTTCTTTATTAATTTTGTTGCTTATGCTCCTCTATTTATTTCTATGGATGATGATGATTTTGAAGATTTTTATCATTCTTTTTTACTGATTAACAAAAAAGTAAAAGAATGGGCTGAAAATAATATAGATGCTAATGAAGGTGTCTATAATCTGATGCGTTCTCGTACTCATAATTATTTGAGTGTTAGCACATCAGAAAATGAATTAAAGGTTAAAATCGGCAGTAAAATGGTTTCTTTTGAAAGAAAAACAACAGAAGATAATCAAGATAAATTGTTCTTTAATCATTACGATATTGTTAGCGTAAAATATGTTGATGAACTTGCTAACGAATTTTTGGTAGAAATGTAAACAAGAGACTTGTGCAAGTATATTCAAACTGGTATACTTGCCATCTAAAATTATTTAAGGAAAAAATATGTTGCCTATGACTTTGCAAGAACGTGAAAAAATGATGTTTTCTGGTTTTGAAAAAGAAATCAAAGATATGTTGTTTAAATATAATCGTTCTTTAAAAGCTATTTTGATTCATGGTGTTTCAGAAAAGAATCGTAAGAAGAATGCTGAAGCAGTCAGTGAGATCGATACTCTAAAAAAATTCATTTCTAAAAACTTACAGGTAAATATCAACAAGATTGATAGCTTGCTAAGTTACTTCACTGAAGAAGAACGTAAACAAATGGGGAATAAAAAGAAAGAGTATCGTTTGTTTGTTGCTAAGGTTCTAAAAAATCTGAAAAAAGTTCGATACAACCTAAATGTTAAACTTGGTAAATAACATAAAAAGGCGCTCCGGCGTTTTTTTTATTGTGCATCATACAATATGTTGTTATAATGTAGTCTGAATCAGCAAACATTAGGATATCTAAAATGTCAGAGATCACTACAACAGTCATGAAGCGTGAAGAAGCAAGATTTGATATGGTTGGGACATTTCTTGGTTATCCTTTGAGCGTTATGAATGAAGTAATTACTCAAGGTTTAGCCGAAAGATTAACAAAGTATGCCTTAAATCATCTCGATGATGAAGGTTTTCTTGACGCTGTAAATGGTTGGAAAGTAGAAGTTTACACACTTGATGGTGATGCTAAGCCTGCTGATCGCACATATTGTGTGCGTTTCATTAATAAAAAAGGTGGAAGCATTGAAGTAATCGGTATTTTCACAAAAAATGGTTGGCCTTTCTTAAATCATGGTCTTGCTATCCAACGTGCCTAAACAAGGAAAAATAATGAAACTCAAATCAGATTTATATTTTATGATCATTAATGTTTTAACTGAAAGTGCCTGTTCTACAGGAGCGCTTGAGGATGGAACTGAAGATGATTTTGGTTATTATATATGTATGGATGATATTAAACCAGTAAAATTAGGTGATTGGAATACATCTGTTTCAGAGCAAGATCTACAAACCGTTATTGATAACTTCAATAAAATGGCTAATATTGATGATATTCCAAAAATCGTTGAAAGTGATTTAACTGAACTGGAAGTACGCCAAAGCTTCTACCCTGTTCCTGATGACTACTTCTCCGAACCTTTAGAACTTGAAAAAGAAGTTTATCTTGGTAAGCGTGATTTCCGTATTTTAGGCTTTAAATACGATGGTGAAGTTTTAGAAAATATGTATTTCGAATCTGATTTTGATTTGTTCTACAAAGAAGGTGATGAGTTCAAGCGTGTAGAGTTTTACTAACAATAGCTAAATACAAAAAGATGTCTTCGGGCATCTTTTTTTTATTTACGATAAAATAGGCTTGTGCATACCGACAACATATAGTATACTGTTTTTATTGAAGCGAATAACACTAACTATCTAAAACAGGAAAACATATGAAAATTTTCACTACGTCTAAAGAACTGGTTAAGCCTACAGCTCGTTACATCGCTCGTAAGATGAATGGTGCGACTAATGGTGGTGTAGCACTTAAAGAGGTTCGTCGTAATGTTCTGGAAGCGTACAAGCCTATGATGACAGTTATTGATGGTCATTTCAGTGGTGGTAAGATTCGTATGATTGAACGTGCTTTTAATAACATGATTTATGGTGGTTCTTTGCTTAAAAGTGGTTATGGCGTTTATGATAAATCAACAAAAGAAGTTTATATTACAGATAAAGCTGTAAAAGAATTTGGTGTCAAAGTACGTCTATCTCAACTTGATCTTGTTATTCCTGCTCTTGTTGCATTACGTGAACTTTCTGCAGTAAGCGAAAATGGTATGGTAAAATCCGCTGACCTGTTGAAAACTCTAAATGAAAAAGTAGCTCAAAATCTGGTTTCCGAAGATCTAGTGATGAGTAAAGGTGGTCAACCAAAATATCGTCAGGTCATTCGTAATCTGGTATCAAATCGCGCTCTTGATAAAACTGGTTTGGTAAAATACCATGCTGATACGCAAGAGTTTGAGTTACTGATCGCTCCTATTGCTGCGTAAATAATAATGTAAAAATAATAAGCTCTCTTCGGAGGGCTTTTTTATTGATTATAATATGATGTATGTATATAATGTTATTAATCTATTAAAAGGAGTAATGTATGCAAAAGTTCTTTGATGAAAATATTTTCCCAATATTCATGTTCATATCAACAATCATGATAGTTTTATTTGTGTGTGCAGTTGGTATGTTTAAAGGTGTAGATATAACTATAGAAAATATAATTCTTTATATTCCGTTATCAATTTTAGCATCTTTTTTATTTTTTGGGGGTTTTAACTGTTTCATCAAAAACAAATGGCTTGATGAATCTCCATATGATGATAAAGTATATAAAAGTTTACTTAATCAGGCAGGAAATAAATTACAATATATGGAAAAACATTTGAGCCTTAACGATTTGTATAAGGTAGCTAAAGAGTTAGAGTTAAAATCAAATAATCAAAATATAGAATACGCTTATGTTCTTTCAGCAGTCGTATACGAACAAGAAAAAAGAGTAAGAGATAAATTGCCAAAAGAAATAAAAAAATGGATAAGGAAACATCCAAGAGAAATGGCAGCAATTAGTTATGCCTAACTTATCCTATATCAAACTCTGCTTTGGCAGCAGAGTTTTTTATTTTTGTAAGAAAAATCTTATTATCTAATAGCGAATTTCTTATTGATTTACATTCAATAATTTGTATAATGTTTATTAAATGTTAATACAAGGATTGATCATGAAAAAGAATGTCGTATTTTTGCTAGTTTCTCTTATGCTTTCTGCTTCAAGTTATGCTGCAGATGGAATCATTCATTTTAGAGGAGAGATTGTTGCATCCCCATGTAATATAAAGGCAGATATTCAAAAAGAAACAATGGATACAAGTTGTTATAAATCAGGTAAGATGATTAATGAGCGTCAAAGCATTTATTCCTCTTCGTTTAATGCTGAAACACCTGTAAAAACGATTCTTAGGCCAGTAAAAAATCACGAAAACCTCAAAGTGTTAGTCGTTCAATACGAATAAAAACAATCAAATATTGTATTCCATAGAGTTTTTTGATATCATACGTGTTAAGAAACTCTATAAGGAATAAAAAATGACATCCCCTATCACAAAATCTATCAAAGAAATCAAAGATGATATTGGTGTTCACTTTTCTATTGATACCCGTTTCAACTCTAATGACTATAATAATACGCCTCCTTTTTCTACCAATAATTTTCTAAAAATTTGGATTAATAACTACAATAAAAATTTTAAAGATCATGTTGAGTTTTTATATGCAGTATTTTCTGGTGAATATAAGAAAAAAGGCTTATTCCTAGAAGTAAAGGAGCGTTTCTTTATTCATCATGTTATTGCTGCTACAAAATTAAGAGATAGAAGCGATCTGTTTTTAAGTATGGAAAACGTAAAAGAATCTATTAAAAGAAAACTCCTTCTTGATCTTGATGTATTGATTTACAATAAAGATAGAAATTTCATAGTAAATGCTATTAAAAAAGACAACGTTGCCAAAAAATTCGTTTTAAAAACTTCTTTAGGTAAAAAGCTTGATTATCTAATGAGGCATAGAGACATGCTTAAAAATATATCATTTGATAGCCTAATGAACGTTAATGTTATTTATGAATATGAGGACGAAAATAAAAAAGTTTTTGTTCCTGATAATTGGGATGTCATTGTTAATGACAAAGGATTTAATTTAAATTTTGTTTCATTTGAAGAAATGTCAGAATCAAAAGCTACTCTCTATTCAGCATTTTACGATAAAAAAGCAAATGCTATGAGTCTTACTTTTGAAACAGAAACTGAAATGGCTTACAACCATCAGCAATTAGATTTTGATGTAGACTATAATAAATATGTTTTTTCTAATCCGGGAGTGTATTTAACAAAAGGTGAAGCACAAAAAGGAATGTTAGATATTATTGCGGGTTATGAAGAAAAAATCGCTAAAATCAAAGCACAGCTATCCTAAGACAAGAGGCATAAAATGTTTGTAAATACTGGAACGATCAAACCAAAAGCTATTATGAGTATTGTATTTAAGTATGATGCTGCTAATCCTTATTATTCAAGAGATAATATTGAGTCTATTTTAAAAAATTATGGCATTAATGATGCAGTGAAAGAGTTAATGCTGAGAAGGCATAGTGAAGTATTTAATTTTCTAAAAGAAAAGGATGTTATTAACCTGTTAAAAACAGCTAAAAAATATAATGGCTCTGTTTTATTTTCTTATGACAGCCCAAATAAAAAAGAAAAGAAACATAAAGTTAATTTTTATATTATTCCAAATAATGTATTAGGTCGAACTGTCTGTAAGAACTTGAATAAACCTTTTAGTAACTATGATATTTATTTAAAAAGTAATGAAGAAATCCCATATGGCTTATTTTCTGGTAGTCCTGTATTTGTTTCTGATGAATCAGAAAAGATTAAGTTCAGTACAATAAATAATAAATATTGTTTTGTATCTTTAAAAGATCACAAAGGTAAGATTTTCCGTGAGCGTAGTTTTTTATTTGATAGAGAAATCTACAAAATGAAGGAAGGTATTTATTTAGCAGATGTCGATGGGATTGATCATTATCTTCATATTGATAAAAGTTTTCATGGAAGTGAAGATAGCCCAATGTTAATGTTATTTGAGTATCCGATTTATAGCAAAGAAGAATATCTGCTAATGAAAGAACATGAAAATAGTAAAGACAAAAAAATCAATAAAGGAGAAAAAATGAAATTTATCGTGATGGAAAATAAAAATGATTGGGACAATTACTGTATGGATGCTTGTTCTCTTGATCTCTATAATGAGGCTGATGTTGATAAAGTTAAAGGTGTTGTTTTTAAAGATACAAGAGAGTGCGTAGGATACCTTCCTGTGTTTTATTTTGATAATGATGGATATATTTGTGGTTTTGAAGGGTGGGGTGGAGATGAGGAAGTATTAGGAGTTGTTAAGGATAATGTAGATCTTAGTAATGATATTATTGAAATAGAAAATTTCTAAATAAAAAAGACTGCTCCGGCAGTCTTTTTCTTTTAAGCATTATATATTTTTTCTTGAATCAGTTTTTCAGTTTTACTATCCATAATAAAACCTAAAGAAACAAACTTATTTATTTTTTCTTCATAATAAGGTTTTAGCCTATCTATAATATCTTTATAATCATCAATATCACTAAGTAAATATTGAATAAGATTTTCCTGTTTATTATTTACCTTATTTATATCGATATCATATTTAGCAATAACATCAAAAATATCATTTTTGTAATGATTAACTTTTTGGAAATATAAATTATGACCATCATCATCAATAATAAGAGGATCAACTCCTTGTTCAATAAAATATTTCATAATTTCAGGACTGAATGCTGCTCTTAAAACATTTTGACCATGATTATTAATATGAAGAACATCAGCCCCATATGAAATAACTTCTTTGATACTATTAAGTCCTAATCCTCCTTGGAATAATATGTTTTCACCATCACAATCTTTATTATCAGGATCAACGCCAAGGCGTAATAAATACTCATAGATTTCATAAGCTTCAAGATGAAGCATATGTGCTAAAATATTATGACCATATTTACTTCTTTGATGAATGTTTATCCCATACTCGACAAGCATTTGAGCATAACCTAATCCATTAGCATAAAACAATGCGTTTTCATTATTTTTATCTAGAAGATTAACATCTGCTCCATTTTCTAAAAGAAGCTTTTCTTTTTGAATATCATCATAAGGACAGGAAACAGAAAGCATGAGAGGAGAAACACCTCTTTTACTTTGATGATTAACATTAAGTCCATTTTTAATCAAAAGAGAAACAACATCTAGATCTTCGCAGAAGAATAATGAAGTAAAACCTTCTTTATCAATATGGTGTATTCTATTAATATTATTTTGTGCTTCTTCGACTGTTTTAAAAATAAGTTTTCTATTAGCTCTTATCATGTATTTTCCTATTATGAGAATATTAATATCTCATATTTTTAAAAGTGGCCTGAAAAAATCAGGATATTTAATAATACGAGATTTCATGCTATGAATCAAATTTAAATATTATCTTCCATTTCAGAAATACCATGCGCCACGATATCAATATCTATTTCGTTTTTATTTGGTTCTCCATGTTTTTTTATGAAATTTTCTATTGTTTGGTAATCACCATCAATAAAATCAGAACATTCGTATCTTGGATCTTTTTTATTTGCATATTCATACCAAGATATTAGAACAAAAACAATTTCTTCTTCATTGCATTTGTTTTCAGAACAAATCTTTTTTATAAATTTTCTTTTTATTGCATGAGAAAAAGAATCTTCATCGCAAACAGTGAATACTTTTCCATTTGCTGCCAAAATAGAATCTCCTTCGCTATGAGCAAGAAATATTTCAACAATACATTTTTCTTTTATGCCCAAAACTTTTTCAGTAACTGTATTCATATATATTTCCTTTTTAAAAGTTCTAAAAATCTTTCTTTTTCAAAATCAAATTTGAAACTATGATAAATATAAGAAATGGTATGTCTAATGTTTTTATCCATTTCAGGGATATTATCTAATAATTTTTTAACAATAACTTCATCATTATCAAATAGTCCAGAATTAACTAATGCTCCAAATCTTTCATCAAATCTGATTATTTCATATCGTCTATTAGTTCCTTTATTATTTTCTCTACTATTTTGCAATGATACAATCATTCGAAAATCAAAATCTTCAATATACATATAAGATAATACTTTTTCAGCATAACCATGAGATTGATGAGAACTTAATATAAGATTATCAAAGTTTCTTTGTTCATTTCCTGTTTTTGATAACAACCTTCTGAACTCTTCTAACTTTTCTGAATGATTATCTTTTATAAAATCCATAATAAATGCGATAACAGAAAAATTAAAATGTCTGATAGACAGCTTTAATAAAACAGAAATGTCATCTAACGATGTATCTTTAGAAATATATTGTGAGAGCAAATCATTAGAATTAATGCTTCTGCTATATCTACATACATGAGAAATAACATACATGTAATGTAGGTTGAAAGATGGAGCGCACTTAACCCATTCTTTAATACTTATAGTCATAGGTGATTCAACATCTTTATTTGTTTGATCGAAAAGCAATGCCGCTTCAAGATTAGATAAAAAAGTCAACTGATTATGATTTATTACTGTTTCTAAAGATTTTTTCAGTTTTTCATTATCAGTATTTAAATAGATATCTAAAACAGCTTCTGAACTTTTTATAAGGTCATGTGATGGCCTTAAGATGTATCGAGATACATCATGTCGCATGACAGGGAAATCAATAGTTTCTTTCATACTTGGCATAGTTTTCTCCAATAGTTTTAGATAGTATAATGAAAAACAAAATATTAATCAATCGGATTATTTTGTTGTCTTTAATGCGTTAAACAGGTATAATAGCTCTAAATTAAAAGATAGAGGTTAACATGATAAAAATTAAGCATAATTCTAAATTCTATGGTGAAATTACTCTTAGGGCTATTGGAGTTATTGATTTTATTTTCTTTGAAAAGCATCTTGAAATTGACTTTGCTGATTTTATGGAAGCTCACCATCCGAAAAATTTCTTCTTCGATAAGCATAATGTACTTTATATTTCAGAAAAGCTTGAGCAAGGAGTGAATGTATCTTTTGTTGCTTTTGCCCCGGTAATCGAAGATAACCTTGATTGGCAACCAACTTCTGAAATGAGCTGTTTTACTAAATGGAAAAAGAACAAAAAGAATCCATTTGCTATTTCAGAAAATAAAGTTAAAGAATGGCAAGATGCTGCTGGTTCTATTGTTACTCCAGAATATTTCTTAAAATCATCCTCTGTAGAAGAACTTAAAGCATCATTTAAAGAAGAACATAATATTTAATTAAATGATAAATAGCAGGTCCCCCTGCTATTTATTTATTTTTCTGTTATAAAAATCGAACGCTTGTTGTTTTATTTCTTCTGGAGTGTTTTCTTTGTTTCTTTTTATTTGTCCCCAAAAATAAGCGCTAGAAACCCATCTATGATCACACAAGTTGTCAGCATAATATAAAAAGCTTTTTATATTGAATACACCTTCATCTTTCTGTAAAATTTGTTCTATAACATAAAGCGTGTGTTCTCTACCATATGATTGCTCAAAAAGTTGAAATTCTAAATCAGTAATTTCTTGTTTATCTTTCATTTTGTCTTGAATGAAATTAAGATAATCGGAACATTGTATTTTTTCCCAATATTTTGAGGTAAATTTGGTAGGAAATAATAAAAATAAAGTTAGTAAAAACAAAAATGCAAATCCCAAATGGTAAAAGAAAGGTGTATCAGAAAATAAGCCACCTAATAACAGGCCCCCAATAATTAATATAGAAAGCAAAAAAAATGAAACAGCTTTATCTTCGTAATAGGAATTATCTTTTGTCCAGTAAGCAGGAGGCATAGCATAGGATAAAACACCAATGAAAGGTGTCCACCCATCAACCTTTATTTTATTTAAAAATTGTTCTTCTATACCTTCATTTCTCGCCTTTTCAAACATATAAGGCCAAAAAGTATTACTATCCTTAATTCTATATGTTTTTCTTACCTCTTTAAATAAATCTACTTGTTTAACCATTTAAATTCTCCTTTGTTAAACCAAGTAAATCACAAATAAAAAATAAGTCAAAATGTTGAAAAGGCTATTTAAAAAGCTTGCATTGAAGATCAAGGTATGCAATAATCTTAATATTGACAACATAAGGGTTATAAAATGAACATTAGCGAAAAAGACACTGTTCTGACATTGGGTTTCACAGCAGGAACACTGTTTGACATGAAAGAAGCTGAAGCCATCTTTGAGCAAAATACCGAAGAAGATCGTGAAGGTTTATATCGTAAATATTTTGAGAAAATGAATAAAGAAGGTCAGGTATTTAAGCCGGGGCCAGCTCTTGGTCTTTATATTTCTTTACATCGTCTGCGTAAACAAATTCCTACAAATATCATTCAGTTGCGTTTTGGTCTTTCAAGTCGTTTCGATACAGCGCATGAAGGGGCTGTGACTCTTTTTAACAGCTTAGATCACTATCTTTTTAATGATAATGAAGATTTTATGCCTGATTATATTTCATTAACAGGTGGTCTGGAGCAAGCATCCCCACATAAAATGCAGGGTGCTGACATTGTATTTACTTCTTCTGATAGTTCCGCAAAAATCTATCATAATAATGGTATGGCCTCTACTGAGATTCCTAACATCAGTGAACTGCAGAACATGAAAATGTTCCAAAATAGAAATAACACTATCAATTTTATTTTTGATTTTGATGGTGTAGTAGTAGATCACACGTCAGAAATGGTTTATCAGGCTGCGAAAAAAGTAGATGGTATGGAACCTCTTGAAGCTTTTCGCCTAAATGAAATTGCTAATCGTAATAAGCCTATGGAGCTTGGTCCTCTTGGCTGTTTTTTACAGAAATCAAGTCTGATTGTAGCTTACTATCAAAAGAAAATGTTGGCTAATGAAATTAAGGCAAAAGATATTCCTTTTGAAACTCGTATTTTAACTGCACGAGGTGGTGCTGCGACTTTTCGTATTGTAAAGACGCTTACTCATTATGGTATTCAGGTAAGTCGTGCTGATTTTGCTGATGGTCGCCCAAAGCATTTGGCTCTTTCAATGTTGGATGAAAATAATATTAATTTATTCCTTGAAGATTCTCGTGTCCATGTTGATGGAGCGCGTAAGAATGTAAATCATATTATGGCTGGTCTCGTTTTCAATGATTATACATCAGGTAAAGCAACACTTGATGAAACGATTGAAAAATTGACAATTGCTTCAAAAGTATAAAGAAAAACCACTAGAAATAGTGGTTAATAAAAATACCTTTTAATGCAAAGATAAGGTATAATAAACAAAACAAAAAATCAAAGGAACTAAAAATGAGTAAGGTTTATGTTTACATTGGTCGTTTTCAAATCCCTCACTTTGGTCATGAAAGTGTAATGAAACATGCCATTAATGAAGGTGATGAAGTTCTTATTTTGATTGGTAGTTCTAATACACCTCGTAGTCGTAAAAATCCTTTTTCTTTTGAAGAACGAAAAGAAATGGTTAAAAATATTACGGATAAATATAAAGAAAACAAAAAAGTATCTATTCTTGCCTTACCCGATTTTGAAAGAGATCAGGATTGGGTAGATGAAGTTCAAAAACTTGTTTCTGCTTTTTCAAATAAAGACGATCAAGTTTTTATTACAGGATGTCAAAAAACAGGTGATGAAAGCACATTTTATCTAAAGCTATTCCCTGAATGGAAATCTGATTTTATTAAAGAAGTTAACTTTGAAGGTATTGATGTTATTAGTAGTACTAAAATCAGAGAAATGTTTTATGGAAATATGGATGTTCCAGATGTCGTTTCCGTAGAAACAAAAAAATATCTTTATTCATTTAAAGAAAACAATAGGCTGCTGTTTGAAGAGCTTGTGAGAAACTAAACCTCGAAAGAGTTTTTTTTATAACTAAAATAAATGTATATGTATGACAAATAAAAAGGTGAAAAAATGAATAGCAATAAAAATGAAAAAAATTATTTTCCAGTAGTTATAATCTCGGCATTTATTTTACTGATTGCTATTATGGGTATTACAAGAGGTGATATCATATACAAAAAATTAAAGTATGAATGGAATAGCGTTTCAGTACAGACTGAAAAACAAAAGATATTCTATATAAAATCATTAATTGATACTGGATTATATCCCGTTACTAAAACAGAAGAATTTAAAAAAGTTATCAATAAAAAAGATATAAACTCATTTAATCATGAAAAAACAAAATTTGATTATTCTATATCTGAAAAAAACGATGTATTAAGTATAAAAATAAATAATCTGCCCCAAGCAGAGTGTGAGTCTTTTTATAGGGAGCGAAATGCAAGCTCTAAAAAAGGGATGAAAACAATCCTGAACAACCGTAATATAGAATCTGACAAAATTATCACGTTTGAAGATTTGCATAAAGAATGTTTTGGTAACAAAAATAACATCGAGTTTTTACTTTGGAAAGTATAAGAAAAGCCGCGAAAAGCGGCTTTTTTGTAGATAAAAGATAGCAAAATACACAATATGATCAAAAAATAATCTTTTGATTAAAAACATTGAAAAAATACTTGTACTCAATGATCTGATTTGCTATTATAACTTCATCGAAACAAGATATGTTCTTAAGTATCAAAAAGTTAGATAAAAAATAGTTGTACTTAATGAAGTGAAGTGATATAGTAATAACATAATGCGTTGTTAGCTCAGTTGGATAGAGCAACGGCCTTCTAAGCCGTAGGTCATAGGTTCGAATCCTATACAACGTACCAACCCCTACGCCTGTATTGTGTAGCTCGTTGTGTGTAGTTGTAGTGCTGTTCGTGGTTTTATTTTGTAGACATTTGTTCATGACCGTGATTAATCGGGATTAGGTAATGTTGATGAAGTAATAATATGTTCATTATATCTAATTTGAAATAATTAATAAGCTCATGTACCTCCTTTGTGCTATTAACCTGTATAGTGAGCGAAACAGGGTGACATTAGGAAGAGACTAATAGAGAATGCTGCAACATTCTCTAAATCTGGCCCCTTAGCTCAGTGGTAAGAGCAGTCGACTCATAATCGATTGGTCGTTGGTTCAAATCCAACAGGGGCCACCAGCAGACTTCAATCCTCTGCGCTTAGTTTATGGTTAAAGATGTAAATTAAAGAGCTATATTTTTTTGCTCTTTAAACTGCCTCAGTGGTGAAATAGGTAGACACAAGAGACTTAAAATCTCTCGACCGTTAGGTTGTACCAGTTCGAGTCTGGTCTGAGGCACCAAAATAAATAAAAGTAAAAAGGGGTTTGAAATGGCTCAACGTAAAACAAAAGCAGGAAACATTACGCTGTTTATGATTGGTGCTGCAATATTCAGTGGCTCGATTTATTTCCACTGTTTTTCAGGGCAAGATACAGCTAAATCTTTTCTAGAAGATAAAGGTTATACACAAGTTAAAGTTTCATCTGGCAATATCCTTAGCTGTGCTGAACACGAAAGAGCAACAAGCTTTACAGCTCGTGATCCCGGAAATAAAGAAGTATCAGGAAGCGTCTGTAATCCGCCTTTCCTTAATCCATCAATTCGTTTAGATTAAGTAAAAACAGAAAAAATAAATAAACAAAATATTGAAAAAAGAGTTGTACTTCATAAAGGTTTTAGGTATTATAAACACATTGAAACGAAGCACTAAGTAATTGATTAAAATGATAAATGCGCTGTTAGCTCAGTGGATAGAGCAGTAGCCTTCTAAGCTATTGGTCGCAGGTTCGAATCCTGCACGGCGCACCAGCATAGTCTCCTCTATGTGTTGTTGTGATTGTGAATAAAACGTACTGCTAAAGTTTTCATTTAATTAAAGAGTGTTCTCCCACTCTTTTATGCCTGAATGGTGGAATGGTATACACAGGAGACTTAAAATCTCCCGCCCGTATAGGGCTTGTGGGTTCGAATCCCACTTCAGGTACCAAACTCTACGTGGTGGTAGTGTTGATGTAGATTAGTCATAGACACCGTGATCAATCGGGGTTAAACATTTTTAAATGAAGTAGTAATATGTTCATTTTGTTTAATTTGAAATAATTGATAAGCTTAAGTCCTCCTGTGTGCTATTTATCTGTATAGCAAGCGAAACAGATTGACGTTAGGAAGAGACTAATAGAGAATGCGCCAACATTCTCTAACTTCGGCCCCTTAGCTCAGTGGTTAGAGCAGTCGACTCATAATCGATTGGTCGTTGGTTCAAATCCAACAGGGGCCACCAAATTTTACCTTTGATTTTTCAATTATGAAAAAAGATAGATAAAAGTATTGTGCTCAATAGAAGATTGTTTTATGTATTATTAATAAGTTTTATAAAAATCTTAGTTTATTGGTAAAACAGCGCCCTCATAAGATGAAGTTATCAAGTTCGAGTCTTGATAGATTTTTGTAAAATAATTAAAGAGAAAAGGGCATACCGAAAATATGTCCTTTTTTGTTATTCTAAAATGATTTGTATAGTTCAAATAAAAATCTTCTATCTATATGAGAATAAAATGAAAAAATTCATCTTTGAGATTGAAAAAATCGTTAATGCTATAGAAAAAGATACAAATACAAAACACTATTTTTTAAATGGTGGTTGTTCTCACCTTGCTAATTATCTTACACCTTTCTTTATGAAAAATAATGGTTTTGTGGAATTTGCTCTTTTTATTTTTTATGAAGAAGAATGGGATAAAATTCAAATTAACAAAATAATAGATAAAAAAACAAAAGAAGCTCTTAACTCAGTGATTTTGAATGATATCATAATCATTGATCATATAGCGATTATTCACGATGATATCATTTATGATGGTCATGGTATAAATCATAAAACTTTTTATGAAAAACATATAATGCTTAAAAACAATTTTGTAAGAAAGCTGCGATTTGAAAAAGATGATTTTGTTGAAGATTTTTTAGATGTTCTGAGAGAAACGCATATTTACGGACATCATTCTCCAGAAATTACAAAGAAAAAGATTTTAGATTTATTGATAAAAAGTTCAAACGAAGAATGTTTTATATAGCATGAAATGATTGAACTTAATATTAGAATATAGTAATATAATATCACCTTTAAGATATGGAAATAAGAAAATGACTGAAAAGAAAAGTGTTTTTATGTTTTTGGATGATGATGCTTTCCATCCTGATAAAATCAGGCATCCACGTTATTACTACCCTTTGATTGGGGCTGATGATCTATTGGAAAAAGTATATAACAGTGAACTTGTTGTAAATACCACTGTTGAAGGAGCTATTGATTACATTGAGCGTAATGGTTGCCCTAACTTCATTTCTTTTGATAATGATTTAATGAGAGAGCTTGAAGGTGTAGATTTGGCAAAATGGTTGGTGGAAAAAGATATGGATGATCCATCGTTTTTGCCAAAGGATTTTAACTTTTTCGTTCATTCTCAAAATCCTATTGCGAAAGAAAAAATCTACAGTTATTTAGGCCAGTATCTTGAATTTAAAGATCGTTCAAATGGAGATGATCCAAAACCCAAAAGACCATCTATCTGATTAAATAAAAGCCTCTCCAAGAGGCTTTTTTATTTGTTTCGTAAAAATAGATGTAAAATGCGCTAAATAGCTTAAAAAATCTGCAAACAGTAGAGAAAAAGTAAAAAAAAGTTGTACTTCATTCTACTCTTTGCTATTATTACTTCATCGAAACGAAGACGGTAATGCGCTGTTAGCTCAGTGGATAGAGCAGTAGCCTTCTAAGCTATTGGTCGCTGGTTCGAATCCAGCATGGCGCACCAAAACCTACAGAGGATTTCAACATGTCTAAATATGTAACATGGTATATATGGGACACTGACAGAGATATTGAAGTTGTAGATGGTATGGATGAAGAAGATGCGCACAAAGCAGTATCATTACTTAATAAAAATTTAGAATTAGAACGTTTTATAGTATTAGCTAAATAAAAATGGCCCCTTAGCTCAGTGGTAAGAGCAGTCGACTCATAATCGATTGGTCGTTGGTTCAAATCCAACAGGGGCCACCAGACAATAAATCTTGATGTTCTATAAACATAGGTAATGTGAATAGAAATGGAGAGATGAAAATGTTATTTGAATATGGTTTTTATGAAAAAGAAGTATCTGTTTTATTTGAAAAGCATGAAAAAGGCGAGTTATCTTTTTCAGATTTAAAAGAAAAGATTTTGGGCGTAGTAAAAGAAGTTGAAGGTCAGTACGAGTCGTTAGTAGAGCAATCTGCTGGCGAAGATTGGTAAGAATAAAACAGCATTTGTTGAAGGAGAGAATTTGTCAACTCTCGCAAAAGAGCAAATAAGGTGGACTAAAAAACAAACCTTGCTTAATGCTGTTATGCCCGGATGGTGGAATAGGTAGACACAAGAGACTTAAAATCTCTCGGCTTTACGGCTGTGCGGGTTCAAGTCCCGCTCCGGGTACCAAATGTTTGTTAGAGGTGCTATCCTTATCTGCGAAAGTCGAGGAAACTTGATGAGTAGCAGATTAAATAAGAATAGTATGGTCTATTGACGAAAACCGGATGAAACTGGTGAGTAGTCAGGGGAGATGGGTTCAAATCCTATCACAAACACCAACCGATAAGCGAAAGCAGAAATATCTGTTTTCGCTTTTTTATTGCATAAAAATTAGAATTTTTTTTTATAATTTGGTATACTAATATATCAAAATAAGAGGAAATTTCGATGGATAATAGAATACATGTTTTGCCAGAAGAACCAATAGAAGGTCTTTTAAATAGTATGGCTATTTGTTATGATCATGCTTTTGGTGTTCGGCTTTTTCATGAAGATGAAGAAAAGCATAAAGAAAGACAAAGACGTATCCTTGTACTTATGAGAAAGTTCTATGATGAAATAGCAGGTTATGGATATTATAAATATAAAGAAAATCCAAATCAGAAAAAAATATTAAGTGCTCATGATTTTAAAAACTTAGAAAGATTCGACGAAACATGTTCGGATAATGAAGGATATGACGTTGAAAAAGAAGATATGAAAAGATTAGCTAAGATTGGTGTCGTTCAGTTTGAAGGGCGTGGATTTTATTCTATAACATCTTTTGGACAATTTGTTTTGGATGCTGAAAATATTTCAGGCGCTCCATCTGAATTGGAATGTAATGAAGATTCGTGGAATAGGTTTGAAGAAGTAATAAAACAAGCTACAAAAAAAGATTAACATTACTGATAAATCATAACAGGAAAAATTATGAAACTTAAAGGTTGTTTATTTGCGTTAGGAGTTATGTTTAGTTTTTCAAGCATGGCTTCATATGAAGAATGCCAGATTACTAACGGAACAGTAGGTTTTTGTGGATCGTGGGCGCAAAAAGAAAGCTATCCAGTGAAACAATCAGATGGTACCTATCTTGATTGTCGTATTACTAATGGTTCTGTAGGTTTTTGTGGATCTTGGAGTCAAGAAAAAGAATTTCCAGTTAAACAATCAGATGGAACATATGATAAATGTAGTATAACAAATGGTTCTGTAGGTTTCTGTGGTTCATGGTATAACGGAACAGCAGTTATTGAAAAATAAAAAGTTCAAGATTTTTCATAAAGTAAAGCTTCCTTTAAAGGTAAGTTTATTTAACAAATAATAAAAAAGGTTAATAAAATGAGAAAACTAACATGTTCTTATGGTAAAACGTTTAAGTTTTCAATGACACAAATAAATGGTGAACCCATTATGGTTATTGATGCGGATATTAAAAATTATGTTATTCATGTTGGTCCGAATTCAGGAACCTATGATTTTCCAAAAACAGTTGTAGTAAACGATAAACTTTATCTTAATCGTAAACTTAAAAACGAATTATTAGGAACATTGAACGATTTTATTGAGACTACTTATATTCAAAATCAAGACGCTGAAACAAATAGTCGTGGTTTTAAACATCTTAATCCAACAGATATTTATGGAAATACCATTTCCATTCAAGAATCTTCAAATGTAGATCCGGCTATCTGGTTCGGTGTTGATCTACAAACAAGTTCTGTTTTGTTTTGGGAGGGTGGTGAATTGAAGTCTTTTTCATATCCTTCTCATAGTGTAATGTTATTAGATCGACTTCATCTAAAAATGCCACAAGCAAAAAGAATGAAGAAAATGATTGAAAGTTTATGGAAAGAATACGAATAAGCAAAAGCTCTATCTGGACTTCTTAGTGAAGTCCAAATATTTAACGAAAAAGAGTTGATTTTTTATAGTTAAATAAAAAAAACACTTGATTTGTTCTAGTAGACATATTAGAATATTTCGAATGACAACCCCAAGTCTATAAAAAGAGGCATCACACTTTTTATTAAAAACTTGGGGGTATTATGAAAACTAAATTTATTATTCATGCTTTTTTCGTATCAAATCAAAAAGACAGTTTTGCTGTTCTATCTCAATCAAAAGATCTTCTTATTCTTCAAAAAGAAATGATTAAAAAACTTTTTGACTCTCATCAAACGTCTTACATCCAAAGTATTTCATTTTCAAAATACAAGGATATAAAAAAATACTTTGATACTCATGTCGATGAAACATCTATTTTAAAAATAGATCATGTAGAAAACGGTGAACAATTAAAAACAGTATTAGAAATAAAAAGTAATGTTTTTGAGCCTAAAACAGAATTAGAAATCTTTTTAAGTAAAAATGAACTTATTGATAGCTGGATATCAGGAAAGTTAATTGGTGTTATTGCGAATGATTACCATGAAAGATCTTCCTCTCTTGGAGTAAGAGATAAATATCACGAAACAACAATGGATTTTAATAATAGTGATACTATATGGAAGCTGGAAAAGTATTTTAATGGAAGCTTTATGGAAAGATATGGTGATCACTCATATTTTTATTACAGAAATATGGCTAGGTTAATTAGTGTTATGGGTAAAAAATGTAATCAAGAATGGTTAAATGAAGTGAAAAAGCGTTACTAATCAATAAAATATAAGAGCACTACCAAGCACTTTAAAAAACAATAAATAATTGAAAAAAGTGCTTGCATCTGATGATCTGGTTTGATATTATAACTTCATCGAAACGAGATATGTTCTTAAATATCAAAAAGTTAGATAAAAAAAAGAGTTGTACTTAATGAAGTAAAGTGATATAGTAATAACATAATGCGCTGTTAGCTCAGTGGATAGAGCAGTAGCCTTCTAAGCTATTGGTCGCTGGTTCGAATCCAGCATGGCGCACCAGAAATCTCCTTATTGTTTGATGAATTGGGGTTTTCATTGAAATACCTTTAAGTTTGATTAAAAGTGAACGTAGATGAGAGCATGAGAATGCTCTTTATGCCTGAGTGGTGGAATAGGTAGACACAAGGGACTTAAAATCCCTCGACCTTACGGTTGTACGAGTTCGAGTCTCGTCTCAGGTACCACAACAACCACTGTTCGGTTCGATTCCGAATGATCTATAAAGAGAAGTGAGAGAAAAGTGTACATAAGTACCTCGTGGATCAAATAGATAGGTCTGGTAGAGGCATCTATCAAAGAATATATGGACGTTTTATATATTCTCATAATCTGGTGATTATGTTTGACTGAAACGGTGTAGTTTGCCTTGTGGTTCCAATTTTGGCCCTTTAGCTCAGTGGTAAGAGCAGTCGACTCATAATCGATTGGTCGTTGGTTCAAATCCAACAAGGGCCACCAAAATAAAACATTGTAATGATAAAAAATTCATAATCTTTCTATGCTAAAAAATTAACTTAACATAGGAGATTTTTATGAATGATTTAAAAGTGTTTGTTGTTGATTTTGGATGGGCTGGTAACATTGTAGTTATTGAGAAAGATGAAGCTTCTGCAAGGGAGTTGATGAAAACTCAATATAACTATAATCCTGATACAGAAATGGAAATCTATGAAGTTAAACAAGGATTAGTTATATCAAATTATGGTGACCTATAACATAAAATCTCAGTCTCCGGGCTGGGATTTTTTACATTAAAATGAGGTGAAGATGAAACATTCCGAAAGAATTTTTAATGATTTAAAAGAAATGTTGCATGAGAATGCTTGCGATTTTTTTGTTAATAAAGATGATGTAGATAAATATTTTACTGAAAAAGATTTATTAGAAGATGACTGTTTTGAGCAATATAGGCCATTTAATGCTAAAATAAAGATAGATAAGCTCTATGATATTCTTGTAGAATTAGTAATTGAAAAAATACTAAGCCTATCAATACAAGAAAAAGAAGAGTTGGCAAAAAAAATAGTTGAGGAAACTATTGATATTGTTATAGAAGAAAGAATGAGAGAAAATATTAGGCGTATTTTAAATTCGCATAACTTATATAATAATGTCGATAAAATTTTAAAATCTCAAAATGAAAGTTATAAGTCAGCCTTAAGAGAGCAATTAGTTCCAGCAATAGTAAGAAAGCTAAAAAGAAAAGAAGGTATCAATAATCTACTTTTCGAACTTGTGGGCGAAGTAGATGAGATAAGCAGTAAAATTAAAATAAAAGCTTAAAAAATAGTAAAAAGTATTGTACTTAAAACTGAAAATAAGTATAATACTTTCATTGCATAGTTAGCTCAGTTGGTAGAGCGGATTCGTGGGCAAAGCCGTGGAATCGCGCCGGGGGTTCAAGTCCTTCACTATGCACCATTATGCGTAGTTCAATGTAGAACGTCACCAGACTATGATGGGGAAACGCCCCGTAAAAAACGTCTGGTTGGAGAAAAGCCGTATACTGCTGATTATCCGTAAAGTAGGCTGCAGGTTCAAGTCCTGTCGTGTAAAATAATGGAGAATATTATTAATATTATGAAAAAGAAATATCTTAGAGTAGATGAAATGTGCTCATCTTTAAAAGAAGGTATTCAAAAAGCCTTAGAAACTCAGGAATATCAAGAAGTATGGGATACAAATATTTCTTTCAGGCCAATTAAAATTGATATAGATCGATCATTAATAACTATTGAGCTTGAAACAGATGAGCATTATAAAAGTATTCGTAATTTAAGTGACGCTAAATTACTGTCTTTTCTTGAGCAGATTTTTAAAGAAAATATTCCAATGTTCGTTAAAATATTTACATGGGGAGAATTGCCAAAAGAACACTCTATTCCCTATTTAAATATTTATCATGATCAGCGTTGTTTTAATAAAGTGTTAATCTGTGCTTCAAATATAGATATTTGGGCAATAGAAAAAGCAGCTCAAGAAACATTACGTAATCTTGATTATTGGAAAAGACAAATGCCTAAAGACTTTACAATTAAACTATGTGAAGAATATCTTAAGCAAAAATTATCTTTATCAGCTATTTAACTATCATTGCTAAGGCAGATGTAGAAAATCCTTAGCATATGATAAAAATACGAAAAAACAGTTGTACTTTAATCAAAAAGTTGTTATTATATTTCTTATGAAATGCATTTGTAGCTCAGTTGGTAGAGCACTGGATTGAAGATCCGGGTGTCGGGGGTTCAAATCCCTCCGAATGCACCAAGCCGTGATTTGGTTCGACTCCAAATCATTTTGCGAAAGAAAGCGGGTGAAAATTGTACATAAGTATCTCGTGAGTATGGATTGGTTTGCAAATAGGTCGGTAGAGGCATCTACTTAAGCTTAGATTTTTAAGCAGTAATCGGGTGATTACTTTTGACTGATAGGGTTCGATTCCCTAATGCGGCTCCAAATTTCGGTCTTTTAGCTCAGTGGGAGAGCAGCTACCAGCGGGTAGTGAGATAAAACCCTTATTTTAAAGCGTTAACTTTTAAGTATTGGGTTACTTTGCGCTGGTTCGAATCCAGCAAAGGCCACTAACGAGGTGATAAAATGAAAACATTAAAATCTAATAATGTAATACTTTTGTCCTTATTATCATTATTTATTTTCAGTTTTATGTTGTTGCCTAAGCAGCAACCATTAACAAATCAAGAGCTAAAGTCTTATACAGAACGTTGTATTAAGTATGAAGGTAGTCCAACATATGTATTAAAAGACAGTAGTTTAGATATAATGCAAGTAATTTGTAGTTCTAACAACTATTAAGTTGTAATTTATAAATTAAACAGCTTTTAAGTTGTATTAGTGATAATACAGTCTAAAAGGTGTTTTATTATGGGGGTCAGTCTTGGCTAAGCAGCTCTGTTTGTAACTCAAGCACCTTGATCGGTTCGATTCCGATAACCTCCACCAAGCCTGTTAAATCGTGCTCTCAACCGAAAGGGGAAGAGTTCCAGATGAGCGGGAACTAACAGGCTAAATAATTTCAGTTACGATTATAGGTATATCGAGAGGATTAAAATCCAAGACTGGTTCGAATCCAGTACTGAATAACGAACGAATGCCAGTTATTATCTGCAGGTATAACTGGAAGTCTGCGGCGCATTCTGAGGTATATAGTGGCGATATATACAGAGGTCCCTGTCACTGATGTCATGGTGAACACACTCTCCACGCAGCTAGGTTGTTGTATTTCGTTGAAAAGCGGAGAATAACAACCGAAAATTGCCTTTTACGTCTTGGTGGTGGAATAGGTAGACACGCTGGTTTAAGATGCCAGTGCCTGTAATGGGCGTGAGGGTTCAAGTCCCTCCTGAGACACCATTCTAATTTGTAGTGTAGCATAACGGTATTGCGCCCCTGTTAAGACTAGGGAGGTGTAGGTTCAAATCCTATCATACAAATTAAAATATTATTGATTATAAAGGTAAGGATTTATATGATAGCAATTTGTGAAATGAGTGATCAAAGCGCTGGTATTCAGTTTGTTAAAGTGATTCCTACTACGTTACAAGCAGCAAAAGATTTCGAAGATTATTCAGAAGAAAAAATGGGAATGATCGGGTTTCAAGTTTATTTCTATGAATCCAATTTATCTCAAAATGAAGTTGATTTAATGTCAGAACAACAAATTTACAATTTTATGCGTGAAAATGAAAGTAAAGAGTTAGATTTCTAATAAATAACAAAAGGAAGCGTTAATAATATATTTTCTTGTATGAGTGAATCCCATTAAAATTCAATTCAATAGGAGATATAAAATGCGTTTATTAGATATTGTTCAACCATTTCTTTCAGAAGATGTAGATGTAGAGAGTGTTTTAAGTGATATTGATATAAGATTAGTTTTAGAAGAAAGTTTCTCTCATGGATATGGTTCTTTTACTGATAGAACCTTAACAGCAACTCTTGAGGTTCGTTACCAAGGGGAACTGATTCATGAAGAAGAAGAGTATGATATAACAAGTAGTTAAGAAATACTTCTGTGGAAGGTTTGCGTAAGGTGTTTAGCTGAGAGGTGGGCAAACTAAGTATTTCAAAAATAAGAAGAGTGCCTACGGGCGCTCTTTTTTATTGCAGTCAATAAAATATGATGATATTATGTCATTAATATATTAATAAAAGGATTAAAGATGAAAGTTAAATTTGCTGTTTATGCTTATAGAAATATTCCTTACGAGGAAGAAACTTTTAGGATTTCTGGTGATTTTGAAACTATTGAGGAAGCTCTAAACTTCAAAGAACTTGCTGAAAAAACTGAGGTTCGAAACATTCTGATGACAAAAGAAATTTTTGTGGCAACAATTATTGAATCATTGGGGGATAAAATTAATATCCCTAATATTGAACCACATGAGAAGTTTAAGGAATTGTTAAGCAAGTATGGAATGATTCATTTCTTAAAATAAAATTTATAAAAGAGAAAAATATGAGAAAAGTTATTTTGTTTTTAAGTATGTTTTTTTTGTTTTCATCATCTGTTTATGCAGATTTCGAGCCACAAAATGGCATAAATATATACTATAATGAGAAAATAGATAAAACTGATAAAACAAGCAAAAAAAGTAAAGAAGGTAATTGCAATTATGTTGTAGAAATAGGTAATACAGAAACAAACAGACAATTGATAGAATCAATAGGCTGTAAAAAGGATTTCTCCATTATTTACTATGATAAAAATAATATTGGAGGTTATGAAAGAGATAAAGCGAGTCAGTTTGAAATAAGAGTAATTACTCAAGATAATATGGAAAATAAAGATATAAAGAAAAACGGTGTTCCTGTATTGATGGTTTTTGATGAATATACTATATATGGTAAAAAAAGAGAAAGCCAAAATAAGATTTTTGAATCAGGGAAACCAGTATTTTTTAAATATAATGGAATAGATCAATATTTAAGGAAATTATATTTTAGTATTACATATAATAAAATTAATTCAAAAAAAGGCTCCTAAGAGCCTTTTTTATTGATTATGATTACGCTTATTGTTAAAATATGGTTCTAAATTTAAAAACTGGAGATGATAATGACTAAACCTATCTATGCTGAAGTAACAACTTATAAGAATCACATCGTAGTAGAATATAAAACGAAAGAAAGTAATGATATTGTAACAACGCCATTTGATACAGGTTCTCTTGGTTATGTTGTTGCTGATGTAGGTTGTGTTGCTATTTCCAAAGAAGCTCATGCGCTTCTGTCTGATATAAAACATGGTCATGACGATATTGGTGATATTGATATCTTTGATTTGGATAAAGGTGGTTATGCCTTTAGTACATTTGGTGGAATGTATTTCATTGCTAATGTTGATGAAGCAGAAGGGAGCAGCTCTTTTGTCGTTCCTCCACTTAAAGAGTTTCAGTTGATGGAAAATAAGGTTCCTGATGGCGCGAGAGATGCCATTGATAATCCTAGTGAGGAAGAATAATAAATTAAATAAAAAGCCATCTTCGGGTGGCTTTTTACATCTTCTTATGATATCATATTGTCATAATAACGGTATGAGGTGAGATTATGTTTCTTCTAAAATGGCCTGCTTTCCCAAGTCCTTTTTGGTTTTCTTCTAAGGTAAGAGGAGATGCTGTAGAAGGAGAAGTAATTTCTGAAAATACAGTGAAAACCTCTATTGATACATTAAATCTTCTTGAGGGTGAACTTCCAGTCATTGGAACAAAAGTTATCATCATTCCGGGAAGTTATCATTTAGTAGGTAAAACAGAAGAAGAAGTTGAAAAGGAAAAAGTTGAACGAGAAGCAGCTATTAAAAAATCTTGCTTAAAAGAAGAAGCTGAAAGAAAATCCAGAGAAAAAGCAGTAAGAGAAAAGGCGAAGCAAGCTAATGAAAAGCTTCATATTCCTGTAAAATGGACGAGTGGTTTTAAATCAGTAATCTCTGGATTAACAGAGAACAGCAATTGTAATGGAACTAATCGTCGTTCTGTTATTCATGTATTGCTTGAAGAAGATATTCATGAAGGTTCTTTTAAGCGTAAATCAGGTTCTTTTTTGTGTACGACAGAAAAGGGAACCAATGGTAAGGAATGGGTAGATCTAAAAAGAACATCCGGCGATGATGAAGGTCAGTATGTAAGTGAAGTGACGTGTAAAGCATGTTTAAAAGTAGCTAAGCGTTGGAATAAATAATAAACCTATCAAAAAGAGAATATTATGAGCAAAAAACTATCACCAAAATTGATTAATGAACTGAACAAAATCCTTGGTAAGATGCAGATTAAAGCTACCGATGATTATCTTAATGATTTACTTGAAGGTTCATATGCTAAAAAAAGCATGATAGAAATTGATGGTATTGATACCGCAGAACGTGAAATGTTTCAGGAGATATTAGCTCAAAAGCTTACTGGAATGGAATGGCCTTGCAACATGGATTCAAAAGAAAAGAGCGATGCTTTCCTTAAAGCGTTCATGAAAGCTGTAAGTGAAGAAGAAGGTTTGAGCTGGATTGATGTAAAAGAAGCAGTATAAAAATAGTTATTATTCTAATGAAAGAGCACTTCCCGGAGTGCTCTTTTTTAATCTTGATTAAGCATTAAAATCCTTGTGCATAACTATGTTTTCTGCTAGAATAGCTTTATTGAAATCAAATATGATTAATGAGGCTAAAAAATGAAAAGTATTGCTAAGCAGGTTGAACTCTTCTTTGTTGATCCATCAGTGCTTTGTCAGCGCAATACCGCTATTTTAGGTCATTTTACCTCATCTTTAGCTATTCCTAATTATTCTAAAAGCACTTTAACTATTTCAGTGTCTGATGTTGATAACAGCATTTCAGATATCGAAATCAGTGATCAGATTACTTTAACACCATCTTATGATCATTACAATAATCCAAATCTTTCATTCCTAAACGATTCTGATTTAAAAGGTATTTTAGGAAATAATGAATTACAATTGTATAAATCTATTTTCAGCAGTGATATTATTTCAGAAATAATGTTTCTTGAAGTCCCTTCATTGATTAATGGTCTTCACTCCTATGTTTTCTTTGGCTTTGTTGATGTATCACATTCAACAGTTATGAATCATCATACTTCTGTATTCTACACAGAAGATGGCGAAGTAAAAAAAGGCGGAGAAGCACCACATGAAATGGGAAATAACATTGTAAGCACAATGCATAACAGCTATGCCTTTGGTTTTGGTCGTAAGTTGAAACTTAATGGAACATCCACTAAAAATTATTTGGAAGGAAACCGTAAATATTTACGTATGCTCTCTGATCCAGAACAAAAAAATAATCCAGAGCTTAAAAAAGTATTTGCCTATAATATGCCTGAATATCTGGATTATATTGTAGCAATGACAAAAGTTCTTGATCAAAAAGGGTTAGATTTTCGCCCATTTTGGCAAACAGAAGAAGTTAGTAATATGTATGATGATATTTCTGAAAAAGTAATAAAAGAACTAATGTCAGAAGAAAAAGCTTGAAATTAACAGTATATGTTGTCATAATAAACTTCTCTGAAGAAACATATATAGGACTAAAAATGGAACACATGATTACTGCTAAATATGAAAACGGCATTTTAGTATCAACCGAAACGAAAGCTATTAAAAAAATACATAAAATTAGTATTGGAAGTTTAGTTGAAGTAGGTGAAATCAAAGATGAAATGCTTGCAATTTTTGATATTGCTCCCCTAAATAAGAAATATGAAGGTATGCGAGCTTTCGTAGTTCGTCAGCATCATAACAATGCTGGTGAGTGTGTATATGATTTATCTCTTCGTATGGAAGCGTATAAAGAGCAAGAAGAAGCTAGAACGCTGTTAAACTCTGGAAATCTTCAATATGGCTCAAAAGAATATGTAGATCAAGTATCTAAATTCCAATATGCCGCTGGCTCGATGATTGCTGATATCAAAGAATCAGACCTTATTTTCGTAAAATAATAATATAAAGCCATCTTCCGAGGTGGTTTTTTATTTTATGCTTAAAAAGCGATCAAACAAACAAAAAAGATGAAAAAAAAGTTGTACTTCAAGATCTGATTTGGTATTATATATTCATCGAAACGAGATAAGGTTTTATAAATCAATAACTTGTTTTAAAATAAAGTAAAAAAGAGCTTGTACTGTAAAAAAAATAGTAGTAAAATAAGTAAATAGATGGCCCTTTAGCTCAGTTGGTCAGAGCAGTCGACTCATAATCGATTGGTCGCTGGTTCAAGTCCAGCAAGGGCCACCAGCATAGTCTCCTATATGCGTTGTTGTGATTGTGAATAAAAGTACTGCTAAAAGTTTTCATTTAATTAAAGAGTGTTCTCCCACTCTTTTATGCCTGAATGGTGGAATGGTATACACAGGAGACTTAAAATCTCCCGCCCATATAGGGCTTGTGGGTTCGAATCCCACTTCAGGCACCATGCGTATCACGACTGTTTAAGAAGTCGATTCCAACGGTATAGGTTTCATTACCTTGTTAATCCACCGGATGATTGTAGGTTCAAGTCCTATGTACGCCGAATGGCCCCTTAGCTCAGTGGTTAGAGCAGTCGACTCATAATCGATTGGTCGTTGGTTCAAATCCAACAAGGGCCACCAAATTAATACCAGTGCGGCTCTGGATGGGGACATGTGTTGAGTACCGCCTGTTGAGGTATGATCACTGGTGTTAATTAAAAAGCCTAATTAGTTCAGCGGTAGAACGGGAGTCCCTAAAATTCTTTGTCGCGGGTTCGAATCCTGCATTAGGCACCACAAAAAGAACCAGAGATGGTTCTTTTTTTGTTTTTATATTTTTTTAAAGATATAATAAACAAAAAGAGGAGATAATCATGGTAATGGCTTGTTGTAACTTATGTTATAAAAAATATTTAAATAAAGATGGCGAAGTATCAAAAAAATGTTTAGACGAAATATTTGGTAAAAATAAATATCAATTAATCATTGAGAAAAAACCTTACAATAAGAAAGCAATAATGGATCAAATATATGGAGAAAATAATTACTCTTTTGTTGAAGGAGGTGTAAAACCTAATGGAAGTAAATATATCCATAATATAAAAGGACTTGATAAAGAGTTTGAGTATAAATATAAAGTTAAAATAGATAATAAAGAACAAGAATTATGTGGTTGCGATTGTCATATAATTGGCATGACAGTCCTTCATTAAGGAGATTATAATGGTAATGGCATGTTGTGATTTATGTTACAGAAAGTATCTAAACGTAGATGGAAGTTTAAATAAAGAGGGGCTTGATGAAATATATGGTGAAGGTAAATATAAAGTTTTAGTTGATGAACCTCAAAATAAAGTAATAAGAAAAAATCTTCAAAAGATAAAACTTTGTACTTGTATTTGCCATACAGTCGGTATGATGGTGATGCATTAAAAACTAAGTAAAAATCTCTAAACAAAAAGCTTTCTTCAAAGAAGGCTTTTTGCTATAATGACAACATTAAGTAAAAAAAGAGGTTTTTAAAATGAGTATTCTGACCATTCAACAAGTTCACCAGAACAACCTCGTAGCGAAAGAATTTCTTATGTGTATTATTAGAGAAAATCAATCTTATGCTGAAGACAAAGCTTTCAAAAAACGACTTTTCAAAAAAGCCTCTTTTATTGGTAAAATTGGTCATATTTTAACTACCATCTTAATGGTATTTCTCTCTTCCCATCAAATGTCTAAAGAAATGATGATTAGAGATCAATGTAAACATTTAGAGAAGAACTTGAAAAAGTATTTTAAGTGTCATTACAGTAATGCTGGTTCATATAGTAAAATTATTTCACCAGAAATAGCCTTTAAATTTTATCAGGCTGGCTTCTTTTCTAATACAATTCATACTATTTCTATAAAAAAAGTACCTTTCTCTACACATTAAGAATGCTTTGTTGTATAATAAAGGCTCTAAAAAAAGAGGTTTTTAAAATGAAAAATGTTATTGAAGGCTTAAATCTGATGAAAACTCTTTATGCTCATAACATTGAAAAGCATAAGATTGATGTATCTGTTATTTTCCCTGAAGATCTTGCTAAAGAAGAAATTCGTAAAGCAAATGAAAAATCCGAAAAAACAGGAACTCTTTTTGAAAATCTAATCAAAAAAGTCAATGGTGAAGATATTTCTTTTTCTAAGCAAGATTCTATCACCTTTAAAAAAGTATTAGGATACTGTAGTAATTATCTTTCTTCATTAGAAAAAATCGGTCTGGTTGGTCATGAAGAAAGCGATTATGAAAAATACTATAATAAAGAACTCAAAAACAAACAAGAAATGGTTAACAACGTGTTCAAGGAACTACGTCAGAACAAAATTATCTAAAAAAGCTTGTGCATAACTGAATAAATTGTTATAATGACAACCTAACTTAATGAGAGAACCTTTATTATGAATACTATTGAAATCACAAGCATTAACGTTGAATCAAATGTTGTTGATCAGATTAAACGTAGAAAAGATGATTATGTTTCAGGTATGTTATGTCGTAATATCGGTTATAACCATGCTGGCTTTATGTCTTGGATGGCTGTTAAAGTTATGAATTTCTATAACACTAATAAAACAGAATCTTTTGAAGTAAGTCAAAGCATTATGGCTTCAAGTGATGATATTATTGAAATCAAAAAGCATAACGATTCTTTTATTGCCAGTATGAAAAAGGCAGATATTCCAGAAGAAGTTATTAATCATATGAAAGATACTTTTGAGCGTGGTCTTAGCATCATTGAGTTACAATATAAAGAATGGAAAGAATCTCAAACTAAAAGTGGGAGTAAAGCATGATGGTTCAGAAATTAATTCATAACGAAAAACTTACTCATTTTTTTAAAAACTTTTTTACAACGGCTGTTCAATCGGCATATGTTTCTCGAACAGAAGATGCGAATGATAGTAATGATGACGATCTAAGGGAAGAAAGTCAGAAGATTACTGATGTTTTATCTCAAATCAACTTAAGTAGCAATATTAATGCGGTTGATTTCAAGTCCGTTATTGTTCTTGATGTTATGGGCGATCTGGTTGAGTTAACAATGGTTCCAGAAGCTACATCCATGATCTTTGCTAAAGTTGATAAATCAGAGTGTGTATTTATCAAATAAAAACAAAATAGCATCAAGAGATTGGTGCTAATGTCCTGTTAGTTAAATGGATATAACGACTTCCTCCTAAGAAGTAGTTGCAGGTTCGATTCCTGCACGGGACACCAAAAATTAGTAAATAGATATCTCAATATCTGTTTTAGGAACGGCACAACAAAGTAAAAACTCTTCTTTAGCTTTAAAACCAATTTCGTCTTTAATGAATAAAACCTCACCAGAAATTAATTTGCTATGGCAAGTTCCACAAAATCCATCGAGACAATGAAAATTAACAATAACACCTTTATCTAACAGATAATGTAAAATTGATGTATGTTTAAAATCTTGTTTTTTGATTTGTATATTTCTCATTTTGGCCTCTCAATAAAACATACATTATACCACAAATAAAAATGTATTTTAAGTATACATATATAAAAGGTGAAATGATCTATAAAATTTATTTTTGATCAAAAAATGTCAAAAAACATCCAGAAACAATTTTTTGTTGGCATAAAACTTTTATTATTTCCTTATTGTTGTAACTTTGTAACTTAACTGTTACTAAAATTAATAATAAGGAGCGCTAAATAATATGAGTAAGATTTCAGAAATAAAAAGAAGAAAGGGTTTTTCATTATTAGAGTTATTGCTTGTTTTAGGTATAATAGCTGCTTTAATTGTTGCCGCTTTTATAGTTTATCCCAAAGTAAGAACCTCTCAAATAGTGGATGCTGAATCTAAAAACATAGCTACAATAAGGGGAGGCTTGTTATCATTATATTCAGCAACAACAGATATAACAACGGTTAACAATACAGTAGGAATCAATGCACAAATATTTCCTGATAATATGTTAGTGAAGAGTGGAAGCTCTGTAGTAGATGTTGTTAATGGTTTTAAAGGTAAAGTAACTCTATCAGCAACTAACTATGCTTCATATGGAAAGGTTGTATTTAATATAGGTTATGCGAATGTCCCTCAAGATGCTTGCGTAAAACTTGTTGCTGCAGTTGCTCCAAGTATGTCAATAATCAATATTGGCGGAAGCATAGTGAAAAGCGATATATCGAATATAGATTGGAATATAGCGAATGCTGCTACAGCATGTAATTCTGCTGGTGTAAGCTCAACGATTTCTTTCTCTTTTTATTAAAAAAGAGTTGTTTATCATAAAAAATATTGTTATTATCTTTATCTCGTTAACAAAGAAGATGTTATAAGATATTTTGGTTTCTTGGCTCAATTGGTAGAGCAGTAGCGGCAGGGTTCCGCTATGAGTGTAGGTTCAAGTCCTACAGAAACCACATGAAACTTATTAGGTCGCGCCCGATGACTAAGAGTGGGCGTAAAAGGTAATAGCACGTTTGGAGAAAAACCAGACTTTCCTATTATCGTTTAAGAGGTGGGCCGATACAACACCTGACCTAGTAAGCCTAATGCATTTGTAGCTCAGTTGGTAGAGCACTGGATTGAAGATCCGGGTGTCGTAGGTTCAAATCCTACCGAATGCACCATTTATTTAATAGTTAAAACTAAGTTTGGGTTCTTGATGAAAAAGCTTCTCATAATTACCAGACCTATGACCTCTCATAAATGGAGCCATTTTAGCTTTAGTAAACGTTTCATCATATTCTCTATCTTTTATGCCATGTGAAAATAACAATCTTTCATTATCATCCCAATACGTATATTCTAGAGCACTTTTACCTTCGTTATCAATCTGATGAATATTTATACCTGCTGCTATAAGTAATTTAGCTTTTTCTAAATCAGCACCAGCACCAAATAAAGCATTTCGTCCACATTCATCTACCTGATTAACATTTATACCTTTTTCAATGAGAGTATTCATTAATTCTAGACTTCCATCTTTATCATTGCTGTCTAAATAAAAAAGCATATTTCTTCCATGCTTATCTACTTGATGAATATTTATACCATGTTTAACCAGAAATAAGCCTTTTTTATAATCTAATGTAAATAGTGCATTTCTTTGAGTTTTAGAATTAACTCTATGAATATCTATTCCGTATTTTACATAAAGTTCAGCTATTCTTTCATCATCATCAAAAGTAAAGTGATGTTTATCTAAAATATTTTTTCTATTCTTATTACTTTGATTAACATTTATACCTTTTTCTAATAAATAAGAAGTATTATCAATACTGTGGGTATGATGAAATAAAGCATTTTCACCATTCATATCAAGTGAGTTGATATTGGCATCATTCTCAATAAAAAGTTTAATTTTTTCAAGTTCATCTGTTTTCATAAAAGGAGTAAATCCACTATTGGTTTTTACGTTAAAATCCAATAGTGCTGGTTTCTTTAATCCAAATAATGTTCTCTTTTTCATCCTGTTAATAATTTCTTCTGCAGAAGCATCAAACATAAATACCTGATCTTCTCTAAGACCTTCAAACTCTCTGCTACGATTATCCATGATTTGTAATATATCTGTAAGATTAAACATAAAATCCCTCCGTTTTTGTTTTTAATATATACATACAAAAGTTGTTAGGCAAATTTTAAATATTTTTGTTGATTATAAAAAGCTATAAAGATAAAATATCTATAATCTTAAAATAGGAGATTCATATGATTGATTTATGGGGAGAGTGTGAGGCAGGTTCGTCCTGCAACATAAAATCTAAAAAACAAGATGAAAATATAGATCTAGATTTGGTAAGTAGTCCCCAATATTCTATGTCAGGAAAAGGATTTGATAGTAATACAACTCAAATTTTAATTGATGAATGGATAGATATAGATAATTATTAAATTAATAAAAGAGCGGTTAGGCCGCTCTTTTATTCTTAAATATATTCCTAATCTTTGAAATAAAAGCTTTGATTTTTCGTTTTCTTTCAGCTTTTGCTGCTTCATAAGCTTTTCTTCGCTGCTCTTGTTTAATGCGTTCTTCCCTTTCGTTTTCTTCATAGGCATCATTCCATGAATCTGCTACAGATTCTGCTTGAGACCAAGAGCTATAACATCTTACTCTACTTGAACCATGCCTATCTACATATGAGTCATAGATATTTAAATTATTGTCAACATATTCCCCGTCAACAAACATCGGACTGTCATTAATAGACATAGGTTTATTGCCATAGGCAACAATTTTTAAGCCTCTAAAACTTACTGCTCTATAAGGTCTAGACATATGTTTCCTTATGAAATGAAAGATATCTACATTATAGATAAAATTAGTAATGAAAATCAACATAATATATGAATAAAAAAAGGTTTTCATTAAAAGGTCTTTATGGTATATTTAACTAAATTTTAAAGGAGAAAGTATGACTTATTCAGAACGTTTAAATGATATTGCAATTGTAAAACTAGATACTACAGGTTTTTCTGATATGGATTTGAAAAAGAAAAAGCTGGTATATCATCTATCAGAAGCAGGTATGTGGGGTAAGGTTATTTCTCTTCACCAAGCGTCAGCTTATAATATTCGTCTACTTGATAATCTGATTTTTCTATTTGAAGAAGTTAATCATGAAGAAAAAGTATGGGAACAGTTGCGAGATACTCTTTTCACATTTTTTGCTCATGGTGGTGTTTACCATACAACAACAGGTGAGCGTCTTGATTTTCCAATTCAGTTGGAAGAACTTAGGAAAATCAAAGATACAATTGAAACTTTTACTGCTGCTAAAGCTGTAGAAGAAATTCTATTTAGCAAAGATCTAATGCCTCACTATAGAACAGTTCAAAAAGATGGTGTCGATGTTGTTAAAGAATCTGGTGCTAACTTTTATGTAGGTCTAACAACTGATGAAGTGAAGCAGTTCCGTGAGGAGGTCTATCCAAAAGTAGAGGGTGATGAAATTCCTCCTTATGGATTTAATGAAAGACTCGTAAAAAATAGTGATGGTTCAATTGATCGTCAAGTAATTAGTTCTGTTGGTCTTTATGCTCATTATGTTGGAAAAATTATTAAAGAGCTTGAAAAAGCACTTTTCTATAGTGAGAATGAACAACAAAAAGAATCAATTGAAACACTAATTCAATTTTATAAAACGGGTGATGCTGCTGATTTTGATAAACATTGTGTAGCATGGACAAAAGATAAAGAAAGTTCTATTTATTTTGTAAATGGCTTGATTGAGTCCTATAAAGATCCTTTAGGTATTGCTTGTAATTTTGAAAGCATAGTTGCATTTAAAGATCCATCACAAACGGCAAAAGTTGAAAAGATTATTGAAAATATTCAATGGTTTGAAAATAACTTGCCATTTGATAGTAAATTTAAAAAAGATAAAGCTGTTGGTTTATCGGCAAGTTCTATTAATGTTATTTCAATGGCAGGTGATCCATCTCCTGTATTACCTCTTGGCATTAATTTACCAAACAGTGATTGGATTCGCAAAAAACATGGATCTAAATCAGTTACGTTAGCTAATGTTGATTCTTCAAGGAATACTTATGATGTTCCATTAATGAAGGCGCTTTATCTTGATAAGTATCAAGCTTTAATTAAGCGTTATGGTAATGAAACAGGTGTTCTTCATACAGATCTACATGAAATTGCGGGTCATGGGTCGGGCAAAGTGTTAGATGGTGTTAATACCGATGTTCTTTCAACCTATTATTCTGTAATTGAAGAATGTCGAGCAGATCTAGTAGCACTTTATTATATTCCTGATGAGAAATTGAAAGAAATCGGTGTGTTTGCTCAAGATGTGGATGTAAAAGATGCAGCTCTAGCTAAATATATCGCATATTTTACAAATGGTGCTATTGGTCAGCTAAGAAGAATCAAGTTAGGGAATGATCTAACGCAAGCGCATTTTAGGAATCGTCAAATTATTTCAACATGGCTGTTAGATCATGCTGAAAAAGATAAAATGGCAATGGTTACAAAAGATGGTCGCTTTTATATTGAAGTTAACGATCTTGAATATGTAAGAACACTTGTTGGAGTTCTTTTATCTGAGATTCAGCGTATTAAATCAGAAGGCGATTTTGAAGCGGCTAAAAAGCTTGTAGAAGCATATGGAACTAAAGTTAACCCATTAGTGCATAAAGAAGTATTAGAGCGTGTAAGCAGCTTGGGATTAGCTAATGTTATGGGATTCATGACACCTATTTTGGTAGATAAAGGAAATGATGTGGAAATCATGTATCAAGATGATTTTTTAAGTCAGCATATAGAGTTGTATAAAAAATATAAATAATAGAAGCCTCTTCGGAGGCTTTTTTATTGTAACTGATGGCATAAAATTATATAATCAATAAAAAATTGCTTTAAGGTAAAAATATAAGCAATAAATTTTGATAAAATGAGAAAAATCATTGGAATAAATCATTGGAATAAATCATTGGAATAAATCAGAGGGGTATATATGTTTTATGATGCTACCGGAGATTATCGTGCTCCATACACACCAGAAGAAAGAAAAATCCATAATAAATATATGGAAGAATCAGTTAAGGCAAAATCTTATGGTGAAGAACATTGGGCAAAACATCGTAGAGATGAAGCATTGAAAAAGCTTCCATCTTACCAACGCTCTAAATAAAATATTGTACTAATATATAAATAATGCACCATAACCATACTTAAACAATTTAATGAGGAAATAAATATGTCAGAAAATAAAACAGTTTTAACAAAAAAAGAAATCCTTGATCAATATGATGAAGATGTGAAATCTTCAAAAAGCTATGGAGATCAAATTCGCGCCCAAGTTCGTCGTGATAATGCTTTAGCAAAATTAACAAAATAATATATAACAATAAGTTGTGCATTATATCTATTCCTGCTATACTGATCTTATAAAATTTGCATAGTGAGGTAATCAAAATGACAGTTGCGGAATTGATTGAATGGTTGAAGACACAGCCTCAAGAAGCTGTTGTTACTTGTATTAGCCATACTAGTGGATCAGGGCATTACGATCAAGGTGGTAATATTGAGGTTGTCGATATGATGGTCAAACCATCGAAAGAAGGTGCTTACGATGAAACATTTGAAGTGGTAAGTTATACTTCTGATTATTTCAAAGATAAACCTTACTATGGTCGTGTAGAATTGTTTATCGGAAGAAGAGAATAATAAAAATATAGAGCTACTTACGGGTAGCTTTTTTAATAATAAGGATAACAAAAATGAGTATAAAGTTACGCGCAAACAAAAAAGAATTACTTGAACAAATTGAAAGTTTTATTCGTTCAAACGAAGATTATTATGAACAATTTGGTTATGATGCTGGTGAAGCTCATCCCGGAATGAATGGACAGTTTTATGAAGAAGTTAAAAATGGTAAAGAGCTTAATCTAAACGATAAACGAGTTCAATATCTTTTAACATTCCATTCTGAAAGAGTTTCAATCATCATCGAATAAACTTGTGCATAACAAAACATCATAGTATAATAGCTTCATAAACCTTTTGGAGACATAAAATGAAGCTTTTCTTATTGTCAGTGATGTACCTAGCCATCTTCATGTATAATACGGACTTGCCTTTTGTTCGCCCAACCGAAAATGTTATTCCTCATATGCTATCTTTTTTATTAGCGATGCTAAGTTTTATTTATGCAGCATTTTTTATTGTTGTTTCAGCTTTTTGCCCTTCAATAAAAGAGCATAAAGTTTAACTTGATTTAGATAAAGCTTTCTTTTATAATGACAACAATAAATAAATATAGGTGATAAAAATGGAAAAGTTGATTCGTCCTTCTGCTGTTGTTGTTGGTCAGCCTCATGCTGCTGTTTTTGGTCGTCTTGAGTATTGCGATAAGTTAACCAATATCCAGTTTCAAGGCTTAACAGAAGAACAAAAAACCGAGATTTTTGTTGCCCTTAAAATTCATGATTGTTCTGGAGCTAAACCGTTCATTCAGGGTAATTCTAATGATTGGTTGATGGTAGAGTTTACCTCCTCTAATGAAGTTGATGTTGCTCATGCCTGTACTGTTCTGGCTAAAGCTGTTGGTTTAACAGAAGATAAAGTTCCCGGACTTAATCATCCTGATTTTCCTTGTGTATTTGGTTAAGAGCTTTGTATTTATAATTTTTATTAGAAATTGGAGAATCCATGAATATTAATAAAGATATTAAATTTTGGTCAGTAGAAGAAACGGACTACAAAGTAGGTGATAAGGTTTATCTTATTTATCCAATAACAGTAAAAAGCCCTTCGGCAGAAATAGATGTTATTACATTTCAAGTAGGGCATGAGTTTAAAATCAAGGAAATTTCAGATTTTGAACTGTCTCTTAATTTTCTTCTTGAAGATGAAAAAGGGAATCATATTAAATTTGGCAATTATTCATTTTTTAGACCTGTCGGCCTAAAAATAACAAGTGGTGAAGAAGTTGTCGCTAATAATAGTATATTTTTATGGCTATGGTCGAAATATAAAGCATATAAAATAAATTCTAATAACAAGAAGCTAATTTTAGATTCTATCATTTTAGCACACCGTTATTAAAATAGTAAAAAGAGGAGAAATCCTCTTTTTTATTTGTGTAAAAGATTGATCGAAATCAACACTGCCTCATTCAGATATTGTTAATATATACAGGCGATTTATTATATATTATCCCCCTCAATATTTGGAGCAAATCAATGAAACATATTCAAACCCAAGATAAAAAAGTAACAAAATACCTTCATGATAATGGTGCTGAAACATCAATCAAGTTAGCCTTATCAGGTCAATATGATGAAAACTTAAATTTACAACATAAAGATAACAATAAATACAGCATAGTGATTTCTGGAAGTGTAGGTTGCTTAATGTCATGTAAGTTTTGTCATATTACAACCAATAATATAGAACATAAAGAACTATCAACGGAACAAATTATATCTAATGTAATGGAAGCTATTAAAAAACAAGCTGAACTCACACCAGAAATAAAAAATAAGTTTATTAAATTATGTTGGATGGGGTCGGGTGAACCATTAACATATAGTGAAAAAGTCAAAGAAGCAACAAAAGAAATCGTTAAACAAGTTTTAGAACAGAAACTTGCTGTAGGATTAGATGGTGTAGATATCGCAACAACTTATCCTAAAACAAATAAATGGAAAAAAGATTTTTCTGAGCTAAATAAAACGCTTAATAACATAGAATTAAATCCAAAGCATAATGGTAGTGCTTTACGTCTTTTTTATTCTTTACATAGTGCTTCAAATACGACAAGAGAAAACTTAATACCAAACTCACGATCTCCAGATAAAGCGATGAGTGCTATATCAGAATGGTGTAAAACTAATAATGTAGATTTCATTGTTCATCATATGTTTATCAATAATGTGAATGATAATATTTCTGATATTCGCTCTCTAAAAGATTTGTTAAGCAAAAATATAGATGTAGCCACAGAATTTCGTATATTGCGCTATAACGCTCCTGATAATGGCACTAAAGAAAGCATCAAATTGAAAGAAATTGTGAGTGATTTAAAAACTTTCATACCTAAGATGAAAATCCAACATTCATCAGGAGCAGAAATAAAATCAGCATGTGGTCAATTTTTATGATTTTAATATAAATATTGTGTTGACTTTAATATAGGTTGTCTTTATAATGGTCTTATTCGGCAATAAGGCCATTTATTTTAAGAGAGATGAAAATGAACGCTAACAACTCTATCTTTGTAATCTATCATGTTGAAGGTTTCGACTACGAAGGCGAAACTAAAACTGTGGTGGCTACCCGTTTTACGACGGAAGAAGGTATTGAGCAGGAAGTTTCTCATCTCAATAACACTGTAGATGGTGTGCATTCTCGTTCGCCTGAAGATATTAGCTGGGAATATTTTGAATATCAGAAATTGGAAGTTTCTGATAAGGGTGTTTATACATCATCGTTTGATTTCTCAAGCAAGAAAGATTCTGTGTTAAACAAAACAGGTCTGCGTAATAAGCTGATCGCTGATTTTGATCGTGCTTGCACTTTCTATGCAAATAGTGAGTGGGTTCATGGTCGTCTGACTCTTAAAGAGTATTTGATGAATGAAAGTTTTCATACCCATTTGAAAGGGGAAGTTTACTTTTCAGATTTAATGGAGATTGCTAAAGAGCTTCATAGCGAAGGTGTAATTAAAACTGATGTTAACAAACTTATGTCTCAGTTTGAGCAGTATGACATCTATGAAAAGCTGTCTGCAAAATTCAATGTGGTAATAAAGAAAAAAGCTGCATAAATATAATCCCCAAAGGTCTTGGGGATTATTATTAATAAGATAAAAAGTATATTATACCATATTCATGTCTACTGCATTCATTAGCTAATAATGGAACATCAAGTTTACCATCATTCATGACATCAACAAGATTTTCACCAATTCTTATTAAAGGAAAGTTAGAGCCTACAGCAGAAACAAGCTTAACACATTCTGCGGGAGGAACTCCGTTATAAACTATTTGAAATCCATCAGAAGCTGAAGAATCCATTGAAATAATAGCTCCAAACACACTAACATAACCTTTAAAACTATTGGTTAGCTGACCATCTTCATTAATCATATTATCTGGAGCAATCTTTGACTTTATAACTATATCATCAGATAAAGTATCATATGATGGCATAGAGGCATATAAAGATTTAACACCTGCTTGTAAAGCGGATATATTTTTAGCCTCTTGATCAACTCTTTGAGCAGATTGAACTTTAGGAAAAATAATAAAAGCTGCAACGATAAGAGCTGCTATAATACCTAAAACAAGCAATAACTCCAGAAGAGAAAACCCCTTATTTCTATTTATTTTATACATAAATACTCCTTTTTTATTAAACATATTATTGAAATAATTATCTTTTTATGATATATTCACACAATATATAAACTTAACTAAAATTAAATGGAGAAAGTAATGAATCCTAATAAAAGCCTTTTTAAAATACTGACTATTGTTTTATTATCTTTATCAAGTCAAGCTTATGCAGACAATAATAAAGTCTCATCAGTAGTAACTTTTAAAGCAATAGCAGTAAAAAATACTTTTAATAATATGGATATAAAAAATCAGAAATCTCCATTACAATTGGTTTCACAATCAAGAACAGAAAATAATAAAGTAGTAAAAAAAATAACTCTTCCAACTAAAATAACGACCGATAATTATTATTGGTCAAATAACTAATACAGAAAGATAGCAACTGAATTTCCATTTTTCCCACCATTACAATACGAAATGGCATCAGCAACATTAAACTCAGTAGGTGATGAGGCATCCCTACTTACCTGCTGAGAGTTTATTTTCAAAATAAAAGCATTTTTAAATATCATTGGAGCTATCCTTGCACATTCATCATCTGGAAAGTTGCTCATCATTAAAACAAAATAGTTATAAAGATATCCACTTGTATTAGAATGATTTTCCGAAATTGTTATTTCTTTTGAATTTGTTAGATAAAGTTTATTTCCTTTAACCATATAATCGGGAGCTATTTTAGAATTAATAACGGCCTGAACCGTTAATCCTTCATAATTAGCTTTTCCAGAATAAAGTTCTTTTATACCATTAGTAATTGTTGTTATATCTCTTAGATCTTGATCTGTTTTTTGCGCTAATTGAACTTTAGGATAAATAATAAAAGCCGAAACAATAAGTGCTGCAATAATGCCAAGAACTAATAGTAATTCTAAAAGGGAAAAACCCTTTTGATTATTTTTAAAAATCATATTTCCTCCTTAACCTAAATCAGGTAATTAAAGAATAGAAAATAACTAAATAAAAACAACAAAATACGTAATTATTTTAAATATTGATGGTGCGAAAGGTGTCTTGTTTAACAGTAAGTTAAATAAATATAAAAGGGTTATATAGATATTGTTAAATTTAATAGATAAAAAAGGAGGACGTAGCCTCCTTTTATTATTTAATGTGTGCCATAAGTAGCATCATAGACATCTTGTTTTCTTGAGAAGTGAATATCTGTTTCAAGAGGATAATTGTCGCAGAATTTAGGGCTGCGTTTAAACCATATAGATATATGATCATCGAAATTAAATATATCAAAATTGCTATTAGAAACCATAGGTTTTATTTTATTATCACAAATATGATTCCACTCATCTAAATTATCTAAAACAAATCCACCTTGTAGATTAGGTATATTACGTGCGCCTACATTATATGTTTTAAAGAAGTTGGTATTATCCGCATACATTAACCTATAAATAAAGTTATGTTCAACTAAAGCAAGTCTAACAAATGAGGAAGTAGCTGTTCTGCCATAGAGATTAACTTTTTTATCACCTATTTCTTCTCTATGATCTTCCATCTTCATAGCAATACTGTCATAAACATAACGTTTGTAATTAAAATCATGTTTTAAAGCACTACCATATACAAAAGAGAATGCACAAACGGATAATAAAGTAACCCCAATAAAGAACATGTTAATATATCCTTTTTTATCCAAGAAATAGAAAGACATAGCTCCCGCCATAAAGAAGACACCAATAATAGGGAAATCTCGTGGATTAAAAAACAATTCTCTTAAAAGTATAAATGGTCCCCAAATAGTCAAGAATAAAGTAAATGGAAGAGTGATTAAAAGCATACTTAATATCCATTTGCTCTCAAATCTGTATTCTTTATTTTTACTATTTTTAATAATTAAATAAATAATATTAATGAACATCATTCCAAAAGCGATTTTAGCTAAATAATACATCTTTTCACTTTTAAATGACTGGCACATATCTATAAACTCTTTAATAGAGTATTCATAACTAAAGAATAAACTATTTATTGTGGGTTCTATCATATCACTTCTAAAAGCTACGTCAGGATATACATATTTAAAAGCCGCAGCACATCCTAAATAATAAATAATACAGGATAAAACATATATAGAACCATGATAGATAGTAGATTTTAAGATATTATTATTTGTTTCTTTAAATTGGAACATTAAGTTAATTAAAAATAATCCAATATACATATTACTTGTAGGTTGATAAAGAGCGCTAACACCTACCAAGAATAACAATTGTATAATATAGGTTTTTATCTTAGATTTATTTTGATAAAAGAAAGCTAAAAGAATAAATCCAACAGAAAACATGTTTCCGATAGAATCAAATTGATATGATAAGTTTTGAATAAAAAATGGGTTACATGCCAATAATGTAAAAGGTAAAATATTAACCAAATTTTTCTTTGGAAGCATTTTATCAGTGGCATAACAAACGGTATATGCAAAGAATAAAGTGCCAAATATTAATGGTATAGGTCCAATATTATATATTGGATTAATATTAAAGTTAAGTAATGCTAGAAGAATAGTGGTTAAAGGTCTTCCTTCATATTCCCATTGCCCTAAACCATTATCCATACGTGTAGTGTCATCCATATAAGGCACATCAGCCAGTATAAGAGATAAAACAAATATCATACAGAAGCCCAGCACAATACTAAACTTGTATCCACCACTGAATTCCTTTTCAATAAAAACTCTTTTCAACATTATTTAATTTCCTCTATTATTTACTTTCTAAAGCATGTTGCTTCATATCAAATCGACTCTCAACATCAGTTGGATAATTATTACAGAATGTAGGCTCTCTTTTAAACCAAACAGAAACATGATCATCAAAGTTAAATATTTCATAGTTTCCATTTTTTACAAGTGGCGCTATTTTATTCTTACAAATAGCATTCCATTCGTCTAAATTATCCATGATAACACCCCCCTGAATATTATAAACATTACGAGCAGCTATACTATATTCTTTAAAGAAATTAGTATTATCAGGGAATATTAGTTTTGATAAAAATGGTCTAACTTCAAATGCTTTTCCGATATATGATGTCATAGCATGTCTGCCGTAAACATATATTTTTTTATCTTTTATTTTATCCATATTTTGTTCTATATTATTACTGATGCTATCATATACATATTTCCTATATGTATAATCTTGATTAAGAGCATTACCATACATATAAGAGAAAGAAAACACACATAAGAATATAGCAATATTAAAAATGACGTTTATAAAGTGTTTTTTATTCACAAGAGAAAAACTAAAAGAAATAAGCATACAAAAAACACCTATAACAGGAAAATCTCTTGGATTAAAAAAGAGTTCTTTTAATAAAATAAAAGGTCCCCATATACTAAATAAAAGTAATAAGGGTAGTAAAATAAGCATTACTATAGAATAAAGCTGTTCTTTATGTTCCATATTTGATTTTGTAATATTATAAATTCTATAAATAATATTGATAGGTAATAAAATAGCAGCAATGATAATTAAATAGAGAGAGATATCATCTTTAAAATAAGATAAAAGATTTATAAGTTCATTCATAGAGAACTCATATGAAGCCATTATCTGATTAATACTAATTAGGTGATTTCTATTGGCTTGTTCTGTAAATAAAAAAGAAAATCCAATAAAATATAAAACATAATAAATAAGTATTCCAGATAAATAATAAGAAATGTGTCTTATAGTATATTTCAGTATACCTTCGTTATCCTTTTTAGAAATATTAAATAATATGCTAACACAAAATAGGGCAATATACATATTACTTGTGGGTTGATAACTTGCGCAGGAGGCTGCAATTAATAAAGAAGACAATAAAAACTGTTTATATTTATTATTATTTTGATAGAAAAAAGCTAAAAGAATAAACCCAACAGAAAATAGATGGCCTATTGAATCATATTGATAAGACATATTTTGTAAAAAGAATGGATTACAAACAAGTAAAATAAATGGAAAAATATTTAGGATTGTATTTTTTAAATTCATTTTATTTGTTGCGTAATAAACAGAATATGAAAAGAAAAATACACCAACCAATAAAGGAAGTGGAGCAATATTATAAATAGTTGTGAGATTGAAATTTAAAAGTTTAAATAATAATGTCGTAAGAGGTCTTCCTTCAATCTCCCAATAACCATAACCATTATCAAGACGAGTGTGATCATCCATGTATGGAACATTAGCAATGATAAGGGGTAGAACGAAAAGCAAACAAACAAAAAGAATAAGATTAAACTTATCCTTCCCTTCAAATTCCTTTAGTGATAAAATGTTAAACATGCAAAACTGACTCCTAGTTTTTGAATATATTCTCATCGTTTATACAAACATAGCAAATTTTTAACAGGAAAAGCAAAAAAAACAAGATTAATGTAAACTTTTTATTGTGCATCATAAAAAATTAAGATATAATGAACTCATCAAAAGCAAATAGATCATAATCTAAGGAAATAAAATGTTTAAGAAAATCACTGCTGCTCTCTTTGTTCTCGCGTTAGTTGGTTGTTCTTCTGTTCCTAAAGAACCTGCTAAATATGTTTCTTTCCAAGAAAGCAAAACAAGCATTAAAGGAAATCAAAGAGTTACTGAAACTTTCTTTGGTAGTGGTGTTCAATGGAATAAAGATTATGTAGTAACCGTTAAACACGTATCCTTTGTTAAAGATATTTCTTATCAATCAGCAGATGGCATTGATGTTCAATTTGTTAAGAAACCTGCTGATAATGTAGTTATCCCACAATGGCGAGATCGTGTGGCAGGTGAAAATGTTGTGGTTGTAGGTTTGAATCAAAAAAGTAAAACAGAAGTTTCTAAAGGCAAAGATCTAGACATTTCGGATGGTGAGGGTGAACAGATTTTATATGTTACATCTGCTCAAACCGTAGGTGGACAATCTGGTGGGCCTGTATTTGGTGCTGATGGTAAAGTGATTGGTATCCATTTTGGAGAAACTTCAGGTATGAGTAATGGTAAACTGGATGAGGCTTTTAAAGGACATAATTATAAAAAGTTTTCACTATATATTCCATATTCTGTAATTAAGCAAGAATGGGATAAGTTCAATAAAGCGAAATAATAAACAAACCCTGTCTGTCGGCAGGGTTTTATTTTTAAATAAATGGAGTTTTTAAATGAAACTTTTTATCTTTATAATTGTTATTTTCCTTTCTGGTTGCCAAACAAGTCTAAAAAATAAACATAGTTATGAAGTAAGTAATAATCAGCAAAATAAAATGCTTTCACAAGGTATAGGAACACAATTTCCATATAAACAAAAATATAGCCTAACAGCCGCTCATGTAGTAGATAAAGAGAAGCAGATTTTATCTAGGCATGATAAATGCGATATTGCTTTAATGTACAAGTCTTATAAAGCTTCAGATAATAATCCAATATTTAGTGAATCAAAGATCAATGAAGCAGTAGTAGCCTATGGCTTTCCTCATGGTAATAAAAAAGAAGTCAAAGTATCAGGTAAAATAATTGGTTATAAAAATGTAACTAGTGGTGAATACACAAAAGGATGTACTGTAGCTATTATGAATTTTAATGTCGAAAAGGGAATGTCAGGTGGACCTGTTTATAATAATAAAAATCAAATCATAGGTGTTATATTCGCAACAGATAAATATAAAAAACAATCTTATATGGTTCCATATGAGAATATAAAGGATTGGTTAAACCAAAATAGAATATAAAACTAATATGGTGAGACATAATAATATAATACTTTACTGTAAAGTAAATAATAAAATATAAATCTAATATTTATACTTAAAAAAGGTTTATATACTTAATAAAACCGTTTATCTAAATTATTATCATTATTGTTTTTAAAATGTTGTTTTTATTTGCATTAACTATATTATTTAAGGAGGATATTCTTATTTAATAATAGGTGAAGAAAATGAAGATTTTAAAAAGGAAAGGATTTTCCTTAATGGAAATGATGTTAGTTTTAGGAGCTTTTGCAGCGATTGTTGCAATAGGTTTTTGGATATATAGCATTGCATCAGAAAGACAACGAATAAATACAGCACAAAAACAGCTTGCTTCTATACAAAAAGGAATAAGTGATATGTCAGGAATTTATTCTGATATCGATGAAGCGAGAACAATGTTATTAAGCAGTAAAACATTGCCAAGTAATATGATTAGTGGTTCAACGTTAGTTAATCCTTGGAAGGGTAAAATAACAATAACACCTCATAATGGAAGTGATACTTTTTATGATGTTTCCTATTATAATGTTCCATCTAGCTCTTGTATAGATTTAGTCAATAAATCTCGTGTATTTTATAGAACTGTAACGTCTACTAATTCTTCATTAACCAGTACAGATAGTGTAAATGGTGTTGTAGATTTTTGTTCAAAAATATCTAAAAATGATGCTATAGTATTTTCTAACTTTTATACTGGTGACACTGTATATGAGGCTAGTGTTTCAAATAGTATATCAACTTCAACGAGTGTATCATCATCAATAAGTGCATCCACAAGTATATCAGCCTCAACCAGTGCGTCTAAATCAATAAGCACATCAGCAAGTATTTCGAATAGTATAAGTGCTTCTACATCTACAAGTATTTCAAATAGTATAAGTACATCTCTATCAACCAGTGCGTCAATAAGCAACAGTATTTCGGCAAGCACCAGTTCTTCTAAATCAATAAGCACATCGGTAAGTAATAGTTTGAGCGCTTCAACGTCAAATAGTATATCTAACAGTATAAGTGCTTCAAAATCATTAAGCACCTCAGTAAGCAATAGTATTTCAAGTAGTGCGAGTGCTTCAACATCGAGAAGTATATCTACAAGTGTAAGTGCTTCAACATCAGCAAGTCTTTCTAATAGTATAAGTTCAAGTGTTTCTGCCTCAAAAAGTGCTTCTGCCTCAGCCAGCTTATCTATTAGTGCTAGTGCTTCTAAAGTTGCCTCATTGAGTGCTTCGCAATCAGCGAGTATAAGTGCATCCAAATCTGCTTCTACTTCTGCAAGCTTGAGTGCTTCAACATCTTTATCATTAAGTTCATCCAGATCGGCTTCAACATCAGCAAGTTTAAGCGCCTCAAGATCTGTATCAACAAGTGTAAGTACATCAGCTTCATTAAGCGCTTCAAGATCATTAAGTACAAGTAGATCTGTAAGCACCTCAGTAAGTACATCAGCTTCTATATCAAGAAGTATTTCTACAAGTCTTGCGAATAATGTAAATAAAGGAAATACTGTAGTTACAACTGCTACTCCTAATATAACCTGTATTATAGGTAATGGTGGGGCGATGATGGGTAAATATTTATGTAGTATGACTGCTATGAGTGTGGGTGGAATAACATGGAAATTTAATTATTCTACATTCTATAATGCCCCAATAAAAGTAACGAATGCTCAAATAAGCACTCCAAATGCTCTATTAAACTATTTGAATACATATAAAAGAACTTCCTACAAGTTAACAGATTTTAATCTTACAGGAGATGCCGCTAGTATTTATAGACAAATATTAGCAAAATTTGCAAGTTCTGTATCAGGAACAAATTACGTAATAACATATTAAAATAAGTATTATTAAAATATAAATAAAATACATAATAACTTAAATATATGTAAGCATGTTAAAAGAGTAAACAAAAAGAGTAAACATACGGTCGTATGTTTACTCTTTTTTTATCAATAAAATAATATAAAAATACAAAAACATCATATATTATAGAATATAAAACTTATTAGCTTAGTAATATTGTTTTATTCTCTTAGGATAGTATTATTTAATAGACACATTTTGAAATATTTAGAGGATTTATATTATGAAAAAAGTAAAGGGAAAAGGTTTTTCTTTAATGGAAATGATGCTGGTTTTAGGATCTATAGCAGCAATTGTTGCTATTGGATTTTGGATATATAGCATAGCATCAGAAAGACAAAGGGTAAATACTGCTCAAAAACAACTTGCATCTATACAGAAAGGTATAGAAGATATGTCAGGGATCTATTCTGACATTGATGAAGCAAGAACAATGTTGTTACAAAGTAAAGTTTTACCAAGCAATATGGTAAGCGGTTCTGATTTAGTAAACCCTTGGAGAGGTAAAATAACAATAACTCCAAGAAATGGAAGTAGTAATTTTTACAACGTTTCTTATTATAATGTCCCATCAAATTCATGTATAGATCTTGTAAATAAGTCTCGTGTATTCTATAGAACTGTAGAGTCTTCAAACTCTTCTTTAACTAATACTGGAAGTGTTAATAATGTTGTAGATTTTTGCTCTAAAATTGGAAACAATGATTCTATAGTATTTTCTAACTTTTATACTGGTGATACGGTATATGAAGCCAGTGTTTCGAATAGTATTTCTACATCAAATAGTATATCTACCTCAACAAGCGTTTCTACTTCAACAAGTATATCAAATAGCATAAGTGCAAGTATTTCAACATCTAAAAGTATAAGCTCAAGTATTTCAGCATCAACAAGTGCTTCAATAAGTAATAGTATAAGCTCATCAATATCTACTAGTACTTCAATAAGCAATAGTAAAAGCGCTTCAACATCAACAAGTATATCCAATAGTATAAGTGCTTCTAAATCAACCAGTACTTCTATAAGTAATAGTATAAGTGCTTCCACAAGCACTTCAAAATCAATATCAGCAAGTGCCAGCACATCAGCTTCTTTAAGTGCATCAAGATCAGTTTCAGCAAGTATAAGCTCGTCAAAATCATTAAGTACTTCAAGATCTGCCTCTATTTCAGCATCGACTTCTGCAAGTTTAAGTGCATCAAGATCTGTTTCTACATCTAAAAGTATAAGCATATCTAAATCTATTTCAGCCTCAGTTGTAGCCTCTGGTCAAAAAGATAACAATATGGTAAGCAGAATAAAAGGTAATAAAGTTTACTCAGCACAACCAGTTCCACATTTAAATGGTTATATACTTGGTTATTTGGAATATATGTCATTTAACGTAAATGGTAAGATGTATTATGTTATGGCTCAAAATATGGGATTTGGTCTTGCTGGAGCGACAACAGCAAATACATATAGAATACCTGTAAACGTAGGACAAGTTAAAAATATATCTAATGAAATACAAGCAGCAACAACGGCGGCACAAATGCAAGCTGTATTTAATAAATATGGATTAGGAGCACTATATAATATATTACGAACTGGTTTCTATTATTAAGTTAAAAATTATAATGAATCAAAGGCTACTCCGGTAGCCTTTTTTAAATGATAATAATTATTATTTGTATTTATTTGATCTTTTAAAAATAACAGGCTATTGTAATTAAGAATGTTCTGTAAAATTATTTAGGAGTTTTTAGTTTATGTTTAAAAGGAAAAGTAAAGGATTTTCTTTAATGGAAATGATGCTCTCTTTAGGAGCTATAGTAGCATTGATGGCTGTTATTTTTTGGGTATTTAACGTTATGTCAGAAAGGCAAAAAGTAAGTACAGCAATAAAAGGCTTAGGGTATATTCAGCAAGCTATGAACAAGATAGAAGGATCGTATTCAAGTGTTGAAGAAGGGAGAAATATGATTCTAGGAGGTAATTTACTGCCTAGTAATATGAAGCAAGGGAATAGATTAGTTAATCCTTGGGGTGGTGAAATAACAATAACAGATCATGATGGAACAAATGAATTTTATGACATTACTTATTATAAAGTGACAGAAAAATCCTGTCCAGACCTTGTAGGAAGATCAAGACCATTATTTAAAAGTGTAATAAGAAAATCTGATTCAAAAACAATAAATAGCGATTCATCTATTCCAGATATAGTTACATTTTGTAAAAATTCGCTAAATGAAGGAATTATATTTTCAAGTTATTATGAAGGAGATACTGTTTATAAAGCGAGTGTTTCAACAAGCGTTTCGACGAGCATAAGCACCTCAGTATCTACGAGTGTATCAACATCTAAAAGTGTAAGTACATCAGTATCTACTTCTGTTAGTGCCTCAGTGAGTGCGAGTGTAAGTGCTTCAACATCAGCATCTAAAAGTATTTCAACAAGTAAATCTATAAGTTCAAGCATTTCATCAAGTATAAGCGCCTCTGCTTCTGCTTCAAAAAGTGTATCAACAAGTGTTAGTATATCAAACAGTATATCAGCATCTGCTGCCAATAATATAGATGCGGTGATGACCAGTAAAAGTATGTACTATGTAAGTGATGGTGGTCTAGATGGTGTAGAAGAATGGTATGAATATAAAACTACAACAGGTACTTGTAGTTTTGAACATTACCAATATAATATGCCAGCTACGATACTAACAACTTTACCTCATGTAAATGCTATTCAAATGTCAAATATATTAAGTGATAGATACTATGTATTAAAAACAGGTTATAGTTGGGGGACAGGTAAATTAGCTTGCTCTTCTCATGCTACATATTGTGATTTAGGTGATTATGCTACTGCTGGAATTGGAAATATGTTTAGAATACCTAAAACATTAACGAATGCAAAAGTATATAGTGAATTAAATGATCATATATTAGGCTCTGCCAATTTCCCAACAATAATGAATGAGTTTAGAAGGTTATATTACAATGTTCCTTTCTCTCCTGCGGCTCGTGTGGTATGGAGTTGCACGACAGGAGAAAGATCTTCATTAGCTCTTGATAATAAAAATAGAAAAGTAATATATCGAGTTGGTAATAATATAGTGTCTCAATATGGTTTGTAAGATAAGATAAGATAAAAAAAGCAAAGCTATACTTTTCAGGTATAGCTTTTTTTTTGAAAAAAATAGCTTGCATCTTACAAAATGCTTAGATATAATGTTGTCCTTAATGAAAATGTTAATAAATGGAGAATAAACATGATTACAGTAGAATTCCTTAAAGCTCAAAAAATTGAAGCAATGAAAACAAAGAACAAAGCAATGTCTAACGTTGTTAGCGGAGTTCTTGGCGAACTTCAAACCCAATCTATGAAAGAAGAAGGTTTGGTTATTGAAAAAGATGGTAAAAAAGTTCCAGCTACAGAATCAGAGTTTATTGAAAATAACATTGGTAAATTGCTTAAAAACATCACCAATGCTATTGAAGTATTTGAAAAACGTGGTGATAAAGAACGAAAAGAACAGGCAGAGGCAGAACTGAAATATATCCAGACTGCTTTCTTCCCTCCTTTGTCAACAGAAGAACTACAGGCATTGGTTACAGAACAAAAATCAAATGGTGTAGCAATGCGTGATTTTATGTCATTTATGTCAGCTAATTACCAAGGCCGTTACAATGGTAAAGAAGTTGCTCAATTGTTCCAAAAATCTTAAAAACACAAGGCTGCCAAGCAGCCTTTTTTATTTTAAAAATAGGTAAATAAAATGAAGAAAAGTGAACTGATCAAAAAATTAAATGAAATCAATGGAGATCCAGAAATCCTTGTATGGAATGGTTTTGTTGGTGATTATCAGAAAGTTTCTTCAAACGTAGAGGAAACCCTGTTATTTAAAGAGTGCGCTGATTCTATCTTTAAAAATCTGGTGTTCGAAGAAATGAAAAATCGTAAAAGTTTCGATGATCTTCCAGAAGATATTATGATAAAACTAAAAGAAGAAGCAAAGGAGTATGCCTCTAAAAGAGAATGGGAGCTGCGCAATCCATATTTTGATGATGAAGCAGCAAAAAGAGTATATGGTAAGAATAAGAAAAAAGTGGTTATCCTTGAACTAAAAAATAGAGGTAAAGAGTCTTTCGATAGACTTGGTACTTTTAGTTATTAATAATTAAGTTTTTGTTGTGCATGATAAAAGAAGGTAGTATAATAGCTTCATAGAAACAAACAACCTACTTAACAGGATCTAAAAAATGAAAAAAATCACTGTAGCTTTACTGAGCATCGCTCTGATTGCGTCCTCCATGTGTGCTCAGGCTAAATCATCAACGAGTAAAAACCTTGCTTGGTTAGCAGCAGGCGCAGTTGCTGGTTATGCGATTAAAAGCGCTATGGGAGATAATAATAGTAATCAAAACTCTCAATATCAAAACAATCGTGAAGTTACATATCAAGATTCTGATGGTTGTATTGTAAAAGTATCTAAACAACGTTTAGATAATGGTGATATTCAGGAAGTTCATGTAAAACAGTGTCGAAATAGCCAGAATTACAATTACTAGACCAAATAAGAAAAAAGCACCTCCGGGTGCTTTTTATTTTTGATTAATATCGAATTTTGAAATAGTATGATTTAAAAAAGATACTTTATTTTTAATATTATCAGAAAGTCTTACAGTATTAATAGATAAATTAGAGTTTTGTTGAACAATGATATTAATTTCATCAATAGAAACATTAATATTTTCTATTTTTTCCCTCTGGTAAAAAGATGCCTGACTAATTTTAGATAAAGAATCATTGATTCTCTCAATCATAATAGAAACCTCTTTTATATATTCTTCATTTTTATCATTTAATGAAACAGCCTTTTTAATTTGGCCTGAAGAGTTCTCAACTAATTTTTTAATATCTTTTGCTGATGCTGCACAGCTTTGAGCTAAATTTCTTATTTCAGATGCCACAACAGAAAAACCTTGTCCATAAGAACCCGCTCTTGCTGCTTCTATTGAAGCATTTAAAGAAAGTATATTAGTTTTAAATGCCATCTCACTAATAAAGTCTGATATCTTATTTATCTCTGAAGATTGTTCACTAATATTATTTATAGATAAGGTTAACGTTTTTGTATTATCTAATGTTTCTGAAATGCTTTCCAAAGTATGCTGGGTGTGATTATAAACTTCTTTTGCCTCATTTTCATTTTGATGAGAGAAAGAGTATAAGTTTTTAATATTATCAGCAGTATTTTGGATAGAGCGATGTTCTTGCTCTGTTCTAACTGAAAGTTCATCATTACCTTTTTGTAAATTATTTACTTCAATAGAAATATCTTTTGCTGATTGATTTATAACATTAACAATATTAATAATTGAGTTTTGCATATCCTTAATTTGAGGTATAAGTTTACCAGCACAGTTCATTCCAAATAAGTCTATAGGTGTATTTATTTTACCTAATGTTATTTCTTTGAGAGCACCTTGAATTTTATTAATAGGTCTAACTAAATAAATAGTCATGTAGGTATATATAAAAAAAGTTATAAATAATAATAAAAAAGGAATGGATATAAAAAATTTCATTGCAATGGGCTTATATTCAGAAAAATATAGCAATAAAGGAATAAAACAATAAACTGAAAACGAAAAAAGAATAAAACAAATAAGTGTTCTAACAGAAATATCTTTTAAAAATTTCATACTGCCTCCTATGTTTTAAAAAAAATAGCACGAAATAACAAAAAAATAAAGATAACGCAAAAGAAATTTAACATTTAATGATAGATTTGAATAATCAGGAGAAAAAAGAAAGAAAAGGAATAAGTTCTTGAGAAGCATGGGTGAGTACGATATAATCAAAACCTTAATTAGATAATTTATAAATATGTCATTTAAATAAAAAGAGGAAAAAATATGTCACATTTCGTCGTTGTTGTAGTCGGTGAAGAAAATCTTAAGCAAACTCTTGCTCCATTCCAAGAAAGTCCCTCTGATCCAAAAGAAAGTGGTTTTTGTGTATTTGTAAATAAAAACGACGATAAAGAAGCTCAAGAAGATTATAAAACAGGTAAAACCGCCATTGTTGAACTAAATGGAATTAATTACAGTCGTTACAGTAGTGAAATTCGTAAGTATGAAAAGTATGTAAATCCCAAAGATATTTTTGGAGAAAAAGTTTTAGAACTTCCAGAAGGATCTAAAGAGTATGAAGGTTCTTTAAGTATTCTATATCCTACTTTTGAGGATTATTTATCAGAATATTGTGGACATGAGTATGACGAATCTCAAGGTGCTTACGGTTATTGGGAAAATCCTAATGCTAAATGGGATTGGTATGAAATTGGTGGTGGTTGGACAGGTTTCTTTAAAGGTAAGGCAGCGGCTAAAGGTTCTGCTGGCTCTCCGGGATTAATGACACCATCAGCAAAAAAAGGTTATTATGACAGAATCAGGATTAAAGATATTGATTTTGAAGGTATTGAGCAAGAAGCAATTCAAGACGCAAATAAAGTATATGATAAGATTGAGTCCATTTTAAAAGGAAGGAAATATCCATCTTGGACAGAAATTCTAGAAAAGCATGGTGAAAAAATTGATGCTGCAAGAGAAGAGTATCGTAACCATGAAGTGGTGAAAGATTTTGACGAAGCCAAATTCTATATTTGGGGTGATTTTTATGATGAATATGCTGCTTCAAGAGAGGAATATGTTGAAAAACGCCGAGTAGGAGCAATTGTTCCATTCGCCTTTGTTAAAGATGGTCAGTGGGTAGAGAAAGGTGAAATGGGTTGGTTTGGTATGACAAGTAATGAGAAAGAACAAAATGATTGGAACAAAGAGTTTTATGACATGATTAAATCTCTTCCAGAAGATACTCTGCTAACTGTTGTAGATTGTCATATCTAATAAAATAAATAGTAATAAAATCCCCTTTCGAGGGGATTTATTAATTTAAACAAATAAAGGTGATATAAATGGGATCGTTTAATACTACTTGTGCAGTTAGCCATGCCTCTATTAGAGATGGAGATAAAGTTCGTCTATTCTTTTTACTTTCAAACCAATTTAGTTATAAGTTTGATCCACAAAGAGATTCGATTAATAAAGGAGGACAATGTTATCCTTGGGATGATTTTACAATAATTGGTGGCGTTTCTATTCCAGCGACTTATGTTGATTATGGTTCTTACGATTTTGATGAAAAATCTATTGAGGCCCTTTATATTCATGATTTCATTACTACTAATTATGTTGAAAATGTTTCAGAAAAAGGACAAGAATATAACGAATTCCATGATCATATGGATGTAAAAGTAAATGACTTATCTTGGGGTAAAATTCAAGACATGATTAATAGTGGGCGTTTATTTTTAAATGGTAGTTATAATAGAGATAAAAGCAATCTTCCTTTTGTCGCTGTTTTTGCTGTTCATGAAAATGTATATCAGGTGATGATCGGTTCAAATGAACAGATTGAAAATGAATTATCAAATAATAAAATTGATAAGACAGACAATCATTTCTCTATCATTGAAAAAAGATTTTTCAACTTACAACCTATAGCATATTCAGAAGAGCCTACTATGGGAATGAAACAGTTAGCAAAAAAATTGAATTTAAATATAGATAGTAAAAAAATAGAGAGAGCAGCTTTAGAAACAGATAAATTTCTAATCAGTATGTATTGTTATAATCTGATGTTACGTCCAGTAAGAACGTCAGGACAAGACGGAGATTTAGAAAGTGAAGTTAATTTTATGAGAAGAATTGCTTCTGCTGTTGAAAATATTCCAGAAAAATGGGATGATACATTACCCACAAATAAGTTAAGTTTACATTGGCAAGAAGTAAATCTTTCAGATCTACAAAAAATGATTAAACAATGTTATAATCATTTAAATGATGAGGAATATTTATATTTTGCTAAGATGATAGAAGGTAAAGATAAAATTATAATTGAATCGGAAGATTGGGAGAAAAATGAATATTATGAATATTTAGCAGATTTTTTCTCTAATAAAGTTTTACCACTTCATATTTTAAACAAATAAATAAAAAGCCTCTGATGAGGCTTTTTTATTATATTAAGAATAAAAATATTTAATCAAGATGAATAACAGGTGTTGTTGATTTTTCAGAAACAATAACCAACATTAGATTTTTAAGTAAATCTTTTTTATCTTTTTCATCAAACTTAACATTAACTTCTCTTTCAAGATCGTTAATAGCGTCCCTAACAGTCGATACAGCAGCTTTAACTATTTCCTTACGGCTTTCCCCTACCTTCTTAGCTTGTTGACGCTGTAGCATCGAATGAGCGATTTCTGGAGCATAAGATATCTTAGTAATGTTAGCGCTAATAATAACTACACCGATATCATGAATCTTATTATTTATATTATTTACCAACTCTTTAGAAAAGTTTTCTAAGTTTTTGCTTAATGTTTCTTCATTTTCATCATCACTATCAAAAACATGTTGTGTAACGATTTTTCTTAGTTCGCTTTCACTTGTGTTTAATATGATTTCAGCAGGTTTTTCGGCATTATAATGATAAGGAGCCGCCATTTCTACACGATAGTTAACAACCATAGAAACATTAAGAGGAATACCTTCTCTATCATTGATTTTTGTTTCTTGAGTTTCAAATGTGGAAATTTTAGTGCTTATTTTTTCAAAAGAGAAAAAAGGATTAACTAAAGAAACACCTTCATCATTAATGGTTCCTCTATATTTTCCTAAAAAGCTAACAACTACTTTTTCATTAGGTGAAACAACAATAAAGCTATTAAAGAAAAATATAAGTGAAGCAATAGAAAAAGACACAACGCCAGCAATAGCCCAATAAGAATAGACATTCGATGCTGTTTCATTCCAACCGCTATATTGAGTTCCAGAAATAACATTAAGGCCAGAATAAACAGCAATAGCGACACATAATACTGTAAGAATTACACCTAAGTATGATGCGCTTAAGTTAACTTTCTCATCTTTTAAAATTTTCATTAAAACTCCTAATTATTAAATGTTAAGGATATATTCTATCTTAAAAATATAGAGTATTACAACTTATTTTTAATATTGTTAAATCGAATAGAAATATGCTATTCTATATTTAAAACAAAATAAGGAATCTTAAAAAATGCATTATGCTCTTATGACGATTTTAACAAAAGATATAAAAGAACAAATGGAGAAATATAAAGAAACAGAAGATAATCATTACCCTATAGCAAAATGGGATAATTTTGGCGTAGGGAGAAGATTTGCAAAATTTTTTATTAGAAAAGATGGTGTAAGTACTTTTGCTGTAAAAATAAGTGATATTGATTTTGAAGCGATGAAAAGTGAAATGAAAGAAACAGCAGAAATTGAATATTCTTTCTTCGAAAACATGGAAGGCTTATCAGAAGAAAAGTTTAAAAGAATGGTCAAAAGAACATTAGGAGAATACTTAACAAAAGAAGAGTATATTGAGAAAAGATGTAAAGAATACAGACTTCCTTCTGCTTTCCTTAAAGATGGTGAATGGTATGATGCAAAAAGATCAGGATCAGATGCTCAATGGGTAATAGACTTTGAAAAAATGTTTGAAGAACTACCTGAAAGTACAGAGATAATTATTTTAGATTGTCATATATAAAGTGTTTGCATTTGATAGAAAGATGTATTAGAATGGTTTTGTTGGCACAGACTGGAACGTTTTAAACGGGTGTCAATGTCGGGTGAAAGCCTCCTAGCCCAAGAGCAGGATATATAAAGACAAGGCCAGATTTTTGAGATGGTTGTGGTTCGTTGATTACCGAGAATGGGAATTCTGAATAAAAGCACACTGGACGATGAGCCGGGAGAACAGAGTCATTCGCTGTATTTCGTTGTCAGAGGCGAAAGAGTGTACGGGTAAATAGTCAATGAAACCACAACCATTTCTTCATCTAAAATATAGGAAACTATAAAATGAAATTAACTTCTCTCAAACCCGGCGATCTTGTTTTCAACGTAGCAAAAACAAAAATGGGTAATACCACTTTAAAAACTATTTCTATTTATCCGGTTAAAATCATTGAAGTTCATGAAAATCACGTTATTGCTTCATGGAACGGTAATGCGCCTAAACGTTTTGGTGAAAATGTTGTAAGTAAATGGAAGAAAAAACAACCTGTAACTATTTTGAGTGGATTTGGTATTCGCCGCCTTGCTACAAAAGAAGAAATTGCTGAAATGGAAAAAAATAAGGAAGCAAAATGATTGAGTTTATTCCATTAGATTCAAAAAATCCTAAAAATTTTCTTGAGATTTTTTATCAAAAAGCTCATACAGATGTTAATGAACATGATTCTTGGATTAATACATCTCCTATGACTTATGAAGATGTTAGTAAAGAAGATGTAGAAATTATAATTCGTTGTTTTTCTATTTGTGAAAAAGAAATTGAAGAATCAAGAAAGGGTTATGGCATTCCTTACAATCAGCTTTATCTGGAAGAAAAAAAAGAATACATTGAAGAGTTTGAAGATATTCAAGTAGATGATAGTAACGAAGTAATAACCTTTACAAAAAACGGTAAAGAATATGATATTTGGTATGAGTTTGATATGGGAATGCCAACTGAAGATGAGCGTTATTTTGCTGGAATGAAGTTTTTAAGAGCTTTTTATTATGATGAAGATGGTAATAAGTTTGAATTAAAAATGAGTTAAAAGAAAATAAAAAATAAAAGGTCACTTTAGAGTGGCCTTTTTTGTTTGACCAAATTACGAATATTTAAGATAATATAGAAAATAGGGGGAAATATATGAATGATGGACTACCAATAAGAAATAACTTACCAATAGATGAAACAGGATTTAATGAAGGATCAGGTATATCTATACTTGCTGAACCTAACTCAATAGCTGCTTTCAGACTGTATATGAATGAAAAAGTAAAAGATCTTGGTAATGGAATAAAAATATGTAAATCAGAATATTCACATCGCTTTTTGTTATACAAAGATGATAAACCTGTTAGCGCAATAGTAGTTTATTTAAAAGATGCTAAAAGAAATGTTGAAAATAATGTCATCGTGACAGCTTATACAAAACAAGAAGAAAGAATGAAAGGTTATGGCAATCAGTTGTTATCAGTAGTAAAGGAAAAGTTTAAAAAGAACCTTGTTGTAAGTGAAACTTTAACCAAAGAAGGGCAAGCTCTTTTTAAACCATATATTGTAGAGCCTAAGAAATCCAGAAAACCTAAAGTATAAAAAATAATAGCAGAGGCGTCTGCTATTATTTATCATTTTGTTAGTTATTTTAATTTCACTACAGGATTATTTACAGATATCACTTTATGAGTTTCTTCTAATTGAATCCTTCTTTGAGCATCTTTAAAACGTTCAGAAAATGTTTCTTTTTTATCACTTGAATTAATTGATGGTAGATCTTTCCTAATAATTTGTATAGGTGTCGTATGATGTGTTATTTTTGGACTTGGAATATCAACAGGAGGAAGCCTAGATAAATCATTATGATAATCTATTTTTTGTTTTTGAGAATATAGTTTTTCAGCTTCTTCTTTTGTTATATTTTTTGTTACGATAGAGTTATTAATTGATGGGTAACCTTCAATAACAGCAACTTTATCATCTTTAACTGAATTTAACACTTGTTGCTGTTGCTCAGTGCTTAACTTTCTATCCTTCATAAGTTCTGCTAGAAAATCATCAGAAATTTTAGACGTAAAATCTCTTTGAATTTTTTCTGTTGGAATAATATTACCATCCGCTGGAAGTAATTGTAACGGATCTGTAATACCAAGTTTTTCTCTTAATTCTTTTTCTGTATCTTTCATATAAAAACCTTTTATAAAAATAATTGAAATATATCAATTCATTATATGTAAAAAAAACAAATATAACAATGAAAAACGGTTGTGCATCATAAAAAAACAATGTATAATGACAACATATTTTAAAAGGAGTATAATGATGAACACATTAGAACAGCAACGGTTTAATAAAAATTTTATTCGCAACTTCAAGTTGCCTATCGCTGTTGATAAAGAGCCATACTTTACCTATTTTTTAAATCTGTTAAATCCTTATTTTGATACAGTACGTAAATATGAAATTTTTAAACAAGTTTATCAAAAATATGGTGAAGGTTTATTTAAGCATAACTCGCAAAAGCTTAATGAAACGCTGCAGTATTTAGCAGCGAAACCAGAGTATCAAGCATTTTCTAAAATGGATATGTCTCGCTTTAACAAGAAACTTAATATTAAGAGCAAAGATCTGTATGTTACAGGTAATGAGGGTAAGCGTTATATTAGTATCGATCTGGTAAAAGCTAACTTTCAATCATTTATGTTTGTTATGCCTGAAATTTTTGATGGTTTTAAAGACTTTAATAGTTTTGCTAAAAGTCGAAATTTTAATGAAGTATTACTGGAAAGTAAGATCTCAAGACAGGTTATTTTTGGTGGTTTATCTGCTGCTCGTCAGCAACAGGTTCAAAAATACATGATGGAACAAATTATCTTCTCTGTTTTCAACAAAGGTGTAAAAGAAGAGGATATTTATAGCCTTTCTTCTGATGAAGTATTTTTCGAAGATAAGGATTACGATATTGAAGATATTCAAAAATTAGCATCTGACTTAGGCTATCAAGTCAGGGTTGAAAAGTTTGATTTAGTGAAACCATTTGAAAAAGCATATTTTGTAAAAGAAGGTGTAAATGGTAGCCGTGAGTTTAAAATGGTCCCAACATCAGTTATGGCAGAATTCATTAAAAAATATGAAGGTAAGCCATTAGAAGATATGGATTTATACTTCTATGATGAAAATAAACGTCTTTCTAAATTTATGGAAGAAGGTGTGTTTTAAGTATATTTAATACTTGTGCATTAAGAAGAGGTTATGTGGAATAACCTCTATTATAAGATATTAGGAAATAAAGAAATAATGAATAAGGCTGGTTTCATTTTAATGTATTGTGAAGGTTTTTCCACTGAAAAACTTAGAGTGCTAATGAGTTCACGTTGGAATGGTGGATATGGATTTATTGGTGGTGTGGCTAAGGATAGCGAATCTTCATTTGATGCTGTTATTCGTGAAGTGAAAGAAGAAATTGGATATGATCTAACACCTTATAAAAGTGAGATAAAGCCTTTTATTAGTACCACATCAGCTAAAGGTCAAGAAATTGATAGTTTTATTCTGAAGCTCCCACAAAACGAAGTCAGATATATCATGGGAACATGGTTTGAAAAAGGGCAGCATTCAGAAGAAGAAATGCAAGGGCTTTGTGCCGTAGTGATTGACGAAAAAACAGTGTCTCGTTTTTTGACAAATAATTTTGCTGGAACAACAAAAGTTGAGTTAATGCATTTTTTGGATAAAAATGAAGTAGTATACACAATTTAATAGTATGTAATAAGGGATTTTGCTATACTTAAATCATCAATAAATAACATTAAGAGGCCATTATGTCTAAAGAGTTTATTTTAAATCCTCGTGGAAAGCTTGAAAATGCTGATGTAAATATCTATAAAGAAGTAACTGGTAGAAATCTAACACAACGAGAACTACGTTTACTCCCGTTTATTCAAAACTGTTTCGCTAATGAAAAATTAATGAATGGAAATAATCTTAATCAAGAAGAAAAAGATATTCTAAAAGAAATGAATGATGTTGGGTTGATTAAATTTGGTCGTGCTAAAGGTTGTGTTGGTTTTTATTTTGTTGAAATTAACGAGACTTTATGGAATGTTATTGTTAAAACTCTTTATGATACCTATGTTGCTAAATCGAGTATTGATCCACAATCAGGAGCTAAAACCTGTAAAGAGTTAACAGGAAGTTCTTTCTCTGTTAATAAAACTACATTTGATAAAATCCATTATGCTGTGCTTAATGGTGGGTCTATTATTGAATCAGAGTTAAATAAAAAGGAACGTGAATTAGTTAATAAGCTTGAAAAAATGGACTTAATTTATTTTGAACGTCGTTCACCAGAAAGTGAAAGATTCAATATTGGTACATCTAAAGTGTTGTGGGATGTGATTAACCAAGAAATGTTTAATAGTTTAAAAATAGAAGAAAATGTTTGATAAGAAAAAGGGAGCCTAGCTCCCTTTTTTTATTATTAGTTGTTACTATCGTGTTGTTGGAACACGCTATCATCACTTTGAACCTGACCACCTACTGCTTGATGGCTAATGAAGCTTTTATAACTTTGTGTATGTTCTACGTTTTCTGGACCGTTTCCAGTTTCAGATGCTTGAACAGAAAATGAACCAACAAACAATGAAACAAGTAATAATGGTAAAGCAACTTTTGTATTTTTCATAATATTTTTCCTTTTAGTTAATTTATATTTTGTGATCCACATCACAAAGTAAATACATAATATAATAACTTATGAAATAATGCAATAGGTTATTTTTGATGGTGTACTTCAAAAATATTGAATGGCGAAAATAATTGTTGATGTTGATTTTATGAAATGTTATACTTCTCTTGTAGGTTAGATGACTAACCTGAATTTAAAAAATACTTAATAAATGAGGATATGAAAAATGCAAGGCTCTTTTGGTCGTGTTGAAAAGTTTGATAAAGATAAACGTGCTAATCGTAATGAGTTTGGCGGTAAGCAAGACAACCGTAAAAAAGGTAAAGTAAAGCGTGGTAAACGCCCTGAAGATGAGTATGAAGGCGTATAAGATGTAATATGAGCTATGTGCGTACCATAGCTCATTTCCTTAATAGAGAAAATCGGTGTATTTAAACTATTGAGGAAAATAAAATGATTAAAGTAGAGTTTGCCCATTCAATTAACTTTATTGATGAAAATGATATCTTTGTTGGTTTCGATTTAAGATTCCAGTGCTGTGAAGATTTTGGATGGTATATAAAAGATAATGAATCTGTTGATGACCTCATTAATCAAGCAGAAAATAGTAATCAGTTAGACGAAGAAGATTATTCAGGTTGGTTGTTTGATTTAAATTACTTTAAATCTGATAGCTTTGATACTGGTAATATAACTTGTGCAGATGCTGTTGTTTTCCGTCTTAAAAAAGGTGATAAGAGTAAATACCTTTTTTTATTTAATATTGGAAATGGTATGTATGCCCATGATTTCTTTTTCGGAAGAAGTATAAATTCATATTCAACAAAACAAGTAGAAGAAAACGCTATTTGTTTTCATAAAGGCGAAGTGTAAGAGAGGTTAAAATGTTAACTCCTAAAATTAATGCTAAAGAACTCATTTCTCGTAGTGAAACTTTAAAAAAAGATATTCATGAAAAAAATCACACATCTTTTGAAAAAGCTTTTTCCAAAATTGAAGAAGATATTAGCGCTAAATTGAAAAATTTAAAAGGTGTAGATGATAATCTTAAAATTACAGTATATCTTCATAAAGAGCCTGTAGATCAAGAAACATTAGAAAAACTAAAAGCAGTTTATAGTGATGCCGGATTTAATATTGAACAAGAATCACATGAGGAACTAGTTCCTTATACTGGTCAGCCTAATAGAGGTGGTGGCTATACTCCTGCTGAATCCGAAACAGAATATAAATTGATTGTTTCCGTAAAATAAAAAACTGAGCCTCGTTCACCGAGGCTTTTTTGTAAGTGTATCCTTGTAAATCCTCCACTTATCCTATCTTTTGGGTTATTTATTTTAACCATAATAAGTTTATTTCAACCCATAAATTAATGAAAAGTATTATAAATGTTATTTTCAATAAATAATATATATAAATAATATTTAATAAATTCAATATGTAAAGAAAGACATATAAAAGATTTTTTCCTATTTTTTAAAAGACTTATATGGGATATAAAAGTCTACATAAAGTATACAAAAAAATATTAATATAAATATGTTAATATTGATTGAAGTGTATTTATTGATTATGTTAAAAATATAGCCAAAAAATGGCGATATTTAAAACAATAACATAAGGAAAAATAATGAATATTTTTTATAGAGTTAAAAAAGAAAAAGGATTTTCTTTATTAGAGTTATTATTAGTACTAGGAATTATAGCAGCTCTTATAGTAGGAGCATTTATTGTTTATCCAAAAGTAAGAAACTCTCAATCAATAGATGCCGAGGCAAAGAATATTGCAACAATAAGATCAGGAATATTAGCTTTATATGCCTCTCAAGCAACAATATCAGGAGGATTAAATAACTCAATAGCAATACAGGCGCAAATATTTCCAGACAACATGCTTATAAAAAATGGAAGCGCTGTTTCAAAAGTTGTAAATAGTTTTGGAGGGGACGTAATTTTAGTTACAGGTTTATGGTATGGAAAAACAGTAGTTACTTTACAATATAATAATGTTCCAACAGAGCTTTGTACAAAGTTAATTACCGCAGTAGGCTCTAATATGTTTTTAGTAACAGCCGGTGGATATTGGGCTTTAAATGAAAATGTTGGAGTTCCTTATAGTGTAGCAAATGTTTCAAAAGCTTGTGGTCAAATAACAGACAATAATACAGTAATAAATTTCTATTTTGAATAAAATAAATGTTAAAGAAATATTTCTATTTAAATATAAGATATTAAAAGAATATATCCTTTATTTATGATATTTTTACATAAAATATGGCTCAATGATAAAAATCTTTATTATAATTTCGTTATATCAGTATTGCGCAACTGTTTTTTATTTATTATGGTTAATTAATAGCTTAAGAGAAAGCTAATTTAACAATTAATCTACAATAAAGGAAAGATAATGAGTAAATTTTTAAAAATGAACAAAGGAAAGGGATTTTCTTTATTGGAATTATTATTGGTATTAGGAATAATAGCAGCATTAATCGTTGCAGCTTTTATTGTTTATCCCAAAGTAAGAACATCTCAGGCAGTGGATGCTGAGGCAAAAAATATAGCAACAATAAGATCGGGAATATTAGCATTATACGCCTCACAAGCAACAATAGCTGGGAATATAAATAACACGATAGCAATAAATGCCAATATATTTCCTGATAACATGTTGCAGAAGAGTGGAAATACAGTAACAGGTGTTGTTAATAGTTTTGGAGGTAAAGTAACATTAAGTGCTACAAATTGGGCATCTTTTGGTAAAGTAGTCGCAAACGTTCAATACGATAATGTTCCTAAAGATGTCTGTGTTAAACTAATAACTGCTGTTGGTCCAACTATGGAAATTATTGCTGTAGGTTCTTATTGGGCTAAAAATGACATGGCTAGCGTGTCTTATAGCGTATCCAATACTGCTGATGTTTGTGATAAGATATCAGGAGAAAATGGTACAATAACATTCTCATTCCAATAAATAATCATTGTAGATCATAAAGGAAACTGATAAGATGTTGTCTTATTGGTTTCTTTTTTATTGCATGAGGATTATAAATGAAAGAGTTAAGTAAACTTAAGAATTGTAGAGAGTTTGAAGATATTATTAAAGAATATCTAAGCAATAAGCATCTAACTATTCAAAAATCATGGGAGATTGGCAATGAAGAACCAAAAGATCCTAAAGAGTTCCTTGACGTTTTAGAACTTTTTTGTTCAGATATGACCTTCCTTCAATTTAAAAGGCTAGAGTTGTATAATATTTGGGAATATGATGATTACTCATCTCATTATGTTACTAAAAAGCTAAATATACATTTACTTTTTAATGCCTTAAAAGAGATTTTTCCAGAAGATTAATAAATATTTCTTTCATATGAAGAGGTTTAAAATGTTTGATGAACAAAAAGTATGTTATACAGTATCATTAGTAGATGATCAAAGTCCTGATTATATTTCAGATGATTTGATTTATGATGTTGAAAAACTTGATGGAAAAATCATTATTACCAAAGAAGATTACAATTCTACTCAAGTAGAGCCTAATCAAATGTGTTTCGTTACACCGTATGTAAAATATGAAGTTACAACCATTAAAGATATAAAAGATGCTTTATCTAAAAAGAAAGTAGTAAGAGAATATGATGGTGAAGATGCTTTGATTATTTCCAACTTTTCAGATGAAGATACATTCCTTTCTATTTTTGGTGATGAAGAACTTCAAGAGATTGGTTATAAAGGTCTGGTATATTTTGTAAAAGGAAAAACAAAAAAAATGAAAATTGGAGATTTCGTTGAGCGAGAAATGCTGTAAAAATAACCATTTAAACTAAAATAACAAAAAAGTTGTTGTAATAAAAAAGTCATATTGATATACTGTTTTCACTGACTTAAAGAGTAGTAAGTTTTTAATTAATAAGTGAATAAGGATAAAGTTATGCAAAGTTCTAATGGTAATCGTGTTGAAAAATTTGATAATTCTAAAAAACAGAATCGTGCTTTGGCCTCAAATACAAAACGAGATAACAAAAAGCTTAATAAAACCGTCAGAGGGCGAAAAGAAGCTTTTGAACTTGAAGAAGCGTATTAAATAAAAGACCGCGAGAGCGGTCTTTTTGCTTGTACTTGATAAGTGAATAATATAAAATAATGTCATTAAATTAAATCAAAAGGTGATAAAATGAGTAAAGGTTATTATGGATTAAGTTCAAACTTATGGAGTGAACTGGATGATAAGACAAAATCTCTTTATCACCTTGTTCGTCCTATGCAAAGTTCAAACTACGCCGTAAGTATTGAACTCCATCATCTTGAGCGTCAGCTCGAACGCTATGATAACGAAGCCAAAAAGGATGGTGGTGAGTTAAGAATGAATCCAGATTTTCAGCGTGGTCATGTATGGTCGTTAGACAAGCAAATTAGTTATATTGAGAACTTGATTCGCGGAGTAGCACCTATTAATATCAAATTTAACTGTGCTAATTTTATTGATTATCATGCAAAAGTTACAGGAATGAATGGATTCGATATGGTCTGTGTTGATGGTCTTCAACGTATGACGGCTGTTTTATCTTTCATGAGGGGCGATTTTAAAATCTTTAATGAGACTCATGATGTAAATAGCTTAGCTGGAACGCCATTTGCTATACGCCGTTATTCTTTCCTTTTCGAAATTTATGATATTAGAGATTATGGTGATTTGATTCAGTTTTATATTGATCTCAATACAGGTGGTGTAGTTCACTCAAGTGAAGAAATTGAAAGAGTAAAAAAACTACAGGAAGAATATAGAAATAAATAAAATATAAATAAGGCGATTGGCATCGCCTTATTTTTTAAGAAGCTAAATATTCTAATGTATTAATAAAAAGCTTTTTATCCTCTTGTGAAATATCTTTTTCTCCTAAAGCCTTAAATAAATCACTCATATATAAAGAATCAATATTTTTATTTTTACAATAACGTGTAATTTTATTTAAAATAATATCATTGTTTTTAATAACTGAATAATGTTGAGAGTATTTATTATATATCAGTTTCTCGTCAAAATATAAAGGCAAAATATGTTCAACTTTATTTAAAATATAGCAACAATAAGAAGAGTGCTCTTGTTCTTTATGATTATCTTGGGTTATTTGTTCTTTATTAAATTCAAAACCATAAAAAGAGCAATATTTATTAAATAGTGATAAATCATAATAATTATTTCTAAAAGTATCAGGATAAAGAGATAGTGGTCTATATATATGACGAAGTATACCTTTAGAATAAAAAGTATCAAACATATAAGTCGCGTTCTTTATTGATGAATCTAATATACTTTTATGTATAAGAGTAAAAAATATTAGATCTTTATCTGGATTTTCTCTATTTTCTACAGAAATTATGTTATTAAAAAGATTTATAAAGAACTTTTTATTTTCAAGTTGATTACAAATATAATGATTTAATTCAATAAATATTTCGTTTTTTTCATCCCAAGATAAAACCTTATTTTTATTTTCTTTAATATATTCCGATTCGCAATATTTATTCCAAGATTCTATATAAGATGAAGAAAGTGATTCTGTATCCTTTTCATGATTATTTAAAAATTTAAGAATATCTTCAAAATCTTTTTGATTAAGAACTTCTTCTTTTTCTATTTTATAGAAGAAATCAGGTATTGCTTCATCTAAGAGGAATTGAAAATTTCCTGTTTTAACTAAAGCTTCATAATCTATTTTATTAGCGATTCTTATTTTTTCTTTAATTAATATCTCTTTTGTATCAGAAAGAAAAGATTTCAAATAGTTAAGTTCTTCTTCGGTTAAAGAGTTATCATACTTAAGATACTTATGAATAAGATTAAGATGGTAAGAGATATCGAATTTATTAATCCCATAAGAAATATATAACAAGCGTGTTAAAATATTTGTAATTTCTTCATAGGAATGTATAGATATATTAAATACATTTAAAGAAAGTATATTATTATTTATAGTATTTAATATGTTTATCTTTTGTTCCGTATCATCTCTATTACGTTCCATATATAAATAATAGGATCTATAAATATCTTTAAAAAAATGATATTCATTATCTGATTTTATTTTTTCTATATTATTTGATATTATATTAGACTCTACATAACTGTCTAACAATAAAGAAATATGTTTAGGAAAATGTTTATAATATAACCTTATATTATCATTATTAATTGTAGAACCATATGAGTATAAAAAGGCATGAAGATTCTTTATAATATTGTTATCTGCTATTTTATTTTGTGGATCAGATAAAACCGAACCAAAAGAATCAGCTTTATCAAAAATAAAGTTTTTTAGAGACATTAACTATTCCTCTTATTTGTAGTCTATATTTTTCTGACCAAAGAAAGTTATAAGATCATTAGATACATCAATCCATAATGCTTTATCTTTAGGAATATAAGCTAAATAAGTAAATGGCAATTCGTTTTCTTTAAAAAGTCTTGCACTAATAATATCGCCATCAGCTATTTTATTATCTTTTTTATTAGACGATATTACTTTAGAGAGCTTTTTAAATAATAAATCATCTTCTCTAAAAGCCTCTATGTCATCTTCATACATGGCAAATAGGTGAATACCATCTTCATTTTTAATCTTCTCAAAAGAAGAATAGGATGCTCTAATCATATCTGATATCGCCTGTTCTGCAGATACTTTTCCTTCTTTGAATAAATCAAAAAACTTCCCATTTCCATGTGGTTCAAAATAAGTATAACCAGAGTCGTTAACAACAAAATCATACGTCAGTTTTGAATCTAATCTTTCTGAAACTTTTATTGTATCTTTCATATAATGTTCTTTATCTGAAAAGAGTTCCCAAAAGTCACTAACAAAAATGCTTTTAAGATGTTTTACATATGAATCTTTAATGGTAAAAAATATAATGTTTTTCATGCTTCACCCTCATTTATTATTTAATGAATTATATGTTTTTAACTATATTTTATGCAAATTTAAAATAAGTTTTACTAGACTACAAAAAAAGAGTAATGTTAGATGTATGATATTAAGTAAATGAGGTAGATATGTCAGATAATAGCAATAATTTTAAAGAAGTACTTTTAAAGAAATCGAAAGATAATAGTGAATCTCAAAAATATTTTCTGTTATTCTTAAAAATAGAAAAAATGCTAAAAGAAGAAAAATATCGTTGGTTATCAAATAATAAATTATTCATGGAAATAAGACAAAAGCCTTTTATTTATCTAGATAAAAGATTGTTCAACAGTTTTTTAAACTTTGCTTTATGGTGCTTTATAGCTCATCTACTAATAATGCCATTATATAGCATTTCTAACTTTCCAGATTTAAAACAGTATTATGGTTTAGCTACAGTTATAAATGGCGCTATTCTTCATTTCTTTATGAGTTTTAGGCTGAAGAAGTTAATGTTATTAAGTATAAATGTAGCATTTGATAAATCCATTATGGATAAGCAGTTTTTTAATAAATTATTAGATGCTATACCAGAAGATAGACTTCAGGATAAAAAAGATATGTTAGATATATTAAGCAAATATTCTTATGGTTATACTGGAGTAAAAAAATACATGTATATGTTAGCTTATAAAATAATGAATACCTCACCTAAAAACTGAAATTGATTGATTACGATAAGGTGAATATGTTATAATGGCATCATAAAATAGATAACTAAATGGTGCCATATGAGCGAAAAACAGTATGATCCACAATATGAAACTGATGTCCCTCATTTTAACCGTAAGGTAGTGGAGAAATGGGTATCAGAAAATGATTTAGAAAGAATTTCTCATTGGCTAGAAAATGGTAGACCACATCAAAGACTGGCTAATGAAGCCGTTCATTTTGCTATTTATAAAGATAATCCTAATGTTATAGAATTAGTTTATAATTCAGAATGGGTAGAAAAAGGAAAAATTCTTGAATATGTGCTATCAAAATGTGAAACAACCCTTTTTCCTAAAAAAGATGGGAGAGATTATTTCCCAAATGTAAGAGAGTGGGCAGTTGTTAAGACCTTTAATGAGATTAACTCAAAGGGTATTAAGGAAAAAACAATCAAAGAACTTATTTTTATCATAAGTAAGACATTAAGTTGTGATAAAGCATATAATTTCGGGGTTGATTATTCCATCAAAACTGTATCAGAATACGTTTCAAATTTATCTAATTATTTTAAAAATGAAATGGTAGTTCTTGAGAAGCATTATAATAGGGAAGAAAGTAAGGGGCAGATTCAGAAACATGTTAACTCATGTGTATATTATTTAGAAGCAATTGTTTTTTTAATGAAAAATAAAGCAAATGTTGGGGATGTTTTTTTCCGAACTTTAGTAATGTATGGTAATCGTAAAGGATTTGAATTTACAAAACCTTATATCGAAGAAATGTTATCTATGGATAATATTGTTATTAATGATCATAAAAAAATGGGTTTATTAGCAACAGAACTTGCTGTATGGAAACAAAGTAAAGAAATGGATGAAGAAACCTTTATTAAGTTGGTTAAGCTGTTTATTAGAAGTGGTTTAAAAGAAAAACTTGTAATCAAGAAAAAAGAAGTTCTTGATGAATACCCTAAAAAAGGAGAGTTTTATGACTATTTTAGGGCAAGAAATGGAGTCGTAGGAGGTATTGAAAGGAATAGAAGCCAAAGGCAAAACTTTAGACCTAATCAAAACTTATTTTATAATGATTATGAGTTGTTTATAAAAGATAAAGTGACAATAGATATCAGAGAATATATTTTTATCGATCATAATAAAGGTGATAGCTACAATATTATTCCAGTTTCAAAAGAAGAAATTCAGGAATCTATTAAAAAATATGAAAGTTTAAAGCTGAAAATGTAAGGCTCTTCGGAGCCTTTTTCATTGCATTAGATGCTAACAATTGCTAGAATAAAGTAAATAACCCAAAATAGAAAGGTATCGTAAATGAACATGTTAACCCTCACTAAAATGCAAATTGATTGTATCAAAGAACATATTGAATACGTAGATACTTGCCTAGAAAAAACATTATCCAATCTAAAGAAAAAAGAATCATATTATGCTTTGAATGAAAAAGGTCAATTCGAAATTGAATACATGTTAAATTATATTTTAATCGCTGATAAATATTGTGAAGATGTTATTCGTAAGATTTATCAAAATTTAGGTTTTTTTGATATTAAATTTAAGGAGCAAGATATTACCTTATTAGTTGATCCTAAGTTCAAAAAAACATATAAGGGATCTAATTATTTTAGCCATTTTCATTCATTAGAGGAATTAGTAAAAATAAATAATGAGATTATGGCTTTGGATTTAAAAACTTCTTGTGAGCATATCATTGATGTTATTGACGATAAGATCGAAAATAACAATAAAAAGGAAGATATCTCCGCCGAGATTTGGAATGTTCGTTTAAATTTTGAAACTGGTTATAAAATTGTAAAAAAATACATACATCAAGGGTTTAAAAAAGTTGATTTTTGTTTGGGTATTCATGACAAAGAAAACCTGATTGTAAAACTAAAAGTATAAATTCCTTGTTACGAACGTTTTTTTCTGTTACAATCAACAAAATAATGAATGTTAATCTAAAACGAGGTAGTTATGAGTTTAAATGAAATGGAGTTGTGCTTAATCAATCATATTGGTCCTATGCCTAAATATGATACCGAATCTATTGAAAAAGCCTCTATGCGAGTATCCCTTGCTGGAACTGCCGCTTTTACAAGAAAGCTATTTAAAAAATCAAATAATCTAAGTTTTTTCATTAGGTTTGATGATGTGAAAGAATATATTTTATCAAATATCTTTGATAAAAAAGTGTATTCATCATTAGATTTCCACTCATTCACCTCGCATGAAGTACATTCTAAGAACTTTAATGGTGTAAAAGAGTTCAATGAACCACTTCAAAAAAGCATTAGTGAAGTAATTGTTGAGCTAGTTAAAAAAACAAAGGATGGGGCAAACTTTGATCCTAATTCACCATTTACTGTTGAATGTCAAAATACAAGTTCTTCATTTGTGATTAAGCAGAAGCTACCAGAAGAAGAAGTTCTTGAAACAGAAAAACAAAGAACAGACCGTATTGTTAGTGTTTTGAATAGCTATTTCAAAGAATGGAATAACGCCCTGCAAGATTACAATAATCTTCTATTAACGTTTGAATCTCTTGAAAAGAGTGTAGAACTTAAAGATGATGTTAAATTTGGTATTATTGAAGACTTCTTTAAGGGAAAAGAAGAACCCTCTAGTGCTAAAAATCTGGTAAATAAAATCACATTGCGTGAATATATTGAAAAACACGCTAAAAAATAAGAGAAATTAAAATGAAAGAATACTATATCTTAAGTGTTTCACATACTTATAAGGCAGATAGTTACATCCTCTTATGGGCAGATAACAATAAAGGTTATACTTTTGTTGTAGAGGATGCTGGTCGATACAGTGAGGAAAAAGTATTAGAAAGTTTGGAATATTATAACAATGGTCGAGGAACGCTCGCTGTTCCATGTGATGTAGTAGATAGCATGAAAACTCGTCCTGATATTAAATCAGGCTTAAATGGGTCTGTTGTTCTTCATTTAAAAGATAACTGGAAAGACTTTTTAAGGTATGCAATTACTAAACCAGAACATATCCCAACGATTAAGTATAAAGAAGTAGAGAAAGTAGCTTAAATATTAGAAAAATAAAAGAAAACCAGTATTCTAATGCTGGTTTTTTACTTTAATAACTGTTACAATCATTCCTAATTTAATACTGGAGAGTAAAATGAATAAGCAGAAAGTGATTGATTATCTATGGAATAATATTAATTCAAGTAATGAACAGCGTCGAAAAACTTTCAATAGATGGAAAAATAATAATTCATTTTTTTATGCTGGTATTATAAGCAATGATTCTCAAGATAAACCTTATTCTTGTTTGTTGTATATCTTTTCTGATAAAGATGTAGAACCTTCAGAGTTAAAATCTCTCAATCAATTCAGAGCAGCGTTTGGTGATAATTTAAGATATCAAAGTTTAAATGATGAAAACAAAGATATTTTTAAAGAAGATATTTATAAAATTCCTGTATCAGAAATCCCTGATTGGAAATTTAAGGTTGGTTCCTACCAAGAATTATTAGATGCCGATGTATTAGAAGTAGAATCTTTAGAAGAATTAAAAGATGCTATTTGCCAATATACAGGTATAGATAAATATGAGTTAAGTGACCTTTATGATAAGCATCTTGATAATGTTAAGATTGAGCGAATTTATGAAAAAACGGATAGTGATTTCAAATATGGAGATATTACTTCCAGAGTTTCATATAAGGACGAAGTAATTGGTCATTTTAATCGTGGTGGAAAATGGATGGATTGCTATACCTATTACACCCATGATTTAGATAAATGGAAAGAAATGTTGGAGTATATTATTTCGGAATTAAATCTTCAACGTCCAGTAGATGAATATGTTTATCTTTTCAATAAAGAAGATGATCTTTATGATGTAGCATATATTAAAGGCTATCATGATACAGAGGATGGAGAATAAATATGAATGCTACGTTTCAAAAATTTCTGAAAGAAGCTAATCGAACAGCAACAAAATCAGAGGTCTATTTTGCTTTAGGTGTACTATTTGGTTTTTGTTCTGCAATGGTCGTTGCTATGAGTTTACTGTTAACATTTAAATAAGCTACTCCGGTAGGTTTTTATTAGAGGATAAAATATGGATAATAAAATTTCATTAAGTAAAAAACTTGGAGAGATGGAGAAGTTTTTCATCTATGCTCCTATTTTATTAATAGTGTTATTTATAAGTCAACAAGTTGATAAAAACTCCTATAGTTATCCTCTATCATTAGTAGCTGGATTAGCAATAATGGCTTTCGTATCTATTGTTTTAAACAAAATAAAAGTAAATAAAAAGGAAGTAGTATGAAACAAGCTCTACTAGAATATAACGAAACAACTCAAGAATATCATGTAAAAAGAGATGGTGAAAGTAAACACACATGTAAAAAGTATCGTGATGCTTGGCGCTTTGTTAATGGTCTTTTAATCTCTGGAGAAATAGAGTCTATCGATAATAAAGTTGTTCCAGAACAATCAGTATTTATCAAAAAATAAACATTTTCTTGTGCATGACTACTATCTGTTATATAATGAGTACAATAAAAATATGATGGATAGATAAAATGAAAAAAGTAAATATTGAGTTAAATCCTTGTGAAAAATCAGTATTGAGATTTTTGGATAATAAAAAATACGATTTTGAAAAAGGAGCAGCTCATCCTTTACCTACAGGTGTTTGCTTTAATGTTGGGAACAAAAAGAAGTTTTCTCAATCATGTAACTTAACTTGTGATGAACTTAATATCGCTATTAAGATTCTGCAAGATAAAGATCTATTAAAAGTTGATAAAAGCTCTAATCCACATTCATATGGATTAACGGAATTAGGATATAAGATATCTCAATATTGTTAAGGTTAAAAGACTGCATAGCAGTCTTTTTTTGTATTTAAAGTAATCAAAAATTTGTAGTTAAAAGATGACTTAAGGTATCATATATTAATAAAATTAAAGGAACAAGCTATGATACTCACTAAAAATAAAACACTATTTAAAAACAATGAAAAAACCTCATTAAAAAAAAGAAGTTTGATAAAAAAAAGTATAATAGGTGGAGCTATTTTATTTAGCGCTATATTTAGTTGGGAAGTCTCTGTTACATTAACAAATAGTATAAATATTTCCAACAGCATAGATACCAGCATGAAACATTTCTCTGGTTTGGATAACTATGAAAATTTTAAAGAAAAAATAAACAGTATTCCTTATACAGATGAAGAATTTAAAAGGGACCTAAAAATTTTTGGGTATATATTTGGAAACAACGATATACCTCTTATGAAAATAAGATATGGTAACTATGAGATGAGAAATTTTATAGTAGATAGAGCCACAATAAAAAGTCATAATATTGATGAAATATTCAAACCTATAATAGGTGAAGCAAATAGATTCAAAAATGATAGTATAGATTATAACTCTTATAATAATAAAAAATATTCTAATTTTTTTAATCTTACTCGTCTTAATTATAATGTTAATGAAAAACAAAAGTTAGATTATAGATCAGCATCAATAAGACTTAATGGAGTTCTTGGTAAAGCTGTTTTTATTGATGATAAAATATATGAAAATATACGTCAATTAATAAAAGAAAATGGATTTTCAGAAGATTTATTATATTTAGGGAAAAATAAACACCAAGAATATATGAAAGCTCTTTCAGGAATAATTGGTCATGAGAAATCTTATAAAAATAAAAGTGATTATGAAAAAGCTTTAGATAAGGTTGATTATGATTTTACAGGAGCAAGAAAAGAATCATTAGAGAAAATAAAAGAATATTATAAAAATGGGGATTATGAAAAGCTTAGGGAAATATTTAAAGTATTAAATGGTTTTTCTTACATTATTGTTGATGACATTTCCAATAAGGGTAAGTTTGAGGAATACGGAATAAGACCATCATTATTAGTTGAAGCAGGATTGCGTGACATAGGTTTAATAGAAGATGAAAAGGACGAAGGTTCAGAATCTTTTAAAAGATATTATATGAATGATGCCAAAAAGGTGGCAAAGCTAAAAGGAACTTATAATGAAGAATCAAGCAAATATTATGATGGGAAAGAATTTATAATATTTAATTACTAAGAGATTATTATATTAAATAAAAATTTATAAAAAAATCTGAAAATATTAGAGGTTTAAATGATATTAACAAAAGACAAAACAATAAATAGTTCAAAAATAAAAAAGATTTATAAAAACCCATTAAACAAAATGAAGAAAACTTTATTTGCCATAGCTATTGTTAGTGGATTATTTGTTGCAGGTAATACAGTAATACTTTCTTCTGATGTTGTTAAAATCTCTAATTTGGTAAAAGAAAAAATAGAATATTATAACAATTTAAACAGTTATAATAACTTTTATAAAGCTATGGAAGCTGTTCCTTATACCGAAGCTGACTTTAAAAAGGACTTATCATTATTTGAATATTTATATGTTAATAATAATGCCGTTTCAGATAAGGTATTTAATACAAAAGAAGTAGGGTTTTATAATTTTACTGAAATGAAATTAAAATATTTAGATCGGCAAGAGTTTTTCCCACAATTTTTAAAAGAAACAAGTTCTATGAATTATTCAGATAATAATGGCTATAACCCGTATCAAAAGGCAAGAATATATAAAGAACTATTAAATGAGAAAAATGGGGGAGTAGTAAAGTTTAATAGAATATTGTCTTCTACATTTATGATGGGAAGTAATAATAATCTTATAAATTATCCTTTAATAAAAGATGAATTAAATAATATTAGACAATACACGCTAAGCAAAGGTTTCTCTGCTGATTTATATTCAGTTCCAACAAGTTTAATAAGTAAAAACCTCGAAGAAGAAAAAATATATAACGAGCAAAACGAATTCGCAAAATCAAAAGAGTCAAGAGAAAAGTTTTTTGAAGAAAAAAAGAGAATAGGTGAATATAATATGAAAACCCTATTAAATTATTACAAAAATAAAGATTATAACAAACTTAGAGAGGTTTTTAAAATAGGTAATGCTTACAGTAAGATAATGATAGAAAACGCCCCTACACTCGAAAGAAAAGGGTTATATTTTAATAATATGAATATAGGTATTTCTGGTTATATTAGTGGATATATAGATCCAAGTGAATTTGTTTTAAAATACAGTGAAATGCAAGGCTTAGTAAATCAAGAAAATAGACAATACTATGAAAATATGAATTTATTCTATTGGTTTTAAATAAAATATAAAAGAGAAAATATAATGATACTAACTAAAGATAAAATAAAAACCAATCATAAAATAAATAGAGGACTGAAAAAAAGTATCCTATTAGCTTTTATGACTCCTTTTGTTTTTGCTACTGGATGGGAGCTTTCAGTTGTAGCAAGCCAAGTAGTACAAGTCAATAACACTATAGAATATAAAACAAGTTATTATAGTCAATTAGAAAACTATAAAACATTTAAAAATAAAATAGATGAGATTCCTTATACAGATAGTCAATTTAAAGAAGATTTAAGACTATTTGGAAATATGTATATGCAAGATGGAAATATCACTTTTAATAATTTGTTTAGTGAAGATAAAGGATTAAATAGTATGCTACAAATGAAATATAGATATGTTGATGCGAATAAAACATTAGAAAGTATTGCTTATAACACAAGGGGTTTATCAGCAAGTGATGCCGTGAAAAAGAAATCAGTAATAGATTTATATGAAGATATAAAAACAAATGATAAAAAAGATTTTGATAAGTTTAGAAATTCAGTATTAATGTTAAGTTCTAATGCTTCTGAATTTGGTAGTGTATATGCAGGAGATGTTATTTTTAATAATTTAGGAAAGTTATTAACTGAAAAAGGATATGATCCAAACACGTATTTTATAGATCAAAACTTATGGAAAGAATACAGGCAGATAAAAAATCGTAGTCAAGCTAATAGATTTTACGAAAATGAAATTATTGGTAATTACAATAAACAAATACAACAAATGAAAGTATATTATAAAAATGGAGAAACTAAAAAACTAAGAGAAATATTTAAAATTGGTCATAGTTTCAGCCAATTAATCATTGATATTCCTTTAGAAAACTTAAATCGTGATGCATATTTTGGAGGTAATAGTATATCTACATACAATAACTATATCACTTTTGATCAGATCGTTCAATTAAGTCAAAAATATGACGTTTTAAAAGGAACGAAAACTAAAGAAAAAGATAAATATTATAATGATCATTTTGGAATTAAGTTTTGATTATTTTTAAATAACATCTACATTTAGAGAAGTAACGTGGTAAGAAGTAAATATATTAAAATTTAAAAAGATATCTCGTGTTTGTATTTATCAAAAGTGTTAATATATCGTTTTGTCATATTTTGATTGTATTTAATAAAGGAAGGTGTTATAGTAGGTTTTGAAGTGATTTTAAGGGTATTCATAAAATCTGTTAGTTTTAAAAGCTTTACATACTCAATAACAGAGGAGTTATTTATGAAAAAAGAATTATGCCCTTGGGAAAGCAGAGAGTTAGGATGCGATGAGAGATATATTGAAGTCGTATCACAAAAAGAAGTAAAAGAAATTGATAAAGTTTTGGGTATGGTGAACATAAGTGTTAGATTGCCAGAAGAAACATATCAATATCTAATAAATGAAGCGAATAAAGCAGGATTAAATCTACAAGCATTTATAAGAGATAAATTATCAAAGAAATAAAATAAAGCCCTTCGGGGCTTTATTTTTTTAATCTTGCATTATCTATTCTTATTAAAGCTTTAGTAAAAAACTTAAGTTCTTGTTCTATCCCAATAAAATGTCTATCAAGATTAACAGCCGCTTCACCAGTGCTACCAGAACCCATGCAGTTATCAAGAACCAAATCCCCTTTATTAGTATAAGTTTTAATAAGATATTCTAATAATGGAACGGGTTTTTCAGTAGGGTGTAATGTATTTCTTTGAACAGTGTTAAATTTAAGTATTTGTTTTGGATATCTAAAACCCGTATTTTCATTTCTTTTATTGGTATATTTACCATAAGATGCTGTCATGGATGACGAACCATTAATATCTTTTCCTGTTTTATTTTTATAAGGTTCACCTTTACTCATTTGAGGATTATAGGTAGGTTGTTTTTTATAAAATACAAGAATATCTTCTTTATTTCGTAAAGGCTGTTTTTTAGCGTTTAAATGGCCTGTAGCCTTTGTTTTTTCCCATACCCAATCATATTTAAAGTATTTTAAGTTGGAGCTTATAAGAAGCGATGTGAAAGGTTGCGCTGCAAAGAGAACGATAGCACCTTTACTAATACGCATATATTGTTCCCATAATAAATCAAAAGGAATTATAGTGTCCCATTCATTTTGAGTTGTTCCATAGGGTAAATCACATAAAATAAGATCAACGCTTGCTGTTGGAATAGTTTCCATGATTTTTAAGCAATCATCGTGATATAGTTTGACAGTTTTCAATTACAGGTTCCTTACTTTGTTTTTATTATAATTAATCATAACAAAGGTATCAAGTAACGCAATAAAATAACATTGTTTTCCATAAAGAAATAAGTTAATATTTTTGAAAAATAAAAGGAGATAAAATGAATATTGTAGAAATTTATTGTAATGAAAATCCTAAAAACAAAAAATTTTTAGATAACGCTGTAAAAATTTTATTGAAAAATGAAACTCATTTGTCTGGACAAGATTTAAAAGATAAAGCGAAACAGATAGAAGAAGCATTAGCGAAAGATTTTTCAAGGAGTAATCCAGACTGGATTTGTGAGGAATGTGGTGCTCCAGTAGTGTGTGATTATGTTACATCTTACTATGAGCATTATACATGTGTAGGTGATGAACAGCATGATTTTTCAGTAAGTTAACCTAATATCTTTATATAAAAAGATTGTTTTTTATAGAGATAAAGAGTATTATGAGAGCATAAAAACTTTGAGGAAAAGAAATGTCTAAGCTAACAAAAGCTGAAAAAATTATTAAAGCAGAGCAAGAGCTTGCAATGCTTTCTCATCATGGAAAAAAGCTTAAACAAAAAGGAAAAGAAAATGTTCCTATAGAACATGATTTCCCTAATGAAATCTTAGTAAAATGCATACGTCCTGTATGTGATTTTCAACTTAAAACTCGTTCATCAGACCGTATCAAGCAACGTCTTGAAATGGTTAAGCATCTATTTGTAAAATATCCGGTTCCAAAAATTTTAGAGCAAGCTTGGTATAAGCAAGAAAATCCTCAGAGAAGATATGGTGAAAACTCCCAAAAAATAGCAAAAAATGAATATCATGATTGGTATATTTGCGCAGGAACTGGAGGTTCATTACATAAAGAATATCTAAAAGACTTTATGACTAAAAAAGAAACTCATGTTTTTATGTCATGTATAAAACCATTAAGCATTAATGAAGCTATTTATTATGCTACGGCGTTTTGTGCTGGTGCAGGTGATGGTATTGCGTTCCGTATAGCTAGATCTAAGCTTGGTAAAAAACCAAAAAATAACGAATTTTGGCGTGATTGTGCTCGTTTCTTCGCTACTAATGTTCCAGAAAGTATTGAACAACTTGATGATATTTTAGATTTCTTAGAAAGTAAAAAGAATGAAAACAGGGAGTTTTCAATTTTTGGTCAAGGCTTCACTATTAAAACGTTATTAGAAAGAGTTAAAGATTGGCACTATGAGCTTCGTCGTATTAAAGAGCACTCTGGTTATTCTTGGAAAGGTTTTGATATTCCTAATGGAGAATATATTCGTAAAGATGAGCAAGGTAAAGAAGTAGTTTGGACAATTACACAAATTTTGCAAGGTAAAGCCTTAGCAGAAGAAGGCAATAAAATGCATCACTGTGTTTATAGTTATCGTTCTAAATGTATCAATAACAGTTGTTCTATTTGGTCGTTAAAGGTTCGCCCAAATACTCCTTGGGGTTATGCAGAAGAAAAAAGAGTAGCAACAGTAGAAGTGAGTAGCTATCATACAGTTTCTCAAGCTAGAGGTTTTGCTAACAGATCTTTAAAACCTCATGAAGCAAATGTTCTTTCTATTTGGTGTCGTGAAAACGGAATTGGTTATTACAAATAATTATTAAATATAAGGAAAAAAATGAAAATTTTAAAATGGATGTTGGCTGGATGTTTGGCAAGTGCTTCAATGTATTCTCAAGCTAAGGATGTATCAGTTGTTTTAATGTATCATCAGATAGCGCATTATAAAAACGATATGAATACAACGCCAGAGTTATTTAAGCAGCAAATGAAATATCTTTATGAAAAGAATTATAATGTTATTCCTGCTATGGATTTAGTAGAAGCTATAAAAAAGAGAGAAAGCTTACCACCCAAAAGTGTTGTTATTACATTTGATGATGGTTGGGCTACACAAAAAGCAGCAATGGAAGTACTAAAACAATACAGTTTTCCTGCAATGTTTGCTCTAATAACGGAATATCAGACATTTAAAAATAGAACTTATTTACAAAGAGATGATATAGAAGCTTATGGAGCAGATAATTTTACATTTGTTAATCATTCGCATACCCATTTTGTTAAAGATTTTCTTGGATTCCCGGAACATGATGTAGAAACAAGTAAAGCTCAAATAATAAGAACCACTGGAAAATTTGTTCCTATTTATGTTTATCCATATGGGAAAAAGAATAAAGAGTTAATTGATGCTCTAAAGAAAAATAGTTATATTGCTGGTTTTGGTGTATATAGTGCGCCAGTTAATGTTAAAACAGCTAATATATTCAATATAAATCGATACTTAATGAATGATAAGGTTGATTTAGAAAGGTTTAAGAAAATAGTATCTCAAACTAACCCAATAAAAGAGGAACATCAAAATGCGACACTTTAAAGAGGATGAAAAAATGAAAAATGAGGATTTTCCAATGATTGGTTTACATTCCCAGCGAAATGAAGATTGCTCTGGATTATATGATCATTTTTTAAAAGAAAGTAAAAAAGAAGATGAAATAAAAAATAATAATAAGTAAAAAAATTAAATAAAAAAGCGGCCCAGCCGCTTTTTTTATATTTAATAAAAGGAAAACATTAATAGTAGTAGTAACAGGCTCATGGAGCCGTCATCAAGAATTTTCCTTAAAAAGTCTAAACATTTTCAAAACTTGTTCATCATCAATACTTTTTCTAAGAATATTAGAAATGCCTATAAGAACTTCACGATCTTTTAAATCACTATCAGAATAATAAGGCATAAACTCATCAGAGCGAGCGATGAAAATTTCATGACTATCTACATCCTGAACAGTGTAAACTGTTCTATTGAAAATATCTTTAGTTTTCCCAAGAATGACAACGTTGATATCAGAATCTAAAACACAAACTTGACCAACTTGAGGTCTTCCTTCGCCATCCCAAGAATCTTGTTTTTGATTAATCCTAGCTGCTTCAACAATAAATTTATGTTTTGACTTAAACATATGCTCATTAAAGTGTCCTTCATTATAAGGATGAGCAGCTTTAGAATAACGAGTAAGAGGTTCGGGATTGGCTGTATCTGTAAAATATTTACTTCCATTAAAGCTAACAAGATGAGTTGCCCAATCAGGTGCTTTTTCAAACATTTCTACAGTACCAACCGTAATTAAATGAGAGCAAATTAATTTAATATTTATCATCTTTTTCTCCTATTGTTTTAAGTATTTTACCATATTTTCGCATAGAAAAGCTAGTTAAATATAATTTTTACGCTTTTAAATTATCTTTAAAATCAATCGGTTATAGTTACAAAAAAATATAGTAAAACATTTTTAAAACTGTTATAATGTGTCAATATTTTATAATCTAAAAGGAGTCCTGATGAACAAAGTTAACTATACAGAAACAGCCATTAATAAAAATAAAGATTTCTGTGAAGATGTAAAAAAAGCAACGATTAAATTTTTTGAATCGGATCATCTATTATTCCCACTTCATAAAGATGAAATTAGGGAAGTAAAATATATTCGTCTCCCTGAAAATGACTATTTTTATATTTTTGAGAAAAAAGGAAAAGTGCTCAATGTATATTGGGAAATGATTCATGATTTTGAAAAAGATAAAAAAGATCTTGAGCATCTTTATTATGGTCTTCAATGTATGAAAGAAAAGAAGGATGAGATTTATTCTTTTGAAAAAGTAATGACTATTAATCTTTTCAAACAAGATCATAGTGTAGAAGATATTCTTGAACAATTTAATATTATGCTGGAAAGATTTGAAGCAGAAAATAATCAAGAAATGATAAAAAAAGTTAAGCAAGTTATTGAATATACAAAAAATAATAGTGATGATTTTCTTGCTAATGCTTTACTTACAAGTTCAAGTATTGATGCTATCTTAAGTTATAACAAATTGTTAGCTAAATATGTTGATATGAAAGAGTATTCTCATGATTTTTATTTATCTTTAGCTGACGAACCAACTAAAATCAACGCCGAATATCTGAGTGATTGGATCGTTAAGAAAAACTATTTGAAAAAAATGTGTGATGTGCATGGGTTTACAAAAGAAAACAAATTTGAGTTTAATGATTTAGATAATCATGTATGGGTTCAGGATAATAATTTATTTATTAATGATCAAAACTGTACTTTTTATTTTGAAGGAAACGATGACAATAATTTCACTGTTTATTTCCTACATACTGAATATAGTTCTGTTGAAGATGAAATGATAAAGTTAAATACTTATCTTAATGGTAAAAAAGATGGATTTTTTGAACATACAGTGCTTGATGTTAAAGATGGTAAAGTGATTTATGCTTCTGATAGTTCATTGATGTATGTATTTAAGTTAGACATCCGATATTCAGTAGAAGCTATGAGAAATGAAGGGTTAGAAGAAGTTAAATACGATAAAGATATTTATAGCTATGAATATCAAAGAGACTATTTCTATACTAAATATGGCATGAATGAGTTAAGTTTCCTTATGCGCACCTTCCTAACTTTAGGTGGTGGCGCTGATTATAAGAGCGAAAAAGGTTGTTTTGAATATAGCGATATTGAATATTTAAAAACTTTAAAAAAAGAAGAAGATAGTCGTATCAATAAAAAGCCATCACATAAAATTGTTTATCAGCCAGAATTTCTTAGCATAGAACAAGTTGAAAAAACATTGAATAAAGATTGGTATGAAGCATTTAAACACCTTGTAAAAATGTTTTCAGAAAATAGTTATTATTCAGTTTTCTATGAAGAAAAAGATAAAGCTATCGCTGCTAGACAGCAAACATTAGATAAGTTGAAAGAGATTGAAAATAACATCCATCTAATGTAAGAAAAACAATCCAAGGATGGATTTTTAAACTTGTGCATGATGTGTGTTTTTGTTATAATGGCATCAATGTAAACAAGAGAGTTTAAAAATATGTTAAACGTACAAGTTTTTTCGAAATCATTAAAAATGACCTTCAAAGGCGATGTAAAAGAAGCTTATGAGTTATATGATGATCTTTTTAACGAAAAAGTCCCTTACTTTGATGCTTCCTTTAATGGTGAAAACTTGTATTTTGCAGTCATTGATGGAGAAAAAGCTGTTGGTCTACTCTGTCTTTCATATTACGAAAAAGGATGGAGTGGGAATTCTGATTGCCAGTGGGCAATGATGAATATTGGTGTTGAACCTTCATTAAGAGGTCAAGGTATTGCCAAAGCGTTGATTGAAAAAATGTTCTCTTTCTGTAATGAAAATAATATTTCAGGTATTTGTCAGTCTTCATACAGCGAAGATGGTATTAAATATGTTGAACCTATTTTTTCATTTGAATCTAAAAAATATCCAAGCATCGTTTTTAAAGATAATAAAAAAGTAAACTAAAAAGAGGTTGTATGGCTAATAACTGGAAATCTCCACGTAAAGAATTACCAGAAGAGAATGTAACAGTAAAAACGATTTCTCCTCATGGAGAAGAAGCTGAATTATATCGAATCGGAAACCTTTGGTTTTCTGGTACAAGTTATGTTTACTATACTCCAGATAAATGGAAGTATAAAGATTAAAGCCACCTTCGGGTGGTTTTTGTTGTTACTCATAAAGGTCTAAGATATAATAGAAAAAATATAAACTTTAAGGAACTTATAATGTCAGAAACTCATTTTATTCAAAATGCTATCAATAAAGAAAAATCATTCAGAGATGATATGATTAGTTCTCTCTATACTCTTTTTGACAAATCTCTCATGACAAATCTTTATTCTGACGAAATCAGAGAAGTTAAATATTTTGATACTACTGACTTTATCTATGTTCTGGAAAAGTTAAATAAAGGGAATGCTATTAAAGCTTATATGGTTCGTCATAAACAAGATGATAAAGACGAGACTGTAGAATACTTGTTAAGTTATGGATTGAGTAATCTGAAAGCTAAGGAAAATAAAATTTATGGTTTCCCATTGGTAATCAGCAATCAGAGAACAACTCACAATTTTTTCTCTGATGAAATGATAAACCTCATGGAGGCTTTCGTTAACAAACTTGAACAAGAAGGTAAAGATTCAGCAGATGTAGAAAAAATGCTTGAAAACTTTACAGAAATGAAAAAACAAGAAACATCAAAAGATGTTGAGGTCTGTTATTATCTTTATAAACTTGTATGTCTTAACAAATTTTTAAATACCATGACTGGAATGAAATTGTATAGTGATGATTTCTTCAAAGAGTTAATGGTTGAAGCAAAAAATGAAGCATCTAAACATTTAGAAGATATAAAAGTAAAAAGGGCGTTTTTCCAATCTATTTGTAAAAAAGAGAAATTTACAAGAGAGCAACCATTTACTTTTAATGATCTAGATAATCATGTTTGGATGGAAGATGATGTATTAGTATTAGACGATCAAGGCTGCACATTATTCTTTGTAGGTGATAAAGATAATTTTACTGTATATTATCTTGAAACTATTCATATTGAAGAAAGTAAAGAAGAAGCACGATTTAAGGCAGCATTAAAAAATAACAGTGTAGATTTTTTCAAACACGCTATTCTTGTTGTTAAAGATGGAGAGGTTGAGTATGCTGATGGTGGTCTTCCTATGAATGTATTTCTTTCAGATGTTGAAAGCTCTTCTTACGTTATGGTAGAAGAAGGTCTTGGATCTCCTGATTATAAAACCGATATAACAGAATATGATTATCAAAGAAAATATTTTTTCACAAAGTATAAAACAAAAGAAAATGATTTTATATTCCATACGTTTTTATTAATTGGGGCAGGTCAAAGTTATAATCAAGAAACAGGTAATATTTGTTATAGAGATGTTTCTTATATTGAAGATTTGGAGACAGAGAAGGGAATAGATAATAAATTCGATGACAAAGTTTATACTCTATCTGGTGCAAAATTTATGTTAGATAAAATAACATATTTAAACACTGAATGGTTAAACGCTTTTGAGAAATTAGTTAAAATATTTAATGAGAATGAAGTATTATCTCAAGCTTTTAATGATGATAAAGAAAGGCAGAAAAATGAATATACCTTAATGGTAAAATACTTAAATAAGAAATTAAAAGCTCTTAAAAAATAAAATGGTATAAATTGGGTTCATGGAACAGAGGGTAAAAATGAATATTGAATCTTGGTTAAATGAAAAAAGCTTATTACGTAATACAGTATTAAATAACGAAGATTATTACAATAGTCTTGGTCGAGCCGTTATTAAATTATGGTCAAGCGATAAAGTTATTGATATTGAAGAAAATATTAAATCCTTTAAAGGAAATGGTTCAGAAAAATATATCATCATCTTAGAAAGAGAAAAAAGAAAGGTTTCTATTTTCTCTACGAAAGCTAATAAGAATCCTAATATTAAAACATTAAAAGGTTCTTTAGATAATCCACTAGATTCATATGAATCCAACCATGATTTTATATTTTCTATCTTTGAAGCTGATTTTAATATTGGAATTTCTCCTAAAGCATTATTAAAAGAAATTGATAATAAATGTAATGGAAATGAAGATGAAAATAAAACAGCTATCATGAAAGATGGATTAAAAAAATGTTTATTTAATTGCTCTAACTATATTGATAAGACATCTAATTTTTATAAAGAGTTAAGTATATTTTCAGGAGAAGAACTTTATATTGAGCCATTATATGAAGAATCTATATCCGAAGATTTAGGTTTTATTCAAAAAGCATTAAAGGGATTATCTATTAAATTGGAAAAAGTATCTTCCGTCTTAACGTCAAAGTCGCAGTTTTTTCATTATGAAACATTTGTAAAAGATGATGTTTTATTTATTCAAGATTTTGATTGGAGATATGGGATCACTTTAGATAAAGATGGTGTTAATATTTATTCAGACAATAATAAATTGAGTAAGAAGAAATTTATAGAACAAATAAAATCAGGTGCTTTGAAAGAGCGACCATTTGAAAATATGCTTTTAAAATGTGTAAATGGTAAAGTTGTTCATGCAGATAAAAAAGGTTTAATGAATGGGTTTGTAGTTATTTTAAGCACCGTTGCTTATATTTTGGAAAAAGAAGGTTTAATGGATGAAATTGTTTATCCTGAAAATATAAAATCTTTTGATTATCAGCTACGTTATCAGAATACGCTATGCTCATGTTCTAAATTTGAGATGATTTCAGCAGCTTTATTAAGAAATGGTGGTGGTTTTGATTATGATGAAAAAGAAAAAGGATTTGTTTACCATCAAACTAATCTCTATATTGAAGATCTGCCAGAAGTAATAGACAAGGAAGAGAAGTTATTGATAGTATCATTCTATAAACAAAAAAGAGATTGGGTTTTAAATAAAGAATGGATAGATGCTCTTGAGTATTTTATTAACGTATTGAAAGATAAAAAACCTTTACCACTTAGTTGTGATGGAGGAGATACGCGAGAGAAAGCTCTTAATAATGCAATAGATTTCTGTGAAGATTTATTGTTATTTAATAAAGTTTAAAAAATATAGATAATAAAAAAAGTCTCCCACGAGGCTGTTTTTATTGTTTTAATTGATATACAAATTTCATGATATACTGATGAAAATATTTAAGGAATATTAACCTAATGCAAAATACTAACTTCCTATATGATGCGATAAATAAACAAAACGATTTTCGTAGCGTAATAATAAATAAAAGTGATGAGTTTTTTTCTCATTCAGCCTTATTTCCTCTATTAAAAATTAAAGATATAGAGGTGAAATACATCATTAATGAAGATTCAAATTTATGTTATATTTTTATAAAAAATCAATATGGTAATATTGATGTGTTTGTAGAGGAAGTTAATCCCAATAATATAAAAGATGACATATCCTATATAAAATCACGTATAGTTGATGCAACAGAAATGAATCGTGATATTTCTTTAAAGTCAGTATTTAAAAAAACATATCAAAAAAGTCGTGCTGAAATGAAAGCAGAATTAAAAAGTTTTATTGATGTGATAAAAAATAATAATAATCATGCGGATGAAAAATTTATAAAATCTTTAGAGAAGGATTTAATTGAGATAGACACAAAAGAAGTTGACTGTAATGAAATTTGGCCTAGCCCTAATCTTTGGCTTATACAGGATTATGTTCATTTCTTACATAATTATATTGAAATTGAAAAATATTCGGATGAGTTTTATCAAAGTTTAGGACAAGATAGTAATATCTTTTTTGAAGGTAAAAAAGAAGACTTTATCAGGAAAAAAAGAACCATAAAATTGTTCTGTGAAAAAATGGGTTATACAAAAGAACATCCTTTTGATTTCAATGATGCGGATAACTATGTATGGATTGAGAATGACAATTTAGTAATTGACGATCAAAACTGTACATTCCTTTTTAATGAAGATAATAATAATCTATCCATTTATTTTATTGATAAAGAAATAAACGGAAGTATAAAAAGTAGGGAAGATTTCGATTTAAAATTAAAAAATAATCAACTATCGTTGAGGAATAAGGTATTAACTATTAAAAATGGAGATGTTGTCTATGCGGATGGAGGAAGTATGATGTACGTTCTTTCTATGACAATGGATGTAGCTTTACAATCAATGTATAGGTATCTTAAAAAGATTGAAAAATAAACAGTCTGTTAATAAAAAATGGCCCTTCGGGGTCATTTTTGTTAAAAGCATTATCTAAAAATAATGAAAAAAATCATTGTAAAGGAACTATTATGTTGGTATTATATATCTTGTCAAACATTGACGTAACTTTAAAGAGGAAAAAATGAAAGCTGATTCAGCTAGTGGTAGTAGTCCAGTAGGTTCAATTTTAAGAGCATTATTCGCAAACTTTGGTATTGCGGTCATAAAAACAATAACAGCAGTAATGACAGGTTCAGGAGCAATGTTAGCAGAATCTATCCATTCATTTGCTGACTGTGCTAACCAGTTGTTATTACTTTTAGGTATTAAAGAGTCAAAAAAACCTGAAAGTGAAACCCATCCCTTTGGTCATGAAAGGGTGAAATATTTCTACTCATTGATTGTAGGTTTTATTTTGTTTTTAATGGGTGGAGTACTGTCTATTTATAAAGGTTTTGAACACTTATTTAATCCACATCCTTTAGAATATGTAGGTTATGCTATTTTAGTTATTTTAGCATCTATTGCGTTAGAAGGTTATGCCTTACGAGGAGCATTGGCTCACATTAAAAAAGAGCGTGCTGGCATGAGTATGTTGAAGTGGTTTAAAGATACTCGTTCGTCAGAAATGATTATTGTTACAGGTGAAGATATTGCTGCTATTAGTGGTCTTATTATCGCATTGATTTCTCTTTTGATTGCTTATGTTACAGGCAATTCTCAATGGGATGCTTTGGGTAGTATTTTAGTTGGTGTATTGTTAGTTTGTGTTTCAGTATTTATTGTACTAGAAATAAAAAGTATGATTAAGGGAGAGTCTGCCGCTCCAAGTAAACATCAAGCTATGAAGAAAATGGTTATGGAAAGACCGGAGATTAAAACATTATATCGTTTCAACTCCCTTCAATGGGGTGCTTTCATTATTGTAACGATTGAAGCCGAAATGCATAAAACAGGTAGTGAAATTGGCTTGATCGATGCCACAAACCGTGTTGAAACCAGTTTAAAAGAAGCATTTCCTGATATTAAGTATATTTATTTTGAGCCTGACCGAAATAAAGAAGTTCATGAATACGAAGATGAAGAAATGGAAGATGAAGTAGAACAAGTAAAAGCATAATAAAGGCTCCTCCGGGAGCCTTTTTCTTTATTAAAAATCTTTACATTTTAACATAAACTCTTTAAGTATTTTAAATCCATATTCAACGTTTTGGATTAAAGTAAAATTATCGTGAGTTTCAACTTCAGTGCAATCTAAAGCATAGTCATAAATCTTATCTTCGCCATGTTGTTTTATGAATTTATCAAAATCATTATTAGCAAATTCTGAGATATCAACCTTTTCATAACCATCTTTATCTATTAAATAAACAAATTCAGTGTCGTCATAATAAATACGTGAAAGTTTGTCTATAATAAGATTTAAAGATTCATCATGATAATAATAAGGAAGATATTCTAATGTGGATAAATCAATCATGCGCTTACCATATTGATAAGCGATATAGTATAAGCATTGATATAAAGAGGCGTATTGTTCACTATCCATAGAGGAATATACTGCAATAATTCCTGAATCAAAAGTATCAAATCGAATACAAAAATCAAAATCTTTAAATTGTTCTTCTAATGCTGTTAAAATTTTTTGTTTTGGAGCATCTTCTTTCAAATCAAGTTTTAATTCGTATGACATAAGTTATCCTTAAATTGTTTTATAATATGATATCATAAGAGAATAATAAAATCGAAAATATATAAAAAAGATTTGTGCAAAATAGTAAATTTTGATATACTGGCTGATATAATTCAAAGGAGTTCATAATGAAAATTAACAATCCTGTAAACCACCAAAGTAAAAACAATGTATCATCATTTGTGCTAAATGGTTATGTAGAAATATCGAATATTTCTCCCTGCATAGATTCTCTTTTCTTGTCATCAAACAATCTTATTAGTATTTATTATTTGGATAAGAAATGCGGTTTAAGTATTGATTTTAAAAAATGGTTAAGTGTAATCGAAAAACAGGGAAAATTAGAACTGATTAATGAAGCAATTAAAGTATTTGCAGATTTTGTTAAAAGTGAATGCTATTTTTATGAAAGATATGATATGTTGCATCTTACATTTTGGAAGGCTAAAACAAAAGAAGAACACATTGCTTTAATAGATGTTTATCTGAAAGATTTAAATAAAAAGGGTGAACAAAGGTTTCGTAATTTTAGTGAGCAGCGCTATAAGGGTGGTTGGGCACTAATAGATGGATCATTGGTAAGTATTGATGGTGAAATTAGTGTAATTATTCCTCAAGATATTACATCTAAAGTTTTCAAGACTATTTCAGATCATGTTAATGAGCATTTGAATAATGCTGAAAAAGAAATTGATGAAATACTTTCTAATGTTGAAGGTTTTGAAAATCTCTATAATATTGAAGAAACTAAAAAATTCTTAACAGATGTTGTAAATGAGCTTTTTACTTTAGAACATGATTATGATAATGAAAGCTATGATCTTAAAAAGATAGAAAACCTCGTTGAAAAATATTTGTTATTGAAAAAAGTCAAAGTATGGTGATTTAAGCTCCTTCGGGAGCTTTTTTATTGTACTTCATTGGTGAGTAAGCTATAATGAGACAATAAACTAACTACTATGGTGAAAATATGATTATTTATGAATCTTTTGGTTTTGGTGATCCGAAGAAGGTATCAACAAAGGTAACAGAAGGTCTGATTCTTGTTTCCGATGTTGCTCCTTTTATTGATTCTCTTAAGTTTAGCTGGATGGATCTTCATTTATTGAAAGAAGTAAGAGGACAAGAACTCAATATTGATTTTGATAAATGGCTAACACTACTAAAAAAAGAGCAAGAGCTTGGTTATATTTTCGCTGCTGTCCGAGCTTTAAAAAATTCATTAGCTTACGAAGCTTATATTGATGATAATAATGAATTGGTTTTTTCTTTTGATATTAAGTTTCATGATGGAGAAAAAGATTCTGTGGCAGAGTTTTATTCTTTGTTGAATAAAGGAAAATCACAAGAAGTTAAATCAATGAAATTTGATAAAAATAATGAATGGAAAATTAAGGATGACGAACTTGTTACTTCTGTTGAAGGAGTTGAGCTTAAAATTTCTAAAGATAAAAAAGATGAGCTGTTTAAAATGATAGTAGAGCATGTTAACGAACATTTGGATAACGGTATCGAAAATATTGAAGAATCTTTAAAACGTAATAAATTCTGGTCAGCTTTATACAAAAAAGCGAACCAAGAAAAGATTATTGAATTGTTCAACAAAGAAAAAGAAAGTAATAGTGATAACGTAAAAGAAGTCAGAGAAGAAGCCTCCAAAGTTCTTAGCGAAATCTTTGGTTTAAAAGTGAACGTTTGGTAAATAACTGTTGTGCATGAGGTAGGGGTATGATAGAATACCCTTACTTTAAAATATTAAGAGAGCATAAAATGAATACATCCTTACCTGAAGGTGAACTCTTTGAGAAGCAAAAAAATCAAAGGCAGGAACGTATCGGTACATGGGGTATGCAATACAATGTTTTAAAAAATTCAGGTTTTAAATCACTTATTGAAAAAATGGCAAAACATTTTAATTTGGAATTGGATTTTAAAATCAAAAGAGGTTGGATTTTTGAATATGGGGTTTTCAAAGTAAGAGGCAAGGAAAGTCAGCTATTAGCATTTAAAGAAGAAGTAGAAAATCTTATTTAATGAATGAGGAATAAAATGAAAAAACTAATAACTGTATTCACATTAATGCTTGTTGCTTTTAGCTTTAATGCTACCGCTGAAACAGTAAGTGGTCAGTTTCAAGTAACATTAACGATTGTTCCAACAGAAGGTTGTAGTCAGAAATACTGTGCTATTAAGCCAGAAAAGATTATCAAAGATCTAAAAAATAATAGCAATAAAGAAAATTACAAAATCAGTCAAAATAATGGTGTTATCACTGTTGAATTTTAAATCAAACAGGAATCAAATCATATGAAAAAATATATTATTGCTTTTCTAACCTTCTTTTGTTTTATTGGAATGTCTCATGCTGATAGTAAATTTGAGGTAAAATATTACAATGAAGGAGCGCGTTATTATATTACCTGTCTGACTGAAAGAGGTCAGCATATTACCAACGAGCCAGTTAAAGAAATTGTTGAGATTAAAGATGGTATAGTAAAATACAAACAAATGAATGATGCTTATGGATTCTCTACTGCTGAAAGATGTAATATTAGAGGTCTATCGGGACAATTAGATTAAGTAAAAATAAAAGCCTCGCAAGAGGCTTTTATTTTTTATAAAGAAATTCTTTTGCTTCAATTTCTTTTTTCATTTTATTGAGTTCTATATTTTTAATATCTCGTATAGATATAACAGGTTTAGAAATAATATCACTTATCAATACTCTTTCAGTAGCTGAATAATTCATTGTATCAATAGCTTTCTCAAGATTTATTTTTTCTTCTTCTGTTAGTTTTTTATTAATAACTCTACCTATAAGTGAAAAGTTATTTTTAATATATTTTTTGTATAATTTAAATTTTCTATTATTTTTATATTCCTCAATAAATAAATCATCAAATAAAGAAGCATTTTTTCCGATCTTGAAAAAAAGAATAAAAAATCGGAATAAGAACCAAAAGAAGAATAACATAAATACAGTAGAAAATAAAAGTTCAGATTTAGAAACTATTTCATCAGAAACAACATAGTTCATATAATTAGAGAATAAATTAGACGCCAGATATACTAATAATAATAATATCCCGGAATCAACCAAAACAGAAATACCAGATGATTTTTTAGATTTCATTCGGATTTCTGTTAAATTATTAGCCATGAATACAACAATTTTTTTACCCCATAATATAGATGAACGCTTATAAACTAAATATACATTATCTTTATAATTAAAATCATATTGAGACTCTTGAGGGCAATATACGGTATAAATTCTATCTTTATGGGCTATTTTGTATTCATACTCATTGTCTACAACTTCTTTTGACAATATTTGTCCATGAATATTTTTTCTTATTAACATTTTTACATCCTATATTTTATTTAATGTTATTATTAAAACATATCCGGCTGTAAATTCAATGATGTAAAAAAAAGATTGTGCAAGATAAAGAGAAATGCTACAATGATTGAAATTAATGAGAGGATAAAACATGAAAACAGCATTCCAGATCACTGAAATCACATCAGGTAAAGTGCTTGGCTGTATTGGTAAAATGCAGTTAAAAATGATTAAAGAGCTTATTCATGATATGAGTAAGGATGATGAAATGCACCTTGACTCTTTGCTTGATGGTTACAATAACACTAAGCATCTGTCTCTTGAAGACGTTGTAGCTTTTGGGGCGGGTGATAATACTTACAATTTCGAACAGGTTCCTTATGTTGAGGTGATTGAATAATGAAAAAAGTTATTGCTATTGTTTTTTTAATGATGTCATTTCAATCATGGGCTTCTGCAATTATTCTGAGTGCTGCAGCAGATGCCGCATCTTCATCTAATGAAGAAAGAAGAAAAGTGTGCGAGGTGGTTGTTTCAAACGATAAATCCACTTTTTATGATTGTGGCAATTATGTATTGAGTTACACTCCTCAAGCAGAAGGAAGTAAATCAGATAATCCACAATATTACAGATATTGTCAGAAAAAAAGTGATGGTTCTTTAGCCGGTTGCACTTATTTATAAGGTAAAAAATGAATATTAAATCTGATTTTATTGAAAAGCTTAAAGAAATTATAAAAGAAAATGATCTACAGAAAGGTATGTCTTTAAAAGAAGTTGCCGAAAAAGAAGGATTAATAGAAAAAATTAAAGATATTTCCTTAGAGCTTAAATCGAAAATAGAAGCTATAGTGGCTAAAAATAATATCCTTTTCGATGATAAATATTATACTTTTGAAGATCTTGAGAATATGTGTATTTTAAATAAAGAGCTTTTTTCTTTAGATATTATACGTTTTAAAGTTACTCAATGCCTTTTTAGTGTTTTAAATAATGAAAGTGATGAATATATCAAACTTATTGGTAATAATGATATTTTTTGTAGCATGAAAACTAAAACATGTCGGGAATGTGGCAGTGTATATTATTATGGTTTGGATTTAAAAGAAGCAAAAATAGTTCCATTCAATGATAATCATAACTGCGTAGAAGTTCCAGAAATTATTAAAACAAAAGTAAGAGTAAATGGAAAGATTGGTTTTTCTAATGTTATGAGAAGTTTTTCTTCAGAAATTGATGTTAATGCTCCAAGCATAAGCTCTAAACTTGGAAAGGCATTAGAAATAAAACAATGGGCGAAACATAATATATCTAGATGTTTTGTAGGAGATCAAGATCTTCATATTTGGATGAAGGGTGATGAAATCGTAGTAGGAAACATTTATAAAGATAATGATTACGAAAAAGAAGTAGAAATGATGAAAGATAATGGTTATAGTGATATGGGTCATGTTATTATTGATGCATGGACTATCCATATTTTTAATGGTAAGGCGAAAGAGAATGAAGCAAGTCTTATTATTGATACGCCATATAAAACCGTTATGGTTGAGCACAATCTGAAAACACGCTCAATAAAGATTACAGGATTAAAATAGGAGTCATTATGAAAGATATTTTGAAAAAAGAAGTTACTTACATTACTGACGAAGAAATGTTAGAAACTATTCCTCGTATTGGGGATAAGGTAAAGTTTACCACTAAAAAAGATGATTTATTTGTTGCGGGTGTTGGTAAAGTAAGGGATGTAAAAATAGTTGAACCCGGAAAAAGCTTATTTAGAAGTCATAGGCTTTACGCCATAGAGTGTGAAAATGGAGAATATTACCCTATTCATAGTTTTTACGGAAAAAAACCAGAAGATACCATTTTCCTGTTAGACAATAAAAGAGTGAGTAAAAATGCTCAGATTGCCAATATGGGAAATATTAAAAGAAATCATATTTACACAAATCTGTATCATGAGCAGGAAGCAAAAAGGAACCTTCCCGATGTAGGTCATAAAGTTAAATACACAATAATGGATGATAATAATGTGGTTCATGGAACAGGAGAAGTAATAAGCAGGAGAATTAGAAATGCTATAAAACAAGAAGCTCTTTATGGTATAAAAAATGCTGATGGAAAAGAAATTCAGGTTTATCATAATAGCCCACGAGCACCTGATGAAAACGTAGTAAAAGTTTAAACACCTCTTCGGAGGTGTTTTTATTTTTAAATAATAACGCTATGCAAGAACAAAGGTTTATACTATAATGACTAAACACTAAAGTTAAGAGGATTACCCAATGTCAGGTCAAGCATACGACAGATTGAAAAAAGTCAGCATCGAAGAGACTATGAGTGCAATTGGCGTTCAAGTTAAATATTTTAAAGAGAAAGGATTAGTCGAAGCTCTGAAAAATGGTAATAAAAGTAAAAGAACTATGCTAGACGGAGTAGAAGTTCACTTAACTTCTCTGCGTTTACTAACCTTTTTTCAAAAAGGAACAGTTTGTTCATGTTGCGGTCTGAAAGCTTCTTATTTTGCTTTTGAACGAAATGCTGGTAAAAAAGGTAAGCCAGCACAGGGAAGCTATCACTTAAATCTTTGGGGAGTAAACGAAGAAGGTGATGAAATTCTCTTTACTCATGATCATACCCTTGCTCGTGTGTTGGGTGGAGCGGATGATGGTACCAATACAACAACGATGTGTACTAAGTGTAACTGCGAGAAATCTAAGTTAGAAAAAGTATTAGCTCAAGAAAAAAGAGCAAAAGAAAGAGAAAATATTGCTGCATAATAATTAAAGGGGCTTAGGCCCCTTTAAAATAATAAAATTCCATAGTTAGTCTATTCTTTATCTTCCCTATAGTAAAAAAAGTTGTGCATAATATAAAAATGAAGTATAATGATTGTCTTAATAAATTTATTGGCTTATTTTATAAGGAATAGGATATTGAGTAAAATCTTTTTATTTTTAATGATTATCTCTTTTGGTGTATTAGCAGATAATGATTATCTAAAAATAGAAGCTTCTCATTTAGTTGAAGAAAATGGGAATAGTTTTACTGTTAATCAATACGGAAGTGCTGTAAGATGGAATGATAATTATATTGTTACCGCTAAGCACCTTGATTTTGTTCAAGGGAGCAAATATAAATGCTCTGAAAATTGTGATTTACAGTTCGTGAAATATAAAGGTAAAAGCATTACTCCCAAATGGAGAGAACGTGTACCTTATGAAGATATCACGATTGTTGGAAATAGTCCGGGAAGTAAAACGATTATTTCTAAAGGGCAAGATTTAAATTTAAAGTATTATGTATCAAACACTAAAATAGAAAGTGTGCCATACAAAAAAGAACAAGTTAATGCTCTCGTATATGCATCTAATGCTAAAGTCATACAAGGGCAATCTGGAGGTCCTGTATTTGGAAATAATGGTAATGTTGTAGGTATGGTTGTTGGGAATACTATTTTAACATCAGCAAAAACAGGACAAGAGTTTGAAGTTTCTTTATACATTCCTTATTCAGTGATTGAAAAGGAATGGCTAAAATTCCAAAAGAGGATAAAATAATGAAAGCATATGGTCATTCTCGTCGAGACAAAATCGAATGTAAATATGGTTGCTGTACGACTAAATCTGGCCCTAAAAAGAACTGCCGTGCTGTAGTAGACAAGAGCAATCGTAAAACTGCTCGTCAATCTGCTTTCAAAGAAGTTAAGCATATTATTGAAGAAATCTAAGGAGGTATAATGAAAAACGAATTTAAAGCTGGTGATTCTGTTTTATTTACATCTACTGATTCTGAAAGAAATGGTGCTGTAGTAAGTGCTATTGTAAAAGATGAACTGAGTAGAGATCTTTATGATAAAGAAGATGTTGGCCCAATGTATGTTATTACTACTGTAGATGGTAAGGATGAACATGCATTTGAAGATGAGCTAACTCTACAATAAATTTAAAAGAAGGGAAAAATGAAAATTATTTCTAAATTTCACGATCATTATGATTCAGCAAGTGCTTTTTATGATGATAGTATTTTATTAAAAAGGAAGTCAGAAGTTATTGAGCAGTCGAGCTTAAAAACCGAACTTCCTTATAAAACGATTCAAGTAGCTGCTTCATATGGTCGAAGCGTTGTAGATTCAATGAATCGTATTGCTGCCATAGATTTTCTTTACTTTTGTGGTAAGGTATATCCTCTTTTTTCTATTTTTAACTCCAGCTATCATTTTAAACAGGTTGGTAATGGAAGTGTTAGGATAGAGAATCGTTCAGATGCTATTTATTTTAGTAGTATTCAAGAGCTTATTAATGAGGCAGAAAAAAGAGATATTAGATTTGGTTCTGGCAAGTATGCAGAAGATAAAATTAAAAAGTATGAACAGTTAGTAAAAGATTGTTTATCTGTAGAAATTAAAGCGGATATTTTTAGTGAAATTGGTGTGCCTTACTTTATGACAGAAGGTTGTTCCATTATTACTTATCCGGTATTAAAGAACTTGACGAAATCATTTAAGCTTGATGCTTATGGAATCTATCAAGAGATTGAAATGTATATGGGTGGTGTTCTTGGTTCAAAAGAAAAAGAAACAATAGAGATTTCAGATAAAGATAAACGAGATAGTAAAGGATTTGATAACTATTCATTTAAAAAAAGAAAAGCCTCGTAAGAGGCTTTTTTTATGACTAATGAACTTTATTTTGTTCTTCGATTAACTGAATAACATTTTTAAACATTGGCTCAATACCATAAGGTCTAAAGAAAATATTTTCTCGAATAACAACATTGAAATCATCTTTTGTTTCACTATCCATCATACCTGAAAGTCCAATAGTTTCATAATCCATTTCAAAAATAGGTTTGGCTGTCATAAAACCACTAACTTTAGGATATCCTTGACCGGATTTATCCATTTTATTAGCCAACAAAAGCATAGCAATTTGAATTTTTTGTAGGTTTGCATTTGTTTGCTCTACATCACTACTCATAGAAAATGCGATTTTGTTTGTATTTTCATTTGGGTCTTTACCTGCTGCAGCAAGCCCAAAAGATTGTTTTAAGAGATTACAGAAGATAATAGCACTTTCTTCGTTATCATGATTAACGGTAAGGTTGATATCGTATCTCATTTTAAATCCAAAAATAATCTAACTCCTATGATGTTTTTGATGATTCATTATACTATAAATGCAGGTAAAATCAAAGATATTTTATGCTTTTATAATAATCATAGTTAGCACAATCATTATATAAAATAAAATATAGTAAAAATTTAATATATAAAATAGTCATAAAAACGGATTTTTATACTGATAAAACGGTTGATTTTAATTTATGATAAATGGTAAAATACTACTTTAAACAAGAGGAAGAATGAATGACGAATATGATTGTTTCAATGAGCTTGGATTATGGTCGTTGTGGTAAAGTGAAAGGTGTTTTTCTTGTAAGTAAAGAGGATTTTGAACTTGCTAAAAAACTAAATCCACAAGTCTATTTTGGTGAGATTCTTGGTAAACATTCAGAAGTTTATTGTGATTTTAATGAAATCTCATTTGAGGTAAAAACAGAAGATCAGGAAAAAGTTAACGCACTGATTGAAATGGATATGCATTCTAGTGGTTACGATCCGTTTGAATACCTTGAAAGGCATTCGCCTGAATGGAGAGAAGGTGAAGTAAATAAAGTAGGATAATGTGTAAAATATCACTCATTATCTCTTAAGATCATAGTTAATGTGTAAGATACTGCACATTAACTTGTTTCTCTCTAAAAGATAAAATAAATAAAAAAAACAGTTGCAAGTGACAACATGGAATGTTATATTATGTTTATTGAAGCGAAACATTAAAACTTTTCTTTGGAGAAAAACATGAACGAAGTAAAACTGAACGGTGCTAAGTCTATGGTTATGCAGACTCTGTATGCTTCAAAGACTCAGGTAGACCGTAAGAAAAACGCAAAGCTTATGCGTAAAAATAAGCACAAAGGCAAGTCCTTTGAGTGATAAATGAGAAGGCGGCGAGAGTCGCCTTTTTTACTGCATAAAAAAGAGAATAAAAATGATTACACAAGAAGAGTTTTTAACCGAAGAGTATATCAGTGAAATTTTTAAAACAGGTCAATGGAGTGAACATGGAGCCTGTATTGAGCAATACATAGATGATAATCATGAAGATGATGATTTTCCAGAAGAGTTCAGAGAATATGATGTTCATTTTTTTGATGTTTTAAAGAGTGAATCATTCCAGAAACATTTTAGAGAATGGCTTCCTATACGTTTCAGATATGCTAAAGAATGGTTAGAAAAAGATCTGTTAAGTTGTCGTTCAGAAGATGGTCTGTATACGATTAAAAGAAAGATTTTCTGTAGTAATGAAACATTAAGTCAATGTATTGCGAAAGATATTGATATTGGTCGTTTCTGGACTACTTTACAGCCAGAGGCATACTGTGGCTCATTATCAGAAAGCAATCCTATTGATTTAGTTGTTTATGCGAAAGTATCTTTAACTGATATTGATTTTATTGAAACAATGCGCTCTCGTATGGATTATACTAATGGAGATATGGAAAGCGAAATATATGTTAAGAAAGAATCTATTCCTATTTTTGTAAAGCTATCTTGGATTGATGATAATGAAATAAGAGATATTGATTGTATGACAGAAGCGAGAGAACTCAAGTTAAAAGAAAAAGTAAACAATGTTTGATTGTTATAATAGATTGATGTTATAATGCTTTATAAATTTTAAGAGGCGATAATAATTATGTCTGAAGATAAACGCATGGATAGAATTGTAGTGTTAGGTTCTGGTTGTGGTTCTTTAGGTCAAAGAGTGATGAATGAAATTAACCAGAAAAAGTCAGAAGGTAAACGTATAACTTCTTCTGACATTGAAAAGGCGATTGGTATCAGGCATATTAAAGTCAAAGATCTAAAAACAACGATGGCTAATCCTTTTTATCCAGCCTATCCAAGGCGAGATTACAAAGATTTTACTAAAAACGCCAAACGTTTTCTAAAAGGTCGATAATTATATAAGCTCTGCTCAGGCGGGGCTTTTTTGTTAATTAAAATAATAGGAAAAATAAATGGGATTTTCTAATCAAATGTGTATGTTATCAAACACGCCAATAGAAGAAGGCGGCAAGGTTAAATTATTTTTTCTCGTTGCTGAAGGGAAATATGGTACACCTATTTTTCGTGATAATATTTGTTATCCGTGGGATATTTCAACTGTTTTGGGTGGTTTAAGCATAACAGCAAGATACATTAGTCATAGAGAATATGAGGTTGAAGATGATATCAAATCTCAGTATATTTTATCTATCCTTCGTGAAAATCAAAATAATCCGACTTTAACATTTAGTGATATTTTTGAATCTTTACATGATAATGCGCCAATAACGGTATACCCTCATAAGAAAACTGGATATTTGAGAGTAGGTCTAATACATTTTGATTTATACAATAAAATGGTTAGTTATCATAAAGAAAAGGCATTGAAGGCGATAATGCCACGCTTTGAGCATTACATTGAATTAAGAGACAGTAGAGATATTCCTCAAGACATAAGAGGAAATGAAGATCTAAAAAGCTTTAAAGAATATATGATAGAGCTTCATGCGGGAGGATTAAAGGAGTACGCAACAGATTTAATGTGTGAGCCGGGAAGACATCCATTTGCTGATATTAAGCTAAATTATAATCTTAATGATAGTGAAGCGCTGAATGTCTTACTTGATGATATGGTAATGATGAATATTTTCTTTGAATGTTCTATCCTATTATCTCAAAGGCCATTGAACGATGTTCATTCTTCAAATAAACTAAAAAGAGAGTTATTCAAAAATAGTCATGAAACGCTCTACAACAAGCGTGAAGCAGGTTTCTTTAAAACTCAATATAAGGTGAGTATTCATCAAGAAATATCGTTAAAAGAGATTAGGAAGGCTTTTGAATACGAAAGTTATAGCGATGAACGGAAAGCTATAGAAGAGTTTGAAATAAAGCATACTGGAAAAGAAAAAGTTAAATTAACACCAGATGAAATTAAAGACATTACATTTTTAAAAGATTATATTGAAGACACTGAAATCGAACTCACTATTTTCTTTTAAATGACAATAAAAGCTGTTATACTGGCCCTTATCCGTAAGGGCTTTTTCATTTTGAGGATGTTATGAACTTATACCATATTACCAGTAAAAAGAATGCTGAAAAAATAGCGATAGAAGGGTTCAAGCCCTTGATTGGTAAAAATTCTATGGCATTAGGAGAACCTCACCCAGCAATTTATTTCTTTCCAAGTATGGAAGATGCCGAAGAAGGATTGTCTAACTGGCTTGGAGAACTATTTGAAGAAAATGAAGAAATCAAATTGATAACAGTAAATGGTTCAGGATTGGCTTTACATTCTATTATTAGTTTTGAGGTATTTTCTTTAGAACCAGTATCAAAAGATAGAATCATCAGTATTCAGGATATTTGAGGAAAATTTAATGCTAATGCAAATTCTGCGCTTAGAAATGCCTAATGGTGAAGGTATCTACAGAAATGCTGAAAAAAGCATATGGAAACGTGTAACAAAAGATTTTGAAGATGAGACACTTCATCCATTACCTCATCTTGATCCTAAATTGCGTTTTGATGATTTATCAGATTATCACTATATTTTCGGATTTGAGAGTGTAGAACATTACCATAAATGGGTGTTCAATCCTTATTGGCGCATTCAGCTTGGAAAACTTGGAGCTGTTTTATCTACTTATGAAATTGATTCTTCAAATGTAAGGCAAGGATTATCTCAACTGATTTTTAAAAGAGATAAAGCTAAATTATTATCCCAAGTAGATCCATTTTTCTTTAAATAAAAGGATATAAAATGAATATTAAGCAAGAAATTATAAATAGATTAACATTTTTAATAGAAGAACATGATTTAAAAGAATACATTGGTAAACATCAATTCATTGCTGCTATATTTAATGATTATCCAAATATAAAAAATGAAATAAAAGAAATAGCTAAGGATCTTAATTATAAAGTAGATAATACATTAAATAATAACCTTATTTTTGAAAAACAAAATATTACTTTAGATGATGCTATTAAAAAAGAGTTGATAGCTCCCTCTTTTTTTAAAGAAGATTTTTTCGAAATGATTATTATAAGTATATTCTATAGTTTAATAATGGGTATTTCAAATGAACTTATGGATTTTATTCATGAAAATAAAGTAAAGTCTTCTCATAAAGAACATTTTTGCTGGGAATGCTCTTCAAGATATTTTTATGCTCTTGACCTAGAGAAAAAAGAGTTTGTTGTATACAAAGATAATCATAAATGTATTAATTTAGATAATGAGTTTAAGGTTAAAATAAAAGTTAATGGAAAAATAGGTATTTCAAACTTTATGAGAAGCATTAATCTCCCTATGAATTTTGACGGACCTCAGCTTGGGACAAGTCTTGGTGATTATAACGAAATGAAACGTTGGGCTAAAAAGAATGTTGCTCGTTTTAATGTAGGTAATAGTTCACCGATTGTTTGGAAAAAAGGTGAAGAGATTATCATAGGTAATTTATTTGAGAATGAAAAAGAATATGATTATGAATCCAGTAATAATAAAATGATTTCAGAAGGATATGAAAAAATAGGTAAAATAACAACAGATGCTTGGACTGTATGTATATTTAATGGAAAAGCTAAGAAAGAAGATGCTGAAATTGTTATAGATACATCATTTAATACTGTTCTTATTGAGCAAGATCAATATAAAAATATTATTAAGATTAGCGGAATAAAGTAAAGAGTAAAAGCTCTACTTTAAAATAATTGTATAAAAATAAATCATATATTATACTGGCATAATAAGATAAATGGGTGAGTGGAATAATATGCTAAAAACAAAAACTAGAGTAGAGCTTAAAACAAAATCAAAAAGTTTGAATCATACAATTAAGAGAAAAAGTATACTGAAAACAATAGCTATGGGATTTGCTATGATTGTTGGATCTATTGCTGCGTATGATGTAGCGATAACAGCATCCAATATAAAACATACAACATTTATAGTAGATTATAAAGTAGCAAATGATGCGAAATTAAATGATTACAGCACATTTAAAAAAATGATATCTGCTGTTCCGTATTCTGATGCTGATTTTAAAAGAGACCTGTTAACTTTTGAATATATTTATGGTTATAAAGGTAGTGATAATCCAGCTTTTCAAAAGGCATTTATGTTTAATAAAGGGGACGGAGTTAGTTTAAATAGAATAATGTCAGTTAATATGAAGATAAATAATCCTGTAGCATATTATAGTGAACTAGAAATATTAACCAGAAATCACTCTGAAAAAGAAGTATTCGATAATAGTAAGTATCCAGAGTTTAATAAAAAAATCCAAGAAGTTTATAAGAAAAATACAAAACATAAAGCAGATTTGAATGATGTTGGATTAATGAAAAGTGTGTACAGTAATTTTATTTTGAATGATACTTTTTATTATAAAAGTGATAAAAAGATGTATGATAATTTAAAGCAAATATTAATTGAAAATGGATTTGATGGGCAAACTTTTTTTATAGATAAGAGTTATATAAAAAATATAAAGGATGTTAGTAAGAAAACGAATTATGATTATAATAGTCCAGAAATAAAAAAAGTTTACAAACAAAATGATGAAGTTGTTAATTCAATAAATCAGAGAATAAAAACTTATTATGAGAATGGAAATTATGATAAACTAAAAGAGTTATTTAAAATAGGAAATGCATTTGCTCATATTACTGTAGAAGATCCAGTGAGCAAAATGGCAGGTAACTATGTTTTAGGAACTCCGATTTATATGACTATAGATTATATGATGAATAAAAACGATGTTGATGAAGAAGATAATCCAATAATAAATCAGGCAAAATTTTATGAAAAATATTTTGGAAACTTAACACCCGAAAAGGAAAAGTATTACAAAGAGGGTTATAATTATATATTGTTTATGTAAAAAAAATATAGCAATATTGAAATCTTAGATTATTTAAAAAATAGGTAAAATAATATGTTAAAAACAAAAAATAAAGTAGAGTTTGAAAGTCGATCTAAAACTTTAAATCAAAATATAAGAAAAAGAAGCAAACTAAAAAAAATGGTTATAGGTTTTGCTATGATGATTAGCTCTATTGCTGCCTATGATGTAGCTGTTACAGCAACTAATATTCACCATATCAACTCGACCATAAACTATAAAGTAGAAAATAATGCTAAACTGGATAATTATAATTATTTTAAAGAGCAAATGTCTACGGTTCCCTATTCTGATGCCGATTTCAAAAGAGATTTGTTAACATTCGAATATATGTATGGCTATAAAGGTGGTGATAATCCAGCTTTTCAAAAAGCTTCAAACTTTAAGAAAGATAGTGGGATAATGTTAAAAGCCATGCTATCTCTAAATAGTCAGTATGCCAATCCCGGATTAGTATATAGTGAGTTAAATAACATTACAAAAAATCATTCTGAAAAAGAAGTGTTTGATTATGATAAATATCCAGAATTGAATCAAAAAATATCTCAAGTATACGAAAAAGATAAAATATATAAAAAAACATTCGACGATGTTAACATGAGAAAACAAATGTCTACCTACTTTATGATTTCAACAGATTATAATGCACAAACTGAAAGGCATGTATATGATAATTTAGGGAAGTTATTAGTTGAAAATGGATTTAATAAAGATATTTATTTCCCTGATAAAGATTATTTAAAGAAAAAGAATGACGCATATAAGCAATATGGATATAATAGTAAAGAAGAAAAAAGAGTAGATGAAGAAAACATAGAAATAATTAATACGCTAAATGCAGATATAAAACATTACTATGAGACTGGAAATTATGATAAACTAAGGGAATTGTTTAAAATTGGTAATAGCTTCAGGCATGTAGTAGCTATAGATCCAATCAATGAAGTAGGAAATAATTATAATATAGGACTTCCTGTTTATACAATATTAGACTACGCTATAAATAAAAATGATCCTATGGATAAAGTAATTTCTCAGGCTCAATATGTTGAAAAAAATTGGGGCAGTCTAACGAAAGAGAAAGAAGAATATTATAATAAAGGTTATTTTGAAATTTTATTCAGATGAAAAAGTGAGGAAAAATAATGAAAGAAGATAAAACGGTAAGCAACGAAACAAAAGTTGATGTAAGGATTGCTGTAAAAACAGGGAAAACGGGAAGAGGTAAAGTGCTCGAAGCTAAAGTTTTAAAAGAAAGGCTTGAGGAAAGGAAGAGATTAGGTTTATCATAATAATCAGTATAAAAGACACATTCCGATGTGTCTTTTTGCTTGTTCAGGACTAAGTTTTTTGCTACAATGTTGACATATTAACGATGACGAGAAACCAAAATGTCTAAGCTTAAAGCAAAACTTTTTTCTTTAGTAAAATCCTTCTTTAATGAAGAAATTAATGCTGAAAAATCTATGTCTTTCCGTTTAGGTATGGAAGAACAAAGAGAAACAAGTTTTAAAAGACGTTCTGAAATTAAACGTATAGAAATAGAAATGATGGTGGGTAAGCCAGTTATCTATATTTCAAATGAATGGAATGATCCTGTTGTGGGATTTGGTATTAATACATTTGATATAGGATCTTCATGTGTATTAGTGATTAAAGATTACATCACTGGCAAAGATTTAACAGTTATGTCTACAGCTCATAATTATAGTGACACCTTGTTAAATGCTGTTTTAAAGCTTAATCCATTTGAAGCTGGATCTATGATTTACCATAATCATGATTGGTCATATGAACATGAAAAATATGGTGAATACAGTGGTGAAGAATATCTGAGAGAAAAACTTAAATCATCTGGATTCTTTGAAGACCTTAAAAAGTATGAGGAAACAAAAAATGGCAACAGTAGCGATTGAGTATGGTGTAAGTAAAGATAAAGTTGAACAGATTAAGAATCTTTTGGAAACAGAAGAAAAATTCAATGTAAATTTTAATGGTGAAGTGTTTCAGATTGAGCGCGGTGATTTCACCGAAATTAAAACTAAAAGTAATGATGCTTCATATATTAAACTTTTAAACAAAATCAATAACATTATTAGCCAATAAGGATAATTAAATGAAAGTTTGGATCGATGACGAACGCAACCCTAAAGATTATCTTTCAGAAAAAGATGCTGAAAGTGTTATTTGGATTAAAGAAATTCGTGAAGCATTGAATTTATTTCTAAAAAAATCAGAAGAAATTGAAGTTTTATATCTGGATTATTACATGGATAGTCCTGTTATTTTTGGTTCTGAATTTGTTTTCTATGCAAAACGCGGTGGAAAGAAAATGTTTCCTAACCTGAAAGCTATTTATCTTCATTCAAACGATGATGATGCTATTGATGAACTAATGGAGTTAGCTCCAAATTTAGAAAATCAAGGAATTAGTCTCGAAGTTGCGCCTTATCGTAATAAAAAAGGGAATCGCCGTGGATAATAAAAATATTTGGATTGATGACACTCGTGATCCGCATCACTTTTTACCAAAAGCAGAAGCGGATAATGTTGTATGGTTAAAAAATATTCGCCCGGCGATTCGATATGTATCAGAGCATTCAAAAGAAATTGAAGTATTATATCTTGATTATTATATGGATGATAATTTTCTTTTTGGTTCTGAGTTTGTTTACGAGGTTTTATACAGTGGAAGAGAAGAATATCCTCTGTTGAAAACTATTTATCTGCATTCCAGTGATGATGATGTTATTGAAGATTTAATGCAATATGAAGAAGAATTTAAAGAAATGAATATTTCTTTAGTTATTGCCCCTTATCGTAGAGATTGTTAATCAGGAGTTATAATGAAAAAAGTATATGGTAATACAACCAAAGATATTGAAACATTTAAAAATATCAAAAATATGAATATTTATTTTGAACAAATAACTATGAGAAAAGCATTAGCTAGAAAAAAGAAAGAGCCTCCCGTTACCTTCATGTTTTATAAGAACTTTTAGTTTATTTTTTCATGATTTTTTGCTTGTGCATGACCACGTTTTTTGATAAAATAAGTCATCTAAACGAATGAGGATTAACGAATGAACATGAAAGTAACAGAAGCAGATCTCATTGCTCGTAAACGTGCTGAAGCAGCTTGCGCTATTGATGGTCATAATGCTGTTATTGCTTATTGCGAAATGACTAAAGATCGTGTTAAAGACGTTGAATACAATGCCAAAACTCGTGATTTCGTAAAAGCTATTGCTGCTGAGTTATCTGAAAAATATTCTGATTTTCGTAGTTACATGCTGAAAAGCTGTAAAAAAGTGGATTTGATTGCAACGATTGTAAAAGTATGTGATCGTACAATTGATATTGAAAATGAAAGAATGGCAAATACTTTAGCTTCTCTGGAAAAAATTAAAGAAAGAGAAAAAGAACATGCTATTTATGAATCTCGCCGTGCTCTTGTTGATCGTGTAATGCCTTATGAAAATGAATACATTAAAAGTTCTGATAATGCCCGTAAAGCTATTCGTGAATGGGATTGTCTGATTGGTTGTATTGAGAGTGGTCATATCACAGAAGAAAACCTTCATGAATATGGAATTGATTTGTCAGTTCCAGCAGAATAAAATGAAAAAAGCCTCTTCGGAGGCTTTTTATTTAAGATATTGCGGTAAATCTTTTCCCAACTGGACTAAAATTCATTTTTCCCCAAACAGGAAAAGCAAGAAGAAATTCTTTAGCAAACTCTTCAGTGCGTTGGAAAAAGGTATCGTCATCTTTGACATCAGGAACATCCCAAAGCTCCCCTTCATAAAAATGATCACGAACTTCACTATTTTTGTTATGAATTAAAAATAAAACTGCACTATATTCATCAACAATTTCTGTAGTTAGATAAACTCCATATTTTTTTGCTATTTCACGACTTTTTGGTGCATCAATGTAAGTTTTTTTTACATGTTTGGCATAATCATATATATCTTCCTCTTCATCTCCACCACCAATATTAACAAAACGATTAAGTGTTGCACTAGTCCAAAGTCCCATATTTTATTCTCCTATTTATTTTATTTGAGTTATTTTTGTATAGATATAGTATTTTATTTTTCACAAAAAATAAAATTTAAATTTTAAACAAATTGTAATATTGAATAATGCTTATTGATAATATAAATTTACTTTTTTATTTCTATGATGTTAGAATATATAAATTAAATAAAAAATGAGGTTTAAATATGAATAAAAGAATCGCATTAAGAGGAAAAAAGATAAATAAAATAGAATATATTGGAGTTCCATTATCTCATGATGAAATTAAAAGAAGACAAAAGATAGTGGATGAAAATAAAATAAAGGTTTTATCTAACACATCAGGTATACCATTAAATATATTAAAAATATTTTTTCCTGATTAAATAAAAAATCTATTATTGTAAAAAAACTTGTACAATATAGCATACTTTGCTATTATTCTTGTTAGGGAGTTCGATACTCTTTCACAAACACCAAAAAAAGCCGTGGCAAGCTGATAGATGCGCGAATGATTCGAATAAGGGATAATAGTAGAGCGCATAATCCAGTATCCCTGAGAAACCCGAAGCGGCTTTCATCCATAAAAAACCTAAAAGGATATCCAATGCGAATCAATAAAACCTATAACTTAGGATCAGATGAAAACATATCCAATCATATCCTTGAAGGAAATGTAGAGGTCTCTTGCATTTCTCCATTTTTAAATAACCTCTCGTTCAGTCTGACTGAACTTAAAAATTTTCACGAAGTAGAGCCAGAATACATTCAAGTTGATTTTGATAGATGGCAAAAAATTGTAGATAACAACAAAACTTGTTTAGTTGCTTTCTCTGCTATGCGAGAATTAAAGAATTTTGCAAAAGATGATATTTATTTTGAAGATAATGGGGTGTTAAGCATTTCTTTCCAAAAAGAAAAGCAGGGTAAAGATAAAGCGTTAGCTGTGGCATTGATGATGCCTTTTGGTATTATTGAACAAAAAGAAAAGGTAGAAGCAGAAGATAAATCAAAAGTAAATTCTGGATGGGTGCTTGAAGAAGGAGCTTTAATAGCAACAAGTTTTGGAATGAAAATTATTATTGAAGAACCTTTAAAGATTAAGATTTTTTCAATGATTTCAGAACACGTCAATCAGTATATCGATGCTGTTGAAGAAAACGTAGAAAGAACATTAAATAAATATTCTCCATTCCTTCGCTTGATGAAAGTCCAAGAACACATGCCAATAATCAGGGAGATTGTTGAGGAAGTTTATAAGGAAGAAGCTGGTTATTATTATGATGAGAATAAAGTTGGTGATTTAATGAAAGATGTATTAGGTATGAAAAATATCCAATGCATTTAACTTTTTTCTATAATAATAATAAGGTTTATCATGACTAATACCAGACAAGATAATATATATATGCATGCTCATGGATTTTGTAATATTTTTGCTATCTATGCTTCAAAAATCAAAAAGCTAGAATGTCATGCTATTATTCGATATAGTGATGAGACCATTGACGATATAGGAGAAGGATTTCCTATACTGATTCATGCTTTTCTCAAAGTAAATGATAAGTTAGGCTTTGATGCTTATGGTTTTAGATCTATAGAAAAAATTTACAACGACTATGGTGAGCCAGATGATTACACTTATCATTTGATCGAAGATGCTTATGACTTTCTATGCGAAAAGAGCACAAGAGATTGTTTTGGAACTCTTTCACCATATCAGATTAACAAGCTGACAATACCTTTAATAAAGTCTTATTTTCTTAAATGAAATGATAAAATTAGAAAAGCCAATACTAGTGTATTGGCTTTTATGTTAGATATAACGTTTTAAGTTATACTTCTTGCATTTTTGACTCAAAAATATTTAAAAAGGCACGACGTTCAGAAGGACGATATAAATCAAACTCGTATTCTTGTGAGTTAGCCCAACGATCAAAATCAGATTTTGAACAACTAAATTGAGCAGAACCATTATCAAGAAAACGAATCAAACAACTTCCAAAATCAAGTGAATAACGTTCTTCTTCGCTAATACCTAACCATTGAAAAAGTTCTTCTAATGGCATTTTAATATTTTTACGACAAATCTCAAAAACACTCATTTCAATTTCATTTTTCATACACGATTCTCCAATTAAAGTTTAATTAAAGAGTCGTTAGCTCAGTATGATTTTTTACATCAGAGCTATAATAAAATAGATGAGGTGTGAGAGTCAATAGATTTTTATAGTTTAATAAAACAAATAGTTGTTGTACATCTGACACATTCTTGTTATACTATTTTTTGATTTTATGTTTCTAACTATAACTTTTATCAGGAGTTTTTATGAAAAAAATATTTATGGCTTGTCTTATCTGTGCATCAATTTTTGCTTTATCTGGTTGTGAAAAGAGAACCGAAGAAGCAAGCAGTAACTTCATTTTACCCGAAGGTATGAAAGATTGTGTTATTTATAAAATGAATAATGAAAGTGGTATTGTAATCTATGCTATCCGCTGCCCTCTTTCAACTACAACTACAACGATGTTAGGTAAAGTAAATAGTCAGGTAGTAGTAACAGAAGAAAAAACTAAAGTAGAAACAGCTCCAGTAAAACCTAAAGAAGAAATTGTTGTTAATGGCAAGCATTTTATTGAGAAATAAGAAATAGCATAAAAAGAGTTGTGCATAATAATAGAATCAGCTATAGTGGTTTTATAGAGATAGCTAATAAAATCTGATTTTGAGGAAAAATAAATGATTAGTATTCATGAGTTTAAAAATGTAAAACAGTTTGAAGAAGCTATAGAAAAAGAATTTAAAAAGAAAATCTTTCCAATTTCCAAAAAATGGGTCGTAGGTGGTCAAGAAGGAGGTTCTTGTTGGAATGCAGATCATCATCATTCAGTTTCAGCCGAACCAGAGCCAGAAGATCCAATGGTATTTATTGAATTACTTGAAATGGTTTGTCCAAACTTAACATTTTTACAATTTAAAAAGCTTGAGCAGAAATCATTATGGGATATCAGTGAAAAAACTAATTATGAATATTATGGTAACTCCACTGATTATATGATTAAAAAGTTGAATACTCAAAATCTGTTTGATGGTTTAAAAGAAATTATACCAGAATAAAAAGGGTTTAATATGAGAAATATTAAAGTTGTTTTCTATGTTGGTTTACCCGGATCAGGGAAAACAACTTTATTATCAAAAATAAAAAAAGGTTTTGTCATTGATGATTTTTCTTTAAATATTGACAAGTTAAATGCTTTCAAAGCTTCAGAAGAAGAAACCCTATATATTGCTGATCCAATGTTGTGTACGGTAACTATGGAAAAAGCAGAAAGTTCTTTAAATAAAATGTTATTGGGATTAATGATAAAAGAAACAGAATGGATTTTTTTCGAAAATAATTTAGAAAATTGTTGGTATAACGTTGAAAACCGTAACGACAATAGAGAAATTAATAAAGGTTTTATGGAGTATTTATCTAAAAAATATAAAGAAAATTATAGTTTAGAAAATACAATTGCTGTATATAAAAAGGATAATTGAAAAAGTTCTTGCACTACAGATAGTGTTTTGCTAGAATCATTTCTGTAGTGACAAGTAAAACGTGTCTTTGTAGCTTAACGGTAGAGCAGGAGTCTCTAAAACTCTGGATGTGGGTTCGATTCCCTCCATTGACACCAAGAATAGGAGAAGCATAGGCACACATTTTCTTAGCTAGCGCTGGTGAAGTTAATGTGGAAGGTAGGTATCCTTTGGTCTATGAATAAAGAACAATGTTGAGTCGCTCTCAATAATGTTATTTATCAAGTGAGGTTCGATCCCTCTACTCCTGCCATATTGCTCTGATGGTGGAATCGGTAGACGCGGCAGACTCAAAATCTGTTACCGAAAGGTGTGAGGGTTCAAGTCCCTCTTGGAGCACCAAATTATGTATTTAACTTCCGGGGTACATCTAGGGTGACTTCCGGGGTAAAGTAGAAAAAGTTGTTGATTTTAAGCAGTCAGTAACCCCGCCCTGTCGGACGAGGCTTGAAAAAGAAAAACCAACTGGTTTTCCTGAACAAGTCTGCGACTTGAATTAACTGACCAGCCTTAGTCTGTGAAACGGTGAGTTTTACAGACTACGTTAAAAAATAGATGACACCATAGGATGCTTCTCCAGTCTTATGCAATGTCGTAATACATTAAACATTTCTTTGGGGTAAGGAAAAGTGTGTTTTACATGAAATGTTTTTTAACTTTGGCGAGGAGATAGCTGGAAAAATGTAGCTCACGTAGTGAGTTGCATTTAATAGCCAACTTTATGGAAGACCATGTTTTTCATAAAAGGTAATAAGGTAACTTATTTTTAGTAATAAAGGATATAAATGAACAGAGTTTTTGTATTAAGTAAAACAGGTAAGACGTTGATGCCCTGCCATCCGGCAAGGGCAAGACAGCTATTGCATAGCAAAAAAGCTGTAGTTAAGCGTCTTTATCCTTTTACTATACAGTTAACTCAGCGTTCAAACGGATATATACAGCATGTTGAACTCAAGTTTGATCCGGGTTCAAAACAAACAGGTATAGGTCTGGTTTTACATGGGAAAAACAGGCTGTCTGCCATATTTGGAAGTGTGTTAACTCACCGTGGGCAGGAAATAAAAAGCAATTTAGATAGTCGGCGTATGATAAGAAGGGCCAGAAGAAACCGTAAAACCCGCTACAGACAGGCACGGTTCCTTAATCGTGTAAGAAGTAAGCATAAAGGATGGTTGGCTCCATCCGTCCAGAGCCGTGTGGATAATATAGTGGAATGGTCCAAGCGTTTAATGCAACTATCTCCTGTTGGTTTTATCACTGTTGAATCAGTTAAGTTTGATATGCAGAAGATGGAAAACGCTGCAGTTCAAGGAGTGGAGTACCAGCGTGGCACGCTGTTTGATTATGAAGTAAAAGAATATTTGCTTGAGAAATACCATTATAGCTGCGTCTATTGTGGAGTTAAGAACGTACCATTTGAAAAAGAGCATGTTATCCCACGTAGCCGTGGCGGGAGTAACAGAATAAGCAATCTGGTGTTATCCTGCAGGTCATGTAATGAGAAAAAAGATAACTTACTAATAGAGGAATTTTTAAAGGATAACCCGGCGTTATTAAAAAAGATAAAGGCACAGTTAAAAAGTTCGTTAAAAGATGCGGCAGCAGTCAACATAACCCGAAAACAAATCGTAAAAGAACTGTCTGCTTTAAATGTGCCTGTTCTGACGGGAACGGGAGCAGAAACGAAGTATAACAGAGTAAGTCAGGGATATCCTAAAGAACATTATATAGATGCGTTGTGCACAGGCACAACGGGAGCGAAGGTATATATACCATCTAAGTTAAAACCGTTGTTGATTAAGAAGGAAAGAAGAAATAACAGGCAGATGTGTCTGGTGGATAAATATGGTTTTCCAAGAGGAAAAGCAAAAGGACCTAAAATAGTACATGGATTTAAAACAGGCGATATAGTGAAAGCCGTTGTATTGAAAGGAAAGAAAAAAGGTGTATATAAAGGAAAAGTGGCTGTAAGGTCAAGTGGTAGCTTCAATATAAACGTAAAACAAGGAAGAGTAGAAGGTATAGGCTGGAAGAACTGCGTAATGCTGCATCGGTTCGATGGGTATAGCTATACCTATTAGTTAATATGCATAGACCCCGCCCCAAGGGGCGAGGCTTCGATATTTCGGTGAAGTTGGTATATTGTAGTTCTTGAAGCAAAGAAGACTGGTTAAAACTCTAGCTTTTTATTATTAAGTGGATGAAGTCCCGGACTGACGGGAAAGTGTAAGACCTGATGGGAAGTAGATATCGCTGGATGTAATCGGTTAAGTAAGCACGTTGTAATCCAGCACTGTCCCAATAAAGCTCCTGTGAAATCTTCGCCCCGGTGAGACTCCGGTGTTAACTAGCAGGTGTTATAGACAAGCTGGAGATCAGTGCCAGCCATCCTAAAAAATAAGAAAATAGTAAAAAAGTAGTTGATTATGAGTTTGGGTTTTGGTAAGATGTAGTTCTTGAGGCGGCAATGAGTAGTAATGAAATTCCACTACATTGTCTGTAAAGAGCAGAACTTTGAAGCCTCCTTTAATAAAATAGAAAACCTGACCGCTCTGCGATGCCGTAGGGCGAGTGATTAGGATAAGGCATACTGCGTTTCGTGGGTGTTTTGTTTAAAGGCGAGAGAGGAATAATCATAAGCTCTCAAAACAATGTCGTATTAGTTTAGTGGTAAAACAGAAGGCGTAGTCCGAAAACGTAGGTTTAATTCCTACACTGTCCCAAAAGGAGAGTTGGCTGAGTGTTATAGCGCGGATAGTAGTTCTTCAAGTCTCAGGTTCGATTCCTGAAACGACACCAGATATTAGTAGCTAATACTATTATCAAAAAGAAGTAAGGTATTAAAAAGCTATTCAAGAGCACCCTCGTTTTAACATCAGTCTCGTAAACTGATTAGAGTTAAGCGATTAGCAGAGCAGCATGTTCTGTCGAAATACGTGAGATAGAGTTAACTGGTAGCCCTTCATTGACGCGGATTCGCCTCTGCTGAGAAGATTATAAGTATTATTGCGTGATACGATGACTAAACTACCTATATGTTAACAAAGCTTGAATAGTTTTAAATTAAAAAATATCAGCAGTTGTTGGAACCAGTGAGGCGTTCTCCGAGTAATCAGGAGCGTAAACCTTACACCAGTCAGGTTCAAATCCTGATGCTGATACAAGAATGCGTTCGCGTGTTCAGTTTCTGACTAAGGAGCGATGACTCCAACCTAATTGCCAGTTAAATGTTCTGGTAGCTGGTGGAACAGCAAACAAAAAGTTACGTTTCTAAATAAAATAGACGGGAACGGGAAACTTAAAGCTAATGTCTAGATGGGGCCAGTTTTAGAATCTGGCATGTAGGTAAATCAGATTTCTTCCAAAGTAATTGGATTTACCAATCAAAAATACCTGATGTTGCGATCAGGGGCATTTTTATAAAAACGAGAGAAATCGCTGAGTGTTTGAGATATTTAAAGCCTCAAACTTCCTCGAACGCCACAAAATTTAAGTTGTGGTCCTTGCGTTAGAAATATCTGCGGGATAGCTTTTCCAAAGTGAAGTTTCTCAGCCGTCCAACTTGATAGCCCGAATGTGTACGCTTTGCTCGATCCAAAAGGATTCTTGTTTAAAGATAATCATTCATTATGGGCAAATGATAGGGATACTGTCGTTTCGACGGGAGTTATTCAAGAATTAGTGCTGTTCTTTAAACTAGCACTCGCTTATAGGGTACTCACTATAAGTGTAAATTAATGAGTATAGCTTATAACTGTAGCATAAAAGGTTATAAGCGAATATTATCTGAATGCAGGTTGATTGCTATAGCGCTTGACGTAATCAATAACAAAGTTGGGGTGAGACTCCCCATCTTTTCAAAAGGAGGTATAGTGTCTTGCTTCTTTAAATCGACACTCTTGCCATAGAAAGGTTACTCGCTATGGAATAACAAGAAAAGAGGATGTCTTAGCCGGACTGAAGGCTTAGCGCCAGCCTGTTAGCCTATTAGGGCTGGATTGCGAAGTAGGAAAAGGCAGGTTGTCTTCAAACCGGTGTAGAAGGCAATATCGGCTCCTTTTCTAATTGGAAAGGAGTTTTATTTTACAAATACATAGACGTTAATCAGTTGTTTTGTGGGAAGCCCGTAGCTGCTTCTGATCAGAAGCTCTCACTAAAAAGATTGTAAAAGTTGTAAGTTAAGATGGTCCAGACCTACGGGAGTGTTGCCCTTGATCAGGCATTAATGGTTCGAATCCAACGCTTTTACAATCACCTCACTACCGTTTATTTCACTTAAAATTCCCTTCATTATAAATTAAAATAGATTTTACTTTTTAATAAGAATAGTGTTTTATTCTAAAAAAGGAGAGTGAGTGTATGACTATTTTAAATATTTTAGAGCTTGAAAGTAAAAAAGAGATTGTAAAAAAAGAATTAAATAAAAAGAATGGCGAAATTATTACTTTTTCATTTTTTAATGAGAAAGAGGATACGTTTTATTTTATGATCACTGGATATAATGTAGATACATATCATGATATGAAAATAATAACATTAAAAGACGATAAAATAGAAAAGTATGATAATTATGCCCATCTTTTAAGTCTATCAAATAAAGATGTTAGAGATTTTATAAATAAAACGATAGAGAAAAATATAACTGTTTTGATGTATCCAAGAGTAATAAAACCATTAGAAATATATTAAATAAAAATATCCAGCTATAACAAGTATTGTAACACCTAAATTCATGATAATAATTAAAAAAAGAAAGAAAAAAGAGTTGTTTTTCATAAAAGTTTTAGCTATAATGTTTTCATTGGTTAGGGCGTGACGGAGTGCTTTAAGTAGTGCTGGGGTTCAAGTCCCTACATAAACTAATCATAGGAAAAGACTAATATACATCCCTATCAGAGATAGGCAGTGTTTTCCGCAATGCTCCGGTGGCGAAATTGGTAACCGCATTAGGTTTAGGTCCTAACGCCGCAAGGTTTGTCGGTTCGAGTCCGACCCGGAGTACCAAACTCAAAAGAATAACAGGTGAGACTGATGCTGTTATATCTTCATTTTTCTGTCTGGTTTGAGTTCCAAAAAGACAGACGGGTATAAATTCGCTGAAGACGAAAAGGAATGCGAATGTTGACTGGCAACTTGAACCAGTAGGTGACAACCTTCACCGTTAACTTAGTCAGATGGTTACAGTTAGTTTAGAGTGTTTATTCGAGTGCCGTCGAGCAATCTCCAAATGCTTAAAACTAAGAGAAGAACGTAGCTATGGCTAACCACCAGATGCTATAAGCTATAGCCACAAGATAAAGGCCCACTTCAAGCCGTGGTTGAAAAATTTATTAGGGAAGTATAGGGTGGTTCCTTGTTCCCGATTTCTGTTAGCTTTATTATATGTAACTATTTCTGGTATATGTGATATAAGCTCTCAGAGCCAAGTGAATCCGTAAGCTAATACGGTATGGTTGAGCAGACATGATGCTGTTGATATTATTATCCGCAAAACGAATTTGCAACTCGTAAGCGTCTCCATAAACGGCAGTTAAGTAGGAGAATTAGCCCCTACCACTTGTAACTTGAAATATCTTAAAGGAACATCTACGACTTTAAGGTAAAAATGAAGTAGAAAAGAGGAAGTTGGTTATACCATCGTGTAAAAAATCTTGTTTATTTAGTATCAGGTCATTATAAAGCGAACAAAAAATGACTGAGAAAAGGGACTGGCCCTGACGGATTTTGCGACGAATCGTGAAGCTTCCTCTAATTTGAATATTTAAATAAATTAATAGTTAGATAAAAATAAGTTGGCGTTAACGCGCTATCGTAAATGACTGAGGCAAGTATTTGGTAATCACAAAAGCGAACAAAAGATTACAAAGAAAAGCACACTCTACGACGAATCGTAAAACTTAATATTATTTTAAACATTTGAAAATGTTTGTGTAGCTCCTGCCAACATGGGGCATTAGTCTGGAACAAGCGAAACCGGGGATGACTATAGCCCGGACCATTGGTTGTTGGATAGCTGGACACTATGACAGGCGATAAAACAGGTAGCAATACCCTATTGTGTAGGCTGTTAAGGGCAGGTTCAAATCCTGCGGCAACCACCACCTCAAACTATGAGAGGTTTTAAAATGAAAAAAATCACTCTACATCTAATAAAACAGTTTTTCTCAAAAAAAGATTCCCTAAGAAGTTATAATGAACAACGCTTGTTTAAAGCTCTAAAAGAAAATCAAGGAACTTATACAATTAGTAAAGATGGTATCGTTAAGCTTGATTTAAGCAATCCATTAACTCAAGAAAGAATAATTGAGCAAATAAATAAATGTGGAAATATTAAAACAGAGAGAGCTTAGACTCTCTTTTTTGCGTAAATAAATAGATTGCAAGAGATAACAACAATATGTATAATAGCTCAACATTAATCTAAAAAGGTAAAAATAATGACTCTGACCGTAGTAATTAAACATAATGGTAAAGTAAATAAAGCAGGTAAGTTGAGCGTTATTGATGAGCAAGGAAAAACATTGCTTTCAAAAATTCCTGTAGCAATCCCATTAAAACTAAGCAAGAGTTCTTTAGAATATAGCTGTATGGCTAAGGTAATGTCTTTTAATCTTAATAGAGACTTACTTAAAGAAACCTTTAAAGATATCGAAAAAGATAAAACGCAATATAAGAATGCGTTTAATGATTTTACAGAAAACGGTATCAATAATAGCTTTATTGTAGCTAATACTATTGTTATTGCTTGTGATCAAGTATTGGTAAATGATGAAACAGCTTTCATTATTAAAGATAAAGATTTTAAAACTTTAGTATCTATTCTTTCTCAAAGTGGTAAATCTTTTAAAGTTGAAGTAAAACATTCATCGTTTATGTTCTTCTTGGAAGATGTTTCTGATTATCAGGTAAAAAATGTACAAGATTTTTACTTCAAAATGCAACAAGAAGAAGTAAATCTTTCAAACAAAGTTAAAGTTCTGAAAGAAAAAGAACAGCAAAAACAGAAGATTATTACTAAAGTTTCTCAAAAAAATGTAGTTAGTCAGAGGAATAATTTTGACACTGATCCACTAAATGACCTACTAGCTTTTTATAATCCAGAGTTGGCATTAATGTTTAGACCACATTCTACTCTTGCGTGGTTCTTATACTTTAATGATTTAGGTGATAATATTAATCAACGTATTATTGATGATAATATCCATAATATTTCCGGTTTTGAAAATGTGGCATCAAGTGAAGTACGTCATAATCCAGAGGGTTACACTGTAAAACTTTTTGATGATGTAAATAAAACTAATGAAATTGGTGTATTGAAGTTTGATACAGCAACTAATTCATGTGAGCTGAAAACAGAAACAGGTGAGAAAAACATTATTGTCCCTGATGAATCAGGTAAATTGAATGTTTCATTTGTGTCTGAAAATGGTAGTTCTACAAGCCTTGAAATGGTTCAAAATGGTGATAACTTTATTGGTAACTGGCATACAAATCAGGTAGGAGCCGCTCTTGGAGCAGGGTTTACATTGGATAGCTCTTTTGATTTTTGTTCTAATGTAGGAAAAGCAAATGATCTTTCAGGTTATCTATATGTTCCTGATAAGGAAGTAGAGCAAGAAAGTTTTGTAGCTCCTGCAGAGGTGGAAAAAGAAGTTATTAATCATCAAGCAAGCGTTGTTGAAGATAATAATGTATTCAACCAGACAGTAAGCCCTAGCCATGAACCTGTATACGAAAGTCCAGTTCAAACATCAGCAACAGATAATAGTTCTTGGGCGAGTGCTGATCCATATTCAAACTAAAAAAAGAAAAGGGAGCTACGCTCCCTTTTTTGTTATATGTTATGCCTATCTTTAACCTCATTATATTTTCTTCCCTCACTATCCAAAATATCTTTGTCCCAATATTGTTCTAATATATTTATCATTTCTTCTGGCAAAGGATAGACTGAGAATAAGTTATGGGCATTATAGCAATGATGTATTAAAGGCCATTTTTCACAACGAGCTAAATGAACAAACTGAGGTGTAAATAAAATATTAGGATCAGAGCCTTTTTCCAATAAAAGTTTCAGACCTGATATTCCATGCTCTAAATGACTTTGCCATACTCCGGGACAATAAATAAAATTAGTTAAAGCAGTTCTTCCATATTTGTCTTGAACATTAACATTAATGTTCTTATGCGTTAAAACATAAGCTATTAAATCATTTGATATAGACAAGTCATAATTATATGGATTTAAAGTAAGTAAGTGAAGAATGGTGCTACCTAAATCTGTTAATGGTTTATTCGGATCAAGAGAACTCCAATTAAGATAGGAACATCCCGCATCTAATAGTATTTCTCTAATGAAATCTTCTTCTGTCCATTTAGATTTTTTACGTGCCAGCTCTAATGATATTGTATTCATAATAACCTCTTGTATTTTATTTCATCATTTTATAATAAAGTTTTTAGTTAAATCAAAAATAGAAAAAACAATATTTTATTTTGTGATAATGGATGGGAAAATGCCTGAAAGAGTTGCAATAAAAAAGCCTGCTTCAGCAGGCTTTGAAAATAACATTAAGAATAAATAACTTTAAGATAACGCTCAAGCATAAGTTTCATAGAGAAGTTTTCCATAATATGCTTATATGCGCTCTCTGCTCTTTCTGAGACTGTTTTGTAGTTATAAACAGTAAAAGACATAGCTTCATGTAATAACATCGCATCAGGCGTTTCAGGAAGCAGAATACCTGTCTCATTATTGATTACTTCTTTGGTGCCACCACTGTCATTTGTAATACATGGCAGTTTACAAGAAGCGCTTTCTAAAACCATATTAGGAGAACCTTGATGAGTTCCTAAAATAATAATAGAGTGGTAATCTTTCATGATGCTGCGAGGATCATCAATATTCCCCTTAAACTGAACAACTTCATTTTTAATCAAATCTGAATAATCAGAGCATAGCTTTTCGTAATAAGAAATATTATATGGTTCAACACTACCATAAAAATCAATACAAACATTTTTATTTACCTCATACAGCTTTCTAAAAGCTTGTAGGATAGTCTCAATATGTTTGCTTTCAGTAATACGTCCACATACTAAGAATTTAAATACACCATCAACACCGGAGAGTGTTTTTACATATTCAGGCATAACAGGAACACCATTAGGAATAATAACAGTATCTTGTTTAAGATGTTTTTTATAATCTTGGTCTAAATGAGAGTTATCAAATTTAGAAACAAAAGTCTTAATGTTTTCAAAATACGTTTCTTTATTGAAGTAAATAGCTTCTTGGAACGCAATCTGATTATCCATTTCATTAAAACAATAATCACCGGGACTAACATCGATAATATCTACATAATGTCCAGCCAGTTTGCTTAACAGGAGTTTAACTTTAGAATCGACATTCCAAAGAATAATACGATTAATTTCATTTTCAAAGATGTATTTAAGAAGGTTTGAGCCAATAGTAAAAACATCGATATGAGAATGACACAAATAATGTTCAATCTTTTTATCAATAATCTGCTTATAGAAGCCTGTATAGTTAGACTGATTAAGAAGGATTAATGGGATATGGATATCATTATCCTTCATTTCTGAAAGAAGATTAACTAAAGAGCGTTGAGCGCCACCTAAGTTTAAATTCGATGTCAAAAAAGCGGGCTTGATTTCTTTATTTTTCTGTTTATTTGGAATAAAGTTAAACAAAGACCAAACATTATGACTACCATATGTAATGTGATTGATAAGATTTTTATTTTCATCATTCATTGTGACACGTTTAGAATGATTTTCTTCAATAAGCGTAGCAATATGCTCTACAAGTTTTTTATACTCGTAAAGTTCTTGAGATTTATCATAATCAACATCATCAGAAGTTAAATCAATGCTAAGAGTTTTGGTATCAATGTTATTTAAAGCTTCTGGAATATCAAAAAAATGAAGTTGTTTATTATTATCAAAAATTTCTGATTGACCAGAAACATTTGATACCACCATTTGTAAGCCGTTCATAATAAACTCTTGTGTTGCCATAGATAGACCTTCAAAATGGCTAACATTGAGGCCAATATCAAACATATTTAACCATTCAACAGCATTATCTTTAAATCCCGGCAATGTAATATTTTTTTGAACATTAAGAGTATTTGCCTTTTTAAGGATCTCAAAGTAAACAGGCATGTTAGACTGTTCAAATCCACCAAGAATAACGAGTTTATAACGTGGATCTTTTCTTGATAAGTGAGCAATAACATCCAGAGCTAAGAAGTAGTTTTTTTGTAAACAAATGCGCCCTGTCATACCAATAACAATATCGTCATTTTTAAACTTCAAATGATGGCGATAAGTATCACGAGTTTTAGGGTTAAATTGAAAATGCTTATAACTAATCTGATGACGAACAGTGAAGATTGTTTTATCAGTTACTTCTTTGAGTTGTTTTGTTACATATTTGCAAACGGAAATCAAAGAAATAACTTGAGGATGATTAAATACTTCTTCTGTATTACTCCAGCCTTTTTTATCATTATGAATAACAATATGAAGGTTTAGACCTAAGCTAAAAAGATAATGAGAAATCTTATCATTGATTAAATGGCAAACAAGAGGCTTGCCATCAAAAGCAACCTGTTTTAATAACATTTCACCATTCTCAATTTTATTGTTCAGGCGAACAATATTCACATTTGGAGGAATGGAATGTTCTTGATTTTTATCATAGATAACAAAAAGTGTGACTTTATGTGGTGCTTTCTGATAAAAGTTAGCCCACAATTGGTCAGATACGATTTTCTCTGCGCCACCAAGATTAAGGCTTGTCAAAAGAATGTAGATATGGTCTTTTTCTTCTTTGAAAGCTGGAAGCCAAGATTCTTGATTGATAATGTTATTCATTTTTCCCGTTTACCGTATGTAAGAATGAGTAGCTATTATAACAACATAGAAACTATAAAGCTATGTTTTTTTTATGATGTTCTAATATTTTTCTTCACTATAATATGAAAAAGTGATACGATATTGTCATCTATTAAGAAGGAGATAAAATGTCCAAAACCAATTATGAATTAAAAGAAAATATATCTATAGGAGCTGGTGGCAAACATGTAGAACTATCTTTTTTCTTTAAAGATGAGCATGTTGTTACAGCCTCAAAGTTATTCGATCCATCAAATGAAAATAACAATCATGAATGGGATATGTTTTTCCGTGGAGAGTTAAGATTAACAAGAAAAGAACAGCAGGATCTTAACTTTGCTTTAATGAGATTGAGTGATGCTATGGGGGATTTTGATTATAATATCCAAAAAGAAATCGAGATAGAGAATATTAAAAAGGTTGGTGTAGATAATAACCAATGTTATTTTCCTGATGGAATAGAAGGATATTGGAGAAGCAATCCCAAAAAAGATGAAACAGGATTACCTTTCCCGGTGGTAAATGAAGTAAATGTGCTCGAATATTCTAAAGAAGAGTTTTTAAAAGCTCTAGCTAAAAAAGAGTCAAATGCATCAAAAGTTCAATTCAAAGGTTGGTCTAATTGTCGATTAACAGGAGAACCTAATGGAAGTGCTGAATATCGTAAAAATGGTTGGTCTTGGCCTAGTGGATACATGAGTTATATTGAAAAAGGCGTATTGCCAAGTCGTAAGTTTTACCAGTTCGTAATGGGCAAGGATTTAGAAGAACTTATAGATTATCATAATTGAAAGAAAGCCTCTGACGAGGCTTTTTTGTTATTTGGTATTTAAGAATGTTAATTTATTTGTTTTTTCATCAAAATAAGCAAGAGTAAAAGTATCATCCAAGAACATTGTATCAATCCATACCATATTATGATGAATAAAAGGTTCAGTAACACCTACATGACCATGAAAAATATAGTCAATCCCTTTAATAGCTTTAAATGTATTAAGAACATTTTCTTTTTCTTGTCCTCCTTCATTATGCGCATTTCTTAACTTACGATGCAGATCTACATCTTGATATAGCTGTTCTCTATAATCAGGATCTTTTTTAGCAAGTTTAATAATATCATTCCAATTTTCCGTATTCTCATACAAAAGAGGAGCACAAGCATGAATAACACCAAACGTCTTACCACGATGATGAACTTCAAGAATAATAGGAAATTTTTTAACAATAAGGTCAGTAAAGTATTTCACGCCTTCCCATCCCAACTGTTCTAGTGTTTTATCTCCACCATTACCCATGTAAAGCCATAAATCTCTGTTATAAGGTTCATGAACATTAATCATCATTTCTTCATGATTACCAATAACAGCATGGTAATTAGGTTTATGAAGGAAATCAAAAAGCAAAGGAGCTACCCCGTTGCCACGGTCAATAAGATCTCCAACAGAAATAATGTAATCGCCTTCCACAACTCCAGCAATTCCTATAGCTTCATTAAAATGTTTATAGTCTCCATGAATATCTCCAATAAAAAAGAGATTAACTTCATCTGGAACGACTATTTTTTTATGTATAATCATAGAATTTCTCCATTAAAATATAAGTGTATAGTATCATATAGTCTATTTGTTATCTACTCTTTTTTTTATTATTGTAAAGACATCTTTTTATTGATTATTTGATAAAAAAAGGTTAAAATGAGAAAAATTTAAAAAAGGCTAAAAAATGATTATTTTATTTGAGCAAGCAAAAGAACAAGGATTATCGAAATATTTTACAGGTAAACCATGTAGGAATGGTCATATTGCTGAACGCTATGTTTGTTCTAAAGGTTGTGTTGTTTGTTCTTATGAAAATGAGAAACGTTATAAAAAATCTGATCCCGAAAGAACGACAGCTCGCCGTCAGGCTTATCGCAAAAAGAATCATACAAGTATTTTGGAGAAAGATCGTAAATACAGAGAAAATAATAGGGAAAAAAGAGCTTTTCATAGAAGAAATTATAAAAAAGTGAATAAAGAAAGAACGCCGAAATGGTTTGGTGAATTTGACGAGCTTGTTTTGGAAGAGGCTATTGTTTTGTGTAGAGTTAGAGAAAATGAAACAGGTATTGAGTGGCATGTTGATCATATGTATCCACTACAAGCAAAAAAAGTAAGTGGTTTACATTGTGCTGAAAATTTTCAGGTAATCCCCGGTATAATCAATGTTTCAAAGCAAAACAAAATGATTTTAACGCAAAGAAATGAATGGTTAAAATCATGAAAATAGTTGTGCATCATTGATAATAAGTATATAATAGCGACATTATTGATTAAGACGAGGTGTTAAAAATGTTCGTATTCGTTAACAAGAAAACAGGTAAAATCTTAGGCATTGAGGTTCAGAGCAATGATGGTGCTGAATTCTGCAATTCTATTGAAGTTTCTTTTGACGAATATTCAGATACACCTTTTGTTGGTTCATCTATTGATGAAATGAATAGCGTGATTAATCATGATCCAGACTGGTATGATTCTGGTCTCAAAACCCCCCGTCATGGTAGTGTGAAACTGGAAGACTATGAAATTAAAAAATTACAACTGGTGAACTAATATGATTTGTTATCAAGAAAAAGATATTGAAAAACATGGGCTATTCAAGGTAGGAGAATGTCCTGATGGTGATAGTGCTTCTTATTGGTTTAAGAATAAGTTTGCATTAGAAAACAATATTGATTTAGGTAGTATTCATGGTTTAAGAACAGAGCCAAATAAATGGATGCTTTTTGTTGTTGAAGGGCCACATAAGCCATACCAAAATCAACCACTACTTAATTTTTAAGGTGATAAAATGTCTATCGAAATTCATGGTGATGTAACAGAAGAACAATTTGAGCATTATTGCAAAAATCATACGCATGTAATCATTAATGGTAATATTATTACGAAAGCTGAACGAGAACGGAAAGAAAAAGAAGAACAAGATCGGATTAGCAAAGAAAAGCGAAAAAAGAAAATTGCTAATTGGACATTGGCTATCGTTATTGTTGTAGCTTTGGTTGTATTATCCAGTCTGCCTAATTAAAAATAAGAAATATTAAGTAGTTCAAATAAAGAATATTGTAATGTTATATCAATGATTAAGGGGTTATAAAATGACAATGAAAGGTAAAATTACACTAAACTATGAATGGTTCAACGCTCAAAATCCAAATGCTGAAATTAAATCCTCTCACCAAGAGGCATTAAAAGAAACAGCCGAAGATCATATCATTGAGATGTTAGGTAAAGGCAAGACCGAAGGTAGTCTTGTTGATAATGTGCGTTTTGATGATAGCGATGGTGATGAAGGTGTCGAATACCGTGGATCATGGAGCATGAGAACGGAAAACGGAACTGAATCATAAAATATTTGTCCATTTCCGTCAGTTAAAAAGAGAATCATCTTATTGTTAAGTAAGGTAATTTTTATTTTATTTTTATTGATGTTGTTCTTGTGCAGGATAACAGTAAGTGATATAATAGCTTCATAAATTTGATTGAGAGGATTTTAAAATGAATACATCGCATGATCTTGTAACTATCGAGTGTTCTATTGAAGAAGTGCGAAATGGTTTGGTAGCTCAGGAAGCTTCTAAATATTTCAATATAGAGCACGATTTGACAGAAAATATTTTAAATGGTTTTGCTGATAATATCGGTAATGATGATGATGGGATCGTTTTACTTAGTTTGATTATGGATACTGACAAATCTGACAATGATCGCACTCTGAATCTGGCTATCAGCTATTAAAGATAAAATTAAGGAGACTTATGAAACTTCATCCTATGGTTTTAAAAGTTTTTTGTGATGTAGATGAGTTGGAAAATGGTTCTGTTGCTGAGAGAGTCGCAGAGCATTTTAAAGATTTTTCAAAGTTAAATACTAAAGATTTAACCGATGAGTTACTTGATTGCTATCATGAAGCTGATGTGGAGCGTTATGCACTACATAACGAAGGTTCTCAAAGAAGCAAAAATGTAGAGTTTAGTATGTATATGGGCTGTGATGATGATCGTAATAGTCTTGTTCTTAACGTAGTTGTTGGATAACGAGGTTAACATGAAATTAGATATTCAAGTATCTGGTCAGAAAATCAGCGGTGGATGGGTTAGTTGGAATTATAAAAAACTGGAATCAGATAAGGATTCTGATTATGACACCATTAGGGATGAACTGATTAAGAAGCTTGATTTGAAAGTGGGTCCGAAAACTGGACGAGTTAAAAAAGTTTCTAAAAGTATTACTCTTGGTGAGTTAGCGTCTCTTGAGTTAAGTGTTTTTATGCCAGATAATTTCTCACACGGTAGAAATAGCTTCTCTGATACAAAAGTCTTGAATATCAAAGTCAGTGAGTGGGATAACTAAGGTCACTATGTGGCCTTTTTATTATTTAAAATAGGTGCAGTATGGGAAAATCAATAGAAATGTACTGTGACGAAGCAAACGAAAGAAGTAAAAAATATCTCAAAGAATCTAATGAAAGAAGTGATGCATATTTAAAAGCTGTAAATGAGAGAACAAATAAGTATATTAGTTCTTTAAATCGAACAGGTATGCTTCTATTGACCTTATGTGTATTAGATATTGGCTTCATTTTCTATGTTGTTTGGTTTAAACCTTTCTAAAATAAGAGGTAAAAAATGTTAAGTTTCGAAGAACGAAAAGCACTTCTTAATAAAGCGCTATCAGAATATACACCAGAAGAGTTAGCTAAAAAGTTAGACTCATATCCAAAAGGTGGTCCAACGATTGAAGAATTTGGAAAACAGCTACAAAAACAGATTGGAATATTACAAAAAAAGCCCTGATGGGCTTTTTTAATAACATTTATATTTTATTCAATATAATATTAAATGTATATCCATCACGTTGATATACTCCAAAGAAGTTTTCATTATCGGATAATAAAACCTTATCCTTTAAAATGATATTTCTGAAGGTTAACTCTTTACAATCTAATACTTTATATACACCTTCAAAATTATAAACATTGTCTGTTTCAGTTTTTTTCAATGAGCTTTGTAGCAACAAAGAATCTCCCTGAAAAGAACCATCAAAACCTTCACATTTTCTTGAAACCGGATATGAACTTAAATTTTCTACAAGCTTTCCATCGTCAGATAAATAACTAGATGAACTAATATTATCAACTAAAGATATAGTAGATTTATAATTATTTGATGCCGCAAAGGAAGGGTTAGATAAAGAACCAAGCAGCAAAGAAAATAGCATTGTGCCTAACATTTTATTTTTCATATTATTCTCCTATATTTCACAACATAATAGGAGAATAACAGAAATAAATCAAAAAATAATTAGCACCAATAACCCGGCGCTAACATTGATGCGAGTTCAATACGCATAGATTGATATTTTCCAAAGAAAATCCAACGATATAAAAAGTTCTTCTTTTTAAAATCATCCATTCGTTTAGCTAAATCATTATAGATATCAACTTTTTCATTATAAGAAGCATTTTCGTTTCCCGGAAACTTCATCATCATATAAAAATCTCCTATTGTAATAATGAAAAAGCCACCTTGCGGCGGCTTATTTTTATTTCAAAGCAATCTTACTTGGTCACTGCGATAATACCAAGTGTCAAACCAGCTACAGCCGCAGCACCTGCCGCAACAGCGCCAGCAGTAGTCCAACGATCAGCGTTGGTAGCCTCTGCAGACGGATGATAAACACCTTGCTGATCATAATAACCTTTTTCTGGACCAGACGCACAACCAGCAAGAGTCAGAGCGATAAGGGTAGCAGCAATCATTTTTTTCATCTTTAAGTTCCTATTTAAGTTAATGTTCTTTGTCGTTTCAATGAGATAAGTATAGTCTTTTACGTGATGTAATACAAGTGTTTTTTGTCAATACACGTAAATAACGAAAAGAAAAAATCAAATAAAAAACTGTACTATTAAAATGATTTTTGTTATAATCCTATTTATAATCCATGAATTTAAGAGAAAGTCATGAATAAAGCAGAAGCATTAAAGATTGTAAGAGAAAGAAGAACTCTCCAAAAAGAGAGAAAAAAATTAGCCGACAGAATGTGGAAAGGGAAACTATCCTTATCAGAAAGAGAGTTATATCAAAAAAGATTGAAAGAAACGGATAAGAGTATTGAGGAGCAATATCCTCGTTATGTAGAGGCTTTTAAATTTTTACTTGTTCCTAACTAATAAAAGAGAAAAAATATGACTATAAATAAAATCCAACAAGCATTTGAAGAAGCTGTATTGAAAAATGACAAAGACGAACTTGGTCTTGAAAAATTTGAAGATGGAAAAATGTGGGGTAGTGAAGATTTAACAGATTGTTATGAAGATACAACAACAGAAATGTGTTTTTCTTTTTATAAGACAGGTCTGGAAAGTAAAGAACGAGACTTTTTTGAAAGTAAGCTAAAAGAAGCAACAGGGAATGATGAAGAAGATTTAAGCAGAGCTGGTGATGGATATGCTGACTCCTTTGTAAATCTAATGTGGAAATACTTTAAACTTTCTTAAAAGAGGTATTATGAAAATATATAAAGAGTTTTATTTTGAAAATTGTTCTCCTCAATATTTCTCTATGTTGAGCAAAACAGAAGAAATGGTGTTAAATAGAAAAGCGCCTTTGCTTGCTGATTATATAAGTAAGCATTTTTTAGATGTGTTAAATTTCATGTCTGATTATACCAGATGTAAATATGAAGACTGGAGAGACGGGTTTTTTAATCAAGAGTTTGGCGTAGGTAAGTCTATTGGATGTATGAAAATTCTAAATCCTAAGCTTTATGATGATGTAAATAAATCTTTTATAGATTATGATGGAGGTTGTAAACCTTTGAATTTGTTTTTAGCCGAAAACATGATTGATATGTTGAATAATGATTTTGAAAAGTATTAAATAGTAAATTTTAAAAGATAGTCGAGAGGCTATCTTTTTTGTTTTTGTTCTAAAAATATTATAAAATATAACTCATATAAAATATAATAAGGAATAAAAAATGTATTATTCATCAAATGAAATATATGCGGGATTTATCAGATCTGTAGGTGGATGGGATAGATTTAAAAATATGTTGGATAATCAACTTTTACTTGCTAATAACAACGAAGAAAAGCTATTAATATTTAAGAAAAACTTTATAAGAATTAATGATAGTTATGTTATAGACGAGTTTATATCTCATAATAAAAAAGAAGTAGAACAATATACAGTTAGCCGTTTTAAGGAAGGATTAGAAGAAACGTTAGCTGTAGAAAAAGTTAATACTATGAATATATACAAAGATTTTTTTATTTTAGGAATCATTATGGATTATGAGCAAGATAAAAGTATATTCGATAGTGCTAAAAATAAAGAAGAAGATTTAGATCCATTACTTGAAGGTATAACACATATAAACGTATATACTAAGTCGAAGTTTTCTTTAGGGAAAGGATTAAGTAATTTAGCTAATATTGGATTTGATATTGATGAACAGCATTTTCAATCACTGGAAGGTTTTTGGTATTGGAATATTACTGGAAAACAATATGAATCGTTCAAAAATATGACAGGATTCGAAGCAAAGAAAAAAGGCTTAGTGCTATGTGAAGAAGGAAGATCTATAACAAACAGTGATGATCCAGATTTTCAAGAAGAAATAAAAAGAGCGATAAGAGCTAAAATAAAACAAAATCCAGAATTACTCACTGATTTGATTAAAAGCACGTTACCTTTAAAGCATTATTATTATCATCAAGGTACCAAAAACATTTTAGCTTTTAAGATAACGGATAAATCAAAATATCAATGGCAGTTGGATGAAATGGAAAGGATAAGAGAACTTTGTCAGAAAAAAATGCATGAAGTAGGTCAACTAAGCTCATATCCACCATTAGAAAACGAACTTGCTAAAATAACTAGGCCACGATTTAAATAATAGAGGAAATAAAATGAATATACCAGCATCAATTAAAACATCTTTAAAAGTGCGTGATAGATTTTCTTGTGTTATTTTAGACAATAATAGAGATATTATTGGACAATATGAAGGTTACGTTCCTTCATTCTTCCCCGGAAATCATTATGGTGATTATCTTGAACTAAAAATTGATTTAGAAACGGGACAAATTTTAAATTGGGGAGAAGAAATAACTAAACTTGATCTTATAGAACTAATTACTAAAGATATTAATTATGATGAGTTCGAAGATGAACGAGAAGATAAAGAATTATTGAATTTTGCTAATAAAGTTGATGTTTTGAAAATATCGGCAAAAGTATCCGATTCTTTTTTCTGTATTATTTATGATAAAGATTATCATAGTATTGGAGAATATAGTGGTTATGTTCCTTCATTTTTCCCCGGAAATCATTATGGTGACTATGTGATGTTAGATATTGAGTTAAAAACAAGAAAAATATTAAACTGGAAAAAGGTTACTCCAGAAGATCTTGAGAGTTTTGGAGAACTGGAATAAAAATGCCTAAAATAATTATAGACTTTAATAAGATTTCAGAAGAAACAGGAAAAAGATTATTTGCTGGAAGAGAAAATGGCAAACAAGGCCAAATTCTTTTTGGTCTTAATAGCATAGAAAAAGATGTTATATTTGACATAACAATAGGAACAGGAATAGTTGTTTCAAGTTCTTATTATTTTGGTTTATTGAAAGAACATGTCATTATTTTCAATAATGGAAATGAGTTTTTAGAAAAAGTATATTTTAACGGCGAAAAATATCAAAAAAGTATTCTTCCAGAGCTTGATAGAGCTGTTAGAAGAGTTTTTAGAGATTATTAAGAAAGGTGATTATATGAATTGTGGTTATCAAGGGTATGAATTTGGAGCGCATTATTTAGACAGTATATGCTGCGATGGCTATCTGTGGGATGCTGATAGTGGAGATGGTAATTATCTCGATAATGGTGGTGATATTCCTTGTCCAAAATGTAATAAGAAAGCATGGTTGGATTATTATAGAGATGAGATTATCGAATGTGGTAGAGAAGATGGATACGAAAAGAAAAAATTTAAAGTAGTAAAATATGGCGGATATCCAGAAGAAATAAGAGCAGATGCGATTTCAATGGGTAAATGTTCAAGATGGTTTAAGCGTGGATATTATCAAGGTTTAGCAGAAAGAGCTAAAGATATTAAAAATAATGAATATACTCCCTTATAAAATGGAAAGCAAAGAGATGAATAAAATAAAAAAGATATTAGATAAATATAATATAATAAAAGGAACAGAGCTTGATCAATACTTATATTTTCAAAAACAAATGTTAGATTCAGGTTTATTTAGTGCTATAAAACATTTAGAGGAATCTGATAGTAATATAGCAAAGTTAGCTATTTATAAACTAACATTCAGTGGTTTTGAAGATTTTAAAAAAATAATAAAATCAGATCTCATTACACAAGATCAAAGAGACGCTATAGCGAAAAGATTATTAACATATGATGGATGCGAACAAATTTTAAGCTTCAACGCTTATTGGGATGGATATGATAATGCATCAACTAATAATTATTATAAAAACATATTTTTTTGTAATAATACAGATCTTTATATAAGCTCCATGTTAGAAAATATGAAGAATTTAATAAAAGATATTAAAGAAACGGATGTAAAAGAAGAAGATTTAATAAATCATATTATTACAGAATACAATAAAGCTGTAATGTTTTTATTAAAAAATGGATATGTACATTTCCCAAGTCTTTATAAAGATAGATATTCTGTAAAACCTAATGAATTTGAAGAAGGGTATTATAAATATTGTAGAAGACGTTTTATTCTATCGGAAAGAATGGTAGGTGAAGAAGAAGATGACTGTGACAATATACATATAAATCATTCACTATTAAACAGTATTTTACAATTTATTATTGATGAAAAAGTTTATTTTTATGAACTAAAAGAAGATTTACATAATCTTATTGGGGTTCTTAGTAATATTAATTATATGAAGAAATATGATAGTTCAGAATTTTTAGAAAGTATAAAACTGATTAGAAAAATAAAATCTGATATGGAAAATAATATATGAAAAACAACAAAAAATATAATAAACCTTTAGGCTCTAATAAAAACGATGATAGGTTCGATTTTAGCATATTAAAAAAAGAAAAATATAATAACTTAATCAATATAAAGAGAAAATGTGATTTTACATTATTGAATATTGTATTTAAATATGTAGTCATGCTGGCTTCTAATATAAGCTATAAAGAATTCTATCCAATAAAACATATAGGTAAAAAAGATTTAATAACCAATTATATTTTATCTTTAGAGGAAGATATGCGTGGTTGTTTAAATGATGATTATTCAAGAGTTACTGAAAATTATTTAGAAAGAAAATATAATTTAAAAAGGTTAAATAAAATATCACAAATATCACAATGCATAGATGAAATATTTTATATAGCATTACTTGAGTTAAAAATTAATGAAAATTATAATATTGTTAAAAAAGATCTATTTGAAGTTGAACAGAAAGTAAAATGTTTAGATTATGAAAAAAACATTCTAAAAGAATTATTAAATTATGTTATAAAGGATATATCACCTAAAATAAAAGCAAAAAAAATAATATTTGATCCTGAAGTTTTAAATATTTATTATAAAAATAGAAGAAGGGTTATAGATTTCATTGTTGATGATACTATTTTTAAAGTAGTAATAAGCAAAAACGGAATGATTCCAAAAAGTGACATTTCAAATTTATTGATATGGAATAAAGAAAATAATATTTTAGAGGATTTATTGGTAGCTAAAAATATAAAGAAAATAGGTATATATTTGCCTATACAAAATAAAATACGTAGATGGAATTTAGAATGTTTTCATAATGACAATTATGATGGAGATGACATCGATGTTTTTGATGATTTATTAAAAGATATAAATACGATGTTAGAGGATTCGTCAGAAGAAAATTAATTTCTATATAAAAGCATATAGAGGCGCTTTTATTATAAAAAGGAAAAAAAATGAAAGAAAAACCTATATTAAGATTATTTGCTGACTATTGTTGTGGTTTTGCTTTATGGAACAACTTCGATCATGAGATTCTTGATGGTTCAGAAGAGCAGTTAATAAAGTTAGGTATATCTCATAATACCCTTGTTTTATTAAAAGCAATAGTTCAAGTTCATGATTGGGAACCATCAGATCAAGATCCAACAGAAGAGTCTATAGTAGCGTATTCGTATTTAATAAATATGGCTAAAGTACGTTTAGAACATGAGATTGGCGATAGATTTGATATAGTTGTTGTGGACTAAATATGACAAGAATAAACCTCGTTCCTCCAAAAGAGTTAACAGATCAACATCTGATGAGAGAGTATCAAGAGCTTCCACGTATTGTTGGCCTAGTAAGAAAAGCGATTCATAAAGGAAGAAAGCCTTCTGATTTTAAAATAGCTTCTGATTATATTCTTGGTTCTGGACATGTTACATTTTTCTATAATAAACTAGAGTTTCTACGAAAAAGGCAATTGTCCCTGATCGCGGAATTATTAGTTAGAGAATATAAAATAGTACATCAGGAAGGGCTTGATTTGTATGATATTCCAAATGAATGGATAGGAGATTATATACCGACAAACAATGGATTAATGCTATCCAGAGAACGTATAAGAGAAAAGATTTTAATGAAGCCTCAATGGTATAAATATAAAGGTCATCCAATAGATATTTCCCAATATATAAAGTAAAAATAGGAGTTAAACATGTTGCCAGAAGAAAGAGCCAGTAAAATTAAAATAGCTAGATTAGAACGTTGTTTAAGTAGTTTTTTAAAAAATGAAAATATAAACTATAAAAATTCATTAGGTGTCATGGTTGATATTGATGAAAACTACAATCACTCTTTTTCATTTACAACAAATGGAAATGAGTTTGAAAAAGATGGATGTCTATATGCAAAAGAAATAAACGACTCATTCAGGCATAAAATTGCAGATTTTATTTTAATGAATGAGGAGCTATATGGGCGATTAAGTTATGAATCTTTTTATATGAGATTTGAGCAAGGAAAAATACAATATACAGAATTTTATGAATAAAGGTAATAAATATTATGAAATGGTTAATACAACCTACAAAAGTTGAAGAAGAAAAAATTAAAGAATTAATAAATATACTTGAAAAAGCAGGTATTGATTATGATCTTGTTTATCCCTTCGAGGATAAAGTAGTAAAACAAGATAAAACACTTTATCATTATGACGATGATGAGAAATATTTTGTTTGTGGTTCTTATTCTTTGACAAAAAATGTTTATAAAGAGAGAAAAGAAGCCGTATTCAGCCTTGATAAATATAAGTTTGATGATTTTATAACTATTTTTGGATCTGAAAATTTTGTTAACCATGATGCTAAAATTGTAAACTATAATAAAATAATATGGGAAGATGATGAATATTTTTTAAGGCCAGTAAATGATGATAAATCATTCAATGGTGGGGTATACAGTAAAAACGATGTTATAAATTGTCATGAAGATGTAATAGTAGCTAAAGTAAAAAAAATAAATAAAGAGCATAGATTTTTTATAGTTGATGGAAAAATAGCTACAGCAAGTCTTTATAAGGTGAATGGTTCAATATCTACCTCTGATGTCATTGATGAAGGAACAATAGAATTTGCTGAAAGCATGATAAAAAAGTTTAATTCCCCCGGTTTTGTAATTGATATAGCAACCATCGGAAATGAATATAAAATAGTAGAGTTAAATTGTTTAAACGCTTCTGGATTTTACGACATAAATTTGTATAAATTAATAGATTCGGTAGAAAGATATTACAGCAAATAATTGATATTTAAAGATATTTAATTATTAAAAAAATAAATTAAAAAATAATTTGACTTTCAATTTAAGGTAATATATTATTATATATCAAGTTGAGCGAAAGCTTAGAGATTTTAAACTGGCTTATTTTTTGGATACTTCTACTATTATTGATTAATCTCAAATCCGAAAAAAACCAAAAATGCTTACCAGATTAAAATTGGAGATTCACTACCATAAGTGTGAGCGATAAAATATAAAATTTGGCTTATTCATTAGATACTTCTACTACATACACTTAAACTGAAAACCTAATGACGCTTTCCAAGTTTTTTATCATCAAGGAGCAGTCGAACTATTGTTTTACTGTGTACCTTTTGAAAAAGAGGTTATTGCGATACCATAAAAATCGTGGATGTATATGTTTCGTTTTAAAGGCATATAAAAGAGAATATTAAAACAGAAGTAAAAGGAGAGTCACTACCTTTAAGTGTGAGGTTAAAATAACAGGTGATACGCTACCTTAAGTGCGAACTTGAAATAAAAATATTTGGCTTATTCTTTAGATACTTCTACTAATCATATGGCGAAAAAACTAAAGATACTTTCCAGATAGAAATATAGGTGATTGGCTACCTTAAGTGCCGCTAGAAAGCAATACTTGGCTTATTTTTTGGATACTTCTACAAACTCAATGGCGAAAATCCCAAAGATACTTTCCAAGTGTTTTATCTAATACCTTTCGTACCTCTTATATTGTGAGATATAAGTGATCCCCTCAAAAGGATAACCGTAAAGGTATGTTAAAACTTAGGATTAATTTTTAATATACTATGAGGTTATTATCATTACATGATACTCGAAGCAAAATCGAATTATCTTTTTAAAATATGTGAACATTTCGATGTTTGTTATTATAATCAAAATTTTGTGGTCAAAAGCAGATATTATGACTTTAGCACAACAATAGCAATAAATAGTGAGCAGTTATTAAGTTTGTTAAAAAGCTTTAAATATAAAGGTGTTGTATTATTTGATTTATTAATGTCAAATGGGCTTCATGCTGATAACAGATTTATTGAATGTTATTTCAATGGCGAAACATTTGAATGGAAAAAGATTAAAGTCGCGCCTGTTAAAAGAGTTGATATTCACAACGAATATTATCGAAATAAAAATAATATTGAGCTAAAAAAAGGTTCGATATTAAGTTCTGGAGAGATTAAAGAACTTTTAACAAAATAAAACTTATGATGAAAAAATATTGAAGAGAACGACAACAAGTATGTCAGAAAATCTATTTGCTTAATGAAATAAGCATAAGGAAACTATTTTTCTAATAGATATTTTGACTGTTTAAATTTCATTATAAGGAATAAAATATGACAAATGATAACTATGAGCCAGAAGATAAAGATTTAACAGATGAGTATATAGCATGGCTAAGAGAAACAAGTCCAGCTAAAAACATACCAGACGAGAACTTTATATCTTTATTCGATACCTTATGTTTGCCTGAAAACAAAAAGAAACAAAGTTATGAACCAGATGACGGTCCTTTAACAGATGAGCAAATGGATTGGATTAGAAAGCAGACCTTTCCATTAAAAAAAGAAGATTGTGAAATTGACGATCTGTTAGATGAACTGGAAAAGCGTCTTTTAAATAAGGCTTAATCGTAAAAAATAATGCTATGCAGGGAAAAAAATCCCTGCTATACTATCTCACAAAATTTAGACTAAAAGGAAATCAATATGAACATGACATTAGTAAACCAAATCGCTTTTAACAAATTGAACGCTGTCGTAGCTACTTGTGCTTTGGAAGTTAAAAATGATGCGTTTAACATCAAAGTAATCAGTTTCGTAAATGAAATGCATAACTTTGGTTTCCTTGTAACTAAAGATCTTTACCAATACCTTTCATCTCTTGATGAACCTACTTCTGTAGAAGTTTGTCAAAAAGTCCTTTCTCTTGCTAAAGAGAGCGTAGGTGCTCATGTAGCAATGAAAGCATTTTACCCTAACTTCCCACGTCAAGTAATGGAAGCGTCAGACGCTGAGCTTTTCATTAACGCTATTCTTCATTATTGGACTCTTGGTGCTTGGACTCCAGAGTACGTAGAAGAGAAGCGCCCGGATCTTGCAGAAGAAAACCCTAAAACTGAGATTTCTATTGTTTCTATGGAAGATGTGAAAGCATACTTCTTCAGAATTCTTGCGTCTAAAAACAGCATTCCAGCTTCATTGGTTGAGTTTGTTGAAATGGGTATTGAAGAAGGTTGGGCGGCTGAATATAAAGGTGAAATTCCTTTCAAAGAGACACTTTGCCGTGTAGCTACTGCTTTGGTAAAACAAGGTGAGTCTATTAATGGCGTAGTCGCTACAACTACTGATGTATTACGTGTTATGGCAGCTTTGTCTGAATCAGATATTGAGCTTAAAACAAAAGTACATTTCAAATCATTGAACCGTAAGACTCGTCGTGCGTTAGTTTCTGCATTGGAAGAAGTGATCAATATTTCCGATGTGAAGGCTTATGCTTCTCTTTGGAAACGTGCTTTCCATTCACTTCATGTAGGTGAGTTTGGTGGTAAAGTGGCAGAGATTGCTGCTCGTTTCCGTAATGAGAAGAACGTTGTAACTTCTGAAACAATTGTTGCGGAAGCAATTAAATCTGGTGATGTAAAAGTTGCAGTGAATAAGTTGGTTAACAAGCCTTCTGTATTTGCTCGTTCTTTAGATAAGCTTTTAAGAGATTCTGATAGTCAAACATCAGTATGGGTAATTAAAGAGTTTACTAAAGTTGTAGAAAAAGTAGATAGCAAGGTATTGTTGCAAGTTCTTGGTCACTTCAAAGGTCGTTCTTTGAATGAGGCTGGGTCGCGTGTAGTATTTACTGCTGGAAGTGAAGGTAAAGCTTTGCTTGCTCCATCTCTGAAGCATCTTAATAAAGATGTTGTTGAACAGGTTATTTCGCTTATTAAGGCTGAGCTTAAAAACAAATTTGCTAAAAAAGCATTATTGAAAGATAAGAAGGTATTTATTTCACCAGAAGCATATTCTGTTCTTATTCCTTCACAATTAGCTTCTATTACGGAAAATAAAAAGACAATCGCTCGTGGTTCAAGAGTACCATTGGATGTTATTTCAGAAGATGCAGAGAAAGATGTTCTTAGAATGTTTATTCACTGGATTGGTCAAGATCAGGATTTAAGTGCTTTCTTTGTTAGTGAGGATTTAACAAAATTTTCACAGGTAGCTTATTACGAACTCCGTAATGGGTATGCTCGTCATTCAGGTGATGAAACTTATGCGCCAGCACCACATGGAGCAAGCGAATTTATTGATGTAGAATTAAGTAAAGCGTTGAAAACAGGTATGCGTTATATTGCTATGGATGTTCGCGTGTTTAGGGGGCCAAGTTTCTTAAAACATGAACAAAGCTTTGCTGGTTTTATGTTAAGAAAAGATTTAGATTCTGGAGAAATCTTTGAGCCAACAACAGTAAGAGGTAAGTTTGATCTTACTTCAAGTGGATCTACTGTCATTCCTTGTTTCTTTGATATGAAGACAAGAGAAATGATCTGGCTGGATTCTATCCTTCCGGGATGTGGTATTTATGGTCCAAGAACAATTAAAAAAGTGAATAACCTAAATAATAATATTGCATCTTCAACAGAAATGCTTCGTGCGTTTCTAAAAATGCAAGACACGAAAGTTACTATGAAAGAATTAGTATGTCTTCATATTGATGCTGTTGGGGCATCTCAGGTATTCGATAAAGAGGAAGCTGATTATGTAGTAGGGCTTGGAGAAGGAGATCTGGACGTATATGATTTCGTTGAAATCAATGCTGATTGGATTTAATAAGGAGGGGGAAACCCCTCTTTTTATTTTTATTCATAAAATTTTTAAAGTATAATAAACAAAAAAGGAGATATTATGAACAAAGATAAACAAGAATTTTCTAAGATTGCTAAGTTGACTGGATTTAATTTGTTACAAAAAATACAGGACATTCAAACTAAAGATAGAACGAATCGTAATAAAGTAAAAATAAAGATTTATAATATTTCGTAGTATACTTATTTTCGAAAAAAGGCTATTAGATTTTCATTGTTTTAATTTTCGTAATTAATTGTTTTTTATAATAAAATAAAAATAGGTAAAAAAATGTATATACTAGATGTAAAAAATAAACTCAGGTTTATAAAAAGTTTTAAAGAATTAAATGGAGATGAATACATGATTCTTTCTCATCGAGAAATATCAGATCATTACATGAAGAATAGAAACCTTAATCCAAACGAAGAGTCTTTAATAAATACGATAGAATGTATTAAAGAATATTTAAAAATAGTATTAACAATAAAACAATTAAAAGATTTGTTAGTTTTATATCCATTTGTAAGAATAAGGATTGCCGAAAGTGAGGGTGGTATAGATACAGATGTAAGAGATTCTATATTTGGTATGATATGTAACTATGTAATAGGTTCTAAAATGCCAATATATGGAGATGAGTTAACACCACAAGAACATAAAATGTTTTATGAGCATCTACATGAAGAAGCGATTCGTGTTGGATATAAAGTATGTATAGGAGAATAAATGAGTAAAATAGTATTGGATGATGAATGGAAACAAAGAATTGGAGAGGCATTAAAACATCAGCCTGTAATGGTTTTTGCAAGAGATTTGCCGGATAATCTTGATAAGTGTTCTCCTGTTTTTGGCGTAATTAGAGAAAGAGAAAACGTCAAAAAAATGATTATAGCAGGTGAACCAGAAAGTTTAACTCAAAGATATCAGAATGAAGTAGGTTTAAAATTCTTAATCACTGACAGTGAAGAAATTCTTGAGAAAATGCCAAAGGATAAAGGTATTCTTGTATTGTTTATTCAGGAAGCGACATCTTTAGAACATATTATAAAAATGTTAGACGATGTTGGAAATGATACTGTTGGAAGAGGATTTGATGATTTTTGGGAAGAGGCAATGAAAGATCCTAAAAAGAAAGCAGAAATAGATGCCATAATGCTTCCAAGATTAAGAAATAAAGAACCTTCGGTAATATCTTATGCTGGAGTAGTTCCTGACAGCATAGAAACAAGTACGCCTATTGTATGTATTATGGATGGTGTAGAAGGTATAAGACGTATGATAGAACTAAAAATAACAAAAGATATTAATGCTTTCTATAAAGGTCAAAAAGGGCTTAAATGGATTATTACAGACAAAAAAGAGTTGTTATCCATTGATGATGAAGCTATGAAAGAAAAAATAATATTTTTTGATAACAATATGACAGAAGATGAATTAAAAAATAAGATGGGAATATTATGATTAGTAAAACATTATTAGATAAAATATATAGTATAGTAGATCAAAAAAAATATATTGAGGGAAAGATAAATATTAACGAAATTAAAGATATTTTTGGTAATAATATGTTATCTTATGTAGAGACAGTAGAAGATATAGATTATTTAATAGCAAAAGGTATCAATATTCATAATAGAAATAATTATAATGAAAACGTATTATTCGGATCAAGCGCTTTACTTTTTCATAAAGATAAAGAGTTAAAAGATAAAATATTAAATAAGTTTTTCGATTTAGGAATAAATCCAAATGTAATAAATTCTAAAGGTGGTGGTATTTTATCAAGTCTTTATTTTTTCAATAATCCAGAGTTATATATTAAAAATAAAGACAAAATAATCAATAAAGATGTATTGTTAAATGGTATATACGCAAATAATAGAAGAACATTTATAGACATTATAAAAATGTTAAAAAACGAAGGTTTCAATGTTATTTTTCCTGATTTTATTTATTCAGAGACATCAATAGATAGAGATAATTTATTAAAAACATTTATAGCAAAAATGGATGAAAATAATAAAATAATAATAAGAATTAATCCTTTAATTCCTGAGAGTTTAAGTATTGAAGATAAAAAAGAATTAATAGATACTGATTTAGAAAAATATAAATCAACATTAAATGTTTTAAATTTTATAAAAGAAATTTGTAATCCTTTCACATATAGATTTTTAATAGTGATATATTCAAAAGACAATATGGGGAAAGGTATAATCTCGATGAAAGAATATCATCATGAAGTTGAAGAAATAGTAAAATATCTAGAAAAAGAAAGGCGATTAATTAATTTTAATGTAATATAAAAAGAAAAGGCATTTCACATGCCTTTTCTTGTTTTTAAATTTTAGGTCTGTTATGAGGTTTTTCATCAAATGTTACGCCAACATCTTCAATATCTTGATCATACCTTTTAACAAGCTCTTTTAAGTATTTATTAGGCTTCCAGAGACCTAATTCTTTAGCGTATTCGCCTTCTCCGATGATAGTCGCTTTAATCGTCTTTTCACCACGGATAATAGCAGCAGCAAAACGATGATTACCATCTTCAATAAGATGATCAGGATAACAACCCATACTTGGTACACCTACATCTAAATCGATGGGATTATCAAATCCATGTTTAACGAAATAAGCTATTTTTTTGATATGATTATGTCTTGCCTCTAATGGATCAAGAGGCTTTCCTGTATCAAAGTAAGCATCAAGCGCTAAGGGCGTATTAACGACTTCTTCAAGTCCTTGTTCAAGGCATTTTAGAACTTCTTCTTTTTGTATTTCTGAATCAATTTCCATCCAAGCAGAAAAAGGATTACATTGATTTTGAAGTTTTTTTACAGAGATGTCATGATAAGACAAATCTTCAAGTTCTTCTAATGTCATGTCTTTAATATTCTTTTCCATTTATTTTCTCTTATGGTTTTCTTGAACGGCGAACAGTAGTTTCAGGTTTTATTTCTGGCTCCTTAGCAGGAGAAACAACTACAGGATATTCAGGCTCAATAGCAGATCCTATTTTTACAAGATTTTCAGGAGTATTATGAACACCAGCACAATCATCTTTTAATAAGAATGAAGGATACTGAAGAGCAAATTTTTCTAAAATTCTCGTCATAATTTTTTCTGAATCACCCCATTTATTAAAAGATAATATTATACCTGAACGTTTATTAGGATTTTCAAAATCATCAAATTCGTTATTAATATCATTACTAAATTTCTTATCGGTAAAAATAGAAATAGATCTTTGCTCACGTTCTCCATTATCATTGCTATAAGAAAAATGAGCTTGAAAGAATCCACTTGAGTATTCAATAACAGGGTGAGAAAACTTATCTTTTTCCTCTTTTGGAAGAGAATGAAAAATAGGGCGTCTTCCCTCTTTATATTCGTCAGGAAGAGAATCAAAGACTTTTTTAGCCTGTTCTCTAAAAATTTCTTCGCATGTATTTTTAACAATATCTAAAATATTAACAACATCTTTTTGATTTTCATCCATTAAAACAAAACCTTTAGTGCAAACACTCATATCTTTCTCCTTATATAATTGACACAACAATTATAACACTATTGCAAAAAAAGAAAACGTTATAAAATATTTTTTAATGTCAAAAAAATGTTGCGTTAGAAGAATAGTATTGTTATAATCTATTTATAACCTAATTTTAACCATATCTCATGAGGACGATCATGAAAACGAAGAACTTACGAAAACGAAGTAGAAACTTTAACCATTGATTTACAAGGGTTGGTATTCTTTTGTCTTTTTTGTAGGAGTCTTTATTATGATCGCTATTGTCATTTTTTCTCTTTTTATTATTGTTTTTACAGATAAAAAGCTTTTCCCAAAAGCTAAATAATTATTTTATTCGCTAATGCGTATATTTTCCTAATTATACGCAATTACACATAAGGTATAACTATGTTAACTATTGAAAAACAAAAACGAATTTTACTCGAACAATGTAAAATCAAAAGAGAGGCAAGTTTACCAGATCTCATGGTTCTTCATCGTTTAAATTTCAGTGCGATGATGAAAAACCAAAAACAACTTGTGCAGAACTTTAAGTAATAGTATACTATCTCAAAATACTTTAAGAGAGGATTGAGAAATGCGTATTGGTAAACTATCTTTTGTTATGGTTAAAGATCGTGGAGTGATGCTTGTTGAAAGTATTAAAAACCGTAATACTGAGTGTGGAGAAACCAACGATAAGATTGTTGAAGGTGTTTTCCTGAATAGTCGTAATATCGGTTTGGAAGGGGAATCCTCAAAAAACTTTCTAAATTTAAAAACATGTTCAGTAAAAGAAATTGATCAGTTTTTGGCTGATAACAAAAATTATGATTCGGATTATTCCCAAAAGGAATGGGCTTATTTAAGCGATGTTCAAGCTATTGTTAATAGGGACTTTTTCAAAGAGGATTATTATTTTGAGGTTCGTAAGATTTCTATTCCAGAGATGAGGTTGTATAAGTGTGTTTCTCTAAGAGGTCATTACCATCCTCAAGTTGATTTTGAGGTGTAAAATATAAAATAGTTGTTGCATTTAAAATATCATTGAGATATAATGTTTTCAAGGTCAGAGAAGATAGTAAAATATAGTCTATGACCTAAGATACCAAGAAATGGTTGTTCTTCTTGCATAAGGGCGAAGGTTCGTTTCCTTCTCTTGGTACCAAGTTAAATAGCACGTAGAAGTAAACGAAAACTTTATGGAGTGTATAGGCGAAAGTTAGCTTAAATCCGAGGCAATATCCTGTGTAGTCGGCAGTAACAGCCCTAATGAGTATCGGAGCCTGCTGAATGATTGCTATTTAACAATAACAAAGAAGACTGGTAATGTAGTTCTGCCAGCGCCATCGGTTCTACGGGTGGTAGAAATCTTTGTTCCACCTTCGCACCGGACAGGAGATAACTGTCCAATTTTTTTAAGAAATGCTTTTTAAAAGGGTTTCATAAGGTAAAATATGTCTGATATTAAAAAAAATATAAATAAAGAACAGGCAAAGCGGTCTGCACAAAAAGCAGAAGATTTTTGGTCTAGTATTGATGGAGACAAACTAGCCAAAGTAGGTTTAAAAGATAAAGAAATGGATTTAATAGGAAGAAAAAAAAGCAATAGTTAAGTGTCCTCCTCTGAGAAATCATGCGGCCTTAGCAACCAATAGAATACCAGCACAAGGACGAGAAGCCTCTGCTGGTATTTGCTTATCTGAGACAAATAAAAGGTGTATAAAATGAATAACAAGTTTGCTGTAGTTTATAAAGGTGATATTAAGTTTTACTTAAACTCTCGTTTATTGGCAAAACAAGAAGTTTCAGATGAAAACATTGAAAAACTGAAAGAAGTGCATGTAAGAAAATTAGAAGTTTTCGATAAAATGAAAGAAACTGATGATAAACAACAACTAAAAGAGCTTGCCATCATCGTTGAAAATATTGAGTTTGAACTTCAAAAGCTTTGGGGTTTTAAAGAAGATAAGAATATGCATGAATGGTATATGGTTCCTAAATGTACTTGTCCTAGAATGGACAACTATGATTATAAAGGAACTGAATTTAAGATTATTAATTTAGATTGTCTGGTTCACGGAAAATAAGATCATAAAAAAATATTTGATCTTGATTTGAGAAAATAGTATTATAGATTTGCTAAGAATGAAGTTAGTGTTAGTGTTAGTGTTAGTGTTAGTGTTAGTGTTAGTGTTAGTGTTAGTGTTAGTGTTAGTGTTAGTGTTAGTGTTAGTGTTAGTGTTAGTGTTAGTGTTAGTGTTAGTGTTGTAATTGTAGTATTCGTTTAATAGATGTGCGTGATGCCCTTTCTATTAGATGATTTAAGCTTAATCTTTACGCGAACTTTGCGATAAAGTGATAGGAATGCCATAGAAGAAAGATAACTGAAATCCGACACGCCGATATCACCATACGTCCGTATGGATGATGGAATGATAGGAGATGCTCATGATGAATATCGGAGCCTGTTATCCACATAAAGATTAAGCTATTTTTGTCTCCCTTTTAGCCCCCTTCGTGGGGCTTTATTTTTGCATAAAACTCTATATTTTTATATCAATATTATGATAAAATATTGCTACTTACTACTGTTTTAAAGTTGAATTCTTATCAATCAATAACAAAAGGTTATAAAATGAAAAGCAAGATTACAAAATTTAGTATGATGTTAGTGTGTATTGCAACAACCATCATGTTTTGGTGTTCATCCGCTCAATCATCAACAACATATGATTCAACCTGTTACTCAAATTGTAAAGAAAAAGACGTAACCAAAAGTTTAGGTTCAAGTAGTAATATTTGGAAGTTAAACAATAATAAATATGAAGATCTTGTTTTGTCGTATTCATCTCTATTATCAAAAAGTGGTTCTTTTGAATTGTCTGGAACGTATACAGATGCTAATGGAGAAAAGATTAGGTTGAGTGGAAAATCATTTGATGTTGAAGATAGTGAGATTTATTGGCCTATGTTTGGCGATGCTAAAATCACATTTAAAGATGGAAAAATCTTCTTAACAGGAAATGAGAAAATCTTTAAATCAACACAAGATGAGTTTATAAATAAAGTTGATAAAGCAGCGTATATGTTAACTATTTATGCTTCAAATCACGATGATGATCTTAAACCTGTTAAGTTACTAGATGGTAGCGAAGTTGTTAAAAAACGTTAATCAGAATATTGATATACGTCACATAATATTGTGTTGTGTGGCGTACAAGACGGTGCTATAATATAAATATAAGAACCCCAATGAGGAATTCATTATGTTTATGGTCAAAAAAGAAGCCAAAGATATTCAAGAATTAGCTTATGAAGCTGGTATGAACGCTTACAAATATCATGCTAATGTAAGGCAATCTATTGTTTTAGCTTATCGTTCAGAAGGTATTAATCCTACGAATGAAACAGTAAATACTTTAGCAGAAAAAATAAATAAAGAAGGCTTCAATCAGAGGCATATGTCTTCCAATAGTGGAGCATTAAGAAGTAAAATTTGGGCAATGTAAAAAGATAAAATTTCTAAGGTGCGGCTTTGTAGTCGCACTTTTCTTTTGCATAAACAACTTGTGCAGCATAAGTAGTTTGTGTTAAAATAGCATCATGCTTATAAATGAGGAATTTAGATCATGGGATATACCACTGAATTTTCAGGTTCATTCAAACTCACTCCTGCTTTAACTCAAGAGCAAATAAACTATTTAACTGCATTTTCAAATTCACGTCGAATGAAAAGACATGCTGATCTTTGTGAAAAAAAAGAAGATCCAGTGCGCGAAGCTGTAGGTCTATCTGTTGGTGAAGAAGGCGAGTTTTGTGTTTTTAATGAGGGTCATTGGATGAATTCTGATGAAACTATTATTGACTACAATCAACATCCTAAAAATCAACATGGTCTTTGGTGCCACTGGATTCCATCAGAAGATGGAACAGAAATTTTATGGAATGGTGCTGAGAAATTCTATGAATATATTAAATGGATTAACTACATGAATGAAAACTTCTTAAAACCTTGGGGAATCACTATTGATGGTGATGTGAAATGGTTTGGAGAAGATGAAGAAGATATTGGAATTATTGTAGCCAAAGATGGTAAAATTTCATATAGATTGAAAAAGATTACTCATCAAGAACCTATTAAGCCACAATACAACGCTAAAGCTAAATTCAAATTTAGTGGTCTGAAATTTTTACACATCCGTTCAAAGCTTGAACTATTGGCAAGAATGAATAAGCTTGAAAAAATAACGTTTGCTTCAAGTAAAGGGGTATTGTTTGAATATGGTTGGGGTGAAGTTATTGGTGATTATGAGAATGTAGATAAATTCTTCAAAGATGCAGAAGCTTATATTAACATTTAATAAATATTTTTACTAAAAAGAGGAAATAGTATGGGATATACAACTGAATTTAAAGGCATTTTTACTTTAACGCCAGCATTAACAGAAGCACAGGTTGATTATTTAAATGCTTTCTCTGGCTCTCGTAGGGTTCAGCGAGATGCCGAAGCGTGTGAAACAATCAATGATGAAGTTCGTGTTGCTGTAGGTCTTCCTGTAGGTAAAGAAGGCGGTTATTGTGTTTATTCTGCTCAAGATGGAAACCACGGTCAGAATAGTGATAAAACAGTAATTAATAATAATGAACCACCAGAAGGTCAACCGGGTTTATGGTGTCAATGGGTTCCTAATGAAACAGGAGATAAACTTAAGTGGGATGGAGTTGAAAAGTTTTATTACTATGAAGAATGGTTGCATTATATTAATGAAAATTTCCTTAAACCTTGGGGAATTGTTATTGATGGCGCTGTAAAATGGCAAGGTGAAGAGATGGATGATCGCGGAGAGATAGAAGCAGATGAAGGGATTATTACAAGCAGGTCTCTAGAATAATAAAAGAATAAATATAATAATATACAGGAGTGCTTCACGCTCCTGTTTTTTTAATTATAGGAAGTTGAGAATGGGATTATAGCAGTTGACTAAAAACTAAGAGATCTCCTGATCTCTTTTTTTATTTATATTGATCAAATAAAGGCTTTCAAATTGTAAGTAATAAAAACAACTTGCATATTAATGCCAACATCGTTATAATGTTATCTTTAGCAGAAGAGGTCATTATGCCTAAATACGAATCAAAAAACGGTTATTACCGAACTGAGGCTAAAGTTGCATTAACTGAAAACGATAATGATGCTGCTGCTTTAGTTTCATGGCTTATGGAGAAATCAGATCGTACAAGGGAAGATGTTATGGATGTGCGTAAAGACCTTGATATGCTTATTTATGATGATGAACTTGGCCTTTCTAATGAAGCACAATGCGCTCTACAAGCTTTGTCAGGTAGACTTTATAATATTATGTTTGGTAAAAAATAAGGAAGAAAATGAAAGAACAAAATGATTTCCAAAAAACACTGTTTACAGATCTAACCAATCTCGTAAAAAATAGTTCTGGTGAGTTTTTAACTAAAGATTATAACATCGAAGGTCATCCAAACCTTATTTATCGTGTATTTACATACATGATTCCTCGTTTTTCTGATTTTAAAAATCCAAACGGTCTGAACTGCCGTGGAACAATGTTCCTTGTGAATAAAGAAACAGGTGAAGCTCAGCTTGTTGCTCTGCCAATGAAAAAATTCTTCTCTCTTGGCGAAGGAGAAAAAGAAGATCTGGCGATTAAAATTGAAGACGCAAAACATGCTTATATTAAAGAAGATGGTTCTTTGCTAACAAGTTATATTTCTCCGATTGATGGAAAAGTAAAACTCAAGAGTAAAAATGTTCCAGAATACCTAAATAAAGATGCTGTAATGAAAAGTGTTTCTGATGCTTTATTTGCTGAACTGCAGGAAATCAGTGAAAATGGTATTTCTGTAGATCTTGAACTGACTACACCAGAAAACCGTGTAATGATGGAATATGATGATTATAAAGTCCATGTTCTTAAAGCTCGCTCTCTTGAGACTGGAGAATATATTGACATTCGTTCCAAAGAATTTGCTAAAAAATATCCTGTAATTGCTGAACATCTTGTGAAAGAAGTTCCTGTAAGCAGTGTAGATATTAATCGTAAAGATATTGAAGGGTATGTTCTTGAGTTTGCTGATGGAAGGCTGCTCAAAATTAAAACTATTCCGTATCTGAGTATTGTAAGTGTTATTAGTATTCAAGACCTCAATAAAGAAGGTGAAAATCTTTATCGTGCCGCTTTAGACGAAGTGCTTGATGAAGTTCGCTCTATGTTTGTTTACAAGGCTCGTAGCCCTAACTATAATCTTGGTCAGCGTCTTGCTAATGTAGATAAAGTTGAAGCATATGCAAAACAAACGTATCACGATATGGTTAAAAAAGTAAATGAGCTATACGAGAGTAATAAACATCTAGAACGTGGTGATTTTGCGCGTGCTGTTAAAGATGAAAAACAACTAATGCCTTTGCTTATGCAGCTATATACTGGTGGTAAAGCTGATTACAAACAAACAGCTATTAAAATTTATGCTAAAAATGCTCTAAAATAATATTTATCCGCTATAGGAGATAAACGAGATTTATACCCTGTAGCGGATATTATCCTAATTATCCCCTGTAAGGGATATTTGAATCATTATCCTTTAAAAGGGATAAAAAATGAGGAGGTAATAATGAATCTTGCTATAGTAATACCTATTATTGTATTTTGTTTATCTTTCTTATTTTTAGTATTTAATAATCAAATTTGGAATTTTATTGATTGTATTTTGCTTAAATACAATGAATATAAATATTTAAGGAAATATAATAAAAAACAAAGATTAAAAGCTTTGAAAGAATTTAAAGATAACTCTAACCTTAAGGTATATAAATCATGAAAAAAATATTTTTTACCGCTTTAATATTATTTTCAAGTAGTTCATTCGCTGATAATAATGCTAAAAATTTTCTCAAAGAAATCAATAGAAATGAATGTGCAACAGCAAATGATGATAATACAATGGTAATACATTGTAGTGATGGTACAGTAACAATTATTAATGGAGATTATACTACTGTATGTATTGAAAATAACGGATTAGATTATTGCCGCACAACTAAAAATAAAAACAATATTTTAATTCCTAAATAATATGATATACTTTTAAAAAGGAGGTGTATCATGTTTTTTTATTTAATTATTGTTAACTTTTTAGTCGCTGCCTCAGTATCTTTGGTAGTGATATCTTTCTTTTCCAAATCCATAAATAATATATTACAACGAATCATTAATGATCCGATTAATACATCATGGGCAAAATATACCAAATTTGCTGGAATGGTAGTAGGGATATCATCAGGTATAAGAGTATATGATGTGGAGAAATATATAACACCTGTAACATACAGTAAAGATGGTAATAAGATAATAGAGCTTACATCAGAGCGTTGGTTTCTTGAAGTATACAGAACAGTAATAGAAACTCTGCAAGGACTTGCTTGGATGATGTTGCTGTTTTTTGTTATTGCTTTATTAGCTTATGTTATCGTAAGGTGGGCAGAAATGAAATATCCAAACTCTAAAAAAGAATAGAAAATAAGCTGTAAATATGCTATAATGCCTCTTTAAAAACCCATTAAAGAGGCTTTTTTATGACTCAATATAACCCAAGATATGATACAAAAGTTCAACCTTTTAATATCTCTATTATTAAAGGATGGATTAGAAAAAAAGACCTAAAAGAACTTCAGCAATGGCTTGACGAAGGCGAACCACATAAACGTCTTTTAAAAGAATCTATTTATAATGCCACTATTGATCAATGGCTTGATGGCATTAAGATTTTATTTGAAAAAGATTGGGTGAGTCTTGAAACAAAATTAAAAGAAGTTATTGATAAAATTCATTTTTGCAAAAAAGATGATGTGTGGGTCTTTATTCGTGATATTGTTTTTGCGGATAAAAAACTCATTAAAAAATTCAGTTTTTTATTGTTTTGGGCAGCTATGTATAATGATAAAAAACATCTTATTGATGAAAGTAAAGTATATTTCACAACGGAAGATGCTGAAATAACTATGCATTATCAATATATTTCAAAACAAGAAGATGATTTGTTCAAATCTAATAAAGAAAAAAAAGAAAAGAATATTCGCCCATTTACAGAGAATGATGAAAAAATATTGGATTATTTGCTGAGTAAGCCAATATATATTAAACCGTTCTTTTTCATTGAACATTTAAATAATAATCGCTGTGAGTATTTAATAAGTTTACTTAAAAAAAGAGGTAATAATCCTTTATTTGAAAATAAGATTGATCTTTTTATTGTTGCATGTGCAGCAGGAATCTATTTCCAAAGTATGATTAATCACTTAAAATATTGCGAAAAAAGCGATGAGGAAATTGATATTTTAGAAAAGCAAAAAGAATTTATGTTTAATTTATTTCTTGCTCAAAATGTCAATTTTGAATTTGATTTTACAGATAAAATATTAGAAAAAAATAAATGGGTAAATTATAAAATAGAAGAATCTTTTGGTGATTTAGCTCCTTATAATCATAGAAATAATAATTATGGTTCTATAGAATTAAAATATAATCATACTCATAGTGTAAAAAATGTAGTATTACCAAAATCACAGAAAGTGAAATTAGCATGGTATTGGGTTGGTGGAAAACCATCAAAAGAAAGGAAAAAGCTTACTGAAAAATATGTTATGACAGATGATGATAAAAAATATGCTGAGATAAACTTTGATAAACTTTTAAATACATGAAATAGTTAAAAATGTATAGTATTTAATCATTGAAATATGCTATAATGCCTCTTTAAAACCCCATTAAAGAGGCTTTTTTATGACACAATATAATCCCCGCTATGACACGAAAATTCAGCCATTTAATATTGGTATTATCAGAAAATGGGTTAATGACAAGGATCTTAAAGAGCTTAAACAATGGCTCAATGAGGGAGAACCTCATAAACGACTGATGAAAGAAGCTATCTCAGAGGCTACCAGATCAGAATGGATTGATGGTATAAAAGCTTTGTTTGAGAAAGACTGGATTAATCTGGAAGCTAAAATAAAACAGGTTATTAGTTGGGTTAATTTTTGTGAAAATAATGATGTCTGGATATTTGCCAGAGATTATGTATTTGCCGATAAAAAACTGATTAAAAAGTTCAGTTTTAAATTATTTTGGGCGGCTAAAGAAAAGGGAAAAGAATTACTTTTTGATGAGGATAAAGTTGATTTCACGGATGATGAAGCATCTTCATTGCTAACATATCGCTATATGTTTCCTGATAAGCATGTAAGTAAAGAAGGAGCGGCTGAATATAAGATAAAACGTAATTATTTATTGAGTAAGCCTGTTCTTTTTATTCCTTACCACCTAATAGGTTTAATGGATTTTGAACATTCTTCATATGTAGTTGAGATGTTAGAAAAACATGGAAAAAATCCAATTTTTAAAACAAAAGAAGAACTTTTTGTTTTCGCTTGTGCTGTAGGAGTTTATTATCAAGCCGCTATAAATCATGCCAATAAATGTAATAAAAGTGATACTGAGAAAGACAGTATCAAGAAAGAGCAAGCATTCATGTTAAAATTTTTAAAAGAACAAGATTCTATGATGGAGATGGATTTAACACCTAAATTCTTAGAAAAAAATACATGGATTAACCATAATATTGAGGAAAATTATGGTGATTTGTGTGCTATGAATCAATATAGATTAACGTTCGGAACATTGAAGTTAAAATATTTTAGGACAAATTATAATAAGGAAAATCAAACACTGCCAGAAAGCCAAAAGGTCAAGTTAGCTTGGTATTGGATTGGAGGAATGAATCCTGAAAAGAGGGATTTTCAGGGCGAAAAATATGCTATGACAGATGATGATAAGAAGTATGCTGAAACAGAGTTTGAGAAACTTTTAAAAGCATAAACAAAAAAGAGGCTGCGGTCTCTTTTTTATGAATAGATTTGTGGATAGATAAAAATATGAATATTTTATTATTTTTCATGCTTTTAAGTAAAAATATGAATAGATAAAATACTTGTGCAAGCTCGTCTTTTTTGCTATAATAAACGTATCTTAAAAAAGAGGATTAAAACATGTTTAACACAATCGAAGCACCGAAAGTTGACCTCACTATCTTTTCTGGTGAAACATTAGATATTGTAAAACAAGTTTTTAAAAATGATGGTAGTCTTTACAAATCTAAACCAACCAAAGCTTCTGGAGAAGCTAAATACGTTTGGCGTATGCTTGCTTTTTATATGTCTACTAATCGCCAGCATCATTGTATGCCTGTTACAGCAGATTTTGATTTAGAAACTTACGATGAAAACGGTAAGTGGTCTGCCAATCTAGCTCATAAAAAAGCAAAAGAACTAAATGAAGTAGTTAACAATGTTTTAAAAACAATCCCAAACAATAATCTTCCGGGATTAAATCGCTGGAAAAAAGCTTTTGGTTATTAATCAAATAAAAAGAGGATTATAAATGTCAGAGAATAAAGAAAGCAAAGAAGTAACAATTTCTTCGGAACGTTTAGCAGAACTGTTAGAAGCTGAAGAAGAACTGAATGCTCTTCATGCTGGAGGTGTTGATGATTGGGAGTGGTACCATCAATCTTTAAAAGACGCTGGCTTAAGAGATTAAATAAAAGAGGTTTATATGGGAATTGCCAAGAAAAAAATTACTCTTTCAGAAGAACGTTATTTTGAATTGCTAAACAAAGAATCAAAGTTGACAGCTCTAGAAAATGCTGGTGTGGATAACTGGAGCGGTTATGGCGAAGCAATGGAAGATCATGATGAATATGATAAGTATAAAAAAGAAACATAAATAATAAAATTGAATTATAAAAGCCTATAGCACTGGCTTGTTATAGGCTTTTTATTTTATTTTTTAAAACTATTTTTGAAATATGGCGTTGCCATTCTAAAAGAGATTGTAAACGCTCTTCTCTCGTGCCATCACAAACAGGTGCTTTAATCAGATCAGCCTCGTCAATGTGTTCACCTAACTTAAGCAGCATTTTATCTTCTTTTGTCTTTAAGCTTAGCATAATAATATCCTCTCTCTTTAATAAATTTAAGGCAAATTTCTTTTCTGTTGATTATCATAAATCGATTTTTTTAATTGTCTTTATATATTCATTCACATTAATATTCATTTTTCCATAATTATATTAACAACAAGTTGTTATATTTTTTACTTTTCTTATTATTAATTATATAATTATAAACGACAAATTTAAATAAATAAAAATATAGATGGAAAAATAATGAAAAAAAGACCTATTAAGAATTCGGCAATGATAGAACGCATGATAGAAGAATCCCGTAAAGCAGGATTTACCAAAATTAGTGGGTATAGTCAAAAAGAACGCAAAGAAAATTTCATGCTTAGTTTAGGACTAGATAAAGAAGGGAATTCTATTAATTAAGGAATCTTTATGAAAGAAAAACAGCCTAGTAAAAAATATCCTAATGGAAAAAATGTTAAAAAAAGATATCCAGAAATAGTAAGATATTGGATAGAAAAAGGGATGCCAGAACAACACATTGAAATTCATTCTTGCCCTTCTGTAGGTGAAGATTGTTTGTATCTCTATGGTAGATGGAAAGGATACTGTAGAAAACCTATGGAATGGAAATTATGGAAAGATTTAAAAGAAGAAGAAAAACCACCTAAAGCTAAAATTCCAAACGACTTACTCTAACTACTTTAAATGAACTATCCGGTACAACCGGATAGTTGAAATAGTTTATTAAAAGCTGATGTCGAAAATATTCATATTCTCATCAATAAAAATAATTTTTGTAATACGCATTACTGCATATACTGTATAATCACCTTCTCCATCATCTGTATTATCTTGCATAACCATAACATAAAGAGATGTGTCAGGAACATCAATAACATCTAAATATGTATCTTCAATTAAGCGTCTTTTAAGTTGTCCTTCAAAAGAAGATGGTACTGGACAACCTAAATCACTTGATGTCCCTATGATAGTTGCTGCTTTTTCAAAAGATTCTATAAATTTTTCAAGATCAGATATATTTGACGTATCTAAAATTTGTTTTTTAAAAGTTTTAAAATCTATACATCCATTTGCATGAATATATTCAATTTCTACTTCAAAGCAATTATTTTTTACTTTACCAATTTCTTTCATTTTAATATTCATAAATAACCTTTTTCTTGTTTGATAGAAGATGTGGTTCACACCACCTCATGAATTCCTAATGCTTTATCTAAAGTTTTAATGAAATCTTGATTTAAAACAATATGTTTATGCATTTTCTTATTATAAGGATAAGGAGAACTGTTTAGCATTTTCCATACCAACATGTCTTTACATGGATGTTCTGTAAACGGTTTAATATCATAAGATTCATTTTTAGATGGAAAAGCCAAACTAATAGTAATATCATCATTTGGTAAAACATCCGTTTGACGGAAAGATGTATAGAAATATCCCTCATGTTCTGGTTCAATAGATAAATTATCTCCGCCATCTTTTAACCACTTAACAAAAAGAAGAGTGGCAAAGTTATCAGAAGGATTTTTTTCAAGCTCAGTAATAGAAGGTTCTAAGATATTCCAAAAATTATCAAAGCGCTCTTTGTTTTTTTCTTGAATCGGCTCTGAAGATTCTTTCTTAAAAACAGGAAGAGGAACATCATCACCAGAAAAAATTTCGTTAATGGTTTCATAGAATTCTGGAACATACAACGAAAGCTGAACAGGGTTAACATAATTATAAAATTTACGTTTAATAGAACCATCTCGACGTTCAAAGATGAAATTCTTCAAAAAACGCTCTTTTGTTTCATAATGAAATTCAACATCATCATTGATAACATAATCACGAAACAAATGATAAAACATCACTTTCTCAAGCGTTGGATTTTTATTAATTTTTTCAGCAAGAGCAGCCATAAAAGCACCAATCTTAACTTGAGAATTATCTTCATGCAGAGAGAAATCAAAAAGAGATTTAGGCATGGAGATATGTTCTGAATGAATAGTAAGCATTAGTCTGACCTCATAAACGATTAGGGTAAGTTTTCATTGTTATGATCTCATAATCACTGATGAAACGCAAGCAATAAAGACAACAAAATATTAGAAAAAAGAGTGGAAATGAAGTAAGGTTTTAGCTATAATGTCTCCATTGAGCGTTATCTTTTAAATCATAAAAGGAAAAAACAATGAGCGTAACTTTTCAGGCAGATATTGATTACTCTAAAATTGAGAAAGTAAAAGTATATATGACTGATAAATATCCTAATATGAGCGAAGAAGATTTTGCTTATGATCCTTTTGTCCAAAAGGATACTGAAACAGGTCGTTGTTTCGAAATGGAGGATAAAATTGATTTCAACCATGAAATCCAAATGAGTAACAACAATTTTTGTCTGATTCTTAAGCTGGTTGATAGTAATCGTGCCATCTTATCAGAACAAGATGGTAATGTTGGTTCTATTGCTTATGAAGATTTAACTGATTTTCAACGTAAGATTATGATGGCACTAAATAAATCAGATGAAAAAATGTCTGGTTATGAACGCCCTGATTATTCAAGCCATAATTTCCATCATTTTGGACTGTCAGTAGATGGTATTAAGGAACGGCTTGAAGGTATGCTTGAAGTAATTAAAAACGCCAGAGAGCGTAAATTAGGTGTATTTTGGGCATAAATTTTAGGCCACCTCACGTAGGTGGCTTTTTAACATTTTGAGGAAAAATAATGTCAGATATAAAAAAAGAGTATGATCAAAAAATAGCTAAAGAACTAAAAGAAAAAGAAGTATTAAAGGTATTATTTCAACGCTATTTAGATTTGTTGAAAGAGAGAGTATTTCCAGCAAAAATTCAGACACTCCCTGAAAAGTGCCAAAAACAACATCTAATAAAACTCCTTAGCGAAGCAACAGAAAACATTCATCAATATCCTCATGATAAATTAAATCGTTGGCTTGGTTTTTCTCGTTCTATTGTTGATGTTATGCAATTAGATACAAGAAATAGACCAACTAGTTATATTGTTGCTTATGACACAACTAAATCTGTGTTAGAAGAAGCTTTTTTATTTGAGAAAGCTGTTATAGAAAAATACTCAGATGAAAGATTTGAAAATAATCATTGGCCTCTTTCAATAAATAAGGATAACGTTTTCCATTTGATCGATAGTATTATAAATGATGATATAATCGATATTTATCCAAACGAAGTTCTACAGCAATATTTAGGATATATACAAGGAGTATTATGTATTGCTGAAATAATCAATGTAGATGAAGAAAGAGAGTTTACAAGACCTCTTTTGCATTCATATCATACAGAAAAACCAAAAAGTTTTTAAAGGTGAAAAATGAAAATAATTATAGGTAAAAGCATTCTTGAAAACAAAGAATTAAAATTTGGTAATGAAAAAATAATATTAAGAAACGATAATGATTTCTCAAGTATAGTATTAAACACATCATCAAGAATCGTTGAAGAGCTGAGTATAAAAATAGATCCTTTAAAAAAATCAGTAAAAAACGATGAAAAAGATAGTAATGTTGTTCATGTGTATGATGGTAAAGCATCAGAAGACTATATTTCAGCTTATTTAGAGTATGTTCAAAATAAATCAGAAAAAAGCTTTAGAGTAATTGTTGGATGTTTGTTATTACTTTATAAATATGAATACCCACAATATACTGGAGAAAATTATAGAAAAGTAGAGTTATCAGAAGTTATGCAAATAGCCGAATATCTGGTTGTTAACAGTCCATCAGGATTATTATCAGAAAATGAAGTAGCTGATTACCAAGCTAAAATGTCATTATGGAATAATAATAGACTTTATAATTTTTATAAAGGCTTAGACAATCCTTTACCAGAAATGAAAAGTAATAAAAATCAAGATAAAACTATCATTGTATTTGAAAATGAATCTACTGTTGAAAATGCTTTATATTACATAAATAACGATCTAATATTTAATGAAACGGAAGTATATATAGAAGTTTTAAATCACTACATAAAATATAATCTAAAAAAATCAGAGCTATTGGATTTAATAAAAGAGAATGTTGAACGCCATCAGCAAATTCATTATAATGGTGATTATTACAGACTGAGTAATATATTGTATTATTCAGGTAAAAAATTAAACTCTCGAAAAGAGATGACTACAATGAGAATATTTGCAGGTGGAAATAAATATCCACAATTAAGCATAAAGGAAATTATATGAAAACTAGAATGTTAACCGAAAGCTATATCAAGTTGTCCTCAAAGTTAGTAGAGCATGAGAAAGGTCAAGATCTTATAAAATTCTTTTATGAGGTTTTCCCCTTTAGTAAAGAAATGTTAAATGAATCTCTTTATTATATAAGTGATCGTGGTGATTTTGGTGGAGGACTAGAAGTAATCAATGTCTATTTTTTAAATATCAAAAAAGAAATGCCAGATGTTTTCTATATTTGTGATATTAGAAAAAGACACTTGCCTAAATATGATAAAGATATATATTTATCAGAATGTAGTAAAAAATATTGGGGTGCTCCATCTAAAAATGTAGAGAATATTTTTGATATTGAGTTTGTATACTTTGATGAAACAAAAACAACAGATGTCATAGAGTTAACAAAAGATACTGATTATTTTGACTTTAAAGCTTTTGTTTATCAGCACATTAAGGATGATTATAAAGATTTTATTAATATCCAATATTTTGATAAAAGAAGCTATACTATTGAAGGCAAAGAAGTTATCAGAAATCAAAATATAGAGTTATGGATTGGTGAAGAAAAAATCAAAGTAATGATGTTAATAGAGTCGTTATTTCCTAATGAAGATACTGGATATTACAAAAGAATTTTAGAAGAGAAAGATGTGTATGATGAAAATCGTGTAAAAGATTATCTAACTAACTAAAAATGAGGTCGTTTATGTGTAATCATGTTAAAGATAAAAAAGAGTTAACAGGAATGGATAAAATCGTTCATAACGCAATGCTTTACTCATTCAGAGTAAAGTTTGGCCCATTCCAAAAATGTCCAGAATGTTATGGATTGTTGAAAAGCTGCCCGTTGTGTCAAGGTCGTGAAAAAGTAAGTGTAGCAGAAGTAGAATCCTATAATAATCCGATTTCTAAAATAATGAGAAAAAACAGTAGTAACAAAGAAAGAATAGCGATATAATGACATCACTAAATAAAATATCGGAGATGCGTTAATGACTAATAAAATTGAGCCTATTTTTCTCATTAAGCAAAAAAGCACAAATCTTTTTCTTCATGTTTTTGAAAATCCTGACACATGTGAAGATGAAGTAGAATTTCGTGATATTGATCTTAATGCTAGGTTCACTAGCATTATGGGATTAAGCGATGATGTATTTAATGATGAGTATGATGCTTGCCTACTCTCATTCAGTAATAGAAATGATGCTATGAAGCATCTCGAAGATATTGAAGATGTTAACCCTTATGATGTTGAAGTTGTAAAGCTTAGTATATCTACTAATTTTGAGGTTGTATAAATATGGTGCTTGTAAAAGATGTTATGCATGCTATGGAAGGATTTGAGAAAAGCCTATTGCTAAAAGATAAAGAAAAAGCTCTTTATGGCGATTATCCATCAATGTTTCTAAAAACAAGAAAAACGATGAATGATTTCATAGCAACCTGTGGATCTAATAAAGAGAATTTTGCTTCTGAATTAACCATTTTCGAAAATACAATGGATGAATTAGAAAGTAAATTTAATGATTTTAATGAAAAAAGAAAAGAGCAAGATGAGTTAACTAAAAATTTTATAAGTCAATTTAATGAAAATTATAAAGATAAGGAGTTTATTTCTGAAGAAGATGCCGCTATTATAAGCGAAAAAGCAGAAGAAATGTTGAGAAACAACAAAATTTTAGAATCAGAGTTAAAAGAGGTGGCAGTATTAAATGATACTTTACCATCAAAGATAATGGCTATTTTTAAGAAAGCAAAAGAAGTATGATTTTAAATGTAAAGAAAAAATAAAACACAGCTCCGGCTGTGTTTTTTATTTAAAAAGTCTTGTTAAAGATTTTTTAGTATAATGATGTCGTAAAACGAGTTGTATATTATGTTGAATAATATTTAAACCGCATGTTATAATATTTTTCTAAGAGAGGTGATCATGTTAAATACATACAAGCTTGATAAAGAAATGTTAAGTGCTGTAAAAGCAAGAAATAAAGCAAAGCAAGTTGATATTTTAAGTAAATATATTCAGCGTGGATTAAGCACTAATCCTGTTGCAGTAATGTGTTCTAAATATAAAAGAGGATTTTAATATGAGTAATAGTTTAAGAGAACTTCTTGATAAAGATGAGATGTGGTATCTTGTGTTAACGTCTAAAAAAGAAAGCAAAGATTATGGTTATATTAAAACGAATAAGGAACTTGATAAATATATAGCATCATTTGCAATAGAAGCAGAAACAAAAGAGGTTTTAGTTTCTTTTGGTAGAAATATTATGGATGATGACGGTCCAACACAAGTATTTAATGTTGATATAAAAATTAACTCCCAATAATATAAATAGCACCGCAAGGTGCTATTATTTTAAACTATACTTCTTCTATTTTAATATAAATATCATCACAATCTGGAGCAACATTTACTTGTTCATATGATAACTTATATCTTCTATCATTATAAAAAACTTCATTCCTTGTATCTTCAAATTGAATGCTGTCTTCTTTAAATACAAATATCTCCTCAGTATTACAATAGCAATATAATATTTTAAGCATCAATGGTGTTATTTTATGATATAGCTTGATTGATTGTATATTAGTGAAGTTTTTATCCTCCATTAAATAAGTTGCTGACTTACCTAAGCGTCTTTGTAAATATAAATAAGCTATTTTTCCAGAATCTGGTTTATTAAGTAAAAATCTATGATTATAAATACCTGTAAATAAAATATCATTAGCAAGTTCTTCATTATTAATAAAAGAACTAAAATAGTTATTTTTAGATTTTTTATTTGTTTCATCAAATTCCTTTTTTACCGCTTTAAAAAGTGATAGGTCTAAAAATTTTAAATCTTTAATATTATTATTCATTATATTTTCTCTTTTTATTATTAGTGTAGAAAATAATATATAAAAAGATAAAGTGCAAATAAAAAACCGCCCGGAGGCGGTGGTATAAAATAAAAAATATTTCAGGATACTTCATTTTCAACAACAAAAACAAAGTTTAAACGTTTCTCATATTTGATATTAGAGATAATATAAGAAATCATTTCGTTCCATTTTTGACGATCAGATGTAAAGAATTGACGTTCTTCATAACCACCAGAATATTTAACGACTTCTGAAATAATCTGACCAATCTTTTCACCATCAAAATAAACTGAAGCGTATTCATTACTGTAATGACCACGGAATTCTGTTTTAATATCAATACGTGGTAGTTTTAAATCATAAAGAGATGTATTAAAACGGATCAAATCATGTTGTTGGTTAGTAACGCCCATTTCTTCTAAAATAGCTTGCGTAAGAACACTTAAAGTTCGTTCGCCAGAATAAGGTTCTGCACTATGAAACAGTTTATTCTCCTGAGTTTCTTTAACGATAGAGCAATCACGTTGATAATCACTAATAAAACTCAACAGATAGTTTAAAGCGTAATTCCATTTTTCTTCATTGTATACAACAGCAGATGACACCCATTGCATTTTTTGTTCAGTAGTACAAAGATGAGCAATGATATCATTATCGAAGGTAATAATAATTTTTTGTTCTGTTCCCAAGCCTTTAACAAAAGCTTTAACGCGAGGGGCTTTCAATTTATCAAAAAAGCTAAACCAAGAAATACCTTCATAGCTCTTAATATGAAGAGACATAAAGAATCCCATAACTGAAAGATCATTTAGTTGTTCAAGACCATCAATACTATTTTCAACGGATTTGTTTTTTTGATTCATATCGGTAAACATAAGTAATATCCTATTTTTTAAGAAATGATAGTTTCACGAGTAATAAAAACTTCGAGATCGTCTTTACAAGTAATGATGTAAGGATTAGCTCTGTTAGGTATGGATTTTCCTTCGCCATAAAAATCTTTATACATAGAAGAACTATGATAAGCATAATCCTTCTTTAAAGCCTTAATGTAGCCTTCAACAGATACTTTATACCAAGAGCCTTTTTGAGCAATAATATCAGCCTGACGAGCTGGTTTAAGGTGTGTCCAGAGATAACCATCAATAGCTCTAAACTTCTTATACGTACCTTCTTTTACTTCTTTAGTCTTTGTCGAGCCAACAAGAAACATCTCAACAAAAGAATAAGGAAAAGCATAGAACCCATGACGTTCAGGAGCACTATGGAATGTGTCATTTCCATAGTTTCCTCTTTGTTTAACAATGTTTAGGCCACCATAACGGCAAAGTGAAATTCCCTTGCCCTTAGAAACAGCCTTTCCCATTTTTGGTTTAATCATTTGTTTCATGTTATATTCTTTATCTCTCTAATATTGTCATTATAGCAATTCCTTTTATGGGATACAATGAGTAAATCAACATTATGCTATTTTCTTTTGTAATACATATTAAAAATAAGTATAATGAAAGTGTCAAAATATTTCAAAGGTGAACATATGTTTAAATTCTTAAAGTCATTATTCGAAGATAAAACAGAACATCGTTGTCAGGTGTGTGGAGAGATTTATATTGGAAAAGATAGTTTTACTTCATCTGAAATTTGCACATATTCTCACGAAACCGATACTACAGAACAAGAATCTCGATATCCTAAAACATTGAGAAAAGAATTTCAAAAAAGAAAAGATGGTGGCGAAACTCGTGATCAATTTATATCTTTATTATTGAAGTCATGGGAAGAGAACTCTAAAAAAGAAGTGTTTTTAGATAACATTTCGAAAACGTATTTACCTGTTGGAATTTATAATTCATTGAATAATAATGATATGGAATCATTATCAAAGACTGATTTAGATAATGAATCGCATGTTATTTATGAAAAATTAAATAAAAGTCTAATACTATAAAAGCACCTTCGGGTGCTTTTATTTTAATCAAATAATAGAGTCTTTTTTATGTTTTCCATTAAAGAAATATTCTAACTTTCCCTTTTGATAAACATCACTAACAACATCATCCAAACTCCATTTGAAATGGTTAATAAAGATTTTTGAATAGGTGTGAAATAAATCTTCTGATACAGAACAATGTGGATAGTCATCATCAAGTTCTTCAATAATACGATTAATGAGTTTTAATGCATATCCTTTACCACGAAAATCTGGTAGAACCATCAGGCAACAAAGCTTGGATTCTTTTTCTGTTTTCTTTCCAATGGCAAAACCAATAGTTTCACCATTTTCTGATTTTGCTACAATAACAATGTCTTCACCAAGCATGACACGAGGAATGACTTTGTTGTTGTACCAATGAGAAATATCAGGATAAATATGAGATAAAGAAGAAATTGCTGATGAAAGCTCAGTTAAAAGAAAAAGATTGTTTAATTTGTCAATTCTCATTATAGGCTTCCCATTTTTTTATATGAAATGACAATATATCAAAAAGCCTTATTTAACGCAATTGAAAAGCCACCCGAAAGTGACTTTTTTGATTTTTTATGAAGCTAAGCCAGCGGTAACTCTATGAAATGTTTTTTCTATATCTTTTTTTACAGCATTATAATCTAAGTCTAAAGTTTTATTATCATCATTAAAAATATTGAAATAGAAATTTTTAAGTTCATTAGCCTTATTTTTATCTATTTTGTGAACATGGACTATACCAAGTTTTGTATCAAATTTAGCATTATTGATACTAAAGTAAAAAGCTATTTCGTGAATAGCCGATTTAAAATACGTTTCAGATAATTCTAAGTTACATTTTCTATTAAATGTTGCTTCATATAATTGAAGAATATTTTCTCTATTCATTTTTAATCCTTATAATGTTAATGAGAAAAGTATAACATTGTAATTTAAATAATACAAAAATAACATAAAAAAACCACCCGAAGGTGGTTTTAGATAAAGTTGCTTTATTTAGTAAGAGCAACAATACCAAGAGTAAGACCTGCTACTGCTGCTGCACCAGTGGCTATAGCGCCAGCGGTGGTCCAACGGTCAGCATTTACTGCATCTGCTGATGGATGGTAAACACCCTGCTCATCATAATAACCTTTTTCTGGACCGGAAGCACAACCAGCCAATGTCATCGCAATAAGACTTGCTGCTATTATCTTTTTCATATTAATTCCTCCCTTTTAAAATATTAATATTTACGTTTGTATTCATGTTTAAATCTATATTCATACTACAAACATATTTAACACTTTTTGGAAATATTTCAACCCTTATACTTAAATATTTGTATTGTAACGATTTAATTAATATGATATGATGAATATTCCTTAATATAGAGAGCAAATTTTAATGAAAATTGAAAAAATAAATAAAAACAATGAAAAAATTCACGTAACTGTTGCCGCTATGTTCTTTAAAGATGATAAAGTATTAATCATTCAAAAAGCAGATCCAGCTTATAAGAAAAAATACAGTATTGTAGCAGGTCATGTAGAAGAAGGTGAATCAATAGAAGATGCCTTATTAAGAGAGGTAGCAGAAGAAACTGGATTGAATATCTCAGAATATACTTTAATGGAAAGCTTTAAAGAACTTAAAGATAGTTGCCGTTATGGTGTAGATCTACATGATTGGCATGTTTATAGAATAGAACATGAAATCGATATCGATAAAATAGATTTTGATAAAGAAGAAATTATAGCTCTACATTGGGTTTCTTTATCTGAACTACCATCCATGAAAGAATATTTTACATCAGGATCTAAATCAATGTTTACAGCGCTTGGTTTATTCTAATATAAAAGGGAGAGCGATCTCCCTTTTTATTGTTATATATTCCTAATATATATATCCCAACATAATCTATCAGAATCATTTAATAGCTTCTCTTGTTCAAGATATGCTCTTAGAGAAATAAAGGCTTCTTTTTCATCATTAAAATCTCGAAGGTCTATTATTTTCCAATCATTGATTATTACACTTAAATATGGAGCTTCATTATTTTTATGTTTTAAATTATTAAGTCTATCAAATATTTGTTGAAGAGTTAAATCTTTAAATGATATTTCTTCAAAATCAGTTTTAAAGTGATGGTCTTCAATAAACTCTAAAAAGAAATAAAGATCTTTATAATATTGTTCAATTAATAAAAACTCATCCGAATTAGATTTATCTTCATTAATAATTGATTTAAATTCAGTAATATTTTTTACGGTTAGAAATTCATATCTCTGATTAAAAGATTCTATTTGTCTCATCAATATAGAAGAACGATACCTAAATGGAGCTATATGATGATTTGATAGGGACCATATTTGTTTATTTTTAAAATCATAAAATTCAATACCAAAATGATAAGGGGCTAAAAAAGTATCACCAACTTCATGATTATTATAAATACTTAAAACATCATTTTTAGAAAGATTTGATGTATTGTTACAATTAAAATCACGAATAAATAGAAATTGTTCATTTAAATCAGGCGCATAATATTTTTTTATAATGTGATTAAACCCTCTCTTACTTAAGATGTTTCTTTGGCTCATCATATGCATGCCACTGTTATAAAATCTTTTACTTTGTACTTTACCAGTTCTTGTTCTATTTGCAATTGTAGTTAAACCACCCATATAGTTATCCTTTTTTATTATCTAATAACACTTTATATCAATATTGAGATTTTAAACAATTATTTTTGATATTAAATCTTTAAAAATATATGCTATTATAAAATTATAAAATAAAAGAGGTAAAAATGGATAATACTATTTTTAGTTTAAATAATGGTTCGCATATAGGTTTTGGCACTTTAATAGATATAGATAGTTATATGTTGGAAGCAGGAGAAGATTTAAAAATAAAGTACAATATTTATATAGAAGATGAGAATAGAGATATACATTCTTTTTATCATAAAGGAGGAAAGCCTTCTGAATCAATATATAATAGCTTAAATAAAAAGATGTTTTTCATCATTAATAAAAATAACGAAATAGAATATATATCAGATTTAATAACAAATAAAAAAATAAACTATCTTATAAAAGAATGGTACTTAAAAAATGAGCCTGATTTTGATACTATAAAAATTATAATGTTAATGCTAATATTTATAGCATTCTTTATGGGGGATCTTCTTTTCTTAAAAAATGGTATATCTAATAAGCAGTTAATAATAAATACTTCATTGTTTATAATACCAGTTATTTCATATTCATATATAAAAATAATCGAGTTTAAAAAAAGAAAAGAAATAAGAAAAGAAAGTGATTATCTAAAAAAAGAACTAAAAGAGTGGATTGATAATAAAGAAAGTCAAAGTTTGAAAAATGAAATAAAGAAAAATGATTTAATAGAGGTTTAAAATAAAAGGGAGCCACGCTCCCTTTATTGTTTAACGATTATCGGTTAATCGTTTAATAGCACTTCCACTTGGTAAAGATAAAATACTTTCATCAAGCTCATTACTGTTTGTTGCTGTGCTTCCAAAAAGTTCTGAAAGTTCTGCGTGAATTTCATGAATACGCTGTTTAACTCTTTTAACAATTTCAAGCTGCTGTTCACTATAAGCAGTAACAAGTAATGTCTGGTTTTCAGACTCATTAAATCCAAATAACCCTGCCCCTAATTGTTTATCATTAGCGACTATTCCATTAAAAACTTCAATTTTATTACTAACTTTCTGAATTTCATCTTTTTTAAGGAAGAAAGCAGATTTTCTAATAATCAAACCATCTTCATCAACAAGATAGTAACGATCTTTAAAACGAACAGCTACAGCGAATTCAAAATCAAAACTGGTACTAAAAATAGATTTACCTAAATATTCAGATAAATTGTAATTTCCACGATTAAAAATAGAAAGTTTATCATTATCCAGAGTTTCAGTTCTTACAATAATGACTTTCTCGCCCTGCTGTAATGTCATTTTATAGTTAATATAAGCTTCTTTTAAAGTGTCGAATGTTGCACTGCTCTTAGTTGTTTCAGCAATAGTGTCGTAGCTAATACCAATATAAGTAATAGATTTATCTTTTTTATCATTATAAATAACAAGGCCATCGATATTTCCAAGTTCAGAAATAACAATATCACGACAAAAGCGATAATCCATAAGAACAACAAACTTCTCTTTTTTAGGATCAAAGAATACAGGGGTATTTTGATAATACTCAAGATTGTCTTCTTCCAACTCATATCGTTGAACTAAAGACATAGGGTAAAGAGTTCCTAATTTTTTCTTTTTGATTTCTGTAAAACCATTAACATCTACATCACGAGCTTTAGGAAAATGTAAAACATTATTGGAGGCACGAAGAGAAGATTCTACACTAAAGTCTCCATAGATCCCATTTCCACCATGAGAGCGTCCTTTAGGATCTTGATACATATGGATTTCTACATCCTTAACTGGATTATTGGAATATTTTTCAACATAAGTATCATTATCATTCTTATCGTATGGTTTCATTATATTTTCACTCTCAATGGTTTAAATGTTATGTAGATGATACTAAAAAATGGTATGAAAGACAACAAAAATCTTAAACAAAAGCCTCGTCATTAGAGTTGAATTTATCAAAATAATTTTCAATAGTTTCATTAACATCAATAATAACATCATCTATTTTACTGATATCTTCACGTTCATATAATGTTTTCAAAACCATAGTAGAAGCTCTTAGCTGAGCGATAACAATCAGCTTATCATCTTTAAAATAAATATTCTTAACGCCAGAGTGCTCGTAATAGATTACTTCACAAAGCTTGTATTTGACGATTTTAGTAATGATTTTGGAAATATCATTACCAGAAATATGTCTATCATAAAATCGATTAACAAAATGCCGATCAAAAAGAATAAAGTAAGGAAATTCAGAAGGAATGTAACGAGTCCTCAAATCGTTTATAAACGTTTTAAGCTTGTATTCCGTCATATAGATTGAGTTTAAGTTCATATCTTCTCCAATCATCACTTTATTTGATGGCATAAGTATAGCAAAATACCTGATTGTTTAAAAGAAAAAGCTTGTGCATGAGTAGCATTAATGATAGAATAGCTGTATTGTAAAATCACTTAAAAAGGTGCCATATGAGCGAAGAAAAAATGCTTCTTTCTAAATATGTTATGGTTTTTCGCCTGTGGGCAGAAACATATGAAAAGAATATTAAAGAACATGGGTTTACTATAGGTCATAATGATAAAACATATAAAAACTTAAAAGATTTTCATGAAGATACAGAGAAACAACTTAAAGATTATTGGGATAATGATATTCTTATAAAAGATGTTCCTTTTGAAGATGCTTTGGCTATACTTTGCGGTAAGTCTACCATTTTTGATCTTAAATCTTTTGAAAATATCCGTAAAAAAATCTGATTGGATCAGATTTAAAAAGAAAAAAGGCGTGAAGGTGCCATGCTTTTTTGCTATAATATTTTTTCACAATAGGAGAACATAATGACTATCGATATCAAAGAACTTGTAAAATCACATGTATCAGTAAGTAAAGATAAATCAGATGTTCAGGTTTCTCTTAATCAAGTAAAAGAAGGTGAATGGGAGCTGGCTCGTAAAAGTGAATTTAAACGAGATGTATACGCAATCCCTAATGAAAGCAATTTGTTTTTAGAAGTTAAGCTTAGTAGAGCAGGTGAGTATCATAGTGATTATACTTATGGTAAACCAACATTCGAGTTAGTTGAGAAGAAAACAGAACATGTTATCTCATATCCTGCTGTTGTTAACTTTGATAAAGAGAAAGTAAAAGAGTTAAAAGAAGCGCATTTCAATAATCATGATGAAACTAAGCTGAATCCTGTTTATGATTCTGGAGCTTGGAAATACGCTCATAAAGCCCATTATTGGGAAAGTGTTTTTGATATTGATGGTGTTTTACTTAAACAAACATTAATTGGAAATTGTGATTGGACAGAATTTGTAGAATACGAAATTGTTCAAAAGAAAGAAGAAGATATTGTAAGTTTTATTAAAGTTAAAGCATAAAAAATAATATAGACCATAAAACAAAAACCTTCTTCGGAAGGTTTTTTTGTGTATTAATCCCCCGCTCATCCCTTCCAATAGTATAAAACACTCCCAAAATTTTGATTTAGATCACAAAATATATAGTATGAAAAGACATAAAAATGTTTTAAAGAGGTAGATATGGAAAGAAAAAAGAAAGGATTCAGCTTATTAGAGTTATTATTAGTTATGGGTATAATAGCTGCTTTAATAGTTGCAGCATTCATAGTTTACCCTAAAGTTCAATCTTATAGAAATGTAAAAATAGAATCCAATAATATTAGTTCTTTAAAAGCTGAAGTTTCAGCATTGTATGCATCTGTAGCAAGTGACTTACCTAAAGATGCCAACTTAAATAGTATAATGATTCAGGCAAAAGTCATTCCAGAAAGTATGAGGTATAACTCTTTACGTTTAAGAAATGTATGGGGTGGAGATGTTTATGTAGGAACTTACAAATATAAAAATGTAGTAGAAAAGTTGCCAAAAGAAAACGAAGTTCCGCTTGCTAAAGCATCTGAATTATTCTTCTAAAAAAGCTTGTGCATAGATAAGAGTATTGGTATAATGAACTCCTATGCACAACTTCCCTTTTACACTAATCTTGAGAGATATTTTATGAAACAACGCATTATGTTAACGATTGCTGCTATGACTGTAGAAATTTCACATGTTAAAAACCAACTTGAAAAAATGAAGGGTGATAATTCTCATTCTGTTTTTGATTGGTCAACTGTTCTTGGTCTTGCTGAAGAAGTTGCTGATAAATCAAAAATCATTTTCGTTAATGGTTCATCAATGAGTGTTAAAGACGTTCTTAATCAAGTAGCTGAAAAAAGGAAAGTATTCCATTATACAGCACCTTGTTTTTCATGGAATATGGTTAACGCTTTAGTTGATGTAGTTGAAAATCAATATACGTTTGGTCAGCATTATTTCTTTACTAATGAAAATGGTGTAACACAAGTTCAAAAGAGCAAAACAGTAAACAATGGTGATTGGGTAGCGATTAAAGAAAATAACGTGTTTTCTATTTTTAAAGTAGAAGGATCAGAAAAAGTTCTGCTTGATAAAGCTGAAAATTTTGAAGATGTTTTGGATTGTGTTTTTGAAGTCGCTGCCTAAATAAAGTAAAATATGTATAATTAAAAAGCGCTTGCGAAAGCGCTTTTTTTTGTTTTTATGATAAGTGAAATGATATACTTTACCTCATAATAACAAAATGAGGAAAGAAATATGAGTATGTATGTTCCAATTATTTCAGATGAAACAACAAGCCTGTCTCAAAATAATTTAAAAGAAATTGATGCTTTTATTAGCGATAATAAAACATCCAACTATATAGTTTCTGGTATTTGTGGTAGTAAAAAAGCATTATTCACTCATATGTTGGCAAAACATTTTTATGAAAAACATAAAAAAGCAATTGCTATGGTAGAACATGGCGAAATTTTACTAAGGAATTACGATTTATCTTACAAAGATAATATAGTAAAGATTAAACAAGGTGATAAAAGAGATGTTATAAATAAAGCTTCTTCAATGGTCAAAAATTCTGTAATTAATTTCAGTATACTTGAAAATGAAGATGATTATGAAGCTTATTTTTCTGCTGCTAAAGTAGGAGTAAGTGCTATAGGAGCACATACAATTCCATCGTCTAAAAGAAATACATGTGTAAACATAGAAGATACATTGATAGATTTATATTCGTCATATAAGTGTGAAGAGTTTGAAAAAAATGTTATACCTAATCTAAAACTGGTTTCTTTCTTGAACAATATTTCAGCAGTATTTATAACAGATTTCAATAGTGATCTTATGGGTATGGTTTGTGTTAAAGAATACTTATTATTAGATAAAGAAAAAGTAAATAAAGCAGTAGAAGTATTCATTGGTGATAATGGAAATAAGATTGATGAAAAACAAGTTTTTAGCTACATAGCTAAAGAATATGCTGTAAAAGTAGAAAACGAGTTAGAAATTCCCTTACTGTAAGGAAATTAACATGACTAATACTTATAAAATTGAGATAGGTAATAATATTGCTACAAGATACAATGGTAGAGTAGTTAAAGGAGTTATAACATCTATTAGCGGAGACAATCTCCAGATATTATTAAAAAATAACGGCTTTAAAGTCATAGAAAGACATAAATCAAAAGTTTTAACATCCTTTCTTGATAATCAGCATTATTTAAGTTTTTTATTAAAATAAATGCTGTACATGAAAAAAAGCTTATGCTAGTATTATTACATTAAAGCAAAAAGGTAATAAGGAATAGTTATGAGTAAGTACAAGCGTTTATTGGTAAACAAAACAACTGCAGGTTTTTCTGATGCTGGTTTTATTTGTTTGGCTGATGTAACTAATATGTTGGATTCAGATATTAAAGAAAAGCTGTTAAATATTTTTTATTGTAAAAACTTTAACACAAATGAAGAATTGGATGAAGCTTTTGAAATGTTTAACAGCGAAGAAGCTCAAAAAGAAAATGAAGAATTTAGTGATGTAGGTTTTATTGATCGTGAAGCGTTTGATAGCATTATTGAACGAAGCATTGAAATTTCTAATATTCTTGGTTTAACACATGTAGAATCAGATGATTCTTTTATTGATAAGTTTTTGATTGATGAAGTAGAAATGTCATCTTTTAACAGTATTTTAAAAAGTCTGTTTACAGAAGATGAACAGGAAGAAGGTCTCGATGAATGGGAAGTTTGGGATAAATTTGATAGTCAGGTTTATTCTGAAAAAACAACTCTAAGAATCGACCTGCGTTTCTCTGATACTTAAAATAAATAAGGTCGCACGAGCGGCCTTATTCAATTGTACATAATAAGTTAAAAGTGGAGAAAAAATGAAAGATTTTAAAGTGGTATATTTGATTAAAAAAGTTGGAACTGAACAATATCTTTGCGATACTGAATGGAAAGGCGAAAAATTTATTGAGATCAAACCGGAAGTTTTTGAAAGAGAATTGTTAAGAGCCATTATCTCTGATTGTGATCTTGATGGAGATATTTTAGTAACATTTAATAGTGAGGATTCATTAAAAAACTCATTAGTAGATTTCAATATTCTTGGTCATGAATGTGAAGTTGTTAAAATTGATCTTAAATATACTATGGATATTAAACACGAATCATACTATATTTAATTTGACTTTCATAAAATAAGATGTCATTATCTATGTATTGGCAGTGAGGCAAAGGGTTACTTCTCAAACTTTAATTGAAACCAAGACACTCTTACCGTTGTTCTCCAATAAAAAATAAACCAGCTAGTCTGGTTTTTTTATTGCAAAAACCGAAAAATAAATTTGACTTTATAATTTTATTAGCGCATAATGATATATTACATTTTAGACAGTGATTATTCAGTTACTTCATATGATAAAGAGCCGGAGGTAACATGCCCAGATGGGTTATGGAACTTCTTTTATACTGACTAAAGTATTCTTCTAAGTGTAATCATTTCAAATAAGCTCACTGAGCTTTATCTCAAGACCTTGAGGTTTGTTCCATACGAAATGGTAATAAATAATTTAACGAACATAAAAGGTGATATAATGAAAATCAATAAAAAAGCAACATCTACTCATTCTCATACTGAAACTCAGAAAAAAGAAGGTCATCTTAATCATATGGCAGGTGTGTCTTATGATATTAATGATCCAATTAAACAGTTAAGAATCATAGCAAGTTCAAGCTTTTTTGGAGAGCCTAATTATTACCACGAAGATGTAAAAAAAGGTAAGGATAGATCTGATGTTTATTCTGCTGTTAAAGGTAAAAAACTGAATAAGACTCAAGAAAAATATTTAGAGCAAACACTTGGTCAGGTTATTTCTATTCCTGATTATCACTCTTATTCTACAACTAAGATTATGGAAATGGCTATTGATGAAGCTATTGATTTTGATGCAGAAGCAGCATTGAAAGAAGCAGTACGTCTTCGTAATGAGGAAAACATTCGTACAACTCCACAAGTAATCATGGTAAGAGCAGCTAATAGTGAAAAAGTTCGCGGAACGGGATTGATACGTAAATATGCTTTAGAAATAATGAAAAGAACTGATGAAGCTGCCGTACAACTTGCTTATCAATTACAAGTTTATGGTCGTCCAATTCCTAATGCTTTGAAAAAAGCATGGAAAGCATTTTTGGAATCGAGAAATGAATACCAAATTGCTAAATACCGTATGGAAACACGAGCATATAAAACATTAGACGTAGTGAACTTGGTTCACGCGAAAAGTGATGTTATTGATAAGTTGATGAAAGGTGAGTTAAAACTTCAAGAAAACACTTGGGAATCTTTCATTTCTGCTAATGGTTCAACAAAAGGAAACTGGATTAAAGCAATAGATCTTATGGGTCATATGGCTTTATTGAGAAATATTGTTAACTTCATTAAAAATGATATTAATCATACGTTGTATTTGCCAAAATTGAAAGCAACAGCAAAAGATGGTAAACAATTGCCATTCCGTTACTATTCAGCTTATAACATGGCAAAATCAAACGGTGCAAATGGAGTTATTCTTGATGCTATCGAAGAATGTCTTGAGTTATCTCTTGGTAATCTACCGCATTTTGAAGGTAAAACAATGAGTTTGTGTGATAACTCTGGTTCTGCACAAGATGCTTTCACTTCATCTGCTGGAACAATGTCAGTAGCAAATATTGCTAACCTAACTGCTGTGATAACAGCTAAAGTATCTGATGAAGGATATATTGGAGTATTTGGTGATCGTCTTGAAGTAGAGCCTATTCGTAAGAAAGATTCTGTATTTACTCAGGCTGAAACTGCGAATAAAAAAGGCCAAACAGTTGGAGGATCTACAGAAAACGGAATTTGGTTATTCTTTGATAGAGCTATTAAAAACAAAGAACATTGGGATAACATATTTGTATATTCAGATATGCAAGCAGGTCATGGTGGTTTATATGGAACAAACCCATCGGAATATTCCAAATACAAATGGAGTAATAGCCATTATATTGATGTTGCTAAGTTAATAAAGGATTACCGTAAAACAGTAAACCCAAATGTAAATGTCTTCTTGGTTCAAGTAGCGGGTTATAAAGATGCTCTTGTTCCAGAGTTTTATGAAAAAACCTATATTCTTGGTGGTTGGGGTGATGGATTACTTCGTTTTGCTAAGGAAATGTCAAAAGAAATTTAAATTAAAGCTCCTTCGGGAGCTTTTTGTTATAGAGTTATAGTAAAAAATAAAAGGAATTTTATGAAAATTAATAAATTGAATAAAAAAGAAATCGATTATCTTATAAAAATAGATATTGCAAGCCACTGGTCAAATCAGGCCGCTTGTAATCCTAATCTTGCTGAAATGGAATTTAGGTTTGTAGCTGATGAAATTGTTAAAAATAATCCTAATATAAAATACAAAGATATTTTTATTGATTATCATGAAGTTGTTTCTGAATATTGTGTTTATATAAAGGGAGAATGGTCAGGATATTTAGAGCCGCACCAGATTGATGGATACAATTCTTATGAAGGTTACTATGGTTTTGAAAATATGGATGATTACCCTATCATGCGAGGAAAATATTAATAAAAAGGATTTGTGTTTTTTACAACAAATAAAAGAGATTTATTGACTTTAACTCGACCAGATCATAAAATAACACTCACTAATAAACAAATAAAGAGGTTCTATGAAAAATAATGATGTGATTTTGTCGGCAATTATTCAACTGCTTACATTTGAAAAAATTAAAAAAAATAATTTGAATATGGTAGAAGGCTTTAAGGACGAAAAGATTATATTTGGTGCTACAGATTTAGATGATAAAGATGGTTTTTTTGCTGGCATCCTTTCTCGTTTTGTTATTCATAGTGAAGCATCTATTGATGATTTAATTAAAGCTAATATTATAGAACCATCTGGTACATATTATTTCTACGACGAAGATGACGATCAAGTAAAAGTAGATGTAGAAATTGAAAATGGTAAAAAATTATTCTTTGCTAATGGTTATGAAGTTGAAGATGAAGAGATTTTACCTAAATATAAAATTCATGAAAATACTATAAAAGAAGCGATTGAAATATTAGATACAGTTAAAGAGTTTGTTGAAAAATCACGTTTTACTTTTATTGATAGATCTGTAAGATATGTCATCCCATTATATGTAGCTATTATATTTAAAGCATTAAGAACAATAAAAAATGAGAAAAATACGGATATTTCTGAAGTATTAACCGAAATGCTGCATGAGGATAAATTAGTAAACGAAATTAAAAAGACAGAAGTTAGTGAGTTAAATAGTTTTGCTATAGAAGCTAAAACTCTTGATACTGGAGATTGGAAAGATACTGTAAGTATCCATTATAATTTTTAAAAACGTTAAGCCTCTCTCTGAGAGGCTTTTTTTTGTTGTGCATAGCTCTAAATTCTGTTACAATGTTCACTTATTGAATAAGAGGACTATAGAAATGACAAATATTATCAACTTCCCTCAAAAGAAAAAACCTAAAAATGAAGATTATAAACATCTTGTAGAACGGGCAAATTATTTTAAAGAGCTTATTAGTCGTTTTAAACAAGAAAACGAAAGCAGCACCGATTCTTTATTCAGTGGCATGTCTAATATGCTTCATAGCAAACACCCTAAAGAAATAAGGGATTGCTTTCTTTCATTCTATAACTCTCCAAGTGCTAAAACATGGTCTCTTATCAGAGATAAATTGATTGATTATAATACAACATCTTGGCAAGTTTGGACTGCTTATGACTATAACGCTCCACGTTCGCTAAGTTGTAAAAAAGACGAAGAAAAGTATCCGAATCCCGAAGATTTTATTGATTACTATAAAAGATATAAAAAAGATCGTATCGAAGATTACACTAATCGTTTAATGGAAGTTGAAGAGAAGCTAAAAGAATATCAATAATAGTAAAAAAAGCTTGTATTGAATCAGCATTTCTACTATACTTGTTTTAAGGAGAAGACTGGTGATGTATTTCCGCCAGCGCCATAGGCTCTACGAGTAGTGGAACTCTCCTTTTTTGATGAAGGTAAAAGATATAGGCACACGCGCAAGAAACAATAGAGGAACATAGCCATCATTGCGATGGGACTAGCCACGCTTCCCATGTGGACTGAAAAGATAGACTCTATGGCCCCATGATCTCTTTTGCCTTCACCACATTTTATTTCTTGCAGCAAAGTAAGAAAACCTCAAGCTGGAAGAATTCCGGCTTTTTTTATTTCATAAGGCTCATAATATGACTAAAGAACGATTAAATGAAATTGAACAACAATTATTTAAAATTCAAATAGAGCTTCAAGGCTATATTAGTGGATTAGGCTCTAATACAGTTTTACAAGACAGGGCAATTGCTTATATTAGTGAAGCAAGAAAAAATATTGAATCGCTTTCTACAGTTTTAAAGGATTAATACTTTTATGGGATATCAAGCCGATAGTATTGCAAATTACTTTATTGATAAATCAAATGAAGGTCTAATGTTTGATTTAAATCTAATGAAGCTACAGCGATTATTATTTATATCAGAGGCTTGGCATAGGGAACTATATAATGAAAGTTTGATTCAAGATGTATTTTCTATGTGGCCTCATGGCCCCGTTATTCCTAGTTTATATCATAAGTTAAAATATAATCGAGACAAAGTTATAACAAAATATGTAATGTCTTTTATGGAAGGTCGATATATAGTAAGTTCACATGTAAATAAAGAAGATAATCAAACCAAAACATTATTGGATAAGATTACAGAGATTCACTATGAATATAGAAGCAACCAATTGGCAACAATAGTTTTTCAAAATATTCCCAAAGTAAAAGAATCCGATCCAATTTTGCCTTATGTATTTTCTTGTTATACAGGTAAATGTTTAGGTAGGAATAATGTAATAGAAATGAGTAAATTTCGTTAAAGAGGTATAAATATGCATTCATCCATAGCGGTTGCAAATGAGCTTTATAAAATCCATAGAAGAAAAAGAATTGGATTATTTCCATTGCGAAGAATCTTAAAATATATCCATATTTGTGATGTAATGTGTTATGCTTTTTATAAAAGAAAACTTGTAGAAGAACTCACAATGTATTGCCAATTTGGACCTATGTATGAAGGTTTAATGAGAGAAATGGAAGGATTTGGTAATAGAGATTTGAGTTGTGAGTTGACTCTACCTCGATATAACATAGAAGGAGAATTTATTGGTCGTTTTATCCCATCAATAAAAGAAAAACTATTTTTAGAGTTAATAGAAATGGTTTATGATGTTTTTAGTCAACAAACAGATCAAGAACTTATGGATTTTGTATTGCTTGCCTCAATGCCTGTAGGATTGGCAAAAAAAGAGGAAGCAATGTATGTGAAAATGAAACATATAAAGGAAGCATGTATCTTATTAGAAAAAGAAAATGAGAAAAATAAAATTTCATTAATGAAATAATAGTTGTGCAGCAACATTGAATGTAGTATACTTCTTTTGTTGATTTTTCACTTACTAAGAGATTAAAAAATGACTAATACCATTTCTCCTGAGCTTAAAAAAGTAATTAAAGAAACAATTTCTGAAAATACAAAAGCAATTAATGAAAACAGTTTTCAACGTTGTTCAACTGAACAAGTAGTACGCAATAAAAAAACAGGCGCTGTTTTTTCAGTAATTTTTGATCATGGAATGGGGCAATATAAGTTTACACCAATGACACGAAGCACTCGTGGTGTTCATTATCGAAATAATCTTAATGGAATGGAGCTTGCTGGGACAGGAAAAGCTGAAAAAGAATATACATCAGCAGTAATTTAATAAAAAGGGCTTAGGCCCTTTTTTAACATAAAAAAGGAAATAAAATGATTTCAGAATTAACCGTTAATATTAATCTTGTTAAGAACACGCCTGATTATAAATATATTGCTGAACTGCCTCTGTTAAAAGATGATGGTAAAATTTCTTTTAAAGAAGGTTTAAATGTTATTTTTGCTCCAAATGGTAGTGGTAAAACAACAATTCTTGAAATGCTTGCAAAAGCTACTCATAGCCGTGAATGGGGCTATTCTCGTCCTACCAAGAAATCAATGCTTGATGAAAAGTTGTTAAGAAAGATTTCCAAAGAAGAAATGGATGCGCGTGATTTGTCTTTTTACAGCCTCTTTGCTGTAGAGCCATTTTTTGAAGTTAAACATGATGCTCAAACAGTTTTATTCTGTGATCCTAAATTTATTGTAGGTGGTTTTGGTGCAGATGATACGTTAAATTTTGGCTATGAATATATGTCTGCCCATAAAGAAGAGCATATCAATGTTAAAGGTTCTACAGGTAATAAAAACAAGCATAGAATGTCATTGGTTAATGATGTTCTCGATGGTATTAAAAAAGTTGATTCAAAAATCGATGATAAATATACATCAAAAATGAGTTTATCCTCTATTGATAGATTTAAAGCTGAAAAGTTTAATTTAGATTATCTGCAACCTTCTATTGAAAAAGGCCAGACAACAATTCTTATTGATGAGCCTGAAACAGCTTTAGATTTAAGAGAAAAGATTAAATGGTTTAAAAGCCTTGAAGAAAAAGTGAAAAAACAGAATCTTCAAGTAATTTTAATTACGCATTCTGAGCTTGCTTTAACATTTAAAGATGCTAATTTTATTACATCTGATCATGCTTATATCGAAGAAGCAAGAAACGAATTTCTATCTCTTATTAATATTGTTTAATAAAAAACGAGGTGTAACCATGATAATATTACAAAATGACTATAGACCTCCTCCGGGAGGTGTTCATAAAGTAGATCATAATCTCATAGTATCAGCAGCAAAAAAAGCAAGATACAGAGATAATATGTCTCAAAAAGTCAATTATCGTTTAAAAACAACATTCAGAGAAACAAAATGGTTAATATTTAAATTTAAAGTTTCTCATTTGGAAATAATATGTCACAAAGTCGGAGGTTTTACCAATAATTATGCTAATTTATGGAATATTGCCCATGATTGTGGATTTATATCAGAGCATGAGCGAGATGTTTTAAATTTAAAAGCTCTAGATTCTTCAAAAGTTGAAGCAATGTTGTTATCCAAAGAAAACTATTTGTCTACCGCTGAAATGGTAAAGTTAACAGAAACATTGAAGATTAAGGAAATGTAGAATAAAAGCCCTGTCAGGGCTTTTATTATTTAAATAGTATAAAAAGAATAGAAAATATAAAGATAATATATATAATAGTTTCTATTTTAAATCTATTAAAAATATTGGACATATTTTGATTATGTTTTTCAAAAATAGCATCAAGCCTTTTATTACTATTATCAAATATTTCATCAAGTTTTTTATTTTGATTTTCCATAAGTGTTCCTTCACCATTTGATCGTTTATCTTCATCAACATGAAGAGTATCTAAAAAAGCATGATTACTGGAGTATTGTATGTAGGAGCCTCAAAACCTCTTTTAGCAAACCAATTTTGAAGTTGTTCTGCCGTGGATGAAATTTTGTACCCTTCAAGAGAACCATTATCACTATCGATAAAAATCATTTATACATTTCGATATCCTAATCATGTTTGGAAGTAGCATTATAACTATAGTATCCTAAACAATTATTGTTGATAAAATAGCGGGGTTATGTTATTTTTAAGAAATAATAAAAAAGGAAAATAAAATGACTGCACCATGTAAAATTGTAGCAAGACTTAAAAATGATAAAATAATAAGTATTTATTCGGAAATTCCAGATCTTTTTGCTCTTTGCTTTGAAGAAGAAGATTTTTTAGAAATGATGAATGAACATGAAAAAATAATGAATAAAAAGAATTTTGAGATTATAAATCATATACCTGATTCTTTAGAGCCGTGTGGAGAAGGTATTATTTTTTACGACTATAAAAATAAATATGCATTCTCATGCCAAGATTATTGTGATATTTTGGATTTTTCGGTACGTAGCATTACTAATGAAAGTCTTTTCGAGCTTTTTATTTATGGTAAAGAAAGTTTAAAAGATTTGTTTATAGATATTAATGAATACATGTTTGGGACAAAGACTAAAAAACTTGAAGAAAAAATAATAAAAATGCTGCAAGAAAAGTTATTATTTACAGATATATTTAGTAAAGAACCACTTAATTTTAAAGATACTTATAATCGTTTAGATAATTTTTTATATGAAAGGGAAAATACATACATAAAATATAAAGTATTTAACAAGGTTAAAAATGAAGGTTGTTTTAAAAAGAAATTAAACAATGAAGAACTAAAAATAAAGGATTTAAATGTTTTTGATGCTTTATATTCATTTCATATTGTAGATGACTATTTTGGGGAAAAAGTTGATCCTTATTTAGCTATTTTAAATATAGATTACCCTGATTGGAAACTTATTTTTGATAATAAAGATAATATTAAAAACTTAAAATTATTAAAAAGTTATATGGATAAAGAAAATCTTTTAAGCGAAAAAGACAAATTAGAATGGGATGAGTTTATATCTTGTCAGTAACCTCGCTATGCCTGAAGAGGCTTATACAGAAAAAGATTAGTTTAAAAGTATATAAAATTTGAATATGATAAAAAGGACCTTAGAAGGTCCTTTTTTGTTTTGCAGTTGATGATCGCTTTATGCTATTATTATACAACAAAATAATATGAGGAGATAAGAATGAAAAAAGATATTGGTTATATTGCATCAGTTACTGAATGGGAAGGTTCATGGGATCGTCCAGATGGTTATGTTTTGGCAGATTCAATGGAGGCAGGGCTTGCTAAGAAGAAATGGATTCATTCACGAGGAACAAAAGAAGAACATTCACTTGTAGAAGATTTTCGAATGATTGAACTGACAGAAGAAGGTGTTAAGCTGTTGAATGATTCTCCTGAAAAAGCTGAATGGGTTTTCAAAGATATTACTAAATATGCTATCTTCTCTAATGAGTAAAATAGAGAAAAGCCTATTTTGTTTTGAGAGCGAGAAAAAAAATAAAATAGCTATAAAAATATGTAATATATTTAACAAAAAATATACGCTTCTTGATAGTGGAAGAAATCGTTTGGTATTTAAACTGAGAAGTGGGAATTATGTGTTAAAGTTCCCACTAAACGAAGATGGTATATCAGATAACGATTGGGAAGCCTCTACATGCTCTAATAAGAATGATGGAGATATAGATGAGGTGCAGTGGCCTAAAACCCGTTATATTGAGATTGAAGGCTTTGTTTGCTGTATAATGGAATATATTGAGCCAATAACATCATTTGAAGATAAAAGATTACCAGATTGGATAAACTCAGTTGATGGTGGACAAGTAGGTTATAATAAAAAAGGATTATTGTTGGCATATGACTATGGTTTACGCTAAATAGTCAAGTAGGACAGAAGCCATATCCGGTAATTAAGTAGTAAAGTAAAAAGTAAATGAGTCTATTCTATAAAAAAAGACACTCCGTGTGTCTTTTTTTAATTAGTTAATTTGAACAATTTCTGTAACCATTCCTGATGGCTTAAAATTAGAAACAGTAAATCGAGGAGCTGAATTTGAAACTTTTCTTATCCATTTAACTGAAATTGTCTTTAATCCATCCTCCACTATAGCCTGATAAATTTTGGCAGATTCTAAAAGCACTTGATCTCCCGGATATACTTCAATATTAAAATTTGGAGCATCGTTAGAAATTTTAAAAGTGATGTTATCACATGTTTTGACAATAAAGGTATTTTCATTTTTTTCTAATACAGTAGCTAATAAGTGGACTCCATGCTTAATCCTTGAATTACGCATAAAAATAAGATCTTGGATATTTTGGTTAATCCTTCTAATTTTTCTTTTCATACGGCCTTTAGATTTTTTAATATCACTTTTATTTTTTTTCATTTTTTTCTCCAATTATGTAATGATGAAGTATGATTATAAATCAAAGTTAAATGGAAATAAATGATTATTTTTGATCTTTCTTTGATGAAATAGTAAAGTAAAAAATGAGTAAAAAATAAATCAGGAGTCCTTATGTCAAAGAAAGTAAATGTTGTTATTTCAGTAAATCTAGAAACTTTAAAAATATTGGAAAGTCTTGAAATAGATGCCGGAGATCTTTTGGCTGAAGCTACAAGGGTAAAATTAAAAGAATGGCAAGAAAAATGGAAAGAAGAAAATAAGGAAGGTATAGAAGAAATGAATAGATTTACTGAAAAACATGGTCATTTTAGACCAGAATAATAAATATAAAGGGACCTCCGAGGTCCCTTATTTTTTAATAATGGTATTGAAAATTAAAAGTTTTCTGAGGATTACCGTCTTTATCTTTACCTTCTGAAATACGATAAACGTTATGAGCAAGTGGATAGCCTATACCAACCTGATCACCACCGTTTACATGTGGTAGGGCCTCTTCCTGTGAAAAATATACAGGATGTTGTGGAAGTGATTTTACTTTTTGACAACGGCAAGTACTCATATATTCTCTCTTTATTCAGTGTGATTTATACAGGTAGTGTACTAAAAATTAATATTAAAAACAACAAAAAATTAAAGTTTTTATCTGATTTATCCGATAAGTTTTATGGACAAAAAAATACATATTTGATTTAAGTATATGTTTTTAAGGGTTTATTATTGTAATATTTTTGAGAAAATGTCTATTTTTTACTTGTGCATGATAGCAATGTTTGCTATACTATTTTCATGTTGAGACGGGAGAGAGATAAAAAATGAATAGTTTGAAGGTAACAGCTATAGAAAGTTTTAACTCGAATTATTTTGCTATGCGTCAGGTTCCTGTAATGAATCTGCATAAACATAGTAAAAATGTTCCGTCTTTCAAAGAAGATATTGAAGATAAAGAAAGAGTAATTTTCTTACCTATTAAAAGCCATAATGTTGAGAGTATAGGTTTCATTCTTCGAAACGAGGGTGAAAAAAATGAGAATGCCTCTGCTTTTGTTGTTGAGCTTTCTGATTTTATTTATTCGTTCGATGGAAAAGTTAATGCCGGAAGAAAAGAGAAAAAGCTATCGAAAACTTATTCTTTAATTGAATTAAATAGCAAAGTAATATTTTTTAATGAAGAAATAACGGATTACCAAATGAATCAAGAAAAGGTAATCAGTATTTTTAAAAACGTATTCGGAATCTAATAGGAGTTAATATATGTCATATTTTTTCTGCAAAGCTGAAAAACGTACTGGTGAATGTGAAACCACTTTTAAATATATGATTCAAGCTGAATCTATGGAACACGCTAAGGTTGAAGCATGGGAATACCTGAAAGATTATTTTGGTGATGTAACAGAAGTTAATGAAGAAGATAAGCAAGTAGAACTGGATTACGGCACCAGCCTTGTTACTTTCAAGGAAGATATCACGCAAGTTAGTGATGCTGTTGGTGAGGAACTTCGTTCTAAAAATCTCATGTAAAATAAAACTTTATTACGAATAAAAGGTCACGACTGTGGCCTTTTTTATTGCGAAAAAAAGCTTGAATATGATAATGGTTGTCAATATAATGGTCTTATAAATAAACAATGAGGATGTGATAATGATCTTTTATGGTATCGCTTTATCATCAAGTGTCACTGAGTTTTGTGTAATATTGTTTATTGTAATACTGACAATGCCTATCTGGTTCAATATGATTTTAGTAGGTTTTTCTTTTCTAGGAGCTAAAATTGAACCGAAGCATTTTATGAGTTATAAAGAGCTTGGTAAAAGTATTTTAAACAAACTTAATGACTAAAATATAAGTGAGAATATATGAAAATTAAAACCGTGTTGTTGATTCTGGCTGTATTTATGTTGTCGGGATGCTTTTTCAGTGAAGATCTTACGCCAGAAGAACAAGCAGAAAAAGTGAAACAATCAGATATTCGAACAGCAAGTGTTGTAGGTAATATTGAATGTATTAAGGGTCAATATGTCTATTTTAGCGATCAGGTATTAAGCTTTAGTCAATGGAATACAACTGTAAAATTTATAGATAAAGAAGGTACATTACATATAGATTCTATTAGTAATTGTAGTTTTAAAGGTAATAAGGGCGAGGCAACAGAAAAGCTCGAAAATTATTCATTATTTAAATAAAATATTAAGGAATAATATGCGATATATAAAAAGTAACTCTGGATTAGGTCATCGTCAATATGTTTATTTGATGCCATTGAAAACCGAAGGCCAACATAAACATCTTGTGCTTAACTCTATAGGTATGTATACAGCAGGAGAAGTGGTTGAAATTGAGCCATATGAAAGTGATGGAATGGTAAGCAAGGAAGAAGCATTATTATTCTGTAGCCTTCATCCTGATTTGATTGAACTACTTGAAAAAATGTAAAAAAAAAGGGGGCTTAAGCCTCCTTTTTTATTGATAAAATGCTTGTGCATAACAGACATTTCAGATAAAATACTTATAACTTAAAAATGAGGCTATAAATCATGACAACTGAAAAAGTACAACCTAAGTTTAAAAAAACTCGTTCTTCTAAACTTTTAGTAAGTGTCTTTGGTGTATTTTTTGAAAATAAAGTTTATGGTATGGCTGATAAGTATTTAAAAGGTTATACAGGTAGTGAATGGAGTTTTGCAAAAAGCGATAATGGTATTCCATTTATGATCCCTAAATGCGAAGCTACCGTTGAAATGGTTAATCCTAATAATCACTTTTCAGATAGTATGAAGGTAGAATCTGCTGGTTATGCCCTGACTGTTATGGCAGTATCTCATTTAATGTGGCAACATCCAGAAAATAAAAATATTATTAAAAATTTCCAGTTTATGATGGACAACGTTTACAATCTTTTTTCAAAAGAAGAAGCAGCTAAGATTGTAAGTTTCCTCGATTAATGAAAAATGTATTTTTACTAATAAAATCTGTATAAAATTAAGGATGTTTAATGTCACTAAAAAATTTAGGTTTTAAGATTTCTATTTCAAAAATGGTAGAAAGTCATCGTGAAATATTTTGGCTGATTGTTTCTCATCCTGATTATGTTGGAAAAGGAACGTTAGGAAAAGAAGCTGGAACAATGACACCTTACATGAGTCAGTAACCCCGCCCTGTCGGACGAGGCTTGTAACTGAAAACAGCCTTATCGTTTTCCTAAACAAGTCTCCGACTTGGATTAACTGACCAGCCTTAGTCTGTGAAACGCTGAGTTTTACAGACTACGTTAAAAAACAGATGACACCGTAGAATGCTTCTCCAGTTCTATGCAATGTCGTAATACATTAAACATTTCTTTGGGGTAAGGAAAAGTGTGTGCTACATGAAATGTTTTTTAACTTTGGCGAGGAGATATTACTTTATGAAAAACGCCGTTTTTCATAAAAGATAAAAGGTAACTTATTAAAAAATCATAAAAGGATAGTAATGAACAGAATAAATAAAAATGTAACTGCTGGAGCAGTTGCATAATGAACAGAGTTTTTATATTAGGTAAAACAGGTAAAACGTTGATGCCCTGCCATCCGGCAAGGGCAAGACAGCTATTGCATAGCAAAAAAGCAAGAGTTAAACGTCTTTATCCTTTTACTATACAGTTAACTCAGCGTTCAGAAGGATATATACAGCCTGTTGAACTCAAGTTCGATCCGGGTTCAAAACAAACAGGTGTAGGGCTGGTTTTACATGGGAAAAACAGGCTGTCTGCCATATATGGCGCAGTGTTAACGCATCGGGGACAGGAAATAAAAAGCAATTTAGACTCTCGCCGTATGATAAGAAGAGCCAGAAGAAACCGTAAAACCCGCTACAGACAGGCACGGTTCCTTAATCGTGTAAGAAGTAAGCATAAAGGATGGTTGGCTCCATCCGTCCAGAGCCGTGTAGATAATATAGTGGAATGGTCTAAGCGTTTCATACGATTGTCTCCTGTTGGTTTTATCACAGTTGAATCAGTTAAGTTCGATATGCAGAAGATGGAAAACGCTGCAGTTGAAGGACTTGAGTACCAGCGTGGCACGCTGTTTGATTACGAAGTAAAAGAATATTTGCTTGAGAAATATAATTATAGCTGCGTCTATTGTGGAGTAAAAAACGTGCCGTTTGAAAAAGAACATGTTATTCCACGTAGCCGTGGAGGAAGTAACAGAATAAGTAATCTTGTGTTATCCTGTCATGATTGTAACCAGAAAAAAGACAACTTGCCAATTGAGGTGTTTTTGAAGGACAACCCTGTGTTATTGAAAAAGATAAAAGCACAGTTAAAAAGCTCGTTAAAAGATGCTGCAGCGGTCAATATAACCCGTAAACAAATCATAAAAGAACTGTCTGATTTAAATGTGCCTGTTCTGACGGGAACGGGAGCAGAAACGAAGTATAACAGAGTAAGCCAAAAATATCCTAAAGAACATTATATAGATGCGTTGTGCGCAGGCACAACGGGAGCGAAGGTGTATATACCGTATAAGTTAAAGCCATTGTTGATAAAAAAGGAAAGAAGAAATAACAGGCAGATGTGTCTGGTAGATAAATATGGTTTTCCGCGAGGAAAAGCGAAAGGACCTAAGATAGTACATGGATTTAAAACAGGCGATATAGTGAAAGCTATAGTATTGAAGGGAAAGAAAAAAGGAATATATAAAGGTAAAGTAGCAGTAAGGTCAAGTGGAAGCTTCAATATAAAAGTAAAACAGGGCGTAGTAGAAGGTATAGGCTGGAAGAACTGCGTAATGCTGCATAGGTTCGATGGGTATAGCTATACTTATTAGTTAATAGGCATAGACCCCGCCCCAAGGGGCGAGGCTTCAGTTTTTTGGTGAAAAATCGATCAGGTTAGGCATTTCGCTCATGAATATGCTGTTTTATTTGGAATGTCATATGACGATGTTGATGAGTATCCAGAAGCTGAAAGGTAAAAAAGATTTCGTCTATTTTCAGTTGAAAAAGAATTACCAAATAAAAAATGAAATGGGTAAATATTCATTGCTATAAACCATTTTATTCGTTATACTACAACCTGTTAAGAGATTAAAAACATGAATATGTTAAAATTATTGGTGCTGGCTCTTTCTGGTTCTTCTTCTAAAATGTGGTCATTGAAAGAAGATAAGATTGGTAAAAGCAAAAAACATCGCAAAAAACACAATAAATCATATGGGAAAAACAAATAATGACATTGCGTAATCTGAATTTTCAAATCTCTATTGCTAAAATGAAAGAGAGCCATCGTGAAACATTTTGGTTGGTTGTTTCCCATCCTGATTATAAATCATCAGGTAAGTTTGGTAGCGAGAAAGGGACAATGACTCCATTCATGGATGAAGATATTGATAAAGTTAGATATTTTGCTCAAGATTATGCTATGTTATTTGGTATGACTTATGATCAAGTAATTGATCCATATGTAGAAGAGTATCCAGAATCTCCTGAAAATAAAGAGATGCGAGAAGAAGAATTTGAAATGCTTAACGAAGAATAAGAGAGGCTATATGTATATTCGTGCGGATCAACTAAAAGTTGGCGATCTTGTTTCAGGTGGTGAAGTTATTGAAATTCGTAGTGTTGGAAAATATAGTTTAGATGTAACAATTCAAAGTGATACAGATGATTCAGAACATACTGTAAGAATGGTAGAAACTGAGATCATTTTTGTTAAAGATTAGTTAGTCTTTAAGGATGATATATGTTTAGGAAAATAATAGATAAAATAAAACAAAGAAAAAAAAATAAATTTTATAAAGAAGGATTCAAAGAAGGTAGTAATGATATATTAATCTTTTTGTCTGATGATAGTGTTATAACAAAGTTTAACACATCTGTTGAAGTAATGGACAGAATGTATGGATACATGATTTCATACCAAGACGCAGGTTTAAAGTGTCGATCTAATAATCCAGAAATGATAAAAGCATTTATGAGTGGTTATAATAATGCTGCTGTAAAAATGGGAATTGTAATAAAACAAAATATGTCAGAATAAAATTGATAAAAAGCTTGTAAAGCATAAATAGAGTAGTTATAATGAAGTTCTAGACGGTAGTAAAGAATAAGTCTCGACGTATAATATAAAGGTGTGGCTGGTGTCCAGTTTCTCTCGCGGGGAAACAAGCAGATCGTCCCTGAAATCCTCTTATACGATGCAATGGTAAGGTGTTAGCGGCGGCTAATGACAGGTTCGAATCCTGAGAGACTGATTTTTAATGAGGTATTGAGAAGCGTAAGTTATTTTCAGATGATGCATGATTAGTCATGATGGCTCTGATGAAGGTTTACCAGTTGATACCTCATTAAAAATAATGGCGTGAGCGAAGTGGTGTATTTTCTTTTTGTGGAGAGGTATATTGCTTGGTTGCTTTAACGGGGGTAAAAAGGCACAAAACTTTTTATTTCTAGTGGGGTTCGAATCCCTGCCACGCTTCCAATATAACCATATTCTCGAATATGGTTTTTTTGTTTTGGGAGAAAAAATGAATATTGGTTCAGAAATAAGCATAAAAACAAATCTTGGTCAGAATAAAGGTATTATTTCAGATGTCGTAGATTACGAAGGGATCATTATTTATAGTGGGTATATCGATGGTCGTCATGGCTTTGAGATAATCTATGTAAAGAATGAGGATAGGTATAGCGGCGATGTAAATTGGGATCGGCAATATTCTAAAAAACTTGGATATAATGCATCATTTATTGAAGAATTTTCAGAATTTAAATAAATGTTTTATTTATAGGGATAAAAAATGAAAAAATTGATGCTACTAACAGGATTAGTTATGTTTTCATTAACAGCGAATGCAAAAATAAATAAAATACCTGTAATTAAAAAAGGGGATGTTGTAGATATTACATGTTTTGATGAAAAAGATAAGATTCTGTTACAATATGAAAATATTACGTCTTTATCTGAAAAAGAAGAAATCATAACTTTCAAAGATAATTATGGAAGCCCTCATGTTTTAACAAAAGAAGGAATCTGTAATTTCACAAAAAAATAGAAATAAATAATAGAATAAGGTATACTTATTAAACTTCAACTAAAGGTTAATAAAATGAAAAAATATCTAATTATATTATCTCTATTTTTATTTTCATCATTATGTTCAGCGAATGATGATCTCCCCAAATATTTTCATGTTAAAAATTTAAATGAAAAAATAGCTCTATCTTTATCAATAATTGATTACGAACTTCCGGGTCCAATGCAATTTATAGATGTAAAAGGAAAATGTAAATATTTAGGTGAGTTTACAAAACAAGGTTATATTCATATATCAAAAGAAGTATGTCCATATAATGGCGTTGACAATATATCAAATGTTAATTTGTTTGCGTTTGAAAAAACATTGCCTCGTTCTCCTAAAGAGTATAGATTTGATTCTGGTTCTGAGTTCTTTATTGTTAAACCAGAAAATATTATTCCAAGAAAGCCAAACTTCTTTGAAAAGGTATTAGATAATGGAAAATAAACAAACATTAGATGATTGGTTGTATCAAGAAGGATATCTTCCTAATTTTTTAAAAGTAGAGGAAAATAAACAATTATTAACAGAAATAATATTGAAAAAAATGGATATTCCCCAAGAATATGTCAGAAAATATTTTTCTGTACAGTTTAGAGATTATTCTTTTTCTATGTTACGTTTTGCCGCTATGTGTGGGTATTCATTAAAGAAAAGTCATCATCGAAACGATTTCATAAATTTCGAAGATGAAGTTGCTGAATTTGAAAATTTGATAGATACATCAACACCGATAGTGCCATCAGCTAATTTAAGAAAGTGGCTAATTAGAGATAAGGATGAACCTTTTTATCTTCCGGTATTTATGAAAGATTTCCATGAAGCTAAAGAGTTCTTTAGGCTTTATCAAAGAGAAACAGGGGACGTAACTTTAGATAAAATAACAGGTCATGTTTATTTTTCTGATTTCTTTTTGTTCTTTTTGGCTCGTTTTGGATATTTTTTACGCCGTAGTAATAAAAAACTAGATTTTAGTAATTTAGGTCTTTTATTGGCAGAAAATAAACAAAAAGAAGTAGAAATGTTCTCTAAAATGTTAAAATAAAAACAAAAGAGAAACAAGTTGGTATCAATAAGAGCTTTCATTTTGGCGATGAGAGCTTTTTTTATAGTTAGGTTAAAAAATTTTGTAAAATGTCTATGCAGAATCGACATTTTGCGTTATACTTAAACCTAAGAAAAACATGATATGGAGCAGCAAAAGGAATGGTGTCACATCACGAACTTAATAATAAATGGTATATTAGCTGGGATGATAAATCTAGTCGCTATAAAGCAATTTACGATAAAGAAAATGATTTATGTCTTAATGGCGATTTCCGTTATTGGGATGATGCTTATCATGCTTTAGTCAAATATAATGTTTTAAGTAAGTTCAATGCTTTAAGGCATAAAAAAATGTCCTCTGTTCGAAAAGCTAAACTTTATTGCTACTATTCTATACTTTTAGTAAGAAATGCTTTTATATAAACCATCATAAAGCCTCGTTTTTCAGGTTAGTAAAAATAAGTCTACAGAAAATACCCTTTTCTGTAGACTTCATGTAGACCTGAACTATAAAAAAGCTAAAAAATAGTTGTGCATGAGGACAACATTTGCTATACTGAATCCAGTTAACCAACATAGGGCTTAAAAAATGAATCCGATTTTTGTTAAACTGCAGGCTAAAGTAGAAGAACTAAACGAGAACTATAAAAAATATACTGCTCGTTTGGAAGCTGCTTACCGTGAATCCAACAACGGCCTTGCTCCTAATGAAGATAAAAAAGGTCGTCTTCACGCCCCTTGTGATGGTTATATGATGCCTAATGCTGATAAATGGGATTATGGTCATAAAGATTATTCAGATGTTCTTTTTGGTAAAGGTGAGTTTTTGCCATTCCTTGACGATCCATTTACGGATAAAGTCGGTGCCAACGTGAAAGATTTTTCTGATAAGTTTAAAGTTAAAGTCAATAATGCTGTAAAAGAAATGATTATGGAATGTAAGGAAGCTTTCCGTGTAAATGTATCTTTTGGTAAAGAATGGACTTCATGTGGTGAAACATTTCGTTATGCTTGGATTGTTGGCGGCACAGTAGAGAAACACTTTGCTAACTTTATTGCTGAAGAAATGGTAGCCCAAGCAGAAAAGAAAAAAGCAGAAGAAGTTAAAGTTATTAAAGGTATCGCACCAGAAGGTAAAGTTCGTGTTCGTGGTAAGATTTTAAGAACGTCTGTCCGTCAGACATATCAAATCTATCATGCCTCTATTTATGCTGATAAGGTTACTATTGAGCTTGATAATAAAGCAACAGTATATGGGACTTTACCAGCGGGGCTGGCGCGAATGGATAAAGAAGAGTTAATTGGGATGGTTATCGAGTTTAATGCTAATTTCAGCCATGCTAAAGATGATAATACTCATGCGTTCTTCAAGAATCCTACAAAGGTAGAAGTCTTAGAGGAAGTTGAAAAGGCTTAGTAAATGTTATATAATTGCCCTTCGGGGCATTTTTTTTAGGGGCAAAAAATGAAAGAACTAAGAGACATTATTTTAATCATATTCGTTTGTTTGGTACCTATTTCTTGTTTTGTAAGCGCTGCATTTTTAGCCTACCATAAGAAAGAAGGGTGGGGATGGCTTATTTTTGCAGGTATTTTAATAATGTCAGGAATATCATTCAAATTTGATTAATGGTGGATAAATGGCAAAAAGAAATATAGCAATAATGAATCTTACTTTAAATTTTTATAAGCTTTATAAAGATTCAAAAGATGCTACAGGTATTCCAGTATTTTCATTTACACAAGAAAACATTAGATATTCGCGTCAATGTTTTTTAGCGTATAGTGAAGCAATATCATTATTTTATAATAAAGAGAATGACGATGGTGCTTATTTTATAGATGTAGTAACGGAAGGACGGAAAGTACATTCATTTAATAAGTTTTTAAAAACGTTAGATGTTTTATATATAAATAAAAACAGTAAAGAATACAAAGAAGGAGATCTTGTTAGATTCCCTAAAAATTGTGGTCGTTTTGGCAGGGCTGGTCAAATAGCTTTTGTTGAGTTTGTTGATGGTTTAGGTTTAGGTCTTGATTTTAAATATGATATATCAGGGAATTTAAAAGAATCTAGTCAAGAGTTTTGGGAGTGGAGTGAACTTGAAGAATTTGGAGTAATAAGAAAATGATTATATCAGCAAGTAGAAGAACCGACATACCAGCTTTTTATTCAGATTGGTTTATGAATCAAATAGAAAATGGGAAGATATACAGAAAAAATCCTTATAACAACGAGTTATACTCAAATGATATTTCTCCAGAAAATGTAGATGCTATCGTTTTTTGGACAAGAAATGCTCATAACATGATTAGAAAAAATCATATACAACGACTCCAAGACCTTGGATATAACTTTTATTTTCAATATACTATAACAGGTCATGTTATTAAATCTCCTTCTGGTAAGAATCTTGATGGTAATACACCTCACCCACTGAAAGCCATTGAAACCTTTAATCAACTATCTAATATTATAGGAGAAGAAAAAGTAATCTTACGTTTCGATCCTATAGTAGTATGCGACCAAATCTCTGTTGAAAAAGTTATAAAAAATTACAATGAGATAAATAAAAGAATAAACAGTGGCTCTCGTGTTGTTATAAGTTTTTTAGATATTTATAATCACGTAGGCTCATATTTGAATAAAGCCGGGTTCACTGGTATGAAGGATTTAGTTAAACCAGAAAATGAAAGTGATTTAACAAAGTTGCTTGAAGGTTTAACAAAAGTAAACAAAGAATATGGAAAAGAGATGTTTTCCTGTGCTGAGAGTATCGATCTTGAAAAATATGGTATTCAGCATTCAAAATGTATAGATGATCAATATATTCAAAAAGTATTTGGTATAAAGGTAAGTAAACAGAAAGATAAAGGTCAAAGAGAAGCTTGTGGATGTGTAAAAAGTTTAGATATAGGTCAATATGATACTTGTACTCATGGATGTATATATTGTTATGCTACACCAAATCATGAATCTGCAATAAAAAATTTATCAAAACATAGTAAAAATAATGGTCTAATAATTCCTGATGAAAGAACATGGTTAAATCAAAGAATAATATAGATAAATATTGAAATTGATATAAAAATAACGTAATATGTTTAAAGGATGTAGCAGACTATGTAAATAGACATCCAACTACCTGAAAAGGTCTAGGCCAAGCCCGGTAAAGGTTTTCTGAATACCAGAGTAGCTCTGGCGAAGCCCTCTCAAGAGGGCTTTGTTAATTCTATAATCTATAGGAGACTTAAATATGAATGCTAAGCATATTTCTGATTATTATTGGGATGCTCTTCTACCTGTAAGAACAGATAAGATAGCTGCGAAATTAGGTTTTATAGTTCAACCCATAGACACAAGTAAAAATCCACAAGCTCATCTTATAGTTTCTCTTGAATATGATAAGCCAACTATCTATTACAACAAAAATGATAATATTTCAGATATTAGAAAAGTTATTGCTATTGGCATAGCAAAAATTGTAAGTCTCCATATATCGTTAAAAGAAACCTTAGTCTATGGTAAAGATGTTTTTGTTAAAAAAGATAGTCTTACTCATATGCTGGATGTAGAAATGGCAAATAAAATTGTTGTTCCTTATGAAGCTATTGACGTATTAGTAACAAGAGAAAAATGTTATGAAATATCTAAACTTGCTAAAGCTTTTGATGTAAGCGAACATGAAATTTATAAAAGATTAAAAGAGACAAAGTTTCTTCCATAAGTTTGTTAAATAAACCATAGTATCGTATACTTTATTGTAAACGATGGAGGAAAATATGGTAGAACTTGATAAATATATTGAAATAATTCACGAAAGCCTTTCTAAGGATTTATTAAAAAAACAATATCAGGCAGATTACGATAATCTACACTTTACAACCGGGCATTGTTATATCGCATCAGAAGCTATATACCATGCGTTTGGTGGTAAAGAAAAATGGTCAGCCTACGCTGGAAGAGATCATAACAATGGTACGCACTGGTGGTTAAAAAATAAAGATACAGGAGAGATTGTTGATCCTACAAAAGAACAATATACATCTCTTGGAATTGAGCCTCCTTACGATAAAGGTAGACCATGTGCTTTTCTAACACGAGAACCAAGTCAAAGAGCACAAAAACTGATTGCAAGAGTCAATGAAAAAATCATACAATATGAATCCGAAAATACAGTAAAAACCACTAAACGTTTTAGGCCATGATAGGAATAAAAAATGAATATTGAAGCATTAAATAATGATATTAAAACTTTTGACAAGAAATTTTGGATGTCAGAAGATAATAGAAACCTGCTAGGCTTGGTAAAAGATGGAAGAATGAAACTCATTCCCGCGACAATTTATGCTTTAGATCAAGATGGATTTAATTATTTAGAAATCATTAGTCTTTCTGAATGTGCTGGAAAAGTAATCCATAAATTGCCATCAGGAGATATTGATTTTTTAAACATGATGCAAGAAAAGTTTGGCTATGTTTTTGGAGCTGAGCAAAAGTTCAAAAACAAATACCTAAGAAGCAAAGTAGATCATTTTTATAGTCAGCTTAATGAAGATGGAAACTATATGCGCTCAACCGCTATTTTAACAACTGATAAAGTTTACATCTAGTACCATCTAACAAAGCGCCTTGTGAGGCGCTTATCTGTTATAACATAACAAAAAAACATTCATTTTTTTAAAAAAATATCTTGTAACTTCTGTCACTTCTTGCTATTATTACTTCAACAAAACGAACACTAAATGAGGAAATAAAATGAATATGATTAATCGTACTGCTGAAAAAGATCTGGTAATCCCTGCTGTTATGGCGCTGTCTTGTCATGCTATTCGTAGTCGCAGTATGGAAGTATCAAGTGAAAAAATGCGCGCATCTGTTATGCGGATGATTGAACCTTTCCTGACTGCAGAAGATAAAGAAATCCTACCTTCTGGTAATAGCGCTCGCCGTATTGATCAGGTTGTACGTAACCTTATTTCTAACCGCACTTTGGATAATGCTGGTTATACGCATTACAATGCTGAAACGCGAACTTTTGAAGTTACGGAAAAATGCCTTGAAAAGGCCAGTGATCTTGCGATGCAACTGATTCTTAAAGAGCAGGTAGAGAATACTAAAAATAATCAAAAAGATGCTTGTGCAGAATAAGCAATAGTGTTAGAATAAAGTCTGAAATGAGAATGCTGCTTCTGCAGCATTTTTAATATAAATAATATGAGGATAATATATGTTGGGTAAACAGGCTCCATCTCAAGAAATGCTGGAAAAAGTATTGTTTATTAAAGATTACTTTACCAAACATCCTAAACGGACTCCTGTAAACATTAACCGTGTTTATTCCGATCCTGTTTTGAACCGTAAAGAGGTAAACGCTCTTTATGCTATTATCAAAAAAGATACTGCTAACGAACATGCATTTGAATCAGCTATTATTTCTCATGTTCTGTCAGAAGAAAAAAATGCACAGTATCCAGTAACTCGTTCAGATGAAGAAATGAAGATTTTCTTTACTACTGTCCAGTGGCTTGGTAGTAACGTAGGTTCTGAAATCGTAGAGGCTGTAAATGAATAAATTATGGGCTTGTGGTATTTTAACTGTAGTAGCCTTTATTTTGACTTTCAGTTTTGTGAAAGCATTGATTATTGGTGGTGTAGCATTTTTTGTAATCAACCAAAAATAACCCTCCTACCGGAGGGTTATCTATTTAAAAGAGGTTATAGTGGAAAATAATATGTCATTAAATGAAAAAGAAATCTCCAGTGAAACAAAAGAGTTATACCATAAAAATTATGCTTTTATGTTAAAAATGGTTGACTTTGAAAAAGATGCCATAGAGGTAGTTGAACGTGTATACAATGGTTATGTAAAAGATCGTGAAATAAAAAAACTGATATCTCAAGAACACATCAGTATAAAATGGTCATTATTTTCAACACTATTTGCTATTCTATCTATAGTTTATATGGTGTATAAATATCCTGTAGAAGGATTTAGTGTGCCTCTAATTTTATTATCTATATTTTTAGTGCTTTTATCATCCTGTTTTTGGAATGGCTACTTCAAAATCGAAAACAGAAAAGTTCTTGTTATATGCAGAGTAGTTAATATTATCATAGAGCAAACAAAATTATCTACTGAGGATAAAGGATGTTTACAAGAACTTATTTCAGAGAAGGAAATGATTGATTTATTATGGGGTAAAGAGGATATTTCAGTAAGATCTGCTTTGACAGCATTAGAGGAACATATTTATCCATTTAAAGATTACAAAGCTGCTCAAGATCTCGCTTATATAAAAATGATGCATAATCGAGATGGAAAAATTTCAAATACATCAGGGCATAAGCAAACGATGATAATGGGATAGCAAAAAGGCGTACTTGGTGTACGCCTTTATTTTTTGTTGTGCATGATTATAAAAGCTGATATAATAAGCCTATAAAATACAGAAAAGGGTAAATAAAATGAATCAGCAAGTCAGTGTTATGAAACGTCTGAATGAAAAATTCCGTATTCTTAAAAATCATAATCTGTTTGACGCTAAAGATTTTAATAAGCGTTCAGCTAAATATGGTTATGGTTGGAGAAACGAAGGGGTTCGTTCTGAGATTAAAGATGATTATATCCTGATTTTGAATATCGTGAACGCTAATGAAAATATTGCTATTGCTGTAAATTATGAAGGGCGAACGGATGATGAAGTCTCGATAATTGCCAGTAAAGCAAACACAAAACGAGTATTTCAAGAACACAGAAGTTATGATAAGTCTGAAGATGTTGTATATTCTGAAAGCTATTCCTATAAGGTATTTTCAGAAAAGCTTCGTCTGTTTATTAGAAAATTACCAGAACTAAATAAAGGTAATGTAGCAGAAGTATTCTGTAACATGATGAATATTTACGATCCTAATCTTCTTTCAGAAGAGGAAAAAGAAAGCCGTAAAAAAGCAGCTAAGAAAAAACTAAAAGAATTATACAAAAAAGAAAATATTATTGAAGAAAAATTGAGTGAGGCTCAAAAAAGAGTAAGTGATGCTCAGAATAATCTTAACAAAATGGTCTCAAAAATGCCAGAGTTCAAGGAACTTCAAGAATTAGAGAAAAGAGTAAAAGTTCTAAGAGAAATTATTTTTAATGCTCGTCAAGAAGAACGAGATCAAGAAAACGGAATTCCATCTCTCAAAAGAGAAGTAGAAGAAATTGAAAAAGAAGATCGTGCTCATAAATCTCTTATTTCTTCTCAAGAAAACATTGTCAGAAAATGTTTTACAGAAGACGAGTTTCTAAAAATTGTAGATTTAAGCCGAAATTAATTAGTATTTGGTTTTAAGTTGAAAATGTTATATAATCCTCTTAGGCTGGCTTAAGGGGATTTTTTATGACTGTAAAACTTGAAGAAGATAAAAGCTTTGAAATATATAAAAAAGAATATGCTGAAAAAGATTATAATGTAATAGTAAAAAAGTTAAATGCTGGAACATTTAAGCTGAATGAATCTCATAAAAAAGATTTACATAATGCTTATTTTTTCTTGAGATTTTTAAGAGAAAATGAAAAGACAAAAGTATATTATGGTAGTTTCAATACAACCATGATTGATGATGATGAATCCAAACAAAGGTATGCTTTTAGAGATTTACTTTTTGGTTTTCAAGATGGTGAAATAAGATTTAAAAAGTTGTCAGAAAAAACTTTAAATATCACTAGAGCAAAGGGTGATTTTAATTTTGGACACTTTTATCAAATGGAACAAATATTAAAAGATAGATTTGTTGGTGAAGTATTATTAAAAATAAAAGAAAAGTTCATAGATCAAAGAATAATAAACGTATTCTTCAGAATAACAAGTAATGATACATGTAGTGTTCTTTTTGAAACAAAAGAGTCAACTTTCGAAATTGATTTTGGAAGAGAAGAAACGCATTTTACCGTTGTTCCATATTATAATTTTTCCAGATATAATAAAGTAGAACTTGAAAAAGATTATATTGGAGATCTCATGAGTATTGAGGATTTTAAAAAAGGTGTTGTATCTGGATTGTTTATATCAAGCGATGGTATAGGACAGTTAGTTATGAATGGTAAAATTTATGAGCATCTTTATCATTCACCTAAAGTATTAGTAAAATTATCAGAATATCCAGATGTTACACATATATTATGGTTAAATAATTAAGGAGAAATAAATGAAAGTTTTTATTGTTACAAGTTCTTTTAAAAAAGAAGAAGAGTTATCTCGTTATTTTAAGAACATAGGAATAAAAACAACACATATTCTCTCTAGAAATGATTTTGATGAAAAGGAATTAGTTAATCAGGATGTAATCCTTTTAATATCAGAGCAGACTCAATTATTATCAAAAGATAGTAATGAGTTAGCAGATTTAAATGTCTTCCAAGAAGTTATTCATAACTCAACAGTTTATTCTACATTAATAAAAAAAGAGAATGGAGAAATAAAAAAAGAGAGTAAAGAATATAAAGCCAGCGTTAATGGTATTTTATCTCCATCTCAAAAAACAACCAGAAAAGATATTTATAATTGGGATGATATATTCATTTCTGAAAAATCAATGATTCCTTATCAGGAAATGAAAGATAAAGGAATAAAAAACTCTGCTAGAGATCTGGCATTTTCTCATTTTATTTCTGATATGGAATATCTTTTTAAATTTGAGAGTAAAATAAATCTTAATTTTAACAAATCAACGATTAATGAAGTTATTTCTTTTGAACCATTTATTCAAAATTTATTAAAAAATAACATTTATTATAAGCCATGTAATAAAAACGCTTTTTTTAAAAACATCCTATCAAATATTACAGGGGAAGGAATCTTTTTTAGGAGAGCATCAGATAGAAGTCAAAGAAATTATTGGCTACCGGGATTAAATGCTGGTATTCCATTAACGCCAAAAAAAGATGCAATTCATGAAGCTACGTTTATGTTTCATGATATTATGCATTTTATTTATCCTGATCTTATAGTAACTGATAAAAGCGAAGAAAGTAAAAATAAATATATAATAGCAAGAATGATGAGTGAGGCATTTACTATTGTTTTAGCTGATATGTTATTTATTTCTTTGTTAGATGATGAAAATATAGAGTATGATTTTAATAAAAGAAAAATATATCCTTTATTTAAAGAAATGAAGTTCGATGTATCATTGAATAATATAGATAAAATAAAAGAGTTATTATGGGCTAATACATGTTTTGCTTTATTAGGTGAAGAAGATCATTTAAAATCATTAATTAAAAAAGATTGTTTATTCGAAGATTATAAAAATAAATATCAGCGTTTTTTCCAAGAAGATTATAAATGGACTGATAAAAACTATAATAATATAGTAAAAAATGCTTTAATTAATAAAGAATGGTATGAAAAAATGTCGGAACATTTTCCGGGTCTAATATGTTCTGCTCTGGATTATGCACCACAATTTAATATCTCGTTGTCTTTAAAAGAACAAGTTTTAATAATATTTGAAGAAATGTTTAATAAGTTAATATGTTTTACTAAAAAAGAAAATAATAACAAGAATCCATTAAAGACTGCTTTTTCACGTTATATGATGGGGCAAATGAATATATTTTATAAATATGAGACTATTTATAATCATATTTTTATAGAAGAGCTAATAAAAAGTACACTTAGTATTGAAAATGAAAAAGATATAGAAAAAACAAAAAACGTTTATAACCTATATCTTAAAAAGCTTGTATGTATGGACTTAATCACAACATATGATTACGAGAGGTATAAAAGTATATTTCCTGTTTTTGAACCTTTTTATGTTTTCTATGAGAGTAAAAAAGAAGAATCTTTCAGTGAAATATTAAATAACATATTTAATGAGGATGAATAATGTATAAGTTTCCTATATTAGATTTTGATCAGTTGAATAATGAAATGAACAGTTTAAAAATACCTGCATATAAGAAGCTACCTTATATTTATGAGAATATGGGTGGAACATTCTATGATAAAGAAAAAAGACTGTTAAAAGGCTGTACAGTGGCAATAACAGGTATTGGTGGACTTCCTATAGAAGTAAAAAATAATAAATATCTAATTTTAAATAACAATGTATCTTTAGAGGATATAAAAGTTAATCTTTATAAAACATTAGGTATGTCTGCTGGAATGAGTTATTTAAACCCTTACAACAAAACATTAAATGATTTGGCTGATAAAACATTATCTCTTGGTCATAACTCTATTAAGCATTCTATATTTTTAAACATATTATTAGTAGGTTTAAGTATAGGTGTGGAGCATGAGTTTAGTACGCAAAGAGATATAATTCATTTAAGTAGACTCACTGTAGCTAAAACCTCAGCACAAAAACACCCTTGTTTGGTTGTAAATAACGAAAAGCAAGTAGAGTTATATAAAAATATTTTAGATTTCACAGATAAGCAAATAGAAAGTTATAATGATGAAGAAAAAGATTGGGAGGCATTAAATCTTTTATATCCAACTGCAAAAGCAAGTATGATAATGATTTCAGGATCATTAAGAAATATAGAGAAGCTTGTTTCATTGAAAAACAGTGATGGAAAAGAAGATGAGTTTGTAGATATTCTCAATAAAATAGAAAATATTATTAGCTGGTTTAAATAAAAATATATATTAAATAACTAAAATAAAAAGCGCCGGGCGGCGCTTTTCTTATGGATATATTTTTCTCAAATGTTCTATTAATAACAATATTTTTTCTTTCAGTTCTCCACTTTTATAGCTAATTTTATTATAATCTTGCTCATCTTTATTAACATAAGTAGGTCTTTGTAAAGAGCCACCTTCTGGATTACTTTCAACAGGTGTTGTTAACAAAATGGTAGAGTTCAACATAGTGTTATCATAGAACAATCTATGAGGAAGTTGATACGGGTGATGATAAGATTGTCCTTGAAGAATAGTAAGAACATCATATGGTTTAATTATAGTATATTTATCAAGAATATGTTTATATGCTTTTTTCTCACCAGCAACACGATTACTCACATAATGCCCCTGAATATTTATAAGGATATCCAATACTTCATGTTTTAAAAATCCAGTTTTATGACAAATCAAATCAACAGAGTCAGATACTTCACAACCATCATAATCATTATACATACAGTCAAACTGACGTGATCCGTAAAACTCAAGTCGTTTAGCTTCTATAATTTCTAAATGATTATCAACTATCTCTACATCAACAGGATCGGCAAGCTCTCTCCACATTAATAAATGATTAAGCAATCTTTCTTCTTCTGAAGAAAGTTCATTGAATGAATATTGCTGATTTTCAAGATATCCACATAGAACTGTAGATACAAAATCGAAGCTATGCTCATGAAGAGATTCGACTATAGGTAGACTATTTGTGTTTTCAGGGTCCCAAATATGAAGTCTTATTTGAGCTTTTGGTAAATCAGGGGAAACATCTTTAGATAAATCAGCAAGAACAATTTTATCAAACCCTAAAGCATGGGTGTACGAACGGCTTTCAATTTTTGTTAGCAGTTCTTCATTTTTAACTATTTCTTCAAGAATCTTTATCGTATTATAGGGAGATAAAAAAGACGTTATCATATTTAGATCGTGTCTCGTTATACCAGTATAAGAAAAGTTATCATTTAAAAACTTAATCATTTGAGCGTACATAAAAAATCCTCTTGTTATAATGATAAAAGGATAACATATAAATCTATAAATAACGAGTAAAAAAATAACTTGTGCAGAGAAAAAGTTAATGCTATAATAAATCATCTAAAATACACTGTAAAAAGAGGCTTTAATGAAAAATATCACTAAATTTTTTGTTGTTCTGTTCTTCTCCTTATTTATTGTTTCATGTGATTCTCCAGCCGAAACAAAAGTAAAAAATGAAAATAGTAATGAGCTATCACTGAAAAAACCTAAAACAGTCGGAACATTAGCTAATGGTCAAAAATTGTATATGGTAACGTTGAATTATTATGATGGGACTAACAATAGAAAGCATTATGTTTATTATACGGATGGTGGTTTGTCTATCACTAAAAATAGTTTTTCAGCAGATAAATATAGAACAAATGAAACAGAGGTAACTTTATCAGCTAATGCTACTCCTGATGACATTCTAAAAGCTGCCGAAGAAATTAAAGCCAATCGTGAAAAACAAAAAAATAATGATATGGAAGAGTATTTACGATTGAAAGAAAAGTTGAATATTAAATGA